TTACATCCATTCTTATCACGATTGATACACCCCTTCCTATTATTTTCCATTTGATATGTTAGGATAGAATGTATCTTTCGTTCTTTTTGTGATTTGTCTTTCTTGAATTTCAAATATAAATTTTCACATACTTCTTCTGTTTTATATGATAAACATGATGTTCTAAATTCATCTATATTATAAACCTTAAATGTTTCTTTTAATTTTCGTTTTAATGTTAAATTTGGAGTAGATATAAAATTTCGCATTTGTTTCCCTATACTCCAATCTCCTATTATAATAGTATGGTATTTGCTATATTTATTTACTATTTGATTTACCATATTATCTTCTGTGCGTTTTTTGTTGATATAACTATACCATTTGTATTGACGAAATTTTAGTTCTTGGTATAATGGAACTAACTTTTCATTTGCTTTTATTTTTGCTGTTATATATTCTTGGAATTTTTCTATATTACATGTTTTAGAGTTATATTTATTTAATCCTTCTTCTATTTCAGTTATTCCTATTTTATCTCTGTAATTTTTCAGTAATGCTTGATATTTTAATCGTTTCGTTTCTTTCAAATATATTCTGTTGGTATAAGAAAAATGATTACCTTCATCATTCATCATAGAAAATAAAGTTCTTTTTCCAGGGTCAATAAAAATATGTTTCCCTTCTAAAAGTTCTTTTGGAACTTCATCAATATAAGGAAATTCAGGGTTTTCTTGTTTTTCTTCCTTCTTGGATTTTGTAGGTTTATCTTTATTTTCCAACCGTTTTTGTTTTGCTTGTTCTTTTTGTAATTGTTTTTTATCTTCTTTGATTTTATCTTTTTGTTCTTTCGTTAATCCTTGTAATGCTTTCTTTCCTGCTTTTTTCTTGTCTTTTTTTCCTTGTTCTTCCTCTATATAATCCTTATGTAAAAACCTCAAAGATGTTGCATATCCATCTGTAATAATGGTATAATCAAACTCATAGTTTTTTCTTGTTTGAGTAATGTTGAAAAATGTGTCCCAAATAAATTCTTTATTTTGTTCTAAACAATTATACAAATCACCTTTTGTTTTATTTTTTGATTTTCCTTTATTTTTTCCTGATTTTATTTCAGTTGTTTCTTTAATCCAAACATCTAATAACTTTTGATGTTTTTCTGTTTCTACAAATAATTCAACTAATGCTTTTGTATCTACTTGAATATGTCTTGGAATAGCATTGGTTTGAATAGGAAAAAACTGGAAAGATTTTCTTTCTATTTTCTCTAATTCTAAACACATAAAAATCATATGTTTCAAATACTTATAGGGATTAATTTTAATATCATAATAATAACTAGTTTCAAATATTTCAGGAACAATTTTATAACGAGTTTCTTTTAACCAATTATGGTATTTTTCATCACAATTAAGAGTATTATTGATAATATCGTTTTTAACTAAATTGATTTCTTTGTATAGTTGTTTTTTGAATTCTTTGTTTTCCAACTGGTCTTGATGCAAATGCTTAAAATAAGAATTTACAAATCGGTTGATATAATCAAAAAACCGCATCTTGATATTATTTTCAATAGATGTAATCATAGTTGTAGCGTAATAATCTAAAATAGATGATAAATTACTACCATCTTCTAATTGAAAAGTATGTAATTTTTGAAATTCTTGTAATAAAATAGCATTATTGCCTTTGGGTTTTTGTCCCGAAGAAGATTTCATTAATGATTTCATAGACATTGAAATAGTATCTGTTGTAATTTCAGGTATTTCTTGGTTATTATGATACTTATGAAGAACCCATAATCGTAATAAAAAATATGTTTTACTTGTAATTGCATTACTTCTAATAATTGCTTTTTGTAAAATTTCTAAATATTCCTTAACTTCTTTTTCTTTTTCTAAATCCTTATTAAGAATAGAAGAAATAGGAAGTTTCAAACACCGATATTTATCCGGAGGTTCTTTTTTGGTCGCCATCCTTTATAATTTATATAAAGAAAATATCTTTAAATAAATATACGCAATTATATTTATTCCTAAATTATTTATAACATTCTACTTTTTCACCTTTTCTATTATAAACCCAAATTTCATAATTATATCCTAATGCTTTACCTGCTTTTTGTTTTAGAAATATACAATCTTTTTTCTTTTCAGCAGTCCAAGTTGATTTTATTTCAACACATTTATTTTGACTTGGAATAAATATATCTACATAATGCCTATGCTTTTTACCATTTTCATCTTCGTACCATATTTCAGGAACATTTTTACACCCTGTTATAATATCTTCTTCTAAAATACTGTTATTAAATAATTCATCTAACGCATAATTTTCATATCCCTGAATTTTAATTATTTCCCCTGATGGTAATATGTATTCTTTTAGTTTATATGATTTTTTTGAATTTTTTTCCATAATTTCCATATTTTGATTAGGATATTCAACACCATATTTTTTCAAATTAGTTTGTTTTCCTTTATCTTTCACTTCTTGTGCTTGTAATGAATATTCACACCCATATTTCTTCAAATTAGTTTCTTTTGCCTTTTGTTTAACTGTTTCTAATTTCGAAACTGTATCAACACCATATTTATCTAAACAAGTTTTTTTGACTTTTTTCCTCACAATTTGTGATTGTGTAGCATATTCACGACCATATTTTTTCAAATTAGTTTGTTTTCCTTTATCTTTAACTTCTTGTGATTGTAATGAGCATTCAGCACCAAATTTTTCTAAACATGTTTTTATAGTTTTATCTCTTACTTCTTGTGATTGAGTTGCATATTCGTGTCCATATTTTTCTAAATTTGTTTCTTTTATTTGTTGTTTAACACTTTCTAATTGTAAATTTGTTTCAGCACCAAATTTTTCTAAACAAGTTTTTATAGTTTTGTCCCTTACTTCTTGTGATTGTGTAGCATATTCATGACCATATTTTTCTTTATTTGTGTTTTTCATTTTCTGTTTAACACATTCTAATTGAGTTGTATTTTTTACACCATATTTTTTTAAATTATTTGTTTCGAGCTTTTCTCTTACTTTTTTTGATTGTTGTGGATATTCAACTCCAAGTTTTTCTAAATTTTTTTCTTTTATTTTCTGTTTAACACTTTCTAATTGTAATGGAGATTTAACACCATATTTTTGTATGTTATTCGTTGCTTTATTATTGTTTTCAATTTGTTTAGTACATTTTTTACAACAAAAATATTTTTTTTTAGATAAACCACCTAGCGTTTTTTCAAAATTTTCATTACAATTTTCGGTTTTACAATTTCCTTCTATTTTATAATCTCTATGTAGATTTTCATTACTATAATCCCTTAACAATGTTATATTATATTCTTTACAAAGTTCTTTCAAAAATTCATAATTATATCTTTTTCTAACATTCATAGTAATCTATATTATATAAAAATATAACTTTATATTTATTTTTTATAATTCTTGTTGTGTATTCATCTTTTCCTTTCGTTTTTGATATGCTCGTTTTCTATATTCCTTTAATTTTTCAGGATTTTCTTCCTTTAATTTTTGTAAATAATTAGAACCTAATTCCTTATATTTTTCTTTATTCTTTTCATAATATCGTTTATGATTATCTCCATTTGTATATTTCTTTAATCGTTCTTCCAATTCCGCATTCTTTTTTTTTAATTCATCATTTTCTTTTTGTAATTCTTCCATTTGATATTATAATATAAATATTTTTAATATTTTTTATAAATATTTATTATGAAGCAACATACAGAGGATTATAAAGAAACTGCTGTAAAATATTATTTAGAAAATAATGAGGATATGCGGAACACCTGTAAAATATTCAAGTGTAAATTTCAATCATTAGCAAGATGGATTAAAACCTATAAAAATAAAGGAAATATAAATAGGAAAACTCGTAAAAATCGTAATCTCAAAATAACACCTGAAATTGAAAAATTTGTTAAAGATTATGTAAGAAAATACAATACAACAACTTTATGGGAATTATCTAAATTGGTAGATGAAAAATACAAAATTCATCTAAATGATAAAAGTATTTATAATATTTTACACAAACATAAACTTACTAGAAAAAGATTACGAAGCAAATATTATCCCGAAAAAAAGGAAGGTCAAGAAAAAGAAGATTTGGAAACATTTTACAAAAAATTAAATGATTTTGATTATAATAGAACAATTTGTTTAGATGAGACATCTATTTACCTGAATATGACACTTACTTATGGTAGAAGTAAGAGTGGAACAAGAGTAATCAAAAAGACAAACAAATATCCTTATAAAAGATATAATTTATTATGTGCTATAAGTGCGGATAAAGTAGTTGGTTGGAAATTATACCCTGAAAGAAAAGGTGGTGTAAAAACAACCGATATTTTAGATTTTTACGATGAGTTTATTCATTCCAAATATAAGAATTATTTGGTAATAATGGATAATGCAGTTATTCATAAATCAAAACTAATAAGAGAAAAGATAGAATATGATAATAATCATTTATTATATAGTGTTCCTTATCATCCCGAAACCAATAGTATTGAGGAATTTTTTAGTCAGTTGAAACATTATATTAAAAAAGAAAGTCCTAATACTTACGATGATATTTATAAAGTAATTTCTAATATTTTAGAGAAGAAAATCACAAAGGAGCATTTGTCAAATTATTTGAAACATAGTTATAAAATATATAAATCATAACTGCGTTTTGTCTCATTTTTCTTTCTGGTCGGTGTAACATAATATATATTATTCATATGATTTTATAATTTATATTTTTATGCAAATAAATCGAAAAATATTTTTTACTAGTATGTAGAATGTATTTTTTGTCATAGTATTACAATATAAAAAATAGAAGTGTAATCACTGATTTACAATAGCAATTACTGCATATACGCAGCGAAGTATATATAGGCGAAATATATTTATTGGTATAATAATTTATATATATAATTATTATATGTCAGAATATTGTAAAAAATACAACAACGGACACCATAAAAGTGACCATTGTCATTCACATATACATCATCATCGTGATCGTCATCGTAAACACGGTAAAATTGGACCTACCGGACCTATCGGTTATACTGGTGTAACTGGATCTACCGGTAAAACTGGAACTACCGGTAAAACTGGAACTACCGGTCAAACTGGTTTCACTGGCCCTACCGGTCAAACTGGTTTCACTGGCCCTACCGGTCAAACTGGTTTCACTGGCCCTACCGGTCAAACTGGACCTACTGGTCAAACTGGTCAAACTGGACCTACTGGTCAAACTGGTGTAACTGGACCTACTGGTCAAACTGGTTCCACCGGACCTACCGGTGAAACTGGCGTAACTGGACCAATTGGTCCCACTGGAACATCTGGTATTATTGGATATGCTGAATATATACGCACAATTCAAACGCCAAACAATTCAGTTCCCCCAGGAACAGCATTTACAATAGATACAGAAGTTTTTAACACTGTTCCTACTTTCATTGTAGCTAGCCCCGGTGCGGGTGGCACTGTATTTACATTAGGACAAGGCTCATACATAATTGATTGTGAAATGAGTTTAGAAGCAGCCGGGTCAATTGCAATTTATACTGGTCCAAATGCAGCATCGTTGACTATTGATACAAATACTGTTTCCGGTTCAACCACTGCAACTACTTGGATACATGGAAGATCGATTGAATTTGTTGCAACAACATTGGTTATTGCAATTTCATCGGTAGTCGGAGTAGCGGCAGTAACCACCGCTGGAACAGACTCTTCATTTATGATTCGTCTAACAATTCTAAAAGTTGTATAAAAATATAAAAAATTGATTATATTTTTATATATATCTGGAAACAAAACAAATCATGCCCATAAAAGTATTTGTCGATTATATTGATACAGTTGATTACATAAAAATAATTGACTATTACAATTTAAATATACCATACGGACAACCGAAATTAGAAATACTCGACCGTTGTGAAGGAGGGTTTCAAATACAAGATTTATCAGCAAAATATGAAACAGATGCAAATATGCAAATAAAACAATTACGATGGAAGAAGAAACAGTTAGTACAACATTATAACTACAAAGGTTTTGATAAATATGAAGAAACCATGTTATTTATTGCAATGCGTTCGGTTCTGGGAAATAACGTAACATTGGATGATTCGTAAAAATAATAAAATAATAAAAAATTGAATTATATATTTCAGATACTATATATTTCAATACATTAACAATGACAGAAATTAAACCATCCACAATTGAAAACGAATTTTATTTTGGCGATTTACCAGGTTCCCTTCAATATCATATTGACCCAAATGCAATAATGGAAATATCAAATATTACAGATACAAATGTTGGGACAATTAGCGACAATGCTGGATTTGTATTCGAATCCCATACTAAATCTGCATTCAAAAGTGTTATTCCAAACACGCCAATGGGAAAAGATAATGAATGGAATATGATATTATTAATAAAAAAAGTAGTGGATGATAACATATGGTTAAAAGCCGCACTTCGAAACAAAGCGACTGGGAGAATTGCACTTATGACAAGTACTGATAAATATGAAAATTTAACAAATAACGGACATCGTGCAATTCAATCATGTAACGATGATTGGTTTGTTGGACATTATCGCATGTCAGCGCCGATGTTCTTTTGGCGCGAACTTGTAAATAGATTGAAATATTAGAAAAAAATATACAAAATATACACAAAACATTAAATTTATATTTTATCCATTTATGTGACAATTATAACATGTGTTATATTTATTATCTGTTATTCGTCTACCACATTCGCATTTTTTACACAAATTATAGCATTTTTTACAATGAGTATTTTTACCCGTTACTACATCTTTTTTACACTCTTTACAATATTTTAGAAGCGAACAATCATCGCATCGGTTAAAATTATCATATAATTTACAAATTTTACGGTCATTACATGTAGTACAAATACTTTTCAATCTACAATCATTACAATAATTATCTTTTCTATTTCTATGATATTTTCTACAATCTTTACATTTTTTTTTGTTATTGTATCCTAAATCACTACAACACGTTTTACATAAAGCTACAAATTCATTATCAATATTATTTTTGAATATATATTTTTTTTTATTTTTTTTTTCACATAACTTGCATTTTTCCTTTATGGTATCTTGTATATATTCAATCACATAATCAATTTGATATGAATCATTTATTAAATCAGCTTTAAATTTTACCAAATTATCCCCGAAATTCGCCCCTATGTTTTTATAATTAATTTTGAAAGACATTATATTTTCGTTCAATTTTTCTTCTAATTTTCCTTCTATGAGCATTTTTTTTTCATTTTTTTTCATATTTTTAAATTTTTTATAATTTTCATCATTTTCTAGGGTTTTAATAACGGTTTCTATAATTCGCGGTTCAATAATTTTATATTTTTTTATACATTCACATCCAACTATGATAGAATTATGTGTATCTGGATTATTTATAACGTATAAATTTTGCGGACTACAATTATGATCACATGCACAGCAAAATCGCAATTGAGAACTACCTGTATTTTCTACGTCACTAGACGCATAACCGCTCATACCAAATGCCTCATGTTTTTTAATATATTCTAATATTTCATTAAAATTTTTAAAATCATCTAATTTTTCATCACGAATCAATAATGCTATGAATATACAAAAGAAATCTTCATGCGAACTATGAGACCCTAAAAACATTTTTTTATTATTATTCATATCAAAATCACGTTGATTGTTTACTACATATTTACGTATTCTATCTTGTAGATCCATTTTATAGCGCAACTCAATACTTTTTAAAGCATCTTCTGAAAAATTTCTTTTTATTTTTTTAATAAAATTTTTAAATTTGTCATTATATATGATATTTGTTTTTGTAATTATTCTATTATCATGATATTCATTATATAGGTCCATTTTCAAGCTATTTTATATTATTTAATTGAAATGTTTTTTGAAAATAAAAAACATTTCAATTTTCTACTACTTATCATTGAAAAAATTATACAATAAATTATCCGGGTTATGATTCGTAACATCTCCACTTATCAATACTACACTTTCATACATTTTACGCAATACATCATTGGGTGAGGTAGATCCCACTTTAATAAACCCTTTTTTCAATAAAAATTTACGTATTTCTTCAATTGGGGTTTGATTCAACATTTGTTTTTTCGTGGTAATATTATTACGTATTGTTTTATTCGATACCAATACAGCTACTTTTGGAAAAACCTTTGATTTACCTACACGATAAGTTCGTTTCAACGTTCTCTTTTGTTTCAAATATTTCAACTTCGGCATTTTATGTGGTTTCGTTTTTTCAATGATTTGTTTCATTTGTATTCGTGCTTTTTGTTTTTCAATTTCTTTATCCAATTCACTCTTTAGACTTATTGTGTCGGTGGCCATAGTTCCTGAGTATATAGGAGTATTTTGTGGTATTGGTTGTAATGGCGGTCTATAATTTTCTTGTGTTGGACGCGGTAGTGGTGCATTCTGAATATACGGAATACTTGATATATATTGGTCATTTAAACTTGGTGGTTTACGTTGCGTTTGGTTTTTCCAACTGCGATACGTTGGTAATGTTCCACCTTTCAAACATCCATATTTTGGATAATTTGGATTATGCATATTCAATTTCAGTGCCGGAATTTCTGATGTAACATTTGGCAACGTATTCATTACATTTTGCAAAACATTATCATTGTATAACATTGATTGAACATTGTTATTCGGATATTGTTTTATAGTAGAATTATATTTTTGCTTTTTTTCATTTTCTTCTGCGACTGACATTAAATATTTCAATGAATTATCAAATTCACTATTAAATTCATCCAATGGATTTTTTGTTGGTGTTTTTTGAGAACCATCGCGATGCGCATTTTTCTCATAATTTTTCTCTTGTTGTTCTCGAATATATTTCAATAATTTACCACGCAATGTCTTATTATTTTGCTGCTTTGTCTGTTGAGATTTTACACGAATATCTTTATTTTCAGTTTTTGGTTGTTTTTTGCGAGTTGTATTTGAGGTTACTTTAAATAATTCTGGATTTATACTTATTGTTTTTCTTTCACTCATTGTTACAAATATAATATATTTATTTTAACTATATTATATGTTAATAATCATTTTCCTAAATTATACGCATTTATTAGTGAATATTTTGGATGAAGCTAAAACAAATTCAAATCCATTGAATAACGGACTAATAAAACATATACTACTGTATGTAGAATGAGGCCGACCATTGTAGGACAACCATTTCTTGCAATAGGTCCAATAATACCACCTAATAATGAATTTGTTAAATTATAAGTGTAAGGATTTACGACTAAAAGAAAAATTAACGCAGAAAAAAGAGAAATTTGCCACTTTTGTGAATTTGAAGGAGAACCGCCTGACATATAAAATATACAAAGATTTTATATCTAAATATATATTGATTCCAACATTTTACTCATTTTGTTTTCTTTTTTCTTATTTTTCATAAACATATCATAACCTGCATCTAAATCTTCAATTGATATATGTTTTCGTAACGATTCATCTTTGCCATATATTCTACGTGAATGTGCAATTTTTAAATAAGAAAATAGTAACTCCATATCTCGTCCATAATTTTTAAATTCTTGTTTGCGTTTATCGAACCATTTTATGTTTACTACATCATCTTCCAGAATCCAATCAGTTTCATTTATTTTTTTCTTAAATATTTCCATTATTTCATTGGTATTATATTGTTCAATATTAAACCTCCACATAAATCTGGATTCCATCCCTTTGTTTGCTTTAAAAAAAGAATTATTCAAATCTTCTTCGTATCCTGCAATAATAACCATTAAATCATCTTTATGGTCACTTAATGCTTCACATAACGTATCAATGCATTCTTTCGAATAACCATCTTCCTGATAATTATTTGCCAATGAATAGGCTTCATCAATAAAAAGAACTCCACCTAAACATTCATCAATTACTTTTTTCGTTTTTATTGCGGTTTGACCTAAATAACCAGCGACCAAATCATTACGCGTGACTTTTTTAAATACGTTGTTTTTCAAAATACCTATTTTTGAATACATTGTTCCGATTATCTTTGCAATTTCCGTTTTACCTGTACCGGGAGGTCCATATAATACCGTATGTTTGAAATCACTTTCTTTGTTTGTAATGTGCAAATCTTGCATAAAATACAATAATTGGTTCAACATCGAATTTTTCAAATCTTTCATACCGATCATTTTATTCAACTTTTCCAGTTCTGGTTGAATTTGTGTAAGTGATTTCAAATCAATATTGTATTCATTTTTTTCGTCATATACATTATTTTTTATTATTGAAAGTAAATCATCTAGATTATTGATGGATGCATCAATGGTAACTTTTTGTCTAGGTATTTCTTCTTTGTTCTCATGATGATTTATACTAATTTCATGCTTTTGTTTCCATACATCATAATTATTTTGTTCATTCCATTTTGAATCAGAAAAAAGGGTATAAAACCCATTTTTTTCTGTATTTTCGATTTTCATAGCATTTGTATTATTTTCATAATCAATACCACTGAAATATGGGTCATTGAATTTATTTTCAACATAATGGATATTTATTATATTCAGTAGATTCATAATTTCAAAATAATTCAAATCGTTTATTTGTTTATAATGGTCCAAACACGCGATAAACGATTTTTTATTTGATGTTTTCATAATAAATAGTTCTGTTATATATTATTTATTATGTTTATGCAATTATTATAAATAAAGGTCTATTATCGATAAAACATCTTTGGGTAAGAAATTTGCAAAATCACATAGTGATTCTATTTTATCAATTTGACTCATATAGTTTACCATTGTATATGTCTCCATTCGGTTTCTACCCGCAAACTGTATATCTGATACACCAAATCCCCCATTGTATGTAAATTTTCCCAAATATTTCCCACGATATGTTTCATATCTTTTTTCACCTTTACTGTTAAAAACAAAATATGTTGTAAAGAAATATCTGTTTCCAGTAATTAAAGACTCCATTTTCAACTATAATCTGTAAAATATACAAACTGAATAAAGTAAAAAAGCATTTCAATTTTTTATATTTATTGAGAAGTTTCCACCAAATTTTTATCAACATAAACCGCTTTTATTATATTTCGAGCAACTTTTTCGTTGTTTTTCTCAACACCACCAGGACAAGTATCGCCAAGAGATTCACGCATTATTTGGAATGCGCGATTAAAATCCACGGTATCTAATATTTGTGACTCTGGATGCTGTTTATTCCATTCGCTAATTTGTTGTATATTTCGAAATGCGATGCGGCGAATAGCGGATTTAATCTTTGCCTGTTCCGGCGTATCTTTTATCCATATATTGTTCTCGCGAACATGCATAATTTCACGTTTTATATCGGTACAATGAAGGGGTCTAGTATATATATCCATATCTTTCAATCCATTCATAAAAATCTGAGTAACCCCGTCAACATACCCCATGTCTGCAACGTTCTCCAATTCGGATAAACTTAATTTTACGTTCTCAACAAATTCGGATAAATTAATTGCATTCTTACATTGCTCGTTCAAAAAGAAATTCAGATTGAATTGTTTATTATGAGAATTTGTATGAGTATTATTTGAATTGTTTGTAATTGTAGGTTTTTGCGATAACTCAATCATAGTTTTATGCTGTTCAACCAACATAGTTTTTAATTCTTTGTTCTCCCTCACTAATTCCAATATAATTTGTGTTATTTCCGGTTTTTCTACTGCAATTTGTAGCTGATTATTTAAAGGGTCGTCGGTATTTTCATCACTGTCATTTTTCAAAAAATCACACTTGGCCTTATGATTCCACAAACTTGATGCATGTTTGTATGATTTTCCACATTGACAATCGTAAGATTTTTTTTCGGCATTTTTTTGTTCGTATTTGTTCGTATTTGTTCGTATTTTGTGTTTCAGTGTGGAAATATGTTTGTCATAGTTACTTTGTTTACTGCATACAAAGTTGCAATTGTTGCATAAAAATATTCGGCATTTTTCGGCATTTTTTTTCGGCATTAATGCCTAATAATATACGAACATAAAAAATGCCTAAATGGTTTTCGGAATTAATAAATTTTTTTATGCAGCGACATTTTGCTTCATTTTTTTGGCATTTACATCATTATGCTTTCTGCGCGTTTTTTGCAAAATTTTAGGAGCCATTTTTGAAAAATGGACATTTTTCTTTTTTCAAAAATGTCCAAAATCAAAAACGGTCAACGAATCTAGATCAACCTTTTTTCAGGGGTCCTTACCGACCCTTTCCAAAATACAATTATTTTATTTGTCGTCAATTTGGTATTGAGTTAACAAACAATGTTTATCAATATAAACCGTTTTTATTATATTTTTTACAATGCGTTCGTTGTTTCTATCTACACCGCCTGGACACGTATTTCCGAGTGATTCTCTCATTATTTGAAAAGAACGGTTATAATCTGTGGTATCTAATACTTCTGATTCTGGATGTTGTTTATTCCAGTGACTAATTTGCTGTATATTGCGAAAAGCAATCCGACGTATAGCCGATTTAATTTTTTCCTGGTCAGGAGTATCTTTTATCCAACTATTGTTTTCACGAATATGAAGAATTTCACGTTTTATATCGGTACAATGAAGCGGTCTTGTATAAATATCCATGTTTTTCAATCCATTCATAAAAATCTGTGTAACCCCGTCAACGTATCCAATGTCTGCTATGTTCTCTAAATCCGCTAATTCTAATTTCACGTTCTCAACAAATTCGGATAAATTGATTGCATTCTTACATTGTTCATTCAAAAAGAAATTCATATTGAAGTTTTTGTTATTGTTATTATTATTGTTGTTACAATTTGCAATCGTCGGTTTTTCTGAAATTTTCAGAATGTGGTTATGTTGTTCTATTAGCATATTTTTAAATTGTTGATTTTCTTTAACCAACTCCAAGATTGTATTTACCAGTTTGTCAGGTTCGTTTGATGAATTATTTGGTTTATTGCAAGATTTCTTGTGGCGACTCAAACTGGATTTGTGATTATATGTGGTCCCACAATCGCATTTATACACGATGGATGGTGTTGCGATTTTTGTGTTAGCATCAAAGTTAGCATTAGTTAGCATTTTGTGTTTTCGAGTGGTCAAATGCTTATTGAAATCATAACTATTACTGCATTTATAATCACAAGTTTCGCATATAAATTTTTTTGCGACTTTTTGCGATTTTTGCGTTAGCATTAAATGCTATAGATTTCCAGCATAAAATATATCTAAATGGTTTTTTACAAAAATAAAAAAAATTATGCAGCGATAATTAGAATTAAAAAATTGGTATTTACATCATTATGCTTTCTGCGCGTTTTTTGCAAAATTTTGGAAGCCATTTTTGCAAAATGGACATTTTTCTTTTTTCAAAAATGTCCAAAATCAAAAACGACCAACGAATCTAGATCCACCTTTTTTCAGGGGTCCTTACTGACCCATCATTTTTGGATTTATTTTATATATTTACAATGCAAACATGAATATAAAATATTATTTAACAAAATATTCAATGTAATGCGGCAATAAAATAAAAAAATAATCTACATAATACGTATATGAAAATCGCAATTTTATACTCAGGACGGGTTCTAAACTATGATACTTACTATAAAAACTTTCAAAAATATATTGTACAAGAACATGATGTTGATATTTTCTTTTTTCATAATAAAAACCAGAACGAAGACATTAGTGGATTCATTGATTTATATAAACCTAAAATAGTAATAGATGAAGATATACCATACGACCATGATATAATTACTACTAATATAAGCGGGATGTATATGTTTTACAGTAGATATTTTATTTTCAAAGCATTCAAACAATATTTATTAGATAATAATTGTAACTATGATTATGTTTGCAGTTGTAGATTGGATATATTACCATTGCATATTGTCCAATTCGAAACTCTAATAAATGATGATAATATAGTAAATATACCAAATCTTGCAAACTCTGCTGGGTGTAATGATTTAATGGCGATTGGTAGTATAGGAGCTATGGAAAAATACTTTAATTTAGCAGAAAATTATATTGAATTACTAATTATTACTAATAATACTGGTTCAAATGAGTTTATATTATTGTCTTATTTGCAAAAAATAGGATTGAATATAAATCGATTTCCATATCGATGTTTATTGAGAGATAGTATTTGGGAAAATGGAGGTGGTTATACGAAAATATATAATTGTAGTGAAAATCTCATTATTGAATAAATTACATTATACCATGTAATGCGAAATATAGTTATAAAAATAAAATATTTTACAAAACAATCTAAAAAATTGAACGTAATAATATATTCATAAATATTTATAAATTAGTCAATAAATATGAGTCAATCCGTTCAACCTATGATGTCGTTCGATTCTTCTATATCAATGGGTTCAGTCCCCATTTCAATAAAAAAACCAAGAAAATTGGTTGTTATTAATGATGATAAGAAACCAGTTACTACAATGGAAACCGGTGTATCTACCAAAGAAATAATCGAAAAAATAGTAGTAGATGAAAAGGCGGTTGAAGATGTGAAAAAAGAAATAGAAAAAAATATTTGCGATAACGGAAAAGAAGTACTTTCCCATTTAGGTGAATATATCGAAGAACCATATCAATTAATTGAATCTTATTTCCAAGGACAACATTTGGAACGATTGGTGAGACATCAGATTGAATCATATAACCATTTCATCAATTATCAAATTCAAAGAACAATCAATATGTTTAATCCTGTTGTAATTCGTTCGGAAAATGATTATGTTGAAGAACGCGGTCAATATTTCTTGGAAGCAAATGTTTCTTTTGAAAATTTCAAATTGTATCCTCCACAAATCCATGAAAACAATGGTGCAACCAAAATGATGTTACCGCAAGAAGCTAAACTACGTAATTTTACATATGCATCGGGCATGACTGTCGATGTGAAGATTAAATATATCGTGCGTAATACTGAAAACATGGATACGCCAAAAATAATCGAAAAAACCCTTCCAAAAATAAACATTGGTAAAATGCCTATCATGGTAAAATCATCCATTTGTGTATTAACACAAAATAAACATCTTCAACCAAGTTTCACTGGCGAATGTAAAATGGATTGTGGTGGATATTTTATTATAAAAGGGTCCGAAAAAACAGTACTTGGACAAGAACGTGCTGCTGAAAATCGCGTTTATTGTTTTGACGGTAAAAATACAACGAAATGGAACTGGTTTGCAGAAATTAAATCGATTCCAGATTACAAATGTATATCACCAAAACAAATTGAAATGATGATTGCCAGTAAAAACAATGGATTTGGAAATGGTATCTATGTTACGGTTCCAAGAATTAAACAACCTATTGAATTATTTGTACTCTTTCGTGCATTGGGTATTATTAGCGACAAAGAAATTTGCCAATATATATTGCTTGATATTGAAGAAGAAAAAAATGGAGATTTATTAAAATGTCTACAAGCTTCTATAATCGATGCTAATAAATATTTGACACAAGAAGATGCAATTCGTCATATCACATCATTTGTTGCATATACACCTTTCAATATGGACCGCGAATCTGGTTTATTGAAAAAACGCGAATTTGCATTGGAAGTTTTAAACAACGATTTATTTCCACATTGTCAAACAATGACTCAAAAAATATATATGTTAGGTCATATGTGTAAAAAATTGATACAAACGAGTTTGGGATGGATTCCATGTGATGACCGTGATTCATATTTGAACAAACGTATTGAATTGACTGGAACACTTTTAAACAACCTATTCAGAAATTATTTCAACAAATTGGTGAAAGAAATGCAAAAACAAGTTGTTCGTGAAATTAACAATGGTTCATGGCGTTCAACGGAAGATTATGAAAATATTATCAATATGACAAACATATACAAAATCATGAAATCGACTACCATTGAGAATGGTATTACCAGGGCATTATCAACTGGTGATTTCAGTATCAAACAGGCAAATAGTAGTAAGGTTGGTGTAGCACAAGTATTAAATCGTCTGACATATGTTGCAAGTTTAAGTCATTTGCGTCGTATTAATACACCACTTGAAAAAAGTGGTGAATTAATTGCACCTCGTAAATTACATAACACGACGTTTGGTTTCTTATGCCCTGCGGAAACACCAGAAGGCCAGTCGATTGGTATAGTCAAAAATATAAGTTACATGGGACACATCACAATTCCAACAAACAGTTCTTCGCTATATGAGTATGTTAAACCATATGTGCAACCAGTTGATAATACGCTGCCAAGTGAATTATATAACAAGGTAAAAGTATTCATCAATGGCTGCTGGGTAGGAGTGAGTGAAAATCCGATTGAATTATACAACGAAATGAAGAATAAAAAATACAAGGGTATTATCAATATTTATACTTCCATTGTATTTGATTATAAATTAATGGAAATTCGTATATGCAATGATGGTGGTAGATTAACCCGTCCAGTATTGCGTGTGCGTGATAACAAAGCATTATTGGACCATAGAATTATAGAAAAACTGAAAAACAAAGAAATTACATGGAATGATTTATTGACCAGTTGCAAAATCGAAGAATCAATAATAGAATATATTGATCCAGAAGAACAAAACTATTCATTGATTGCTATGAAAGCTAAACATGGATACATACAAGATGGTCAGCAAAAAATATCATATAGTCATTGTGAAATACATCCAAGTACTATATTTGGAGTATTGGCATCATGTATTCCTTTCCCAGAGCACAATCAAGCGCCTCGTAATACATATCAGTCAGCAATGGCCAAACAAGCGATTGGTGTTTATGCTACAAATTATGACCATCGTATGGATAAAACTGCTTATGTGTTATCCTATCCATCGCGGCCATTGGTGGAAACTCGTCTTATGAATTTTATACATTTGAATCAAATTCCGTCAGGTTGTCAAATACATGTGGCAATTATGACACATACTGGATATAATCAAGAAGATAGTGTATTAGTGAACAAGGGGTCGATTGACCGTGGCCTGTTCATGGCAACGATTTACCATACAGAAAAAGACGAAGATAAAAACATTATTCGTGATGAAATTATTCGTTGCAAACCAGATAAGACCAAAACCAAAGGAATCAAATTTGGAAATTATGATAAATTGAATAATCAAGGTTTTATACCAGAAAACAGTTTGGTGGAAAATCGCGATGTCATTATCGCCAAAATAATTCCAATCAAAGAAAATCGCAATGACCCAACAAAAGTCATTAAATATGAAGACCAAAGTAAAACGTTCAGAACAACCGAAGAAACATACATTGATAAGAATTTTACAGGTAGAAATGGCGACGGATACAACTTCGCAAAAGTTCGTGTGCGAATTTTGAGAAAACCTACTTATGGTGACAAGTTTTGTGCATTACCTAGTCAACAAGTATTGACTGACCATGGTTGGATGCAAATTTGCGATATTGATATCACTAAACATAAGGTTTGTTCTATTGGAACAGATGGAAATATGATTTATGAATATCCAACTGCCAAATTCGAATATGACCATAATGATAAAATGTACTCTATTAAAAATAAACAAATTGAAATTGTATGCACATTGAATCATCGTTTATATGTTCAAAAACGAAACGGTAAAAATTATGAACTCATTGAAGCAAAAGATGTTATGGGTAAGATGGTTCGTTTCCAAAAATCATTGGAAAATGCTTATCCTGATGTTCCAACTATTCGCATCGGTGATGTCGATTATGATATGGATGCTTGGTTACAATTTGTTGGAATGTTTATTAGCGATGGACATGCTGATTTTAATAATAAATGTATGTATATAACTGCATTGAAAGAAAGAAAAATAGAATTTAATACTAGTATATTTGAAAAATTAGGTATTCAATATTCTTATCACACTGACGGTAAATACTATATATCTGGTTCCAAATATCCAGATGTATATGAAGAATTAAAAAAAATAAGTCCGGGTGCTTTGAATAAATATTTACCAGAATATGTATGGAATTTATCCAAAAGACAAAGTATAGTACTATTGGAAGCATTATTACAAGGAGATGGAACTACAATAAAATACAAAGGTGAAGATGAATTTAGTAGATATGGAACAATTAGTATTCGTTTAGCAAACGACATTTCACGTTTAGCGGTTCATTGTGGGTGGTCTGGAATTATCAAAATTGCAGAAGAACCTACCGGAATCGCTAGAACTGGAAAACGAAATCTCGGTAGTCGCGCTGGAACAGAAGTTTCTATTACTCAAAAACATACTTATTACAAAGTAAGTATTATCCGAAAACAAAATCAACCTTGGATAAATAAAAAGAAAAACGAATCCAATAAGGAAGAACTCGTAGATTATAATGGAAAAGTATATTGTATAGAAATGCCTAGTTCCCATACTTATTATATGAGAGAAACTGAAAATAGTCCATCGTTGATAATCGGCAATTCAAGTAGACACGGCCAAAAGGGAACATGCGGTAACATCATTCCAGAATGTGACATGCCATTTACAAAGGACGGATTAAGACCGGACATCATTATTAATCCTCACGCTATTCCATCCCGTATGACAATTGCACAATTGAAAGAAACACTGTTAGGAAAAGTATTATTAGAACTGGGATTATTTGGCGATGGCACCAGTTTTGGAGATTTAGATGTGAAGACGATTATTCAAGAATTACAAAAATTAGGATATGAAAGTTATGGAAACGAAGTCATGTACAATGGATTAACGGGCGAACAATTAGAAACAAGTATATTTATTGGTCCAGTATTTTATCAGAGACTGAAACACATGGTAAGTGATAAACAACATAGTCGTGCAATAGGTCCAATGGTGAATTTGACAAGACAACCAGCCGAAGGTAGGTCACGTGATGGTGGTTTTAGAATAGGTGAAATGGAACGTGATATAATGATTGCACATGGTATGTCGAAATTTTGCAAAGAACGATTGTATGATGTTTCAGATAAATATAGCGTTCATGTTTGTAAAAAATGTGGCATGATTGCGTCATATAATGATGGTAATAAAAACAGTAAATATGCAAACGCGGATTTCAGTATTCATCACTGCAATACATGTAATAATATGACCGATTTTGCAAAAGTGAATATACCGTATGCATACAAACTATTGTCGCAAGAATTGCAAACTATCAATATAGTTCCAAGAATCATTACAGAGTAATTATAGAATAAACAGCGTATATTTTGTATTACATTTATATAATACAAAATCATTTTACAAAATCCAGAGCCCCATTTTTTTAATCGCATTTATTTTGGTGTTTATACCCACCATCCAATTTGCATGAACAAATGCGAGTTTTTTACTTTTATCTTTGTTTGCATGAAAATTAGTTTTAAATTCTTTAAATTGATTGGATAAATCAATCAAATCGCTATTATCAAAATAAATCAATCCATTTGGAAACCGTTCCAAATCAAACAATGTAGTTTTGAAAACACCAGGATTATGTTGTAAAAAATAATTAACAAAATGTTGGTCAGGTATTTGCCAATTCATACCTTTGTAAACATGTTCTGTCATATCTAGCGTTTTACTATTTGAAAAATACAACATACATCCCGTGCAATTTTGAATTTGATGAACATCATTTTGAAAAACAATATCATAACCTTTGTCTGCATATTCTGAATATATATTATTGAGATTATCAAGAACAACTGAATCAACATCTAAATACCATACAGCTTTGTATTTTTTCAGGGATTCGTGTATAAATTTATATCGTAAAAATGAGAATTCAACAAAATCAGGAGTACCAAACGTTTTTTGTGTAGTAGAAAAATTGGCATCGTCAATTAGAGTGCAATTGAACCCATGTTTTTTTATATATTCATATGTTGATTTATCGGGAATAAATGCATTGTAGTTCTCAATGCCTTGGTTTTTTAATGATTTTAAATGGTTCAATCCAAGTTCGCGAGAACCATTATCAAAACAGCAAATAAATAGTAAATCAGTGTTTTCCATATTTTTATCAAAATGAATTATATTATTTAAAACATAATATTTATATATTTTTTATATAAATATAGATGGTTTTTATAATATATACAAATGTTCTCATATATTCCAAACGAACTTTTTATATCCAAGACAGATATACAATATCCACCATTTAAAAATGGGAAATATATGGAAGAATATTTTTTGAATTATGTTCGCACAAAAGAAATATCCCAAGACAAACAAGGTCGCAAATATATACCTGCATTATGGACCAATTTTCAAACAGCACAATGGTTTCCAAATGCGCGTGAAGAAATGCAACGAACGTTGGATAAATGGATTAATGACAATCCGAGTACACCGGGGTATTATATAGTAGTTCAACATGATGATGGACCCATGTTACGATTACCAACAAATACAAAAATATACGGTGCATGTAGAGGTAATATACCGTTGCCATTAATATATGAAGATGTTGAAAATAAATTAGAGAACATTGAGAAAAAAACATTCAAAAACAAGAATATATTATGTTCTTTTGTTGGAAGTATTACCCACGGTGTTCGCAAAAACATTATAGATATGTATGAAAATAACCCTAGATTCAAATTTGTGTCACGTAACGGATGGACAAATAATGTGCAAAAAGAAGACCAAACCACATTTATAGATTATACAGTGAACTCAAAATTCGCATTAGCACCGCGTGGTTATGGCCGGTCAAGTTTTCGTTTCTTTGAAATATTCAAATTGGGAACAATTCCTATTTATGTATGGGATGATAAAAATTGGTTACCATACAGCGAAATCATAGATTATGATTCTTTCTGCATTACGCTTCATATAAGTGAAATAGATATATTGGAAGAAATCTGTTTAGGTATAAATGAGAAAAAGTACGAAAAAATGTTATTGAAGTATCAAGAAATAAAACATATGTTTGAAATGGAGTATATGTGTGAATATATCTGTGGAAAACCAACAATAAATCGCGTACATGCACCAGTTATTACAAATGAATACGTAAAATCCAAAATATTATTAGTTACAATCGCAATCGGAGACAAGTATTTGCATCAATATAATACCATATTCAGAAAAAATCATGAAATGTATGCAAAAAAACACGATTATGATTTCAAAGTGATAACCGATTTTTTGGATAAATCATTATGTCACGCAGATGCAATCACATTCAATAAAATATTGGTATGTAGCCAATCGTGGTCAAATGATTATGAATTCATAATAGTAATCGACGCTGATATATTAATAAATATGAATTCCCCTGCAATTCATACAAGCATGGATTTTGAGACCAAAATAGGTATAGTGAATGAATATTCACAACCTACGAATGAAATGCGTATTGAAATACAACGTATGATGGGTTGGGAACCGGATGCAAAAGGTTATTACAAATTGGCGCAATTAGATATAGATACGAAAATGGTATTCAATACAGGAGTTATGGTATTTCAGCCAAAAATACATAGGGGATTTTTGGATAAAATATACAATAAATACGCGCGCAATTCAATCAATCATCCACGAAGATATCATTATGAACAGTCGTGTATAGGATATGAATTACAAGTTCATCAAAAGTACAAAATAATGGATAATAAATGGAACACTATATGGCCATTGTATAAGATGATGGGTTCTCAATTAGAATTCATTTTTAGAGAAAATCATTTTATTCATTTTACAGGACATATTGATATAGAAAATGGGATAAAAATAGAAAAAGAAATTAATGGATAATATTAAGGCAATTGCATGATATTGGGATAATGATAAGAATATGGTGGTCTAAACCCATCCAAGTTGTAAGTCATACCATTTTTACTCAATTCAGTGTGTTCCAAATAAAACGTACGAATATCACGTCCGTAATTATAAACATCATAAATTTGATAGTAGTATCCACCATATCCATTAAAATGAACAAAACACGGGGTCTCATTCAATACAGTATTTACGACTCGGCCATTTTTGAATTCAATATCTTCAAAATATAGCTTATAAACACTTTGAAAAATTCGCTGGAACATATCAATTTTTATATTTTTTTCAGGAACGCATGCAAATTCCAAATAATATTCGGTGAAATAGTTTTGGTCACCACCCAATTGAATTATATCAATAATTTCTTCCACAGTTTTCCATTTAAACAGTTCGCATAAAGCACGTTTATAACCAATATATCCCCCGGAATTTACATATTTGAAATTCGTGATTTTTTCCATTGCAAGAGTATCATATACCTCATTATATCTCGGCATATTTTCATCAGGATAACAATTTAATTCAGAACTCAATAATAAATCACAATCATAGCTATAAAATTTGGATAAAATCTCATCTACATTTGTAAACAAGAGAACATCATATGCGTCGATGAAACATACAATATCGTCATCTGGTATACTTTCAACAATCTCTTTCATAGTAGTTATTTTGTCAATATATCCATTCCATTTTTCACATAGAATAAATTGAATAGTCACCCCATTTCGTTGTGCGGATTCTTTCAAATATTTCATTTCGTCTTCGTTCGAACCTAATGTAATAATATGTAGCATTTCGTTTTTGAAAACTCCTATAATAAATAAAACAACCAAATTTTTAAGTTATAATTATAACAATTTAAAATTATATCGCCACAAATACAAAATGTATAAATTGTCAGTAGGGGCATTATTTAAAAATGAATCTCATTCTATTCGTGAATGGATAGAACATTATTTATATCATGGTGTGGACCATTTTTATTTAATCGATGATTCGAGTACAGATAATAGTGTAGAAATAATACAACCATATATAGATAAAGGAATCGTAACACTTTTTTCAGGAAATAATTGGGGTTATTATTTAGGAAGACAAATGAACATGTATAACCATTTTATCATGCCACGATTAAGTGAAAGTGAATGGTTGTTAATAGTCGATTTAGATGAATATGTATGGTCGCCACAGGCAATTGACCTCAAAATTATATTGGGTCAATGTAAGCATATAGGTCAAATACAAATCAATAACACAGTATTTGGTTCAAATGGACATATCGAACAACCCAAATCATTGGTAGCTGGATTTACAAAGCGTTCAGGAATGAAACCGACAATAACCCCCGAGTGTGGAAATTTAAAATATTTCGTAAATACATCATTCAATTTTACTAGTTTAAACATACATCATGCAACTTTTGTTGATAAAAATGATGAAATTCATAAATTTGTAATGTTAGATTTACCCTATTTTGTATTGAATCACTACAATTGTCAGTCGGTCAATTTTTGGAATAGTGTGAAATGTACGCGAGGTGACGGTGACCATTATCGCATTAGAACCCCGGATGATTTCAAAATATATGATTTCAATGATGTTGAAGATATAGAATTGTATGAACAGAACAAGGAACTTATTGCGAGACTTGGACTTATATAATTCGTATATACGTATAGTAAATATTCTTTGTAACATATAAAGAATATTCATGGAAAAAACAATTACAGAAATCAATGATATTCGGCAACCGCCTCAATTCAAAGGCTATTCATTTTCAAATTATAAAAATGCGGAAGTTAAAAAAATATTCAAAGAAAATATGTTAAAAGGGAAAATAGAACCCGCGTGTTATTGGTGCGCGGAATTAATATGCGCTGGTCATTTTATGGATGCATGGGAATGCATAATTAATTATGTAGGGAAATATATACATTTAGGAAATCCAAAATTAATCATTTATCTAGAAATGCGATATGAAATATTTCGCGATATTATGTCAAAAGGTAATTTTATAACAGAATTGCAGTTACGTAATAATATAAAAATAAGGAAATTATTTGCAGAGATGATAAGTATGTTAACACTTTCAAATAAAAAACACAGTTTTGAAGCAATCAAAATAAATCGAGTTGAAGAATATGATATAACACAAATGACAGAACGTTTGAAAGCGCCTTCAACGCAATATGTTGAGTTGATATTCAAAAAGAAGGACCCAAAAGAATTATTGATAGCGGTCAATGAATTTATGTATAGTATATCACCCGAACGAAGAAATATGACAACAGCATGTTATTGGTATGAATGGATAGTAGAATTTGACAACATATGTAAGAAACGTAAAGAGCCGTGCCATTGCGTTCGCCGAGATTTTCCAGTAGAAAATAAATTTCAATGTGATATAGTATGGATATTATGGGAAGCAATTCAACATTATTGTGAAGATTTGAAAAATCCATACATTAGTAAAATAATGAAGGCGGTATTGACACTGTTCTGTATAAAATATACAACAGCTTCGTGTAAAAAACGCAGATATTTGTTTTATTTTGCAGTGGCATTAATAACAGAGCCAGTTCCTACAAATATAGAGTTAATTTCAGATAAAGAAACTGTGTCTGCGGTATTAGATAATATAGACCAAATATACAAACAAATAAAAAAGAATGAGGTAAGTCCAAATACGGAATATTTGTTTTCTAATTTAGAAAAAGAAAATACATTCGAGAAGTCGATGAAAAAATTAGAAATGATGGATAGTTTAACGAATCCTCCGTGAATTCAATGAAACAACACCAATAAAAAATGTAATAATATAATAAATGGATGAAGACGATTCAAAAATAGATTATTCAAGTATATTTAGTATAAAAAAGAGTGATGTAATCAAAGTCATAGGGGAAGGTTCATATGGGTGTGTACATAAACCAAGTTTAAAATGTAAAAATAAGTCTTTAAAAATAAATTATAAAAAGAAAATTTCGAAATTATTAATGAAAGAAGATGCTGTGAAAGAAAGCGATGAATATGATATCATAGCAAAATATGATAAACAAAATAAATATTTTTTAGGAAAACCAATACAATGTGATGTAAATAATACCCCCGCAAATATAGCAGCAATTCATGATTGTGAAGATGGTGATGAATTTATTGATAATATAGAAGATACAAAATTATTAATAATGAATTATGGCGGTGAAAATTTAGAAGCAATTGCACGAGAATTTAATAAAATGAAAAAAACGGATAAAAATGTAGATTTTGCTAAAAAATTTTTAATCGAGGCTAAACATATATTATTAGCAGTCAATTTTTTATATAAACACAAAATTATACATCATGATTTAAAGCCTCAAAATATAGTATATCATAGAAAAACCAACAAAATAAATTTAATCGATTTTGGGTTTACCACTTACAAAGAAGATATAATAAATATGTCAACAAAATCAAATAACAAATTATCAAAGTGTCATTGGTCATATCCATTAGAAATTAATTTCTATAACCACGACAAATATATGTCATTTTCAAAATATAGCAAAGAAGAAAAAAGTGGCTATTATAAAAATATTATTGGTAACATAGACATAAAAGATAATGATAAATGTTCAACATCAATCAGTATTTTATTTTATTACATGATTGATAAAAAAATTAGTGAAAATGAAAAAAATAAAATAATTGATAAATATTTCAATGATTATAAAAAAATGTTAGATGATGTTATTGGATGTAATTACAAAGCATTTTTAAAAAAATCAATAGAAACAATTGATTTATATGGCGCAGGTATAACATTTTATTTATTATTGAACAATATGAAACATTTATTAGAAAAACCATTGATAGATAAATTAGAAAAATTATGTTATCATATGATAACCCCCGATTTATTTGATAGATGTGATATACCAACGGCTATAAAAAAATACAACGAAATAATAGAAAAGTATTTGTAAAAATATATAAAAATATATATTTATAGCATATATATTTTTATTATGACAGTAATTAACGGTATTGAGATAGATTATATTACATACAATGAGAACATTATAAAAACCGCAATAGAGAACAACGAACCTATTGAAGAAAAACTACATGTAATTGTAGTTGTATCGAATCCATGTTTATTTGCAACACGATATATATTAATGAAGGAATTCATTAATAGAATTGAATTAGAAGAAAAAAACGTTGTTTTGTATATAGTAGAATTAGCTTATAAAAATCAAAATTTTATTATAACTGATAAAAATAACAAACGACATTTACAATTGCGAACAGAGTGTCCATTATGGCACAAAGAAAATATGATAAATTTAGGTGTTAAATATTTATTACCAGAGAACTACAAAGCATTTGCATGGATTGACGGTGACATTGAATTTGAAAACAATACATGGGCAATGGATACATTGAAAATATTGAATGGTACAAAAGATATTGTTCAATTATTTAGTCATTGTGTTGATATGGCCAAAAATAAATTAACTATGCGGGTATTCAATAGTGCAGGTTACCAATATACAAAACAAAATCAATATTGTGGAGCAGGTGATAATTACTGGCATCCAGGATATGCATGGGCAATAACACGTAAATCATATGAAAAAATGGGAGGTCTGTATGATCAAGCGGTATTAGGGTCGGGTGATAATATAATGTTGCATTGTTTGCTCAAAAATGGAATAAATTCGGTTAAGAATAGATACAATCAAGATTACATAGATAGTGTAGTACAATACGAGAGAAAAATGAAAAATATGAGGTTTGGATACACTCCTGGTGTAATTCGACATTATTATCATGGTTCGAAGAAGAATCGTTTTTATCATGAGCGTTGGGAAATTTTAGTCAAACATCAGTTTTCACCATATACTGATATTGCATATGATGATGTGGGTATTATTATACCAACGTCCAATTTCAGTGAAGAATTCAAACAAGATATATTCAATTATTTCAAAAATCGTAATGAAGATGAATAATAAGACTCTAACATTCATATTCTCTGAAACAATTTGAGTTATCACTGAACCCACTTCGTTGTTTTCCAATACGTTGTTTGAAACAATACCATGTATCTTTTTCTTGCAATCGTTTCCAGACTTGGTCATTTGCATATATCCAATGTGAACCAGTGGAGTCTAATAATGGCATTGCCCATTCATATAATCCAATTAGAGTATCGTAATATTTTTCATTGATTATATATGCAGATGCAGTTTCAGCATTACGAACCCTAGTCAAAAAAGGATATTCATTACATTCTTCTTCTCCTTTCAAATTATAAGCCAACATACAAACATCAAAGTCTACTTTTTTTTCAAACAATATACGTAGCGATTCATATAATTCTGTTTTTGAAACAAGAAAATAAAAATCATCCTCGAAAATGAGAACGTTTCTATATTTACGTTCTTTTGCCAATTTGAAAACGGAAAGATGTGAAAGTCCACAACCTAAAATTCCTCTACCCGGTGTTTCAATTGCAGTGAAACGTTCAAATGGTAATTCCATTTTATTCAATTCTCCTTCAATTTCGACGCGACGGTCGGTCCTTTTATCCAAATTTATATAAAAAATTCCATCAATATAATCCATCGGTTTGAAATTATCTGTCATTTCAATTGCAAATTATGTATAATGTATTTTACACATAATTATTTATATTCTTTATTTTATTTTTGTTTTCTTTATTTTTTGATTGGATTTTAGAAAGTAGAACCAAATGCTCCCCCTAATAAACCGTTTGCAGGCATTGGGCCCATCATAGAAGGATAATCCATTTGACTAGACCCGCGCATCATATTATCATACCCCTCGGATGCTTTTGGTCGTACATTTGCAACTGGTGCTGGTGGAAATACTCCCATTTGCACTTGTGAATTATCTAAATAATCAGCTTGACTTGGCATATGTGCAGATGTATTTTGACTAACTCTTACATTTTTTTTGACATTGGCCTTTGCATCATCACCAGAAGGGCCATTCCATAATTCATTAATGCGGTCAAATAGTATATTTACTTTGATACCCAATTTAGTTTGAATACTTAATACAATAATTAAAAATGCTAAAATAACATTGGTTAATACCAAGTTATCATAGGTAAATCCACTGTATGTAGGAATGTATGTAATTATACGATGAATTACAATGATACCACAAAACATGATAATTAATTGTAGAAAAACTTCAACTAAAATTTCTAAACTGGATTTTTCGGTATCGGCTTCTGGAATAAAACGTTGAATTAATTTGTTTAAAACAATAATTGGAATAACGCCTAAACCTGCATATTGCATAACATTGAATATTTCCGCTTTTCCTTCGGCGGTTGTAGAAAATACATGAGAGAAGAAGGTTTTTTTGGAAACATCTCCTCCAATTTCAGATAAATTCAAATCCATATTTATTCTATATAGCAATCCTTAGAAATTAGTTTATTGTGAATGTATAAAATGAAAATAAATGGCTAAATATTTATGTATTTGCAATCAAATCTGTAATCATTGGAAAAATGGGTTCAATTGCTTTTGCGCACGCTACTGCAATTTCACGATGTTCCTTTTGTGTTCCATTGTCACTGCGTAATTGTATATAATGAACCCATGAACGAAGTGTCCCATTGACATACATTCTTGACACCGTCATACCTTCGGGTAAAACACATCGTGCTTGTTCTTTTGCAATACCATTATCAATTGCCCATTTGTATGCGGTTTTGGAAGATTCAATGACATTCTTTTGCATTTCCTCCCATTTCAAAAACAAATCGGTGTTTTCAGAAGCATCCAATTCAATACTATTTTGTCTGTTTTTGGTGTCTTGTAATCTGGCTTCTCGTTTATTAAAACCTAAATCGGCTATTGCGTATCGTTGTGAAAATTCTTGAAATGAAAAAGAACGATGACGTAAGATTTGACGTGCAATATCGCGGGTGGTTTCAATTTCAATACATACATTAACCATTTCTAATGGTGACCAATGTTGATTATTGATAAGATACTTGATTAATTTTTCATTCGTTGCAGTGTTATTTTGATTTGAAGGGTTTGATACTCGTGCACAGTAAGCAACCAAATCTTGAATGGTTTGGGTCCCTTCATGTGGTTTTGAATAACTGATTAATTTAGCTGACATTGTATTTTATTTAAACGAATCGTTTTTATATTTTTATTTTCTAATGTTTATTTTTTGTTTATAAAAATAATTGCGTAAATAATGATTTAGAAAAATAGCCAACTACTAATATATTATTTTGATATGAGTCAAGGTTTAGCAGCAGCAAGAAAAAGAAGAGCACCGGCATCACTTACCCCTACAACTATGCCGACACCACCAAGTCCAGGTTTTCAACAAACACAATCAAATCCATCAATGGGTTTAACCTTACCACAAGTAATTGCTTTGGTTGACCAAAGACTAGTAGTAGTAGAAACCTTTATGAAGAATATGCAATCATCTGAGACACCTGGTTTTTCAGCTAATTCAAATAATGTATCAATCCTAGATAGTAACACAAATTCAATTTTAGAAGAATTAAATAGTAGATATGATTTATTAGCAGAAGAGGTAATTAATATGAAAAATATTGTTTTAAATCTACAATCATATACAATGGAAGTAAACAAGACATTAATGGAAGAACGTATCCGCATTTTATCAGATGTAATGGAACCAATTGAAAATAGCTCAGTAGGTGATGGTAACATAGTACTGGAAAATATTAATAATTAAGTTATAATATATAAAAATAAATGTTATATATTATATAAAAAATGTCCAATCAAAATTTAGTAGAACAATTAGAACAATATAAAAATGAATATTATAGTGAAAATACAAAAAATCGCGTATTTAAATCAAAGCAAAAAATGGATTGCGCAGTAAAGATTGCAGCACAAATATCGCTGGATGATTTATTATCAAAATCGATGTATATAATACCAAATACAAAAAAAGTATTTATAGATTATAGTATTTTTAAATTATATGCACATCCGGGTATATACGATAAAATAATAAATCATATTCAAAATTTGTTCAATATATGTATTATGAATTATGGCGGATTTGATCCACATGTTGATTTAAAATCATTTACTGTATCGGGTGCACATAGATATAAAGATATAATAGATGTTTTTTATCGTACCGCTCTTCGAAATGGTACTTTATATTATAAAAAATTAGATGCGATGTACGTATACAACACTCCAACTACAATTACAGAAATAGCCAAATTATTTTTAAATCCAGATGTATTACCACGAGTTAAAACATTTACAAAAGAAGAGTCGCCGGATAAGATTAAAGAGTTATTTGGAAGCTTGTAAAATAGACTACATACTCGTCATTCCGTACAAAAAATTGATAATACAATAACGTTTATACATTTTTCAAATAAAATATATAAACGTTATTCTATCAAACAATCATAAAAGGAATGAAGATTTCAATTCAACAAATCCAAAAAGCGGAATGTTTTGCAAGCATTTTCCAGCATTTAAAAGCATTTACCGAAAATATCAACATTATGTTTGAAAAGGACAGAATGTATATGCAAACTATGGATAGTGCACGCGTATCGATTATTGAAATTGCATTACCAAATACATGGTTTGACGTATATGAACATACATCTCCGACAACAATTACTCTCGGTATTAATTCAACCATTTTATACAAAATATTAAATTCACGTGAAAAAACGCAATCTATCAATCTTGTTTATAATGAAGGTGAAGGAGACCATTTGGCAATCTATTTTACCAGTGAAAACAAAGATGAATTTGATAAACGTTTCGAAGTACCATTAATGGATATAGAAATGGACTTATTAGGTATTCCAGAAATTGAACACCAAGCCGAATTTACAGTATCATCTTACCACTTTTCAACGATAGTAAATCAATTGCAAATGTTTGGAGATACAATGGATATATCATGTACCGAAGAAAAAATAATATTAGCATCCCATAGTCAAGACCATGGTAAAATGTTCGTTGAAATTAAAATAGACGATTTGTCATCATTCATTATTGACGAAAATGGTTCAATTGATTTATCATTTAGCCTCAACTATTTGCATAATATTTGTTTGTATAATAAAATTGCAAAGGAAATTGAATTAAAAATTGCAGCAAATTATCCAATACAAATTATATATGATTTAGGTTCTGTGGTCAATGCCGAAAAAGCTCAAATCAAATTTTATTTGGCTCCAAAGATTAGTGATAATGATGATTAAATGCAAAAAATACTACACCTTTGCACAATTAAATCGCCCATTCTGGGCAGATTTACCACTGCTTAACCAAAAGGTAAAAAATAAAAAGAAGAAACATAAAGATTTGATTGCTTTGTAATATATGAAATTTGTTGTATTTTTTTTACTAAATTTATATCTGACTCCGATGCATGGTTTGATAACATCATCGCACTACATCGCTAATAAAATACCCATTTTCAAAAACACTCATATTATGCACGAAATGCGCAAAAAGAAATTCAACCCCAATTTTTATGAAAAGCCTATTTTTCAAAATAGTCCACCCGCCGAAAATAAAATCATAGAAAAAATGAAAAAAATTGCAAAATTAATCCGTGTCGGAAACACGTTACCCACACTATTATTGTCGTTTACAGGAGGGTGGATTGCAAATCCTTCATTATACAATTTATTCACGTCACCCACATTTTTAGTAAGTTCAATAAATACAATATTTGTCATGTATGTCAGTATGATTATCAATGACATTTTTGATTTGGATGTAGATAAATACAATAATCCATCGCGTCCACTGGTGACCGGTGAAATAAAAGTAAAAGAAGCTGTCGGATATGTATCATTATTAACAATCGCAATAGAATATTCGGCATATATGTGGTTACCCTCGGTCCAGCAAAAATATTTACATCTTGCATTATTAAATGTTTTGTTATACACTCCATATTTAAAAAAAATAATGATATTGAAAAACATATCATGTGCATATTTGGTTGCATTTTCATTATATTTTGCAGGTTTAGGTTCAACTAGTGGTAAAATAATAAACAACATAAATTTATTGGAAATAGCGGCCAGGTTAATATTCTTCGGTTCGTTTACGAATGAATTGTTATTAGATATGAAAGATAAATATGGTGATAAAATAAATAAAATAAATACAATACCAGTTAAGTATGGTAACAGAATATCTTGGCGTATTGCATTATCATTATTATTTACGAATGTAATGTGGAATGCATTTGAAATTTTAAAAATATATGGTTTTATACAATCAGCATTATTTATTATGTTATGTAGTCCATTTTATAGAAATTTGTTAAAAATTAAACAAAATGGTTATTCAAAAACGATGATATTGCACTTTTTAGAAGAATCGACCAAGCATTTGTTAGTTATTTTGATTTACCTATGTAGTTTAGTAAATGTGTAAAACAAAAAATTGATTTTATTTTTTATCATTTTTAAAAATAACAAAACATAAAATAACAATGTCGTTCTTAACTAAATTATTCAATTACGTATTGTTGGCTTCTGTAAAAAACAACATTGATGAATCTCATGGATTAAGTCATAGTATGAATGTTTTACAATTTGCGAGTGAAATTTATAAAAGTGAATTACCAAAACATTCACATTTAGCAGACCATGAACGTATCATTTACGCGTCAGCAGTATTGCATGATATGTGTGACAAGAAATATATGAATGAAATACTTGGATTACTCGAAATTGAAGATTTTTTGAGACCAGAAATGGAACCATTTGAAATAAATACTACTAAAAAAATTATTTCAACGATGTCATATTCAACTGTCAAGAAAAATGGTTTACCTAATTTAGGTATATATCAAAATGCATATAATATTGTTCGTGAAGCGGATTTATTGGCCGCGTATGATTTTGATAGAACAATGATATATCAAATGAAACGGAACAATAACAACTTGGAAGAGGCGTTTATAAATTCACAAGAATTGTTTGAAAATCGCGTTTTAAAACATATCGACGATAACTTAATAACAACTGATTATGGAATTACAAAGGCTGTGTTGTTACAATTTCAGGCAACGAAGAGAATAGTTGCATGGAAAAATTTACTGAATAAGAAATTGATTTAGCAATATTTTATAACAAAAAAGGAACAAAAAATAAAAACAGAAACAAAAAAATAAAAACAGAAACAAAAAAATAAAAATATAAATAATCTATATAATGAATTGCCCATTCACTTTACTTTTAGCTGCTGTTCTTTTTTTCCTTTTAACTCCTGGTGTTTTAGTTAGACTTCCACCAAAATGTACATTATTAACATGTGCCGCATTCCATGCAGTTGTTTTCACAGTAGTATTCTACTTTGGATGTAAATTAATTAAAAATTATTTACCTAGAAGAGAAGGTTTAGATGAAGAAGAAAAAGAAGAAAAAAAAACCATGTAAATTATGAAATAATATATTGACTAGATTCAATACATTATTTGTGAACTCCTGAATACAAAATATATAAATTAGTAAATACAATACACAATGTTCCAATTATTTTTTGAATAGTAATTTTATCATTATTTAGGAAAATACCATAAATATACGACATAACAATACCGAAATAAGACAATGGTGCATAAATAGATGCATCCAATCGCGAAATCGCAAAAAAACGTAAATAATATCCGACCAATCCAATAAATGCATTGACTGCCAACGATATTGACGCGCCGCTATATAATTGTATAGAAGCAATATTTTTCCATAAATATCCTGTCAATACTATTGCGCCAAACAAATAGGATAAGAACAAATGATTCCAATTATTCAAGGTTTTCAAATCTTTCACCAAGAAAAAAATCATCGCTTCTGTAATGGCTGCCATAAATGCTGCAAAAATACCTTCGTTCCAAAATGCAGGCTTCATTTCTGTATTTGTTTTTATGATATTTTCGGGATTTTCATTTTTTTCAGTTTTTTCTTTGGATTCATTCGATTTTCCGCGTAAATCATTTGCAATTAAATAAACACCAAATAATGAAATCAAAAATACAGGTGAAATCGCCGTTCCAGAAAATAATAATATTAAAATCGGATAAACATAAAATAGAGTTGTTGCGACACCGCTATCAAGTAATTGAAAACTACGATATGATGAATATACATGTAACCCAGTAACCGCTGATAATAATATACCATTCATAGAAAATATTGATTTAGCGATAAATCCCCAATCTACAAAAAATGCAGAAATAATTACATAGGTGAAAAAACGACTCCACATCTGCATGATTAATTCAACATTTATTTTTTTGACAAATATTGAATAAAAACTCAATAATGATTCACCGAGTAATTTACTGATTATTGCCAAATACATAAATATAATAGTATGAGAATTTTTTTCATGAAAAAATGAAAATGAAAAAAATAAAAACAATATACAATTATTCTAATAAGTATTTTAGGAAAATGGAATTTCAAAATTTTGAAAAAAATTATAAAAATATTAAAAGAGTAACGAAAATCGCAAGAAAATTGTTAGAAAGTCTTCCCGATACTACTGAAAAGATTGTAATCAATGGTGAAAATTTGTATTCCTATTTATTTTTGAATGCATCTATTAATGTAAACAATATAAATTATAATGATTTCGAATCATTCACTAATGAAATGCTGAATACGGAAAATATTGATGCAGAATTTGTGAATTCACCTGCATTTTATAAGAAAAGAGAATTCATCGTAGGTTGGATAGACTTTTGGTATGCAAATGAGTTGTTTGTAGAAGATTATATTCATCTTGATTTAACACGTTTTACAAATTTACAAGAATTGAATATGAGTTTTATTTACATAAAAGATGTCGTGAAAATCCCAGAAACATTGACTGTATTGAAAATAGTCAGTTGTGAAACCGCTGTTATAGATAATATACCCAATGGATTGGAAATATTGAATTGCAATAATAACTGTATCCGGTTACTACCACAGTTACAAAATTCAAATTTAAAACAGTTATTTTGTTCATCCAACTTTTTACGAAATATACCGAATCTGCCTAAAACATTGGAAATATTTTATTGTTCTCAAAACTATATCAAGGTATTGCCGAAACTACCATCACAATTAGAATATTTATCATGTAGTGATAATAAATTAGTTTGTATACCAGAATTGCCAGATACAATATATTGCATACAGTGCGCTAATAATAATTTATCGGGTATTCCAATGCTTCCAAAATCATTGAAAATATTAGTATGTAACAATAATAAAATAATGAAAATGCCCGAACTTCCACCATTTTTAGTAACATTCAATTGTTCAAAAAATCCACTGAAAGAATATCCAATATTACCGCCTTCTATTGTGAATTATACCATGTAGATGTATATACAGGGTAAAATGGATAATTCGTTATATAAAATAAAATAATAAACCAATATATCATATTATTTATGCATTTTTTTATTAGTTTTTTGATTTTCTTAATTATATTATTTTTGTACATTCATATTATTCACCAATTGAAAACAAGTGAAGATTTAGAAATATATGAAATGGATTATGCGACAAATTCGCAATTGCAAGAAGTATGTGATGTAAAACAACCAGTATTATTTGAATTTCAATCCATTTATCCATGTATATTTGAGAATCTATCAAAAGAAGAAATATTTAGCAAATATGGTTCATATGATGTAAAAATAAAGGATACACGCGATTACGTCAAATGTACAGAATCCGTCGATTATGTTATGTTATCATTGCAAAGTTCTCAAAATTTGGTAGAATCAGATTCAGGTTCTCATTACTTCTCTGAAAATAATGAAGAATTAGTAAATGAATCTGGACTATCATCTGAATATAAAGAATTGGATATTTATTTAAAACCCTCATTTACATTACAATCGAAATATGATATTATGTTTGGTTCTCAAAATACGGCGACTCCGTTGCGTTACCATTTAAATTACCGACAATTTTTCATAGTAAAATCAGGAAAAATTCATGTAAAAATGACTCCAATGAAGAGTAAAAAGTATTTGAAACCAATCAAAGATTACGATAATTATGAATTCCGTTCTCCAATCAATGTATGGAATCCGCAACCCGAGTATTTACATGAAATGGATAAATTGAAATTCTTGGAATTTGATGTACATGCTGGCCACGTTCTCTATATTCCAGCATATTGGTGGTATAGTATAAAATATGAGAAAGATGCATTCATATACAGTGCTACTTATAATTCCGTTATGAATTGTCTCGCACATTTACCACAATGGGTTTTATATTTCCTACAACAGCATAATATTTATAAGAAATTAGCAAAGACAAAAAATTTAGAAGAGAAAATACAAGAAGATAGAGAACATGCACAACAAAAAGAACCAGAACAAGAAAATGGAGAACAATCGAGTTCTCCGAAAAAAATAGGCGAAATTGTCGAAAAAATTTAAATATCCATATATTGTATATAAAAAATGAACAGTAAAATCATAAAAGATATTGCAGCAATCACTGTTTTAGTGCTTGCGTTAGATTTCATGTATATTAGCGCAACGCGTAATATGTTCGAAGTGCAAATAGCAGATGTACAAAGAGTTGCATTACAAATGCGTCCATTAGGGGGTATATTGTGTTATATTTTATTGGTATTTGGATTATATTATTTTATAGTTCGAGAACATCGTCCAGTTTTCGATGCATTTTTACTAGGTTTAGTAATATATGGTGTATATGAAACTACATCATATGCTTTACTTAAAAAATGGAAATGGAATATAGTGTTAATGGATACACTTTGGGGTGGAATACTATTTGCATTGACCACATTTATCACTTATAAAGTTGTGTAAAAAATGAATAATAACAATGGAAATATTATTATTATTCATTTGGATAGACAATACCGTTATTTATATTTTTCATAAAATTCATTCCATGTCCATTGTGTTTCAGCCCCTGTTCCAATACTTTTAAATTGTACATGAGATGGTTGTTCATCTGGGTCGTAATAGTATTTTTCGTAAAATGCATCTTCGAAATCTTCATTTTCAAAACAAATCATTTTTTTATCGTGGTCAACTGTACCATTGAACTGGCCAATGCGTTCTTCCCATATAGGTGAAAATGACGCATAATACAACCAATCTTGTCTATACATAGTTAGTAATTCTTCTCGTTCAACTCCAATGTAATCGTTTTCAAATAATTTCGCAGAATAAGAATGAGAATTATATTGAGCCGCGGTACGTAAAATGGTAGATGGTTCAGAACAGTCAATATTTTTATATTTTTGTATATCTTTTTCTTCCAATATAATGAAAAACTTCTTATCTGGTTCATTACATATTGGATAAACTAAATTGAATTGTGTTTTACTGTATTTTTCTACAAAACTGGAAATATTATATTTTCTATGTATCATATTGTATATCATTGTCCCAATCATGTATTCACTATTTGTTTGAGTTTTTTTCAAATTTATAAAGAAATCTCCTAAATTAGGGTTTAATACGCTATAAAATTCATTGTACATATTTGTAAGTAATTCAAATACATCTTCAATATACCCTGAATAATATAATTCATATGCCCAAAATAATGCTTCATCTCGATTTCTATTTAATATAGACAACATCAATGATGTTTTGACATCGTCTAAAATATAGAGATACCTCGTAAATATAACTGGTGGATTGTAGTCATTTTCTTCAACATATTCCTCGATTTCTTCCATTGTATTCATTATGTTTTTATTTACTAAAAACATCATGATAAAAAAATACTTCAATTTTATACTATTTCATTATGCCCTGCTATTTCATTATGCCCTGCTATTTCATTATGTCCGTAAAATTATGAACAAATTTTTTGTAAAAAGATTTGTATGTATTTTGTAACTTGTCAAATTTCATATTAAACTTACCATCCATATATTTCATATCAATATTTTCAACAACAACTTTATCTTGTAACATAGTGTTATACATCAATTTCCGAGTAAGACCATCACCCATATCATTATTACAAAAATTGCGATATGTTTTCACAAACAGCCTACTTTTATTTTCACTCAACGGCAATGCAAATGTTATCACAGTACTAACATAGTCCCCAAAAATAACGCGCGCTACGGTAGTATGTGGTAATATAAACTCATTCTCAATTTTCAAAGTATTAATATTGAACACTTTTTTCACAATAGAATCCTTTCCAGATTCATATTCATAGCTAGTTTTATAATGGTATGGTGACACTAATTTTGGAGGGTTTTCATTAGTGGGTGCAGGACGTTCTTTATTACCAAAAGTATGCACAAATCCGATGTGCATAACATCAAGTGAATTTTCACTCAAAATACGAGAATAACAATCGAAGTCCATGTTTAAATAGACTACTGAAAAATTTTTGGCAAATTCTTCTTCTTCAAAAATATTGATTGCCATTTCAGGTTCTGAAATGTTTGTTTGCATAGTGTTCAAATATACCCAACCATTTTTCTCTATAATGGAGTATTTAGAAACATCATAAATAGGAGATGATTGAAAATTCAATCCAGGAACTTTCACCAAAGTTCCATTAGAATTGAATTCATACCCATGATATGGACATACTGCACAGCTGTTATGGATTTTTCCACCAGAAAGAGATGCGCCTTTATGTGAACATACGTCATCTAAACAATTATATTTTCCATCTATATTTTTCCAAACAACATAATTTTTGGACCAAACCGTAACTTTTTTAGGTTTATTTGCGAGAAAATCACCAGGGGTTCCAATGACATACCATTGCAAATCATATTTATCTTGTTCAGTTAAATCATTAATATTTAATTTAGGATATTCCACCTTTTTATTGAAATAATTATTTTTCTCGATTGACAATTTATTTGTGACAATGTTTATTCTACCAACACTACTTATTAGGTGCCTTAATAGAAAACACGAAGAGTTCTGAAAAAATAATAATAAAAAAAATATTATATTCATTTAATTACAAAAATATACAAAATATCTTTAAATATCTATATTATATATATTATGGCAAAAACAAAAACAATGTCACGAAAAATTAAAAATAACCGCAAAACAATGCGCAATAGACCGAATATGGCAGAAACCCGTGCTCATATAATTCGCGTATTTTTAGAAATACTAAATAACGTAAAATTATATCATTGGAAAACCAAATCATATTCTCAACATAAAGCAACCGATAAATTATATGAACGTTTAAATGAAAATATTGATACATTTGTCGAGATTTTGTTAGGTAAAGATGAAACTCGCATTAAATTATTAAAAAAACAAGTTGACTTAATGGATACTAAAAGTACATATGAATTTAAAAGTCGCATGTATGAATATCGCGAATTCCTTACAGAAATGAATACTATATTTGATAGCAAAAAAGACAGTGATTTACTGAATGTTCGCGACGAAATTTTAGGAGATATTAATCAATTTTTATATTTGTTGACATTCAATAAAGTATAACGCGACAACATCCCATATAAACCTGGAATTTCATTGTTCAAGTATTTATTGAACACTGATTGTTGGCAGTGATTACACGATAATGCACGTTTTCTCAATGTATCTGTTCTGGTTTTATAAACTTTTTTCCAATGGCGTTGTATTAAACGTATCCAATGAGTTTTAACAATCACTGTATAATTATTTTCAGTAATATGTAATTGGAATATATCTATTTTTGGACGTTTAACATATATGATACTGTATGTATGTAAATATTTGAGAATATCTTCATAGGAGTACTTAAACATCGATTTAGGTGTAACAGAATGAGCCAATAAATATACACTATCAATCAAAGCCACCAATCCAATATAATATTTTTTGTTTTTTTTGTATTTGAGAATATTCGAATCATGATTATATATTGTATCTAATTGGTCATATTCATCGGAATAGAATGATTCACTATCACTATCGGAATCAGTTTCGTCGTACATGATTTAGCTATTTATTGAAAATTATTTGGTTATATAGAAACAATAAAAATTAAATTCAATTTTTTGATTATATTATAATTTATAACAATATAATATAACATAATGTCCGACGATTTAAAAAAAGAAACATTTATTCAGGATACTCCAAAGGAAAAAGTTGAAAAAATACAAAATCCAGTAAATTATTATGTAAAATTCTCATTTATGATTACATATATTTTATTGTTGACAACTGCAACCATTACATTTATAGAAGCTATGCGAACCCCCATCCCCGAAGTTAGACATATATTAAATTTAGAAACATGTATTTCTGTTGTAGCTGGATATTTCTATTCCGTTTTTGTTCAAAAAATAGAGGAATATAGTAAACAAGATAAACCAATCGATTGGGCTGATATTACAAAAACAAGATATATTGACTGGGCGATTACTACGCCATTAATGTTATTAACATTATGTGTTGTATTAGGCAGAAATACAAATCGTAGCTTGAAATTAAGCACATATGCAATAATAATAGCTCTCAATTATTTAATGTTGATTATTGGATACGCCGGTGAAACAAATATTATCAGCCGTTTTATGGGAATGATAACCGGTTTTGGGGCATTTTTCGCAATGTTTTATTATATATATATTAATTTCGTTCAAACTAGGCCAATAATTGCAAATAATGTTTTATTTGGGTTGTATGCGTCAGTATGGGGTCTCTATGGAATAGTTTATATGTTCAATGAAGAATACAAGAATATTTTTATGAATATGTTAGATTGCACTGCCAAATGTTTAGTAGGGTTAGGATTATGGGCATACTATACTAAAATCATAGTATAGATGTTTTTCGTTTTCATTTTACTTTCCAAAATAAAATGAAATTCTATTGATTTATTATAATTTCACGAGAATTGCAATGATAAATTACAAAATACTCTTGTTCGGTATTTATTATCGGGTGTAAACATTTCAGTTCTATTTTTGTTATTTTCAATTTTTTTTCATAATTCAATATATTTTCACATTGAAATGGGTATACAAATTGATTATTTGGATTACTAAACTTATATTTTTGTGTATTGCTACAACAATAATGTAAACTGTTTTGTATATTTTCTAATAATTCACTACATTCATCCATTTTACACGTAATACTTTGAAACAATGGTTTATTTCTAAATCATTTTTACAAAAATAAAAAAATTTCATCCAGGATATCTTTGTTTTCAGAAGCGTCTTTATAACCTTGATTTACCATATCAGAAAATACAAAACTTTTTTTAGAAAATAAAGTAGTATAATCGGTTATTTTAATAACTTCGTTTTTGTCTTTTTTTTCCCAAATACTCGGAGTAATATGTAATACAGGTGTAGTAATATTCAAATATGGATATTTACTAAATCCACCATCAAACGAAATAAAATTACGATAAACATTTGTTAGCCCACCGGTTACAAGTGGTATATGTGAGCTGGCTATACAACAATTTAGAGCATCTTCTAAATTATTAAATCCTGAAAAAATAGTAGTATTATAATTGCATTTTTTCACAGTCGTTACACCAATAAATAAACGTCGCAAATCAAAGTCATCCGATGTGTATTTCGTGAGAATTTTGTATTTCAACATATGTTCCATTTCATATAAATTTCTCGCATGTTGAATTTGTTTGTTTACTAAATGTTGTTCTATATCATTAAAATCCCCTTTGAAAGATAATATTAATGAATTCCATGCACCGGCTGATGCACCTGTGAATATATAATTATCTAAATTATAATTTTCTTTTATATATTTGCAAATTCCTAATACATAAAATCCTTTATACCCGCCGGGGGAAAGTGATATTAATTTTTTATTTTGGATAAATTCATTGTTGTATAAAAACTTGTCAACTTCATTTTGTTTGTACCAAATATTATCATTTACTGTATGAATATTATGTACATTTTCAGATTTCAATTGCGTACTTTTTTTCATTTTGCCTAAACAACATGGAATTTTATTTCGAATAACTGTTGTAAATAATAATGATTGTTTCATGAAAAATAAAAACAAAAATAATTTGTATAAATAAATAAATGACATTTGTTTATATAATAACACTTTTATTATTAGTAATAAAATACTTATACCACTTTATACAAAATTGATAGTAAATAATTGTTGAAATGAATTTACATAGATGAATATGTTTACTATAATGTTTATTGAAACTGATGATATCAAAGGAAATATGTGTGTGGGATTTCAGTTATGTAATTTGAATTATCATTATGCTCCCAATGGTATAATACGAATAGCTCGATTTGAGCATTCATTTTGTCCAATAAATAATCGTGGATATTACGGTGATATATATATGAAAAAATTTATACGAAAATGGAGAACAAAAACGTACGAAAATATACAAAGAAGAAAAGATAGACAAAATGCAAATTTCGTGTTGGTTGATAGGGGATGTAGTGATGTCAATAATATTATTATTGATTTTTTGTAAATAGGTTTTCTTGATGACTTTATAAATAAATTAAATAATATAAAAAATTTTTGTTATTTTATATAGAATGAATACTTTTAAAATAATAATTCAAAAAATAATAAATAAAGTCGATACGATTTATGATATTGATCATGAAAATAATTCATTTAATTTTTGGAGTAAAATTTACAAAAATGATGAATTGAAAGACTTGAATTATTCTTACAAATATTTTTATTATATTTTCATGGGTTTGCATGAAAGTAAGTTTGAATTCTTGCACAAAATAGTATCAAATATGTTTCTCAATGAAATTGATAAAGAAAAAATACTTGATATTTTTTTCAAAGTTCAAAAAGTATATAACGCATTTTCAAGATTAGCGCGCGTATACAAATTCAAAAAATCTGACCTGCAAATCAATCATGATTTATATTTAAATCCTATAACAACGCAAAAATATATGACTATATTACAAAATGGCAAAAAATATATGTTTACAGCAACCGATTTAATCAACATTATAAATACCGCATTGTCTCACGCGCCACATTTTTTTGTTGAACCTCTTATTTCTAAAAATCCATACAACAATATGGCATTTGACAAGTCTACTTTGTACAACATATATTTTTTCCTTAAAAAAACCGATTACAAAATGCCAGTATTGATAGAAAATTATTTTTTGGCGAACTTTGATATTACATTGTTCTATTTTGAAAATGAAGCCATTATCAGGGATATAGCAATTCGCAATTTTGTTTTTAAATCCGATGCAAAAATACTATATCCGTCGGTTATCAATATGATACATAAATATGATACAAAAAATACATTAATTATAAGTGAAGATTTTCCGAAAGATAAATTGGTTGATATTATGAGACCTTATTTGCATTTGTATTATAATACAAAATATTCATTGATTTTGAATAAAAAAGAAAATGCATATGCTGAATTGGTATATAAATTCAGGCAATTTATAAAATTCAATCCCAAATTTGGAAGAAAATATATAATGAATAACCCATTTACAAAAAAATCGGATACATCATTTGACGAAAAACATATTAATTTTTATAATATCAAAACGCGCAACTATAAAAATAGTCATTTGTTATTGAATATAGATAGTGACTACAATAACAATTATGATACAGATTCTGATATAGAAGATACGTCATTAAACATAGCTATAAACACATCTGTGTACAGAACACCAATTATCCATCCATTTACCAGTGAGATTCAACGAACTGTCATAACATTTGATACTTCGAATGTACAATTTACTGGCTGGTTTCATGTAACAGATAATGATGAACAAGATGAAAACATACAAAATGATACAAACAATGATAATGAAACAATCATAAGTAGTGTTCATGAAAGTTTAATAGATAGTGATGATGAAATTATTATAGAAGACCATGATGATGATACCAGTGTAGATTAACTAAACGTATAAACTTTGTGATGTTGTAATATATTTCAAAATCATAGGTTCTATTTGATTCAATTTATACAATAATTCCAAATGCTGTATATCTTCGCATATACCTGAAATCTCTTTCACAATAGTTGCAATTTTCAACATTGCCTTTGTAAAATCGCCCACCGAAATACCCTTATCTGCGATTTTAGTTTGTATGAATATTTTGCATTCAGTTTCGTTTGAACAATCACACCATTCAATGGAATCATCAATAATATCAAATATCAGCGCGTCTTCATAATTGATTCCGGTATTTACCTCTGTATTTATCTCTATATTTTGCATATATTGATATTGTTTGTTGATTTCCTTAATGGTTGTTTGTAATAAATCATCTTTCGAATTTGGTACACTCAATCGTTGGTCATTATCAACTTTGACATCAGTAAAACATGAAAACAATCCAATCAATTGTTTTGATGTAAAATGTTGAAAATAATCGGTCGTTAGTAACATCTTTGAAAATACAAGCGGATGTATTTCAGCAATCGATGCCGCTACTTTTCCAAGATGTGTTAATTCATATTCAGATTCAGGTGAATTTTCTACTTGAATTTGGTTGATATATCCATGGTTTGTCAATATATAACAAATACGTCGTATTTGCTCGCTAATATAAGTTTCCAAATACAATTTATGTTCACGTTCAGCAATAAGTTGTCTTTGTAATTCATCATACTCAATTACAGTTTTCATTTCTTTCAAAATATTGCAATATTCATCGGTTATCCGTTGCATTTCTTTTTCGATTTCTCGTTTTTTCTTATTGACACTATTCTTAACCGCATTTTCAAGTTCTAAATATTTGCGACATACTTCATTAGGAGTGTTTAATGTATCCATTACAACCTTTTTGTTGTTCATTTTATCAACTAATTCATCAATTCGTTTTTGACTGTTTTCAATTTCACTTTGTAATTCGTCATATACCATACTTTTACTTGCAAAGGTAACGAAGTTTGCTTTTTCACCGCTACTTTCTGATGCTAATTCGCTGTTCAAAAGATTAAGAATTAAACTGTATGATATACGGAATTTCGACACTAATTTTTGCGGGGTGCCACACAGCATGTTTTTGTATTCAGTCATAATGGGCAAATCAAACAAATTATTACAATGAACTACATGGCCGATAGTATCAATACCTCGTCGTCCAGCTCTACCAGCCATTTGAGTATATTCATGGGATAACAGGTATCGTTCATTACAACCATCAAACTTCATTAATCCTGTAAATATAGCAGTTTTTATAGGACAATCTAACCCAATTGCAAAAGATTCGGTTGCAAATAGTATTTTTATATATTTCTTAGAAATCATTAGCTCGACAATTTCGCGTAATATTGGTATCATACCCGAATGATGGATACCGATACCTTTTTCTAATAAATCGACTAAATCATTATATTCCGGTAATTCTAAATATTCATGAAAATTCGGTAATTTACGTATAATTTGTTCGCATTCGCGTCGTACAATATAAGATACTTTGCTATCATCTTCTAATAAAGGAACGGTTATTTCTTTGGCTGATAATTCAACATGTTTTCTGGAAAATACGAAAGCAATTGCTGGTAACATATTTCTATCTCGGAGAAATAGTGCTAAATTATTCAATACCATTTTTCTTTTATGAATTGCCTTTCTGTCATCAAACATTTTCACCGTTTTTTTCATTTCCAATACACCCGCATCGTTGAACTTTCCATGTTCATTTTGTAATAATATGAGTTTATTGGTACTATCACGTATTTGTTTTTGAAGTTCTTTGTCCTTAATTCCTTTCAAAAACGATTCATTCGTTGTCAAGAAACCGTAATGTGAAAGAGGAACCACACGATGGTTGGTTGATGCTAAATATACTTCTTTATCTGTATATCCGCGCTGGCACCATATGGCAAATCGAACCGGGGCGTCAATTGTAGCGGACAACATCACCATTTGTATATGCGGAGGTAACATCAGTATACATTTTTCCCAAACTTGGCCACGATGTTCGTCATTAATATAATGTACTTCATCAAATATAACGCATGCCAAATCTTCGTGGATATTTATTTGAAATTGCAAACTGGTCGCAGTGTTTTCAGTAAATAATGAGTTCATCAATATTTCCGTAGTCATGATAAGTACATCCGCATCCGGGTTTGTTTTGATATCACCGGTAAATAGACCAAATGAAATGTGTGGATATTTTTGTGTAAATTCATAATATTTTTGGTTGGACAATGCTTTGATAGGACTTGTATAAATCACCTTTTTACCGGTTTTAGACCAATTCTCATTCAATATGCCCCCTTCGGGGGCAGAAATGAATGGATTGTACCGGTTACTTTGCGAATCTTCGATACGAAAAAGTGTTGTAAAATAATTAATCGCAAATTCGGCAGGTAGAGTTTTACCTGAACCGGTATGTGCCGTAACCAAAACGTGATGTCCTTCGACAATTGCTTCGATTGCATATTTTTGAAAATCACTCAGCGGGTATGGATACAGTGCGAAATATTCATCATATTTCGATTCAGTTGAGTAAGGAGTGTTGCAAAGTTTTACCATTTTAAAGTTCAATAATTATAATATCTATACAATAATATTACAATATTCAATTTTTTAGGCAAGTGAATACACATAGAAGAGTTTTTGAATAAAAAAATAAGGAAAGTTTTTATCAATCAAATCATCATAGGGAACTGTTCCAAACCAAACTGCTGTGAAAAACGGAACATAAGATAATGCATCTTGCAAATCCCGTTCGTATTCAGAATATGAATAGGAGACACCATTTTCCATTAATTTTGTATAATAATAATTTTTGAATAATGGAAATAAAATGGGAATTTTTTCTATATCAAAACTTTCGATTAAAAAGAATATTAAATCTTGAACACCTTTTCCAATAGCAATATGTTGCCAATCAATAAAACATGGTTCATGATTTTTATCTGCATCATAAAAAATATTAGGAGATTTAATGTCACCGTGAATAATTGTTGTATTTCCAACTGACAAACGTTTTTGTATTTCATTGAATTCATTTATAATGATTTCTCCTTTTTCCATTTGAGAACTTGATAATATTTTTTCCCATTTTTGTTTAAATAATGGCCATCTTGCATAAACAAAATTGTACCAAGCTGGACAAAAAATAGAATCTGTAGACATTTTTAATTCTGGAAACATATTTTTTAATTTTTTATTCCAAAATTTTGTATGAAATTTAGCCATTTGTTCAATAATATTTAGGGAAATTTCTATTTTTTCATTGTTTAAATTCAAATTTACTTTGTAATTTCCTTGCAAAAACAAATTTTCCAATAAAACTCCAATATTTCTATAATTTTCATTTTTTACCAAAGAAATATATTTAGGAATTTTGATATTTACATACGAAGAAATTCTGTCATAAAAATAATATTCTCTTTCGTATAATTGCAATGCATTTGCCATTTTAGATAAATCAGATACATGATTGTTCTCGATTTTTAAAACCGCATTAATCACTTCTCCATCTATTTTGATAATTCGCACTTGATTTACATCTGCAATAAATCCACCTTTCAACTTATCATTGACAATAATGATATCGGTAATATCAAATGGAAGTGATTCCTTTATACATTTTTTAATATTATCGATTTCTTGATTGTTATATGAGAACAAATCATTAATATCAATATTATTATAATTTGATATACATAAATTTACACCAGTATTTTCAAGTTCATAATTCGTGTATACAGTATTGATACCAATCAAACATTTAGGATTGGAAGATTTAGCACTTAATAATCCGGATTTCGAATCTTCAAAAATAAAACATTTCGAAGATTCCATATTGATTTTTTGCATTGCATACAAATAAGGCATAGGACTTGGCTTTGCTTGTTCAGTTTCACCATTTGCAATAATATAATCAACGTATTTGTAAATACCAATATGTTTTGTAATTTGTTCAGCTACAACTCTATTGCAATTTGTAACAATACAAATTTTATGTCCCACCATGTGTATATTTTGAATAAATTGGAGAACCCCATCAATAACTACAATTTTATCTATATTTTGTAGAAAAATGCAATCTTTTTTTTTAGACAATTCTTCTAAATTGACATTTATATTAGAAAGCAAAGTTTTTGCCACATATTTATCATTATTTCCCTGTATATATTTTTTGAATATTTCATGAGTTAGTGTGATATTATAACCGTCTAATATTTCTTTCCATGTATCGTAATATATATCATCAGTAATAACTAATGTTCCGTCTAAATCAAATAGAAATCCATGCGTATTTTCTGTATACTTTTTTAATTCACTTGGTGTTCCTAATGAAAAAACACATTTTTCGTTTAGTTTTGCTCCAACAAATTTATGCTCGTCTTCCAACATTTTAGAAATTACACATGAAGTATACGGTTCATTATTGAAAAATAGTTTTTCATCCAGGATTATTTTGCAATATTTATGTAATAATGTCATACATGTAAATGCATATGCACCAGTGTTTGCGTTTGTAGAAATTTTATGTTTTTCAGCAATATTTGTGATTGTATTTGTTTCGCTATCTAATGTTATATATGAATATATTGGAGGTTCATTGTATTTTTTAGTATAAAAAACCATATTATCGAGAGAATTTCGGAATATAGTCAGTATATCTTCTGTATAAAATGTATCACAATCAAGTAAAATCGTTTTATTCCAAAATATATCGGTTCTATTGTGGTAATTTTTGAAAATAGATTCAATCCCTAAATAAACCGTTTCCGCTGCACCTTTCGTATCATTTTCCAATTTAATCAAATGAACCGTCGGATATTTTGATTTTATATAAGTCGAGAACCCAAAATCATTTTCGTCTAAATATGGATTATAAATTATAAATAATTGGTAATCTTTTTTTATATTTAAATTATCAATGACAGTTTCAATCATTGTTTTATCAAATACATCGATTAATGCTTTCGGTTTTTTATAACCCTCTTTTACAAAACGTTCTCCTTTACCACCTAACGGAATAATAATATTCATATTATCAATATTATTATTATTTATTTATATTTTTATTTTTCAACGTAAATATTCTTGTAAGTAAAACCATGGGTCTGGGCAACCCGGTTGCCAGGTTACCAATTGACACATTTGTTTATTCAGTAAGTAAACGGAATTTATGATACTTTGGTCTTTACCAATGAATCTGTTGATGGATATAAAATATTCCAACATTTCATAGTATTTTTCATGCCATTTCAATAAAACGTCTTTTCCACCACCAAACATAGTACCGCCAATACGATTTGCGGATTGAAATGAAGGAAGTTTTTCTAGACGATTACATTGCCATTCATCATGTGTAAATGATTGCACCAATAAAAGTAGGACCTTTCTTTTATCTATGTTTTTAATTTTTTGAGGATTTGGCCAATTGATGTATTCTGTATTGGGTCTGCGGAAACAACCAATGTCTACCCATAGAAAATATTCGGTTTTGAATGGGTCCAATTCGATTGCTCTTTTCATAAAGTTGGATTTTTCACTCCATATCATATACAAAAACATATTATGTCCCACATGTTGTTCTTTATCCATTTTGTAATGTTCTAAAAAGTGATTTGCATATTTGTATGAGTAAAATTCTTTGAAATTGGTAATAATAATCCGGGTTTTATCATGTTTACCAGTACGTAAAGTATATATAATTTCTTCCGATTTTTCATCGCAAAATATCACCATCGGAGTATCAATCATTAACATATTTTTCATCCATTCAACATATTGTAAATGAGATGCCTTTGATTGATTTAATTGAAAATAGGATGTAACGATTGTTGTCATAATAAATATTTATTTATCATATTTTTATATTGTATTATGAAATTTACTAAATTTATATATTGTACCACAAAATAATTTTGTCATTAATGTCTTCGTTTATTTTTTTTATTTATCTTCATTTTTTTAGTTTTTCTTTTTTTTAATTTATTTTTTATAGTTTTTTTATTTGTACCTCCAAATTTTTTTTTTAGACTCTCCATATGTTGTTTTAATTTCGCTGTACGGTTGTTTAGATTCATAATTTCATCATTAAAAATTTCATCATGTGTAACATCCATACTATTTTCATCTTTATTATTATTATTATTATTATTATCTTTCTCGTTATCTATTACTTTTAAATGTAAATACAGTCTCGTCATTACTAAATCAATTATTTCATTGTATGTTTTCCATGGTTCTTCTTCAACCAATATTCTTAAACTCGTATCGTCTGCTTTATGAAAACCTGGGTTAGGTACAAAACCTGCAAATTTGTCATAAAACATGACTTCTTTTAAAAATTTTTTTTCTTCATTCGTGACATGTTGTTTTTCTTCCAATTCTTCTAAAAAAACTTCATTTATTCCTATTAAATAATTAATACTGCTTTTCACAGTGTCATTTTTTTGCTGTTCATTGGAATAATTTTGTTTTTCATTATACTGTTGTATCATATTACGTTGACGTTGAAAAGTGTCAGGGCGTTTGATATAGCCGTTTTCAAAGAAATTAACTAATTTTTTTAAAAATCCACTATCTTTATAATGAAAATTGTCTAATGTGATTCCCTTTAATCCTTTTTCTTCAAACATTTCTATAATACGTTGTTTTTCAAGGTCTGCTCCTATTGGAATAACTGCTCTTTTTTGATAAACTGTTTCTGATGAAACTTCTTTTGGTGAACTCATGTTATATATTATATTTATAAATTTTTTTCATTGTATTATATGAATTTTCTAAAATGAATTATACAACTTTTTAATTTATCTAAATAATATCTATCTTGTAAAATAAACAAAAATAGAAACAAATACTTCTTATTGTTTTTCCATATAATGTTCTCCCTTCTCGCCGCATTTTTCATTATCAAATCTGGATTCAACAACATTACTATACGTAATAGTACCAGTTATTATATTTTTTATACCGAATTTCCGGCATAAATGTTCTTTTACATTATTTGTGATTTTTTCTTTATAAAAAATACAGGAAGAGCATGTGGGTAAATTATTGTAGCGGATGATTTGCTTTGCTGCATGTATCAATTGATTTGCAGTTGACATATACATTGAAGTGATAAAATATTTTTATATAGATTTGTGTATAAATGTATTCATTTCAATAAATATAAATATATATTTGCATATATTGTAATTATGGTAAATGTTTATTTAATAGGTCCAGGTTTAAAGCCAATACCTCCAACTGGATGGGGTGCGGTCGAAGCAGTAATATGGGATTATCATGAAAATTTGATTAAACGTGGAATTAAATCAACAATTATAAATGAGCCAAATTTACAACAAGTCATCACTTTATGTAATAATACTATGCCGGATGTAATACATATTATGTATGATGATTATATAGTAATAGCACCTTATTTAAAATGTACACGCATATTGTATACAAGTCATTATGCATATATTACACATCCACATTTTGCAACTCAATATTCATATTACTACAATAATTTTTTTAAAAAAGTAATTGGATATCAGAATAGAGTAACTTTGAATGTAATAAGCAATGATATAAAAGATGTATATAGAAAATGTGGATTTGATAAAAGAATCAATGTTATTTGTAATGGTGCACGTGAAGATTTATTTGATTTTACAATAAATCCGACATATCCAAATAAAAGCGTATACATCGCAAAAATAGAAAAACGCAAAGGACAATATAAATATCAAAATTTACCTGGAATTGATTTTATTGGTAATTATCAGGATTCAGATTTTGACATAAACAATGAAAACTATCTTGGAGAATGGGATAAACAAACCTTGTATAAAAATCTTACCAATTATGGGAATTTGGTATTATTATCCGAGGGCGAAGCCGACCCGCTTGTCGTTAAAGAGGGTTTGATAGCAGGATTAGGCGTTGTAGTAAGTGAATGTGCATCCGCAAATTTAGATTTATCAAAACCGTTTATAACTGTTATACCGAATGATAAGTTGAATGATTTGCAATTTGTATATCGCAAAATTATAGAGAATCGATTGATATGTATTGAAATGCGCCAAGAAATTCATCAGTATGCTATGGATAATTTTGCATGGGGTAAAATTATTGAAAAATATATAGAAACTTGTTTATAAATTTTAAGAAAAAATAATATAAAAATCAATTATATATATTTGTATATAAATGTCATCCCAAAATAACGACGGTATTGAATATACAATTCAAGAAAATGATAAATCAGAAGTACCAGTAGAACAACCGATTCCAAAAGGAAATGGTTTAAATGATTTACCCCCAGAGGTTCGTAGTCAATTACCAGAATCATTCGGACAAAAAGTTGAATATTCAGATGCATATATTGATTTTTTGAAAAAACACAAGGCATCTAAGGAAACTACATCAAACAGTGGGGGATTCAATGGTCATCCAAAAGATTATTTAGAATTTCTGGCAAAACAGAATAAATAAATTTTGTATTGAGTGTTATGTAAAATATGTAAATATTATATATAATGAATGTTGTAAAAAGAATATTGAATAGAACAAGTAAAATTTTCAATACGAAAAAAACAAATCAAAGTGAAAATAACAGTGAAACAACTAGTAATAGTAGTAAAAAAAGTAGTAGTAGTAGTAGCAAAAAAAGTAGTAGTAGTAGTAGTAGCAAAAAAAGTAGTAGTAGTAGTAGCAAAAAAAGTAGTAGTAGTAGAAAATCAAATAAAACAGAAAAAATAGACAAATCAAAAATCAAAAAACTTCTGTCTGCAAATATTCAAAATAGAAGTGAAAATTTAGGAAAAATGTTGGAAGTTACTTGTAAGAATCCGGATAATTGTATAGCATTAGGGTATTATGGTGATGTTATAAAACGTTATTTTGATAACTTTCAAAATTTGGATTTTATTGATAATACTTCTTTGAAAAGAATAGGAAGAGAATCCAAAAATGGTTTCATCATTGAAGTACCATTCAAAAAAAATAATTTTACTGCTTATACTGCTTTAAAATGTAGTAGCGATGAAGATTCCGATAATTTATTATATGAATATTATGTTGGAAAATATTTTATCAATAAATACGCAAAAATGTACCCATGTTTTGTTGAAACGTATGACCTGTATGAGTTCAAATCATTAGCATTATATGAAAATATGAAAATAAAAGCAAATTCTGATGATTTTTCGAATACCAATTTTAAATATTTCATAGAAAAGGTTTATATTGACGACAATGAAGATTTGGAAGATATTTTTGATTATTCGTGTTTACGAAACAAATTATTATGTGTTTTGATACAACATTTTGACAAATTCGTTTCTTTTCATGATGCTCTTAAAAATTTTTTCGATAAAATAAGATATGATATTTATAACATGATCTATCAAGTATATTTTGCGTTGGCTATGCTTGGTAATAATTATACTCATTATGATTTACATGCAAATAATGTATTTTTGTACAAACCATTCAACGGTAATAAATGTATTTTGATGAGATATCATCATAACGGAAAAGTATTTGAATTCAAAAGTGAGTATATTATGAAGATTATTGATTATGGAAGAAACTATTTTAATAACGGAAAAACAAACACTAAAGAAATTATGGAAAAAATTTGTAAACAGAAACATTGTCAACCTAGATGTGGTGAAACAAAAGGATATAACTACGTCCAAGGAAATATTATGGACCCAAATTTCAATTTTCATTGGATAAATCCAATAGTTTCGAATGTTTCACATGATTTGAAATTTGCAGATTATGTCAAAAAAATATTGAATAAATATGATTTTATAAAAAATGTATATTATGAAACAGAACATGGAACCCCAGAAAATACATTTGGTGATGAAAAAGATATCAGAAGTATTTTCAATTTATTAGATGCAATGGAATTGAAATTGAATGATTTTAATTATCACAAAAATCAAGTAAAATATGCAAATTGGACTGTTGCCGCGGAAATGGATGTTTATGATGATGGAAGAGAATATACATTCAATGTATTACCAGTTCCATAGTTTACAAATAAAGTTGTTATATATTTGAAACTACTATTATAAATATAATGAATATATTTATAATTTATTGAATCGAAACAAATACATAAAAAATATTTAATACAATTATTATAGGTCGTATGAAAATAGCGCTTATTGGTCCAGGTATTATGCCAATACCGCCACCAGGTTGGGGTGCGGTTGAAATATTGATATGGGATTATTACAACGAATTATACAAATTAGGTCATGACGTTACTATCATAAATACGAAAAATATGATCGAAATTGTGAACACTGTCAACAATGGTAAATTTGATTTTGTTCATTTACATTATGACGTATTTTATAGTATTTTACATCATTTGAAATGTCCTAAAATCGCAATTACAAGTCATTATCCGTACATTGACCAAATAAATAAACATATAAATGATGGATATAACCGCATTTTTTCATTTTTAACAAATCAAGACCAGTTTTATAATTTTGTTTTAGCAGATAAAGATGTAAATGCATTTTTATTGTATGGCGCAAATGATTCATATATTCGTAAAATAAAAAATGGAATAAATAGTTCTCTTTTCAAATTTTCCTTTTTTCCAAAATTAGACAAAACGATTTATTTAGGAAAAATAACACCCCGAAAAAACCAATCCAAATTCCAGAATATAGAAAGTATTGATTTTGTCGGAAACAATGCCGACCCGAATTTCAAAATATGGATGCCGAATTATTTAGGCGAATGGTCGAGAAATAAAATACACGAACATTTAACGGATTATACGAATTTACTGTTAATAAGCGAGGGCGAAGCAGACCCTCTTGTCGTAAAAGAAGCGTTGATAGCTGGTTTAGGAATAGTAGTGAACAAATCGTCAGCCGAAAATTTAGATGAAACATTGGATTTTATTACCATCATAGAAGATAATAAAATAGATGATTTAGAATATATAAAACAAAAATTAATTGAAAATAAACAAATATCTGGTTCACAACGAAAAACTATTCACGAATATGGTATATCTCAATTTGATATTAGTATAGAAGTTAAAAAATATATGGAAATCGTAGAAAATCTATAAATATGTCACTGTTCCACCACATCCACCGGTTGTTGGTTCTATATTGAATACAGGACAGTTTAGGACATTCTCATTTGGTAAACTATCAATTTTATCTTTGTAAAGAATTTCAATATAATCATTTTCATATTTAGCATATTCATCTCGATAAAAACAACGTTTATTAAAAATGAAATTAAACATTTCTATGTGACATCCAACAATTTGGCAGCTCAATGCTCTATTTTGTCGCAATGCTTGAATTTTAGATAAATCCTGTTTTTTCAAATAGTTTTCAAATTCTGGAATATAAAATCTACCTGTAACTTTAATAATAAAATTACATGCAGATTGCATAATGAGTTTAGATTGGTGTTTTGCATAATATATTGAAAAAACTTCATGAGTCCCTTTTGAATGATTATCTTTCAAATAGGCCGCTTCTTGTAAAGTTGTTTCGTTGTACAAAACCATTTCAAACCGTTCTTTAAACATTTCTTTTTCAAATTCCAATTCGGGAAATTCATATCCAGAATTTTCAACAACAACAATGTTTAGCGTTGTTTCGTACAACCATTTTTTAATAGATTTTATATAAGTATCAACTCTTTCTTCTGAATCAGATTGTCCACCAGGTATACGTTCTACTATTTTAGATTGACGATTTACTGTACATGTTAATATTATAGCAACTTTATTATCATAATTTTTATTTGGGTCAACGTTTACGACAGGGTCAACGTTTACGACAGGGTCAACGTTTACGACAGGGTCAACGTTTACGACAGGGTCAACGTTTATATTTTTTTCAGTATTTGTAAAAGGACTTTGTAAATTTGATGGTTGAATCGTAGATTGAAGATGCGTTGTCTGTAAATAATCGTTTATAACATGATTCCATCTTTCCAATGTTTCTTTTTCATGTAATTTAGCATAATTCAAAATAGTTTTGGTTTTTTCTTGATAATTCGTATTTTTTATTTTTAATTTTAAATCATTCCATGAATCGAAATATACCATCAAATCTCTATGTTCCGCTGCGTACCATTCAGATACTTGTAATAATTCAGGATGATCAATATGAAATGGCGGTTGAAACCAATATTTTCCCTGCTTAAATAATTCAATTAAAAATCGTTCACTTGGTATAAACGTTACTAACCCTAATTGCAGCCTTTCAAAAAATGCAATAGTTGACCATGCATATGGAATGCATATAATACCTTTATAGCCTAATAATTCAGAAATATGGTCTTTGAATTTCTCACATTTATTTTCAATACCTAACGATTCTAATTTTTCTGATAAATTCAATAAAACGGTTTCATTTTGATAAGGTGGTACATAAAAGACATTAGCTTCATCATGAGAATATGTTTTATACATGAACTCGGAAATTTTATTTTTCCCCAATGGTTTAATAACAAAATTACCAATATCTACGTTTTTTACATTTACTGAATAAATGTTCTCGATAAATGTATTACCAAAAATATATACATTTTTTCTATCTTTTATTGAACGTAATAAACTGTAAAATTCAGGGTCTAAAAATTCAGGTTGAATAGCATAATCAAATCGATTACAAACCCAAATAATCAATAATTTTGACCAATTATTTTGTAAGAATGTACGAGATGTAGGACATGTATCCGATGTTATGATACCATCAAATGTGTTAAAATAATCTTTGTATTTTTCCCAACAATCTTGTGCGCGTTTATGTGTAACTTCATACATTTTCGTTTGTACATATGGAGTGCTATTCGGGTCAGTAATTCCATCGTCAAATTTCATAGCTGTAATTTCATGACCTAATCTTTTAAAAACATATTCTATATCTAATTCACATCCAAGATGGAAAGTTAAATGAAGTAATTTCATTTTTATAAATATAAAATTAATCTTTATATTTATAACTTTTTTATATAAATTGCATTTTTGGTTTTATGTATTTTTGGTTTTATGTATTTTTGGTTTTATGTATTTTTGGTTTTATGTATTTTTGTTTTTTTCTTCTTCTTTTTTTTTTATTAAGTATTTTAAATTATCAGGTAATGGAATTTTGTACCAAACTTTATATTGATGTTGAACAATAATATCGGTATTTAATCCATTATAGCTATCATAATGACCTTGATATGGACCAATCGAACCACCAGACAATGTAATCACAACTGAAAATAAAAAATCCTGTCCAATATTTGATGGAAAATCATAATATAACCAATTTTCAATAATATCGTGAATTAATTCTGTATTTTTCATACATTCAATAAAAAATTTCTTATTAAAAACACTTCCACCATGCCCAGTAAAATTATATTTTTTATTAGTATCTAAATTGTATTTTTCTTGTAATCGTTGTATTGATTCATCGGATATACGATTTGGGCAAAACCCGTTCAAATCATATAGAAATGCATCGGAGATTGGTTTATTTATAGACACATCATCTTCTAACCACATTACATATTCTTCGTTACATAGTTCAAATGCATTTACTATTCGTTCGATTAATTTGAATGAATTTTCAAATTTATCTGAATCATTAAGGTTGTTATATGTGAGTAGAATATTTTCATTTGAATGAATATATACGCATTTGAAATATTTAGCCATTTCAGTATAATCATATCCATTATCTGATAGGAGAACAACTGTATTATCTGGATAAAATTTACGAAAAGATTCTAAACATTTATATGTAGCATATGGATTTTTATAGCATTGTAAATATCCACCAAACTCTTGTGGGTTCATTATTAATAATGATAGACAAAAAGTATTTATATACAAATTCGGAAAAATATTTTTACATTTGATTTATTGTATTTAGTTTGTGTCTCCAATATTCAAATAATAATTTATCATAACAAAAATCTTTTTGCAAAAATTCAGCATATTTTTCATTCAAAAAATATTCGCTAATAATTTCATAATTACTTACAAATAAAATAGGTAAATCATCGAATTGTTCATGTCCACTATATTTTTCGACTATTGGAATTGAACCTAAACAAATTGCGTCCCATAAACGATATGTATCTATACCACACCCGCGTGGACATAATGTAAATTTACTCATAGAAATCATGTTATAAAAATGTTCATTTGACATATTATTTCTACCATCCATTTGTATGTTTTCTTGTAAAACAAATGGTTTATCTTGTAATATTTTTAATAAATATTTTCGAGGATTACCGAACCATCTATCCACACTGATGCCAAAATTTGCATAACATAGTATTGATTTATTATTCATTTTTAAATGATAATGATTGAATTTATTAAATATTCCTATTGGTATATTTACAATATTAGGATGATTTATTGATAATGCATGTGTTACAACTGATATATTATTTTTTTCTATTATATATAACAATTCCATTTCTATTTTTTCATTATATGCAATACTGATATAATTCGTCGGTAGTGTATTTGTAGTAAAATATTTATCATAAGAGTATGGTTTTTTTGGTGGTGGAAAATCAACGTCTGGGCTATTGATGATAACAATTTTATTAGTTATATTTGAAAATATATCACATATATTGTTATTTTGTAACATGTCTTCTGACATATCAATGTATACATATTTTTCGTTGTTGTTTTTTAAATAATGAACCAACTTTGTATATTTATCAAGGGTAATTACATTTGAATTACTCAATATATTACTATTAATATATTCATGAATTTTCATATATTATATATTTTATATATGATATATATTTATATAAATATAAATTTATTTTATTTTATTTTTCCAGAACAGCAAGTAAGTCCTGAATACGATTCAAAAATGTGTGTTTTTCACGGACGATTTTCATTTGTTCTTTTATCAAATCATAATTATCTAACTCGTTGAGTGCATCGTAAAATAACATGGTCTCGTTGTCATTATAAATCACTTTTTTTTCTAATAATTCAAATGCATGCTTTGAATTTGTAATACCCAGATGTCCATAACTAATGGATTTCAATAATCTACATGCAATATATCCAATTTGTTTGTGACATGTACCGGTTTCACCTAATGCTATTTTTCTTGGGTCACCTGAAGTACGAAAATCTGGCGACATATAGGAACGCATTGTATATTCTTGAACAACATGGAATGGTAATGGATTTTGCCAAGGGTCATTTGTTTTAAAATCGATACCATTCTTTTTACACTCTTCATAAAATAATGCAATTTCTCGCGTATTATATTGATTTGCACTACCAAACCAATATATTTTTTCTTCTTTTGGTTTGTATATATTTTCCTCCAAGATTTCATGCGGTAATAAATCGGTTGCCCAACATGTGTATATGCATTCATACTCCATTGGTATAGGATTGTAGTGATGTTTTGCTAAACCTCCATTATCATGGAGGTTTTCATAATATGTACAATTACTTATTTTTTTGCATTTATTTTTGTCTAGCGTGTAATTGTAATTACAATCTTTTATTCCATCCACCAAATATCGTATTTCTATGAATCGTTTCACTTTATTTATATATTTTTCAGGTTCTATTGCAATATGTACAAAATAAATAGAAGTAGAAACAATGGGAATATTATCAGACGCATATCCTTCTGTTATGAATAAACAATCATTGAAATCAAAATCCGATGGATAATTTGTATCGTCAAACCAATATGTATCATAACCTAAATGTTTGAAACCTTTGAACCATCCATAATGTATATAACTATGAGTGTGTGTATGTAATGGAAACCCCCAAATAATTACTTTTGAAAACATTATATCTTACAAAAATATAAAAATATAAATCAAGTAAACTTTATATTTTTATTCAATAAATTTGATTTACATCGGTGGTACTTTCAGGTGTAACATAATCTACATTGAATCGCGATAACCCATTTCGTGATTGCGAATAATCCATTGGAAAATCGCAATGACTAATTTCTATTCCATGTTTTTTAATAAACAATGTCATAAAATATTCATTTTGCATAAACGGATGATTTGGTTTTATATGTTTCTTATATAATTCAACTGCCTCATCGTGGAATTTCGCAAAAATATCCATAACAGATGACGATGTCATAATGATTTGTTCATAAATTGATTCGAATGACATTTCTCGGGCAATTATTATATCCGGTATTTTTTGAACAATACTCATTGGTTTAAAAATATTAATATCAAGTCTGGTAATAATAACATTATCATATTTGAAACCATTTTCTTCTTCAAATTTTTTTTTCATTTCAATAACCTGTTTTCTTGAAAACGATTGACTACGAATTGTATTATATGCCATCATAATATGTTCTTTTATTGGATTTCCTTCGCCAAAAAAATCATGTGTTGTTTTTTTAGATATTTCAGCGAATTCATTATTATCATGATAATCGTTTCTATTTTCTTCTATCAAACATTTTTTTGGTTTGAAAATTTGAAATAATTTACTTGGCGGGGTAAAATGAACAGCTTTTTTTTTATGATATTTTGTATATGACTCATTTAAAATTGGCGATAGTTTCTCTAAAAATTCATTACTATAATAATAATGATGCATAAATACGTCAGCATTGTTAGGTTTTACAATACTATCGTATATGTTTTGCCAAATTTTATCCCCACCACGTATTTCTCCAAAAAATAATACAGCTGTTTTCATATAGTAATATATAACAAACTGTTTTTATTTGGTTTTTTATATATTTATTGGAAATTTAAGACAATATTTTCATTAAAAACATATCATGTGTCGGATGTTCGCATAAAGCAAATAATAATTTATTATATTGATTTTTATTCCAAAGTAATACCAATGCTACCGATTCATCATTTACATTGTTATTATTAAGCATATCTTCTACAAATATATTTTCCATTTTTTCTGCAATAATTTGAAGAACTTCTGAATCTCCGCCACATATTCTATTATATAATAATTTTTCTGATTTCCATACAAAATCACCATCAATATTGTATTTGTATAAATTGTTATTTTGTGTAAAAAATATTTTTTTTTGTGATTTTACTCTATTTATTCCTATTTTACTTGGAAATTGTGCCGAAAGAACCATATTATCAAGATATTCAGAAGAAGATGCACCTAACCAAAAAAACATTATACTTTGAAAAGGATTTGATTCTGCTGCCATATTCATGTATTTGTATTTTGAATATTGTAATATGTTGTATTCTGGTGATGTACATTCAATACGGGTAGGATTTTCTATTTTATTTTTATAATAATCACTTTCTATTGTTTCTTTAATTCTGTCATAATATTTGTAATAATATGAATCTTTGAAATCGATGACTTTGATTTCGATTGGATATTGTTGAGGACGATTTTGTAAAATAAAATCTTTGTGTTTTTCCTCTGTAACTACATATAAATTACAATTCAATTGCAACATTTTTTGTATCCATTGTCCATCACCAAAATTTACGTCAAAACAAGCAGTTACAATAGTAATTGTAGGTTCCATTAATATATATAGATATAGCTACATATTTATATTATCATAAAGATAATAATTTAAATAATATTAAATGATAATAGGGAGAATTTTGTGTTAAAAAAAATAGTTCGGGATGTTTTTTCCAAACAATTGCCAACGCTAATTGTTCATTGTTTACGTTATTGTTTGCAAACATTATATTTATTACTACATCTTCTACGTATTCTGATATTTTATTTACAACAGTTACGTCGCCACCAAATATTCCTCCTGATAGTAAATTATCCGATTTCCAAATAAAATTGTCGTCTATTGGAAAATATTCTAAATCCTGTCGTTTTTGAATAATAAATTTATTGGGATTGTTATTCAAATATGTGATTACATTTTGACTTGGATATGGTTTTGAAATATCAACATCCAAAAAGAAACGAGAACATCCTGCATCCATCCAAAAGAAATAATCGCTTTTGAATGGATTCGAATCTATTGCTAATTTCAAGTAATGAAATTTAGAATATTGAATTATATTATATTCCGGTAATACACATTCAACACGTTTTGGGTCTTTGATTTTATTTTTATAATAATCATTTTCTAATATTTCTTTCATTTTGTCATAATACCTGTAATAATAAGAATCTTTGAAATCTATTATTTTTATTTCCATGGGATATTGTTTAGGGCGATTTTCTACGAAAAAATCTTTGAATTTTTCTTCGGTTACGACATACAAATTACAATTCAATTGAAGTGTTTTCTGTATCCATTCTTTGTATTCAGATATTTTTCTACCATCGCCTCTGGTTTCACGATTTATATCAAAAAAAGCGGTTACTATCGTTACTTGATTTTGCATAGTATTATGGAATTGTAATAAATAATATTTATATTTTTTTTAAACTTATAATATATAGAAGTATATTATATTTAGCAAAATGGATATTCAAAATAATTCAGGTATATATGGTATTCCCAATGGAATATATTATGGACAATTTGAACGAACTGATGAATTAAATGAACGTATGTATGATAGATTTTTTCCCGACCAACCATTACAAGCCAATTTCGACCCACGTCCAGTTCCTACAAAATATGCTTTGTTTCCTATTATTGATAGACGTGCTATTCCAAATGAAAAAATAGCACCTCAATCCAAGTTCAACATTGAACAAAATTTCAATCCTGGAAATTCTCGCGCGCCACCACAGGGATTCTTGTCCAATGTTGATATTGAAACCAATCTTCGTAATCAATATTTTGCATTACAACATGGCGCTGACCAAGGTGTATATGTTCCATCATCCAATAGTGATTTATACAAAACTACTGTTGTTTCCAAACCAAGTGTTCAACCTCATCCGGATTTGTTCTCAAAACCACAACTTGTAGGTAGAACATATACAAATGTAGAAGACAATGGAATTGGAAAAGATAGATTCTTCAATCATACAAGAACCCAATTACGAAACATGTAAGTCAAATATATATTTAGCATGTTTTTCATTTTTATAAAAAGTATTCACAAAAGTATAATATTATATAATATATAATATCATGTTTTCCAATCTATATTCACTATTGACAACCAAAAATCCGAATAAAATGTGGTTGCGAATATTAGTTATGTTATTGATTGTTATATTGGGTATCACGTTATACAAACAATTTTATTGTTCTCAATTTGGTAAAGAAGGATTTGAACAGAAAGATAAATTTATATTGAAGCGTGATGAATATGTATACGATAATTTTTATGCAGAAATATATGATAAATTACATAAACCAGAGAACCAAGTTGATTATTTATTGAATTTCATTGATTCTAATAGTCAATGTTCAAAAGAAAGTGTATTTTTAGATGTTGGCAGTGGTACCGGTGATTTAGTTCAAAAATTGAAATCCAAAGGATATAATGTATATGGTATTGACAAATCAAAAGCTATGGTGGACAAATCAGAAGAAAAATATCCAGAAAATCATTGTCAATGCATGAATGCATGTGACCCATTAGCATTTGAAAAAAGTACATTTTCACATGTATTGTGTGTAAATAAAACAATATATGAAATGGAAAACAAATCCATGTTTTTCAATAATTGTTATTTTTGGATGAAGCCCGGAGGATATTTAATCATTCATTTAGTAGAACCTTCCAAATTTGATGCAACTGTTTCTGCTGGAAAATCATACATATCAAATCCTCAAAGTTATTCAAAAACCCGAATAACCGATACCTACATTGATTTCATCGATTTTAATTACAGGGCAAAATATGATTTCAAAAATGATAATATTGTCATTGTAAAAGAAACATTTACAGATGCGGCTACAAATAATATACGACAAAATGAGCTTACTATGTATATGGAGCCAATTGAGAACATATTGAAAATTGCAAAGACAAATGGATTTATTGTTCAAGGCAAAGCTAATATGAAATCAATGAATGGTGATGAAAACCAATTTTTGTATATATTGGAGCGAACATTGTAAATTCTGCAATGAAAAATGTGTAAAAAACATGTGATTTTTTTGTACATTTTGTATAGGTTCTCATGTTTTACAATTTTAATTTTATGATTTTTTATGGATATTTATATAGATTTTTGTATTATTTACAACATCAGTTTTACCGGGGTATCAGTTATTTAGGAAATTATATCATATATGAACCATTATCTAATATTCATCCCCGATGGTTTTTGTTTGGATTCATTAGTTGCATTCTCTTTATTTATTTCTATATAAAAATTCGATATCCGTTTTGGAATACGCAACCTGTATATCATTCTTATGATTTTTGGAGAAAATGGACAAGTTCTCCATTTATTATTCAAAAAAACTTTCCAATGAAAACAAAATTCTGTAATTTCGAGAACATCCAAACATATGATTATTTAGATTTGCAGGATTCGCAAATGGAACCAGTAATCGATTTATTAGTATCACACTATATACCATCTGACCAAGTCCTATTCACAGTTACTAAAAAACATATGAACGAATATTTTACTGGACAGAACCATTCGTCATTGTTCTCGATATATTATGAAAAACATTACAATTATGGAGAACCTGAAAAAGAAAAACAATTAATATACACCAATGTTCCGATTGGACTAATGACATCGCGTTCTATTTCTATATTTGTTCTCAATAAGTCGGGTGGATGTATAAAATATCCATGCTATTTTTGGGATTATTTATGTGTAAAACGAGAACTTAAACACAAAAAATTAAGCAGAAATATTATTCAAACACATGAATATAATCAGCGAATCAAAAATCCGGGGGTTCTCATCAGTTTATTCAAAAAAGAGGGCGAACTTTCACGTGGAATTGTTCCAATCGCGAAATATACATCGTATACTTTTCAAATACCTACTATGAAATTTGATAAATTACCAGAACATTGCGTGATGGTTCAAATTAACAAAACAAATTTTGGAGATTTCATCGATTTTTTATATATTTTTTTGAAAACTAGCAAGGTCTTCAAATTTGCAGGAATACCTGATATCGGCTCTCTAAAAAAAATGATTGATAGTAGTAATATGTATGTATATTTATTGAAAAAACGGGAACATGTTCTCGGGATGTATGCCTTCAAAGATGCAAAAGTACAATATGAAAATGATGATGGGTCTGCAATTCAATGTATAGGTTCCATTTTGAATTGTAGTAATATACGATTGTTTTATTTGGGATTCCTGCATAGTTTACAAATGATAACTTGGAAAACACATTATAAAATAGTATTGTTTGAGAACATTGCACATAATAGTTATATTTGGGAGTTTTTGAGAACTACGAATAAAGAAATCATGGAACAAAATAATGCATATTATTTGTACAATTTTGTAGTACCGGGTTCTCCATATTTAGCGAAAGATTGTTTGTTTTTAGTTTGATTTTCATTGTGGAGAAGTTTATTTCATACATTGGCATGCAATAAACCGTTTGTTTTATTTTAGTGCTTGGATTTTCTTGATTTCTTGGATTTTCTTTGTTTGCTGTTCTTCTTCTTGGAACCACCTTTGTGCTGTGATTTTTTATGTTTACCACCCCTTGGTGTTGAATATTGTGAATTTGGTGAAGGTGGCGCGGTTGAATTTCGTGAAGATGGCGTGGTTGAATTTTGTGAATTTGGTGACGATGAGAGTGGGGTGGTTGATATATTTGAATTATTTGAATTATTTGAATTATTTGAATTATTTGAATTATTTGAATTATTTTCACTAGGCGCTATACGTGTGTCTCTTTTTGTAAATAAACTATTCAAAATTGATGATAATGACCAACCACTACTATTATTAGTATTAGAACTCATATTATATAATAATACCTATATATTCTTTCGAATAAATATTTATCGAACATATTTTCCTGCACGCACAAAAGAATCTACAATATAAATCATGAATACGCCTAAAAATGTATAAAGAACAAATTCTTCCATAACATTGTTGGTTTTTTCACTTTGTTGCTCTTCCAATAAATGTATCATATAGTTAATTTTCTCTAAAAGTTTATCATTTGGGTCACCATTACCGAGTCCCATTTTTGCATAATAAGGAATATTGGAAGGTTGATAACTGGTATTATAACTACTCAATTTTCCTAAATTACTATCATTCGCCGAATAATTGATAGAATTTGCAGGATTCCCATTTTTTGGTAAATTGGGAAGGGAAACTTGATACGGATTATTTGGCATCAAATCAATTGGATTCAATTCACCATGTATCCCTCGACCTTCATTTTGAGGACTCTGTTTTTTATCGTTCAACCCAGGATTTGGCATAGGATTGAAATTGGCTAAATAATGTCCGTCATTATCAGCATTCAACGAAGTCATTTTATTAATCAAATCACTTACTTGGTTATTTCTGTTATCATTGTATATTTGAACATCATCTACCGACGGAGGTAATTGTTCTTTCAATTCAGGTTCTTCATTAATATATTCATCTGGTTCTCCCATACCATTCATATAAGGTCTCGTTTTGATAGTTTTTCTCATTGTCGATGGTCTTTTTTTATTTTCTGTATTTCCATTTGTCCACGGTGAAGCCGACATTAATAACGACATTTTTATTATTAAATACTTAAAAAATCAGTAGAAATTTATTTAAACCACTTTCAACATAAAAACATTATTATTTTCATTTTCATTTTCAAATTATCTCTAAATTTTATTTATAATGAAAAATACATAAAATTGAACTACTTTTTTATGAAAACAAATATTGTATCTAAACCAATACCAACAATATCAATATTTATGTGAAAATGAGAAACTGTTCATTTTGCAATTTACCAGGACACGACATCCGTACATGCAATCATGTGAGTATTCAAGAAAACATTCAAGAACTTGAACATACGATTCGTCATTTAGATGATGAACTTGAAATTGAGAGATATTTGAAATCCAGACATTTGAAACTGTTACGTGTAATATGCATTCCATTTGGGATAGCAATGACTCTGAAAAAAAAGTTTTATGTAGATTTATTGAAAAAATATTATGTAGTTTATAAAAATATTCAAACAACTACCGATATAACTGTGGAATCGAGTGAAACGGACATCAGAGAATATACTTGCAACTATATTAAACATTATTTGACTTTTATTGTTGACCAAAATTTACCAACATACGCAACCTTACGATTCATTGAAAACATAAATAATGATTTATGGAGACTTTATCGTTTGGAATTCAGTCAACCATTTGACGTATTTTTGGGAAATATTTGGATGAAAAGTATATTTATGTTAATGGACCCAGTTATTGCAGTCATGCTTACTAACAATCATGTGATATTCAACATAATCAGTCGAATTACAATGCCTTTCTTGGATTTCGAATCTGAACCCGAATGGAAGATGGATATACACCCGATTATGTTATGCACTGAACAATCACATGAATTGGAAGAACAACAAGAATGTCCTATTTGCCTTACTGACCAGAAGAAGTTTGATATACTTATTACCAATTGCAATCATTCATTCTGCAAGGATTGTGTTATGAAAAGTATTTCCATATCTAAAAATGCCCGTAAACCATTATCATGTGCATTATGCAGAGCTGACATAAAGGCTCTTGAAACAAAAAATGTCGAAGAATATAATAATTTATGTAGTATATTAGAATAGATAGTTAGTTTTGTATTTGTAGTTTTATATTTGTAGTTTTATATTTTGTATTTTGTAATTTTAATCAAAGTTTATTCCCTTTTTTTATGCAAAAAATATATTGAAAATATATAATGAAAGATATTATTGTAAAATTATTACCGATAATATTGGTATCTATATTATTTTTATATAAAGAAGACACAATAGAATTTAGTCATACTATTTTAGGAAGATTAATCGCTGTATCCATTATTTTGTTTTATATTTCATATAATATTTTGTATGGATTATTAGCATGTTTATTAATCATATTATATTACCAATTTGATTTTGTTGAAGAACGCAGTAATTTGAAAATCAACATGGTTCATTTAGAAGGATTTCAAGAGGGCGCAGGGCCATTTGACAATTTAATGGTTGAAATTGATAAAAAAGTTCAAGATAAAATAAGTATTTATGATACACAACTTAAAACTATCAAAGATGATATTACAGCTCTCAAAAGTAATGATTATGATACACAAATAAAAAATATCAAATCGGATGTTACAAATGCCAAGACAGACCTATCTGATTTCAAAACCGATATATCTAATATAAAATCAGATGTAAGTGGTATCAAATCAGATATAAGTACTATAAAAGCTGAAAATGCAAATAATAAATCAGATATTATGAAAGCGGCAAATGCGGTTCCTAGAAAAGAAACAAGTGGATTTACTAATTATAGTGATTTGTATGATGAATTTAACCCACAGAATAAAACTGAATTCAAACAATATTTTAGAAAACAAAATTGTAAAAATGGAGAACTCAAATTCAAAAATATCACTGTTAAAAATGAAATAGCACCTCACATTTTCCCAGAATTGAAATATGAAAACGAACCATGCAATCCATGCAGTGATACATGCAAATTTTCAATTATTGAAGAGAAGATTAATAGTGAAGATGCTTTAATGAAACCAGTCAATTCAAACGATGTTGTCTCAAAAAATGTATTCAATACAAGTCAATCTAATACAATTCCATCCATTGGAGTAGTAAGTGAACCATTTTCCACTTACAAATAATTTCTTCAACAGTATATATAAATGGTCAATAAATCTGAAAATATTGTATCTAATATGTTAGATTATATACACAATAACATTAAAGCAATGAATGATAGTAAAATATTTGCGGGATTAATGATAATAACTCTTAACATTGCATCTAAATTTGTTACAATCAAATTGAGCAAAACCATGGAATCTTATTTGAAATATACATTTAGTCGTGATATTTTAGTATTTGCAATTACATGGATGGGAACCCGCGATATTTACATTGCCTTATTTATTACGTCTGTATTCATATTGTGTATGGATTTCTTATTGAACGAAGACAGTATGTTTTGTATATTACCTGAACAATTCACAGATTATCATATATCTTTAGCAACGAATAATGAAATAGTAAGTCCAGAAGAAATTAAAAAAGCACGCGAGGTTTTAGAAAGAGCTGAAAAACAAAAAACGCAAACGACTACTGAAAAACAATACCAGGCATTTATGAATTATTAAAAAGTGTTATAATATATAAAAATAATATTTATATATTATAAGTATGGACGATAAGGAAACTGGAATAAAAGATGAAATTGATACTATTGATATAATACCAAAAAAAATCAATATAATGGTAGAAACAAATATAGAAGGCGAAGCGCCGTTCCCATTGACTTATGACAAAATTTATAATCCGGTGAAAAGTTCAACTTTACCTCAACCAAAAAACCCAGATTATCCATATTTTGTTTCAAATGTCAAATATTCAGAAAAAGTTTTGACGAGTTACTTACTAAAAGATTATAGTTTTATTTTACTTTCATTTTTTGATAAAAAATATTTTTCCAACATGATTCAAGATTTCAGCAAAGAAGAAAAACCAAAAGAAGGAAAAGAACATGTTAACCACAATATATTTTTGACATTATTGTTTTTGTTTCCAATGAGATATCCTCGTCCTGCAAATATCAATACATCTTATACTAAATATATATGTAAAGATGGCAATCAAGAGTATACTGAATTGACCAATATATATCAGTCGGGAAAAAATACCGGTTCTGTATTTTTAAGAAATATGCGTGACATTGAGACGTCGGTACGTGAATATTCATATGTAAATACGTCAAAAGGCGAAGCAACTGTAACACAGATAGTATGGTTAAATGATGTTTTGAACAATCCGAAATATCGTGAATTGATAGATTTATTAATTCAATATGAATCATGGATTAAAAATAAGAAAACAACGATAAAAAATGAAATAGATACTGCTATAACAGATTTGATTGAAAGTTCAGATATTGACAAAAATAAAATAACGGATGATGATATAAAATTAATTGAAAATCAGCAAAATATTACGTATAGTAAAACAGAATTCATAAAAAATATTTTTGAAAAGGTTAAAGAATATATATATTATGATGGAAACCCACCCAGTCATAAAGAATTACAAATATTAGAAAATATAGAAAAAAAAACAAATGACGATGCCGATAATCCAGTAAAAAAATATATTGATAATCCTTCTGATGATATAAAAAATGCAAAAATAGAAGAAGAAAAATTAGTTGATATAATATTTGAAGTTATATTTGATACCAATTCAAAACCAGATAAAAAAAACACCAGGTATATTAATAAAAAATTTAAACTCGTTGTCATGGATTATTTAAAACCAATTGATCAAAAAATACCAAAAATTAGTTTAAAAGATGTTGAATTAAATGTTATAATTACAAAAGACATGTATCAAAAAACGGATATAAAAACAAAAAACATAGACAACCAAGAATATTCAGTAATAACGGGTGATTATTTGTACAAGTTGAAAGAAAAACTCTATGCTGATACAAAATTTGAACAACTTAAAAAACAATTAATCAAAAATATCAAAAACTATGTAGACAGATACAATCAAAATACAGTAAGATCTTCATCAATTAGTAATAAAAATTTAAATTTATTCATTGATATTGATATAAGAATTAAAAAGGCAGTTGAAGAATTGAAAGCATTGAATAAAGCATTAAAAGAACTTGCTAATGACGAAAATTTCAAAAAAATTGTCAACGCAGTAGATTCGTTGAAAACATTTTTTACAGAACAATCTATAAAAGAAAATCGACTTACCGGAGTATCTATAATGAAACAAAAATTTGAAAACATACTCAAAAAAACAAATATAATAAAAACATTGAAATATATTCAAGAAAATATAATTAATTCGAATGGTATCAATTTGAATTATAAATCAGAATCAAATGAGTTTAATACAGTATTAAAAAGCGAGTTAGAAAAGGAAAAATATTCTTATTTTATGAATACAGTTGAAACCATCAATAAAAATTTTTTAAATATACAAACGACAAATCAAAATTTGGAAAATATAATAAAAGACTATTTTAATAATAGAAACAGAGATTTGATTACAAACCTTATTGAACCCGCTAAAACGGCAATGAATGTAAATAAAATAGACGACGAGTGTAAATACCATTATATGGAAACCGGTGTATTTATAACAACTTCAAGTGCTAAAAAATTATATGAATACGAAATCAATATTTATATGGAGGTAGTTATTGGTAAAGTTGACTATAAGACACAAAACAATATAAAATGTGATTATCGCGATGAAAAACTGGTAGCATATTTTAATAGAGATTCAACAACTGTTAATAAATTCGAAATTGTAAAGAGTAAAGCAATCAATTTGAATAACAACAATAAACCAAATAATAAAATTCAGAACAACAAGAACAATGCAAATAATAAAAAAAATATGGATAAAATGAAAGGCGGTAAAAGTAGACGAAAAAAAAAATATTTACAATATAACAAGAGGTACACGTCTAAACGAAGATAGATAGTAATATTATATTATTTGAATATGGGACAGTGATTATTTGAATACCGGTTTTCCGTCTACATATTTACCAACTTCATCACCAATATCGCCATCCGAAGTTACGCTATAAATAGTGCCATTTTTTTCATTTGTAACATAATATGTTTTTGATTTTATAGTTACTTCATATACTTCTTCTTCAACTTCTTCTTCTTCAACTTCTTCTTCTTCAACTTCTTCTTCTTCAACTTCTTCAACTTCTTCAACTTCTTCAACTTCTTCAACTTCTTCAACTTCTTCAACTTCTTCAACTTCTTCAACTTCTTCAACTTCTTCAACTTCTTCAACTTCTTCAACTTCTTGTTCTTCTTCAACTTCTTCTTCTTCTTCCTCCTCTTCTACTTCTTCTTCTTCAACTTCTTCTTTCACATGAAGTTCTTTAAGTATTTCTTCTTCCATCTGATTGGCTAACATTAAAAGTACAGAATCATCTTCTTCTTCAACAAGTTCACCTTCTTCGAGAGTAGTATCTTTTTCATATGTAACATGTTCGGTATTTTCTTCAACTAATTCATATACAATATTTGGTTCTTTTTCTACATAAGAACCATCGATTGATTCAATTTCGTCCGTCAAATCAACAACTTCATCCAATTTTTCCTTTTTAACTTTTACATGCCTAAATTCTTTCATATGAAGTTTTTGTTTCAAATCATCCACAGTTTCCAATAAAATTTTATTAAACATTTTTAATTCACGATTTTCTTTTATTACAGTTTGCATCATTGGCGAACATTTCATAAAATCATAGAATTCTTTGTACAATTCATAATCAATCATTTCCTTTTTGATTTTATTGAATTGTTTTTTCATGTTTTTTTTAGCTTGTTTAAGAATAGGATTCATGATTTATATAATTATAGAGGTACGTTTATATTTATTGTCAACATTAATTATACAAAAATCATTTTCAATTTTTTGTATAATTACATAATTCTACAAATTTATACGTGGATTTTTATCCATTTTTCGGGAAATAAATCTTGTGTATCCTTAAATCCATGATGCTCGTGCATGGTCTGTCCAAACCACAACGCCGGATAACATACTATCTTATCAACGTTTGAATTCATATATGCACCCCACCAACTAAATGAACTATTTGCTATTATGTTATGGTAACAACATCCCATAATTAACATTTGTTTCCAATCTGCGATTTTATCATCCACCTTCACAAATTCTATCTTGTATGAAGTAGTATCAAAATGCATTTTCAATACATTAATAAATTGCGTTACAATATTATTATCTTCTTCTTCACAAAAATATAAAACACTTGCATCCTTGATTGAAGACTGTTCGAATATTGTAGTCAATGCGTTTTGATAATATTGTGGAGGCATGATTGGATGATAATGTTGTAATTGCTTATAATCACCCAGCCGAAAATGCATACTTATTTTAGTGCGATCCAACGAAAACAAATCTGAATATTCTTCCATAATTTGTTGTTTTTGTTTATCCAATCGTAATAAACTATATATTTGTTCAACTTCATTTTCAAAATATTTATACGACTGAAAATAACCATTTAATTTAAATGGTGTCGATGGGTCACTCGCTGGCAACTCATTATAACGAAATTCTTTCTCGCCAATATTTTCCATATTTTGAATATCCGCATTGGTGACTCGATTGTTTAAATTGGCAGTAGTAAATAATTTCAATGATAACATAAAATTATTCCAATATGTTACCCTTTGTGCTAATTTGTCGGAATATGGAAATACAAATTTGTGCTTGTATTTGATGGCATACGCAATTGTTGTAAATATTTGAAATAGTTGGTTACCTAACCCGCCCATTAAATTGACAGAAATCATTATTCTATTTTCAAATATAAAAAAATATTTTTATATCATTTTATATAATGTGTAATAATCTATTTGCCTAACCCAAATTTATTGCGCATAATACTTGTTTTAGAAGGCCCCTTCTGTTTTTCAGATTCTCGCTTAACTTTATAAACACCGCTTGTATTTTGCGTTTTATTATTTCCCCCATATACATTCAATACAATTTCTTCATTGTCTTCATGTAATTCAGGTAATATTCTTGTCATAGGTTTTTCAATCACTAATAACATATGCTCTGTCTTTAATAATTTACGATATTCTTGAATACTTAAATTACCGTAAAATTTATCCAACAAGTAATATGGGTTTGGTGCGGGTTTAATATTCTTCTTATAATCATATATCTTACTGTATATTTTATTCAATAAGTGATATCTTTCAAATTTAGTAGAATCATCGATATTTTCCTTCATTAAATATGCAGTAGCACATTCTGGACGGCAAAAAGAACCATATCCATGGATATCTTCATCCATTTCATATTTTGGTATATAACATGATGGATTGTCAAATTCACATGTACACCAAAAACATGCCGACTTTTTATCAGGCATAGAATTTTTGTATAAATGCAATTTAAGCCGTTTTAGTTTACTATTAATATCTTTCATATTTATTTCATCACTATCTTCATCGTCATCATTCACAATTGTCGATTCATTTATCTGTTTGCAATTATTGCAAAGGTTACATAAACCATTGACTTCATTTATATAAGCATAATTTGAAATATTTGCATGTTTTTCAATAGAATTATCATGAATAATTGAATCGATTTTTTCATATTTCAAACCAGTATATTGAGAATCGTCATATGTCATAATATCAGGGGGTACCGATGGATTATATGATAGTGGATCAGTTACTAATTTGTTTATTTTATCAGTATATTCGTTTAAATCACACATAGAACATTTTAAATGTAAAATTACATTGGTTATGATATTTTTTTGTAAATTAGGCTCACATTGTTTCAATATCAACTTACCACCCTTTGGTTTTCTTCCGCGTTTTTTAGCTACATGTGATTGTTCGGTTGCAGGTTGAGAACCAATCGGTTCAATAATAACCAGTTCTATATTTTGAGGCGGTTCAATAGAATCATTTTCAACAACCTTTTTTCGTCGACCTCTCTTTTTTTTCAAAACTGTGGTTTCGTCGATGTTTTCCATTACCAATATTTTGTATTTCTTGAAGAAACTTTATATTCTTTATATAATCAATAAATCCATATACAAAACTAAACAAAATTTATGTATTGAATTTTTGATAACATAGTCGACATAGCGGACGATAATTATTACTACCTATAACGATTTGCGATGTTTCACTTGTAATACGATGTGAAAATAATCCAGCGGTCCCATTTTTGCAACAAGCACATAGAGCATTTAATTTTGTAATTTTATCACAGTATGGTATTAAATCCAATAATTTGCCGAATTTGTTGCGTTGGAAATCGCCGTCTAATCCGCAAATATACACTTTTTTATTTTGTGTTTCTACAAAATTCAAGGTAATTTCAAATATATCTTCGAAAAATTGCCCTTCATTAATAAGGATAATATCAGCCGCCTTGATATTTTCATCTTCCAATATATCCGATAATTTTTTTACTAAAACACACGGAATCATGATTTGGTCATGTGTAGAAAGCAATGAATCATGATAACGTTTATCTTCTGCATAATTTATAACTACAATTTTTTTTCCAATATAAGTATAACTCTTATAATGCTGTATAATTTGTGTGGTTTTTCCCGAAAACATGGGACCAAGAATTAGTTCTAAATAACCGGATGTTGTCATTTGTATATTTAGTGATTATGTTTTTATTTTACTATCTGTATTCAATTTTTTACAGTAACGATTATAAATTTTTTTCACCAACTCTTGTATAAAAATATATTGTTTTAGTAGAAACATATGGATTTTGTAATTCCACTTCACCGGTATCATAATATGGTACGAACAACCGTGGAAGCAATACATACTTTTTATTCACCAAGAAATATATTTATTATAACACCTGAAATATATGTATCCAATATTGAATATTCATCAATATATTGGTTAGGTAATGTGATTGTAATCCCAGAAGAAACTTTTTTTATGAAAAATTACGGATTACACAAACGAGATATTGAGAACATGTTCAATAATCAACCCAACCATCGTTCCCGTGAATTTGGATGGTGGTATCAACAAATTATTAAATTAGCAGGATATACACAAATAAGTGGATTATCAGACCCGTATGTAGTATGGGATTCTGATTTGATACCACTTGTTAAATGGAGTATATATCCACACATTGGCGAAACCCAATACAAAATAGCGATTTTACAGGAAAAAGCGAGGTCGGAATGGAATATGGAACAGTATAAAGATTCAATGATACATCTTACTGGATTAACGCCAGTAGAACCAGAAGAAGGAACATTTGTACCACATCATTTTGTTTTACATCATTGTGTATTAGAGCAATTGCATAACCATATAGAGAATTATGGAACCAGATACAATAATAACATAGGAATGAATTGGATACATTGTATAATGGAATTGAGCCATATGTTCTTTAGATTTAGTGAATATAAAATGATTGCAACATTTATGACAAAATATTTTCCAGAAATGTTAAAATATCATAAATTCAAAAAATACGGTAAGTTTGGATATAGACTACGTGACCCGGTGCCGTTTATAAAAGAAGTTGAAGAAAATTGCGTTATTGAAAATTGTGGATTATCTTATGAAGAATTTTGTAGATTTGTAAATCAATATTATGGTCATAAAATATCATATTTGCAAATTGAACACATTTAGAATAATACAAATATACACAACAATATAAAAACATATTTACAAAAATAAATGTAAATATGTTCAAGCAACATACTGATAATATTGTACTTATTCCACAACATATATCCAGAATTGCATTGATTTCAGTGCAATTTATATTATTTGTATGTTATTTGGCATATATTTATGAATACACCAGATTATGTATATTATTGTTCGGATTGTATGTTTCAAGTATTTTCCATTGGAATAAAGTTAAATACGAAGGAATTGTAAAAACAATAGATATTTTGTTTGCAAATGGAGTATTCTTACATGTGACAATATTTGACTGTAATCGATTTATATATAGAAATATATGGTATGTTACAGCAATTATATCTATTGCGGGTTTTATAACAAATGAATATTTATTCTATCATCAAGTGCTTAAATATAAAAATAAAAGAGTTATTTTTAATGGTAAATATTGGTATTTTTCATTAGATTATACTAATCCTAATACAATGAATAGAGAGTTAGCGTATTATAGGTCGACGTTTACTCATATGTTTTTCGTTCATATTCTTCCAACAACAGTATGTGCATATTTAGGTGTTTCATCATATATAAATAAATAAATATAAATAGATTTTTTATATTTTGTTATAGAATAACAAAATATATGAACGAAACTAAACCAATGGAAAATAAAACAACAAAGAATGCGCCATGGGTAGAAAAATATAGACCAAAGAATTTTGACAATATTGTATTGGACCCAATAAATCGTGAGATATTTACAAATATATTGGAGAAAAACTATTTTCCAAATCTCTTATTTTATGGTCCGCCAGGTACTGGAAAAACAACAACCATAATAAATTTGATAAATGAATTTCAAATAAAGCATTATGGTAAAAGCAAAGGAACTGTAATCCATTTGAATGCATCCGATGAACGTGGTATAGATATTATACGAAACCAAATACATCAATTTGTCAAGTCAAAAAATTTGTTTGAAATCGGTTTCAAGTTTGTCATATTGGATGAGGTTGATTATATGACAAAAAATGCACAACAAGCATTAAAAACATTGCTAAATACATGCACATCCAATGTACGTTTTTGTTTGATATGTAATTATATAAGTAAAATTGATGAATCATTACAAAATGAATTTATATGCATTCGTTTTAATCAATTGCCTAAACCAGATATCTATACGTTTATTAAAAAAATAATCGATGCTGAAAATTTAGATATTGATGAAAAATCAATTGATGCGATTCAAACAATTTACAATTCGGATATTCGAAGTATGATAAACTTTATTCAACTAAATCAAAATTTGGATGAATGGGGAAATTCAATATTAAAATCCACTGTTTGGGAAAATTTACATGAATTACTTATAAAAGGAAATAGCGTAGAGATATTACAATTTATACATGGTGTATGCATTCAGTATAATATGGATAAAAAAAATATTATACAAACATATTTGAATTATATACTTCGTAACCATGGATATTTAATAACGCCTAAATATTTAGATATAGTAACTGCAATTATTCACGCAAGCGATGCTAATATAGAATCTATATTGAATTATTTTTATCACAATTTACATGAATATTATACAAGATGATATAATCTACTATGCTGTTTCGGTATAGTATAATTCCATTCTTTTTTTTAATAATTCAATAAAATGATTTGGAGGAGATGTCGATATATTAGGGTCGAAACAATCACATGTAGGTAACAATTCATAATTACTATTTTCATTTATTTTTGATTTATCAATAGAAATATATGTACTTTTTTTAGGTAGACGTACAACTTGGCTATTTACAGATTGCATTTATATAATTACTAGTATAAAAAAATTTACATATTTTGTAATTTGTACATTTGTGATTCTTTATAAAAATATCTGCGAAAATATAAAATTGAAAATAATATAAATACTTTATATCTATTCAAATAGATATAAAATGACAGATATAGATGACGAATGGAACCGTTATTTGACGAAACAAGTGTTACCGAATGAGATAAATTCACTACATAATATTTCTGAAAACATAACAACCGAAATAGATTATAAACCTATTCCAGTATGCGATGATTTATATATTTCGACAAAAACAAAAGTATTGTTTTTGAATCAAGAAATAGATATAGACAGAATATTTTGGGAAATACCAATTGTAGAATATTGGCAACCAAATGAAGGTGTCATTAAAAAACAAATGAAAATCGTTTCAAAAACAGAAGAAGATTTCAATGCATATCGAACAAAATTAGAAAATGTATATTATTACAATGAAAATATTATAAAACAAATTAATAATCCAGCTGCTCGTCGAATTAAATTCAAAGATGAACGTAAAATCACGATTGGAATATCAAAAAAAGATATAATGAATTGTCGCGGAAAAGTAAAAAATGCATTTTATAATTGTTTTGCAATAATCATTCGATTCAGGTATGAAAATAATTTTCGCGAAATACATGTGAAAGTGTTTAATACTGGTAAGCTGGAAATACCTGGTATATTGAATACACAACTCTTGGATATAGTAAAAGAAATGATTCTAAATATTATCAAACCATATATTTCTAGTGAATTGTATTTCTTGGAAAATTCAACCGAGGACAATGTGTTAATCAATTCGAATTTCAATTGTGGGTTCTTTATCAATCGAGAAAAATTATATACGGTTCTGTGGAGTGAAAAATATGGTATTGAAACCGCATATGACCCATGTAGTTATCCTGGCGTTAAATGCAAGTTTTATTTCAATCATGAACTTGGATTTGACCCTTCTGTCCAAAATGGAAAAATCATTGTGAAAGACCGTTCAATGAAAATGAGTGAATTGGATGATAATAAAAAATACACAGAAGTATCATTCATGATATTTCGAACAGGTAGTTGTTTGATTGTGGGTAATTGTTCTGAAAAAATACTAATGTTTATATTTGAATTTATAAAAAATATTCTCCAAGACGAATATCATGAAATTCATACAGCGAATGAAGAAGTTGTTGTAAAAAATAAAAAAACAAAAATACGAAAAAAGAAAATAAATATATCACAAAGCTATTACGATAATACGATTTCGGTATAGTTTACGTATATAAATATTATATTAAATATATGTTTTTATAAATTGTTTCATATCGTTTATTTTACAGTTATCATTATTATGGTGATGTATAAAAATAACCATTTTATTTTTTATGTCATATCCATTATGAATCGTTTTTTTATTTTTTATTTTTTTATAAAATTGTTCTAAAAAATCAAAATAAATATCTTTATTCATTTTTATTTTTTCTAATATAGTTTCTAAATAATCGATATATTCATTCATATTTTTTTCGGAAAAAAAATACATATATTTAAGAAAATATTTTTGACATATAATGGTATGTACAGTTTCATCGATGTAATCATTGTTCCAATTCAATAATATAATTGAAATACTTGTTAAAATATTAAATAAACCATTCAAATTTTCAGTATTTGATATATTGGAAAAATGAGTATTTGTTAACTGTATGATATTTTTGTCATCATTATACGTAATATTTTCTTTATATACAAATTTCACCACGTCATTTATATTTAAATTATTCAATGCTTCAGTTTTATTTATTTGTTCAATATATTCTAAATAACAATAACATGCTTTTTCACAATAATAATAAGTGATTTGTATATTTTTAGTAGTTATCAGATTTATTTTGAATATATTGTTGATAGCATTTAAACCAACATACATAATAAATCGTTTATTTTCGATTTGTTTTATGATATCGGATTGTGTCATAATAGAATAATATTCATTTATTAATCTTACGTAAAGTTCTATTATTATACCGTTCATTTAATTATATTTAGGAATTAATTTGGTTATTCTAAAAATAGGAAAAGTTTAGGAAAAGTTTAGGAAAACATTAATTATTTAATAAAATAAGTATTTAAAGTATTTTCATTTTTATATTTTATAATTTCATATAAATGAATACTACGACACAAGGAGGAGTACAACAAATAACAAACAATACACCAAATGGTTATAGATTACCAGAAAATAACACATTACAACATGCTGCGAAATTATCAATTGTAGAGGATAAACCAATCATGTTTGATTACTGGACAAGTTCATTAGAAAAAACTGTTCTTATTGGTGTGAAAGATAACAATGAGAAATTATTAGTAAAAAGTGAAGAAGAATATACAAGTCCAATTGCAAAAATTTACAAAGTAGGGACAGAATTTATTATTGTAACAGAGAATTCTATCTACATCGTAGATGTATCTATTCCTACAAAGAGAATTTCTTCATAATTTTATCGTTTTTATGTAACATTATTCATTATATATTATCTATATAATGAATATTATAAAACAGATGAGATTGTATTCATCTGCTCTTCACTCAAATTCATCGGAAAATCAATTATAAATTCAATGATTAAATTTCCAGTTTTTCCTTCATATTCAATACCTAGATTCGGAATAGTTTTTTTAGTTTCTGGTGTAATAATCGTTCTGTTTGATTTATTATTCAAAAATAACATTTTCCCATTTAAATGTTTTAATTCAAATGAAAATCCACAGAGGGCTTCTTTCAATGAAATTTTCTTTTTGTAAACAAGATCACTTTCTCTTCTTTTGAAAACTGGATGTTCTTCTATTTTGAAATTTAATTTGACATCACCCTTCATATCGTTCACGATATTCCCCTCACCTTCGATAACAATCGTTTCATTTTCATGAATTCCTTTGTGAATAGGTACATTCAATGTAATTTTTTCTGTATATTTTATTCCATTGTTTATGACAAAACGGTCAATTTCACAAGGTATACTACCGCCATCATAACAATGATTAAGCGATATAGTAACAACCTTTGAAATTGACGCGGGTTTTTGAAATTGTTGAAAAAATTGTGGACCACCCATACCACCATTGTGAAATATACGGATTCCTGGTCCTGGTCCACCCATCCCATGCATGCCAGGCATTCCTGGCATGCCACCACCAAACATCATATTCAATATATTATTCATATCTTGAAATTCGTTCATACTATCCATATGACTGAACGGCATTCCAAATGGTATTCCGTTCAATTCGTTCTCATATTGTCTACGCTTTTCTGGATCGGACAATGTTTCATATGCTTCTCCTATTTTTTGAAATTGTTCGGTAGTATCTTCATTTGGATTGCGGTCAGGGTGATATTTCAATGATAACGCCCGAAAAGCTTTTTTAATGTCATTGTCGTTTGCATCTTTGGAAATGCCCAATATATCATAATATGTTTCTTTTGGCATTTTCTATTATACTACATTAATGATATATTTTTATATATACTTTCTACATAAATATAAAAATATAAAAATAGTTTTACTATAATACAAAAGAATGAATACATTTATTTCAAAATATAAACCATATTATATTGAAGAGTTTTTTGAAGATTCAAGAATAAAATCTGTTGTTAATACATTATTGCAGATAGATGATTTTAATATGTTATTTATTGGAAACACAAGTTCGGGGAAAACTACTTTATTATATGCATTAATAAGAGAATATTATGGATTATCCAAAGAATCTTCTTTTCCTGATAATAATATACTATATATCACAAATTTGAAAGAACAGGGCATAAATTATTTTCGTAATGAAATGAAAACATTTTGTAAATCAACCAGTAGCATATTTGGTAAGAAAAAACTTATTATAATAGATGACATTGATACAATTAATGAACAAAGTCAACAAGTGTTTCGCAATTATATTGATAAGTACAAAAACAATGTCAATTTTATTTCATCATGTACAAATATTCAAAAAGTAATAGAGAGTATTCAATCTCGTATTCATATTATAAAAATACCAGAGCCAAGTATAAATCAATATACGACAATTATTAATAATATCATCATTCAAGAAAATTTAGAAATATCTTCAACTGCACAAGAATATTTAATTTATATATCTAACAAGTCAATTCGACGTGTTATTAACAATTTAGAAAAAATTTTCATTATAGGTAAACCAGTAGATTTAGAATTATGTAAAAAATTGTGTTCTACTATTAATTTTGAGCAATTTGAATTGTATATTAATGAGATTCGTAATAAGAAAATTGATAATGCAATCAAAATACTATACAGTATATATGATTATGGTTATTCCGTTATTGATATATTAGATTATTTTTTCACATTTGTAAAAATTACTAATTCGATAAATGAAGATGAAAAATATAAAATTATACCATTTTTATGCAAATATATTACTATTTTTCATAACTTACATGAAGATGTTATTGAATTAGCACTTTTTACAAACAGCATTATTACTGTTTTGTAATTTTTTTTACAAATTGTATATTTGTATATTTGTTTTGTAATTTATAAAATAAAAAAAATAAAATAAAAAAAAAAATAGGATTTAGAAATAGTGAATTAATTATATAAATTATAGTTAAATATATATCAAGAATGTTAAAACAAATATTTAAAAAACAAGTACCAATAAAAATATTATATGAACTTTTGGAAAACGTTTGTTTGAAAACGGATAAATATTATTTAATTGATATTAATTCTTATCGTAAAATAATGTTTTATAACCATCATAGCAATTTTTGCGATGTATTGCGCGAATATTATCATTACTCTAAACTATTTTATATTGAACGTAAGTTCACATACAACTCGTTCATCAACATAGTACGTCAAATTTGCAAAAGTAATAACGCCATGTTCTCATCTCAAATAAAATACAATGATTCAGAATACAACATTGATTATTTTATTTACTATTGATTTGTTTTTGGGTGTAATTAAAAAAATACAATCTTACTATATATAAAATATGTTTAGCATCAAAAATCCATATCATTATTTAGCTATTTTTGGCGTATTAGTCGCTGTTAGCTATTTCGCTCCTAGAATAAAACAAAGTTTTGATTCAAATGACGAATATGAATTAATCAAAAAATATTTATTGAATGATTCGCCATTATACGGATTCAATAAACCGAAATTATGGATACATAGCAAATACGAAGTGAATGCAAGAAAATGGAAGAGTTTTCACTCACGTAATAGTACGGATTTAAATCAACCATACATACATTTGACAATTAAAACAATAATCAACCATTGCGGTAATGATTTCAATATATGCTTGATTGATGATGAATCATTTAGTAAATTAATTCCTTCATGGGATATTGATTTAATCAATATTGCTGAACCACACAAATCACAATATAGACAAATTGGTATGATGCAATTGTTGTACTATTATGGAGGAATGACTTTACCTAATTCATTCCTTTGTATGAAGAATTTAAAAGAATTGTATAACAACGGAATCGCAAATGGATTACCATTTGTTTGTGAAAATGTGAATCATACAACGAATTTGATGCAAGAAAAACAAAAATTATTGTTTAGTCCTGATATTTCAATTGTGGGAGCACCAAAAAACCATGCCATTATTCTTGAATTTATTGAATATTTAAAAACATTATATGCAAATGGTCATTTCACTAGCGAAATGGACTTTTTAGGAAAAACTGCACATTGGTGCAAAGGAAAGATTGATATAAATTCAATGAATTTGATTGGAGGGGAATATATTGGAGTCAAATCTCATAAACGCAAGCCTATTTTGTTGGAAAATTTGATGGAAGAAGAATTTTTAGACACAATTCCGAATATGTTTGGTATTTATATTCCAAGAGACCAAATATTAAAACGTACAAAGTATCAATGGTTTGCAGTATTGCCAGCAGAAGAATTATTGAAGTCAAATGCAATTATTGTAAAATATTTAAAAGCATCTATTGTAGATAGTACAGATGAATACTATAAATCGAGCGAAACCCGTAGCGTCGTCGCAATCTAAAAAATGGTATAATTGTTTACGTACATTATTTTGTATTCCTAAATATATGGATTCTGAATATTTATTGAATGTTGTTTATGAAAATACGGTTCCGTTTGTTCCTCCGATTACAGTTGGAAAGGTAATCAAAGTTTACGATGGCGATACTTTTACAATTGTATCCAAATTACCATATAATGGTAGTCCAATATATCGTTTTTCAGTTCGTATAAATGGCATTGATTCCCCTGAAATAAAAGGCAAAACCGCGAATGAAAAAGAATTGGCAAAAAAGTCACGTGATGCCCTTTCCAATCTCATTTTAGGAAAAATTGTTACATTGCAAAATGTATCCACTGAAAAATATGGTCGCATTTTAGCAGATGTTTATTTAGGAGATGTATGCATAAATGAATGGATGCTTTCAAATAATTATGCAGTGAAATATGACGGTGGAACAAAAGAACGACCCGATGAGTGGAATTGAAAATTCCCATTGTGTGGAATTAAAAATTTATTGATGCAATATTTATTTATAAAAACAATATAAATAAATATTTTTTAGATAATATAATGAACGTTTCAACTGAACAACCAGTTGAAGAATATATTCAAACTGCAACAACCATTATTCAAGAAATTTATGCAAAATATGCTGATAACAAATATATGTTGAATCGCACACATAACTATATATGCGAACAATTGCCTATTACATTAGAAAATATACAAAAAAATCACGAACAACGACAATTGAGAATCGAAGAACTAACCCACGAACAAGATTTTTTCATTCAATCTTTTTTAACAAACAACCCCTATTTTTACATTCCATCCACTGAAAAATATTTCTTTTACGACGGAGAACATTATCAATTATGCAAAGAAGAAGACGTCATGTATAACATATTATCTGCAATTAGTAAAGACAGAAGTTTGTTAGCATGGAAACAACGAACTAAATTGCATATTGTAAAACGCATCAAAGAAAATAATTTGTTAAAATCAGTTCCAGAATCGAATACTATACAATATATAATCGATTTATTGTGTCCAACATTGTTCTCAACTCGCGCAGAAGCAAAATATTTTTTAACTATTTTGGGTGATAATATTTTTAAAAAAAACGGTGATATTGTTCATTTTATTACAGTGAATGCAAAACATTTTATACGCGAAATAAACAATTTATGCCAATTAGTTGTAGGTGTAAATTTAGGGCAATCTTTCCGTCATAAATATCATGAACATGATTACAGTAGTTGTCGTTTAGTAAACATAAATGATTGTGTTAAAAATGAAAATCTCTGGGATATGATGTTGCAACATTCAATAATCGATTTGATTTGCGTTGCATGCCATTATTCTATTCGATATGGAAATTCGGATGATTATGTTCTCAATTCCAGTAATGAAACATCGTTGATTGATAAAGTATTCTATTTGAAAAATATTCAACCGGAAGATTTAGTAAACAATTTTATAGAAGAATTTTTGCAGAAGAATGATTCAGTAGTAGCGCGTTTATCCGACGTATCAACTACTACACAAATTACATGGAAAAGTATGCAGTATTTGTGGAAAAACTACTTGGATAGTAAAAATCTGCCCATGATAATGTTTCAAAATACGCTAAAACTATTTCTTATTCAAAAAATGGGGGATTATTACAACGAAGAAGCTGATAGTTTCATCGGTATTTGCAGTAAATATTTACCCGAAATACAAAAGTTTATATCATTCTGGGAAGAAACCATTTTCTATGATGAATTAGAAACTGATATGGAGTTTGAAATTGACGAAATATGCGTTTTATTTAAAAAATGGTGCGTGAATAAAAATGAAACATACAATATGAATAGTAAACACATTCTTGACCTTATTGCATATTATTTTCCTTACGCCGAAATAGAACGTGACAAATACATATATAAGATTCGGTCGAGTATGTGGGATAAACAAATGGATATACAAATCGCATTGGATAATATAAAGGAACGCTATCGTAATTACAGCGTGAATGGTGAACGTGCATGTTCACCTATGTTAAATATATCTATTTACGATGCGTATGTATTATATTGTAAATATTATGCAAATGATGAAATACAGTCTAAACATAATATAGTTAGTAAATCTTATTTTGAAAAATACATATACGAAAATATGGGTGACTACATTATTGATAATAAATTTATTTCAATGGAATGGTTTGTCGTATAAAAAATTGCAACATAACTATATTGTAATAAATACTATACGGTATGTATATTATTTATTCTGGAAAATAATCATAGGTTTATTTTATTCATTTTGGTTTTGGTTTTGGTTTTGGTTTTGGTAGTCCGGGTCATCTCCATTCTTCATACTTTTGCGCATTTTTCTGGTACTTTTCTTGACATAACCGAATTTTCCTTTCTTGGCAAAGAAACCGTATTTTTGTAGGCGTTTCTCTTTCTTGGCAGTCTTGTATTTCTTTTCAGAAACAATTCTACCCCATTTGTTCATCATAAGCTGTGATCTAGTAAGACCACCACTTGTTTTGTAAGCAGTTCCATTCCATACTTGGGCACGGGAACCGAATAATTCTGGGAATTTTTTACCATTCATGTGGTACATACCATCTTCTTGACGAACTGGACGTTTCATTATATATATTATATATAAAAAAATTGCTAAATAATATATGAGAATTGTATAGAATTGTAGGGGGCTAATTGAACCATTTATCCAATGAACTAAATGGAACGTAATTCGTGCTGCTGGTATTCACATACGATGCATATTTCATCTTTTTACTAATAGTTGGGTCATTTCCACTTGTTTTCAACTTGTTATATAGCGCGGCTTTTTCTGCTTTTTTACACGCACAATATTTATTAATATCATTTGGCATTATCATTTTTATTTTCATAGTAGTGTATACATTATATGATGAATAAAATTTTTACCGTATAAAAATTTTAACCGATTTTTGATAGTATTTGTAAAAATGTAAAAAATTGAATCAAATCAACCATACATATATATTCCATAAATTGTTATATATCATGTCATCTAAAACCGTTGCATCTAAAACTACTGCTACCGCTAGTACAAATCTTGCTAAACAATATCAGCAAAAAACTGATAAACAACATATCCTAGATAATCCAGATACATATATTGGCTCCGTTGAAAATGTCGATGCTGAAATGTGGGTCTATGATGATGCCACTAATAAAATCGCACTAAAACATATCGAATATATTCCCGGATTATACAAATTGTTTGATGAAGGTATTGTCAACTGTCGCGACCATGTTGTTCGTGTCATTAACTCCAACTTATTGGATAAAAAATATGTAACGTATATTGAAACTGATATCGCAGAAGACGGCACAATTACTCTTACAAATGATGGAAATGGTATTGATATTGCTAAACATCCTGAAAATAATATGTGGATTCCTGAAATGATTTTTGGTCATTTACGCACATCTACCAATTATGACAAAGATGAAAAAAGAATTGTTGGGGGTAAGAATGGTTTTGGATTCAAACTGGTTTTGATTTGGTCCACCTACGGACGCATTGAAACCGTTGACCATACTCGCGGCCTAAAATATGTCCAAGAATTTCACAATAATTTGGATACAATTTCTCCGCCGGTTATTACTAAAACATCTTCGTCTAAACCATATACAAAAGTTTCGTTCAAACCTGATTATCGTCGTTTGGGAATTCATGGTCTAACCCCAGATATGATGGCTCTTTTGAAAAAGCGTGTTTATGATATTGGCGCTGTCACTGACCATTCAGTTAAAAAGATAAAAATACAATATAATGGCGCTACCATACCTGTGAAGAATTTCCAACAATATATTGATATGTATATCGGTACAAAAGATGAATCAAAACGTGTCTATGAAATGCCCGATGAACGTTGGGAATACGCCGTTGCAATTTCTCCTACACAAGAATTTGTTCAAATCTCGTTTGTAAATGGTATTTGCACATTCAAAGGCGGAAAGCATGTGGATTATATTTGCGGGCAAATTATCCGTAAACTATGCGATTATATTGAGAAAAAGAAAAAGGTAAAAGTCAATTCCAATTCCATCAAAGAACAGCTGATCATATTCCTACGTTGCGATATTGAAAATCCAGCGTTTGATAGTCAAACCAAAGATTTCATGAATACACCTTCATCTAAATTCGGTTCGACATGTTCTGTATCTGATGCATTTATTGAAAAGGTCGCTAAAATGGGTGTTATGGATACTGCATGTTCATTAACAGAAGCCAAAGAAAATAGGTTAGCAAAGAAAACCGATGGGTCAAAAACCAAGACTGTTCGCGGTATTACCAATTTCATTGATGCGAATCATAGTGGAACTGCACAATCCAAAGATTGCATTCTCATTTTATGTGAGGGATTAAGTGCTATGTCTGGTATTGTATCAGGGTTATCTGCTGATGACCGCAATACAATTGGTATTTATCCATTGAAAGGAAAACTTCTCAATGTTCGTGGTGAACAAATCAAAAAAATTAGTGAAAATAAAGAAATATCGGATATCAAAAAAATATTAGGATTAGAAACCGGCCGTCAATACAAAACAATCGCCGATGTTCATCAACATTTGCGTTATGGTAAAATCATGATTATGACTGACCAGGATTTAGATGGGTCTCATATCAAGGGTTTATGTATCAACTTATTCCACAGTGAATGGGCATCCCTTGTTCATATTCCAGGATTCATATCATTCATGAATACGCCTATATTACGTGCCAAAAAAGGCGCACAAATATTAGTGTTTTACAACGAAGGTGAATATGATAAATGGAAACAGACCATGGGTGGAAATATTGACAGTTGGAATATCAAATATTTTAAAGGTTTAGGAACATCCACCTCCGCAGAATTCAAAGAATATTTTGCAAATAAAAAGATTGTCGATTTCGTTTATAACGGCCAAACAAGTGATGATAATATTGACAAAATTTTCAATAAAAAACGAGCAGATGACCGTAAAACCTGGTTAGAAAATTATGAAAAAACTGCTTATTTAGACACAAGCAATCCACAAGTAAAATATGAAGATTTCATGAACAAAGAACTCATCCATTTTAGTACATACGATTGTGCTCGTTCCATTCCAAACATGATGGATGGTCTGAAAATATCACTTCGTAAAATTGTGTTTTCCGCATTCAAACGCAAATTGACATCAGAAATTAAAGTCGCTCAATTTTCAGGATATGTGTCCGAGCATAGCGCATATCACCACGGTGAAGCCAGTCTAAACGGAGCCATTGTAAATATGGCACAAACATTTGTTGGGTCAAACAATATTAATTTGTTGGAACCCAATGGACAATTTGGAACGAGGTTACATGGCGGTGACGACAGTGCGAGTGAAAGATATATATTTACACAATTGAATCCACTTACCAGAAAAATATTCCCAGATGTAGATGACGCGGTATTGACCTATATCAATGATGACGGTTTAATAGTGGAACCAGAGTTTTATGCGCCAATCATACCATTTACATTAATCAATGGTATTTCAGGTATTGGTACAGGATTCTCATCCAGTATTCCAGCATATAATCCAAAAGACGTAGTTCAATATTTGAAATCGAAATTGAACAAGACAGAATATGTCGGTGGCGAATTCATTCCTTATTATGAAGGATTCCGCGGAACAATACGAAAAATCGCGGACAACAAATATTTAGTAAAAGGGTTGTATGAGAAAATAGGTGAAGATAAAATTCGTATTACCGAATTACCAGTAGGAACATGGACCATGCCATACATCACATTTTTAGAAGGATTGTTGGATGGTGGCGTAGACAAAGCAGGTAAAAAGATTCCTCCAAGTATTAAAGATTTCACATCATTATGCACAGAAGTGTCCATTGATATAACCGTTGTATTTCCAAAAGGCAGATTGGCTGAATTGGAACAATCTGTGGATGCTACAACGGGGATAAACGATTTGGAAAAAATGATGAAACTTACTACATCATTAAGTACAACAAATATGCATATGTTCAATCATGAATTCAAATTACATAAGTATGCGAATGTGGGTGAAATAATTGATGACTTCTATGGAGTAAGATTGGATATATATGGAAAACGCAAGGCTGCGCTTATCAAAGATATGCAAAAGAAATTGATGAAATTATCAAATCGTGCTCGTTACATTTTAGAAACATTGGAAGGTGTAGTCGATTTACGTCGTAAAAACGCGCAACAGGTAAGCGAGTTAATGGATGCGCGTAAGTTTGATAAATTGGAAGGCGATTATAAGTATTTGATTAAAATGCCGATGGATTCGGTAACACAAGAAAATGTTCAAAGTATTTTGAAAGAAAAGGAAGAAACAGAAAAAGAGTTGAATATATTGACTGCAACTACATTGGAGAAAATGTGGTTGAGTGAGCTGGATGAATTTGAACGCGAATATGGCGTATACAAAAAACGCCGGGAACAAATTCAAAGTGCTGGTTTCGTGGCTGCCAAACCCAATAAGGTAGTTAAAGTAAGTGGATGTGGAAAATAATTTATATATTTATTATATAAAATGTCAAAAAGAACATTTAGCAAAAAAAGTAAAAATAGTAGAAAAACGTTGAAAAATAGAAAAATCATGAGAGGAGGTGATAATGATCTTGATACCGATACCATCTATGGTCTTGTTGTTTTGTCCTTTTTTTTTATATTTTTAATGTCCAATACGACAATAGCTGAGATTAACAATAAGTTGGAAAACCATGAGCGCCGAAATAATAATAATAACAAAGGAGGTAAAGGAAATAGTCAATTTTATGATATTTTATTTAAATTAAAAGATTTAAAAGATAACGAATTAGACACCTTTATTGACAAAATTTTTGAAAAAATGGAGAATGATGGAATGAGTTATCAAGAATACTACAAAAAATCAAAAGATCATATTAAAAAATTAATACAAACATCTGAAAATATAGGTTCAATTGAAACAATGATGATGTTTACAATTGATAATATGAAAAATATGATAATGAATGCAAAATAAAAATAATTTTTACAGATTGTAATATGCCCTCTATATTACAATCCACATTTACATAAAAGGTTTCAATTCCAATTGTTTGTATTGTCTATCATGATTCAATGGACGTTCAAATGGCATAACTAAACTACTTTGGTCATAGGTATATTTCATATATCCAATACATTCATTGTAAACGGATGGAATGCAGTAATCCAATACAATTTTATTCAATCGTTCAATCTGCTCGGTAATACGGTCTGGATAATGTTCAGCGTATTGTAAATAAGTACTTCTCATAATAATTTTCAAATTATCCATGTTTTGTGGTGGTATAACGAATTTTTGTTGAGACATATTGTAAACCCCTGCGCGTAAACCGTTTTGGATGATTTGAATATTTTCCGCCGAAAAAAACAATTTAGACAAAACATTGTCCTCCCATGTTCCACATAAAGCTTCATGATAGGTAGTTGATTTGTTCTTTCCTGCAATACGTTCTTGCATTTTGAACTTTTCCTCGATGGATGGTTCTTGGATAATGTCTACACGACCATTGTATTTATCTAAATTAATAATAGTTCCTATATTATTAATATTATCAGTAGTTAATAATGACATCTTCGTTATATAATGTTGATGTAGAAATAAATTACACAGTAATACCTAAATTATTTAGAATAAATTTAGAACATATTATTTTCATTTATTATATTATACTATAACAAATGGAATTATTTTATATTATAGTAACAGTTATAGCGATTGTGTTTTTAATTTTAATATTAACAGTCATTGGTATTCTCATGCGATATCAAAATAAATCTACTGTATTCCCACCGGTTGCAAACAATTGTCCTGATTTTTGGACAATTGAAAAGAATGGTACAAAATGTAAAATACCAACATCTACCCAAAAAAATGTAGGCAGTTTATATAACTCGAATAATAGTATTAAAATCAAATCTGAAACAAGTTCTGCATTTCCAATATATACGCCTGGTACAAATGGAACATTAAATATTTCACCAAATATCATAGATTTCAAAAATGAAACATGGAGTTCACAAGGAAAAACCGCAGTTTGCGCACAAAAACAGTGGGCTGATAATTGGGGAATTACGTGGGATGGTGTAACAAATTATAATAGTTGTTAAAACGAAGTGACTGGTAAAACGACGTTTGTCGAACATTGTTGACGGTTACTTATAAAAATACAATATTTCGTATACATTGTATTTTTACATCTCTATTTTTCAAAAAGTGTTCCATTTCGTCCACACTTTGTTTCATCGTTACGTGCAATCAATGCGCTTAAATAATCAACTTCACCAGTTATATCATTTATATCCATAAATTTTGCACACTGTCCATAATAATTACCAATTAATGTACTTTCTTTATATAATATTTCAATGTAGTGTTTACAATTATTGCATAAATTAATTTTTGGTTTTTCGATCATTGGTTTTGTAGTAGCAACAGGGTTTTTAATACAAAATGATTTTTGCAATGTATACAGAAATACGAAAAATACATGTAATAAGTAAAATGTTCTCATCTTGATATAAAAATAATGAATTAATCTTTATATTTTTTATAAAATGTATTACAAAAACTATTTTCCAGTTTTCACAAATTTAACAACTGATGGTTCTTCTCCAAATGTATGGTCATATCTTGATAAATTTGCATATCGTTGTACTAACTTACAATTAACGTCAATGATTGATTTTCCAAAACCCCCTGCATTAATCGTTATATTATCCATTTCCATTAATTCGTATTTCAATCTACGTAAGTTCTCCATTTCAGGAATAATTTCTTTGACTTGAATTTCAACTGCATTCCTCAATATTTCTTTATTGTTTGTTTTTTCATATTCTTCTAATAATTTGTTCATGATTTCCATCAATTTTGATATTTCGTTCTCTTTTTTTGCAATCAATTCTTTACGAATAGGGTCATTGTACAATTCAATATTCTTTTCATATAACTGTTTATACATTGAATTTGTAAAATTATAATCCTCCAATTCTTTTTTGAAAATAGAAATGGCTTTGTTCTCATTTACATAATTGAATAAAGTATCCAATTTACGTGTAATTATTTTCTCTTTTAATTCTTCAACTTCCTCGCGAAATAAATACAATATATTATCGTGACTAGAATATCCGCCTCCTAAAATTTTTATGTTTAGAGAACATTTTGTTTGAGCATTTGTATCGCCACATATTGCAGTATATTCTCCATTTTTTATTGAAAAAATAGTACCCACTGGACGATGGCAATTGATACAACGTGGTTTAACTTGCTGTGCCAACTTTCGTGCAGTATTTTTACCTCTCATCGTTTTTTTAGAATCATATACTTCTTTTTTGTTTTCATAAAGTAAGTATTCGTACATTTTTTTCAATTTCAAAAATTCATTTACAGCTTCTATAAAGTTTTTCTTATCGTCTCGATGATGTTCTCGTTCATCGGGATGCATTTCTTGATATGTAACTTCGCTAAATGGGTTCTCTTCCATTTTCAAATCAACCAGTGATTTAGGAACATTTTCGAGAACAATATTCGGATTATGGGAAATATGCAATACATGCAATTTGTTATTTTCTACCAGATTTAAGTTTTTCAAATTATTGTTTTCGCAATACAATTCTTCTAAATTAGGTGGAAGGTTCTCAACTTCTCCAATTTTATTATGGGAAATATTAATTTTATACAACTTGTTTAATCCTTTGAAATCTACGTGGGACAAATAATTATATTGGAAATCGATTTCAAGAATATCTTTTGGTAAATTTTCTATCTGGGTCAATAAATTATTGGCACATTTGAGAACCTGCAATGATTCCGGATAATTTACGATACCAGTGATTTCACCTTCGCCTAAATCTAAATGTTTTATTTTAGTAAATCCCATGTCTTCAAAAATAGATAAATCCAATTCGCCATGCAATGACTCGTCCAAAATTAATTCTGTAATGGTTTTTTCATGAGTTTCCAATATATTTATTAGTTTTTCTTGTGCAGTATTGTTCTCACGAATAACGGTTTCTCTTTTGTCTTGAATAATATTCATTTCGTTGATATATACAATAACTCTACAAAGAATTTACACATTTACAAAGTATTTACATATATTCTAATATGGGGTATCTATTGCAGGGAGATTGGTGATATAGGACGAAGTCGCGCCGGATTTCATACCAACCCGTTCGTTCTGATAATATCGAATTTTTGAAAGAATGATTTCTTGTTCTCGAATCATTTTTTGGTGTTTTTCATAGGGAGTCAATTTTCGTTTATAAGAATAGTACAATGCACCGCCTACGAGTGCTATAAATAATACAAAAACTACTACATTGAATATTGTGGTATATACTTGAACGCGGGTAGTGTGACAACTTTGCAAGGTATTATATAAGTAATATTTCATAGATGGGTCAATTAATTTCGGATTGTCCATTATACATAATAATTATTCTAAATATAATTATTATGAACTTTTTACTTTTTTACCTTTTTTCAATACAGTTGAGAACATTTCAGAAATACATTAAATAGTATAAAACTGCTAAATAACATAATATTGCCAACAAAATTGCAACTACCCAAATTGGAACGACTGTTTTGTTTCTATATCCTAACCCGAATGGACGGAAACCACCATCTTTATTATAAATAAAACCAGGTTTTAAATAATGGACAATTGAGAACATTACCAAAAACAATAAAATCGCGAAATTTATTTTATGAATTCTTATAATTTGTTTTAAATTATACATTCGATTAAAGTTATAGTTATATTATTTGGATAAAAATATTTGATTGTCGAGAACTTATATTTTTCCTAAATATAGTGTATTAGGAATATATTTATATATATTATAGGATGTCTACTAGTATAAAACGCAGTAGAAGTCGTAGTAGAAGTCGAAATAAAGGTTTAGAATTAAATGATATTTTGAGTAATAATGGATTACCATTACCTTTCCATATACTTTGGGCTGCAAGAATTAATGAATGGGTTAACAGTGGTTTGTTGAATGTAACTGATGATAATGACAATTTAATAGAAATAGATAATGTAAATTCCTTTGAAAATTATAAATATAAACATAAAAAACTTCTTAAAACGAATACTGTTATGATTGTTCAAAATGATAATATAATAGGGTTTGGGGAAAAGCCATATTATAACAAAAATGCAGATAGACTATTTTTTGCAACTTATATACGTAAGGATGAATTGAATAATTATGAAAATTATAAACATGATGGAGGTGATTTAAAAATTAATAATTCTTATAAATTTTACATACTGAAAACTCCTCGTATAGGTGGTGCTACAATGAGAAAATCGAGAAAATCGAGAAAATCGAGAAAAATGAGAAAATCCAGAAAAATGAGAAAATCCAGAAAAATGTAAACCACTCAATTCATAATTTGTATAAACTCTATTGTTTATACAAATAGCGTCTACGAATCATCGCTGAAATCGCCTTCGGCTTCATCCCCATAATAACCTTCGTCCATATAATCTACTCCAAAATGTGCAATCGCATTTTCTTCGTAGTCATAAAATTCATCGACTTGTTGGTTATCATAGCGTTCTAAATCTTCTACATCATAGGTTTCCTCGTTAATTTCGCCTTCGCCCTGAACATTTCCTTCTAAATCTTGTGCAAAACGTAACAAATTGGATTCGCGTTCTTGGTCATAGGTTCCTTTATCATACATAAAAACACCCTTTTGTGTTCCTACGTTCCATCTACCTAATTTGAAATTCTTAATCATATCTTCGACTTTTCGTTCATCTTTTTCCATATTCTCTAAATAATCGGTAATCGTTTTCTTTTCCTCTTCTTTCGACCTACGTACTCGGCGACTGATTTCATTATAAGAACGGTCCAATACTTTTTTGTTCTTCATTTCAATATTCAAAAATGTATATAACAAATTACAAACACGGTCTTTCAATTCACGTGTATCCGCACGACGAATCTCCATTTGAATCAATTCGGTATTTGCATCATTTTCGTCAACATCTTCATCTACAATAGTTGATGCAATGTAATTCGAAGTATTTTGCGATTCTCGGATATCGTTACGTTTGTTGCGCTTCATTTCCTGAATATCCATGTCCAATAGATTTGGGTCATTTACACATTGGATATATTCATGTAATATAGAATACCAGCAATATACAAACAATAAATATGTAGTTTGTTTGTCGAACAATGAAAAATAAACATCTCCATTTTTGAGAACCGGAGTTTCCACTGGAATATGTTGAATAAACATATTTAAATCAATAATACGGTTTTGCAATTTCAATAAATATTGATTCAAAATACTGTCGCCCTTAAATTTATCCAAATCAACTAAATACTCATTAATATGTCTATTTATATCACCTTCGTGATAGGATGATAATCCCCAATGGTTTCCCCATTTTGTTGATATATTAATTGGATTGACACCATTTATAATGACGTTTGGATATACATTGGTCATTTGTTTCATTGAATTTTTAATGAAGTTTGTAATAGTGTACAATTGTTCATCATAATATAGCCCAGTCTCTTTCATTTTAGCATCAGATTGCCATTCATGTATGTTCATTAAAAAGTCGCCAATTTTCGTTTTTTCATTGCTACTTATATTGGATGCATAATTGTTGAGAAACCGATTGATTTCCACCAACAAATTATTATTGGTAGTAGTCAAATATTTACGTAATCTATACACTTCTTTGCTTTTTTCACGTAAGTCTTCCAAATTTTCTTTCATCATTTTTCTGGGAACATACGATTCCAATACTTCAATTAATAATTTACGTAATGGATATTCAATTAATGTAGTGGATTCATTGTCCATATGACCAAGTAAGTCTTTTAAAACATTAATTTCAGAAGTAACCGGATTTTCATGGATAACAACGGTATTACGCTTTTCCACTACATTCGTCAAATTATACAAATCATCCAATGTATATCGTTTTCCGTGGCGTTTCAAATGGTCTATTTTTTCTTCCAATGACCAAAGTGCGTTGTATTCGGTAGGTTTTTCACCGCAAATAGCACGTAAATCTTCTGGAACAGGGGCATTTCGGTCAAATTTGCAATAGTGAATAAATGCAGCGTATATATTGGATTCCAAATGACCTTCTGGTACTGGTGGATATATAATACCAGTGAAATCAGTATGATATAGTATTGCTGCTTTGGATAATTCTTTTACGTCTTTCAATAATGCGATGCACGATTTTGCACTTTGTATGTAGTTCACTATCAATGGTTCGTCTGCCGCAAAATAAGCAATTGGATTCGATGATTTACCGGCTTCATTACAACATGCATTTTGCAAGAATGGTACACGCGACGCTGTATGTAATAGTAGATTTTTTTGATGAACTATTTTATTTATATTTTCAATGACGCCAAAACTGAATGATATTAGTTTGTTTTTGAGAACATGAATATAGTCATTTTGGTCTTTGTGGCCTTTTCTTAATGTTTCCAATAAATCATTTTTAAAATCATTGGTTACATTTGATAGACCTTTTGTTACAGAAAATTCGACGATTGGTGGTAAGAAATGTTTCCATTTTTGTATATTATGTTCTGCTGGTATTGGGTCACTGGGTTCCAATATCAAATATTCCTTTTTCTTGGTATATAATTCAACAATATCATTACGTTTATTAATATACTTATCAAGTACATCCATCATACGTTGCTCGATTGATTTAGGATTCAACTTTTGAATGGAATACCAAGGATTTGTTTGAATCGTGTTATCGTTTTGTTTTTGTTTGATTTTCATAGAATCCAATACACATGCAATATATTGAATACCGGATGTATCTTCTACACCACCACTTAATGGATAACCATCAAATGAACGAACACAACCCGGATATGTTTTACGAACTCGGATGGATGGTATAGCACATTGTATTCCCACTAATATAACACAACCAACAATTGTAATAATAGATTGATTTTTGTAAATAGGAAAAGGAGGGCTTGTTTTCCCTTTGTCTTTTAATAGTTTTTCGGTTTTTTTGACATATGATTTTTCTTCTAAAACAATATCTTTGTTATGAATCATTTCCAACGAGGTTCTCAAAACGAACTCTTCAATTAATTCAGTATTAACAGAAAGATTGGAACATATTGCAACAAATACATTGTATACAGTTTGGTCAGTTTCATCATCAAAAATACGCTTCTTTTTACTCAAAACCTCGCTAATAACACTTCCTAAATCTTTTTCTAAAATACTGTGTGTATTTATTTTGAAACCAGCTTCATCATATCCTTCTTCACTACTAAAATCCAATTTACGTATTACATAACCACTCTCTTTATCTACAATAGAATCTCCTTCGTCGCGACCATATTCTCTACATAATTCGTCTTGTTTCTCTTGATAATTACCCATAATAAAAGCGATTGCTAAATCGTGAATAATCATAGGAACCAATTTTGTATTGGTTTCTTTGCAATATAACCAACGCGATTCTTCTTTCAATTCTGGCACCATTGGTTCTCTGCAATATTCTTGTACAAATCGAATTATATCGTCTTGTTTCTTAATGAAATCATCTTGGGATAAAATCAAATCAAATAGTTTTGCATGAGGAGATACGATAATATCTTCTCTTATATTTTGACGACCCAATTCGTATGCCAAATAATTGGCTTTGTAGAGTTGTATTTCTTTCAATCGTAATGAACTTTTGATTTGTTTGATTGATTTTTCAATTGCAGCATTCAATTCTTTTTCCATTTCTTCAACGGTTATACTAAAACGTTTATCCAATTCTTCTGCGAAAACACTATTTTGGCGGTTGAATTTGAACCGGGCTTCACTTTGTTCAGTGGATTCGCATTGTTGATTTTCGGTATTTTTTAAACAAGATTTTTGAACATTGCAAAACAAGGTTTGTGTATCAATAAAAGTAGTTTCATCAATAGTATCATCTTTTACCCAATGATTTTTAATACGTTTGTAATATTGGAGTTTCAATCGGGTATTTGCTTCTAATTCAATCTCCGCTTTTTCTTTATCAGTCAATTTTGACTCGTCAATATTGCTGGGTAATTTAGGACGTAATTCCAATATAGCATATTCTCCTTCATTCACTTCTTTTTTGCCAGAAATAAGAGTCACCGCCATTTCTTTTGCCGAATTTGGCGGACAATCGTGTTTTTGTATCAAATTTTCTGCTAAATAATCGACGAACATTTCAGATACCATGGATTTTTGTTTGTTTTCGTATTTTTTCAAAATATAATACGGTGTATCGTCCAAATCTTTATCATAATAAATTGCCCCTGAATTATTATCCTTCTGTAATTCACTGATAGAATGGTATTTCTTTGCTAAAAATCGGCGAGTGCAATCTTTGGGTTTTATTTTTTCATTCTCGCTCAAATCTTCCAAATTTGGTTTTTGTAATGCATCCAATAGTTTATTTGGTGTAATCAGTGTAAGTAAAACCCTGGACAGTAAATTCGAGAACAATATGCCATTATCAACTTGAATAATGTGTAATAATAATTCGGTAGTTGAATATTCTTTCAATTCTTCGGTTTTTATTTTGTAACCATCTGCAAATATTTCCAAATAATCTTTCTTTTCAGAAAACATGTTTTCTATTTTATTGGTAGCGGCACGTGTATTATACCGCGTATTTTGTATTTTAGCGAAATCTTGTGCTTTTTCATTCAAAGAAGTTTTATGTTTTTTGATTCTATCCTTGATAAAATAACGAATTTCGTTGTATTGTTGATATGTAATATCATCGTTATAAATCATAAATGGTTCAAGTGCATTAACAACATCAACAAACGAAAGCTTATCATTAATATTTTTCTTAATTAAACGGAATAAGATTCGCGTTTTAGGAATAATGGAATTCAAAAACTTACTGAATTTATCGTATTCATTGTCTAAATCGGCATCCAATGAGAACTCGGTAATTTTTTCCAAAAATTCAATATTTTCATCCAACGGATTCTTTTTACTATCATCATCGACATACTTTACTTCTTTATCCAAATCAGATACAACGTGGGTATCAATAGATGTTTTTTTATTCAATAAACGCGATAATTGCAAATAATGTTGACTTTTCTGTGATTTAGTAAGAATATTTGTTCCCGGTAAATCAATTTGCGAAAATTCCATAATAGGGACAGGTAATGTAATAACCGATTTTAGGGATAATTTATCACTTGGCATAAACGGTTTTCTTATATAGACAGTTTTACCATGTTTTTTGTCAACCGAATCTATTTTCGATAAACCTACATTGAATCGTTGAAATGGTGTATGATTTGAATTTTTCCTCCTAATATTATCAACAACCGCTTCTATATCAGAATGAACAACATGTTCTCGTGCAATTACAGATTCAGTATCAAATGGAGCTGAAAACGGTTTTGTATATTCATTCAATGTTGAGAACATATGTTCATATTTTGAAACATCTCCTTGCATTTCATTTTTATAATATTGTGAAATGACACCAGCTTCTTCATGTAAATCGTCTCCTGTATTCAAAAACATATAGTAATTATTATTTGCATTGTTTTCTTCCATATCTATGTCTTTGGTATTCTCATAATATAATTTTTTGCGAAATTTCACTACTGGTAGCAACCATTGTAGTTTCTTATTGAATTTTGAAATGACGTCTAATAATGGTTTATGGTCGGACCCTTTGATTTTGATATCACTCACATTTCCATTTTCATCAAATTTGGAGAACCTTTCACGTAATTCTTTGAATCTTCCAATAACAAAATGTACATTATCCATTACATTTTTCGTTCGTTTATGATTTGGAATAGTAGATAACAATTCGTCCATTAAATCATTGACTTGGGCATCAATAGTATAACGTTTTTTACTTTCGGATACTTCAACTTCCAGGGTAACTTCTTCGACTTCATCGTTTTCAAAAATATCATTGGCATCAATATACATATTATGTAAAACGTCGCGGATATTTTCGTCGGGGGATACGGATGCAGGAATAGAAATAATGGATTCACCGGTTTCCGTATATTCAATGGTCGCATCTTCGCGTTGAGGAAATTCACAAGATGTATCGCAAGATGGCTCTAAATTGGTAAATGAACCTACTTTTTCCATAACAGCCGGTTTTGGTCGTAAAACAATTTCTTCGATTGGTAATTCCTCGGGTAAACCTTGATATTTGAAATCAATGTAAATAACTCGCATGCCCGGAAATGTGGTAACTTCAATCATATCTTCTTCCAGATTCGTTATTTCGCCGGTGATAATTAGTGGAATTTCTCCACCAAAATGAATATCTACCCATTTTTTCGATACCAATCCATTCTGTCTTGCATAACCCTTTTCTTCACTACGGTATAATAATAAAATTTGCGAAATAGATTCATCAGTGAATGCGCCGTCTAAATCAATATACAATATGTGTTTCAAAAAGGTAGACACATTAATTAAACTTATTTTTTGTGAATCGATATAATTGATTATGAATGTTTGTTCATGTACGTCTATATTGGTGGGTGCAACTATTTGTATAATGTCTCTTAATTCCAATGAAATACCTTGATTTTCAATAATAGTGGATTCATTATCATTTTCTGTATCTATTTTTTCATATTCTTCCGACATTTACTATGATAATGTTATATATATAACGTCTAAATTATAATTCGCAAGAAATTCTTTTTGTATTTTTGTACTTTTGTATTTTTTTTTATAAAAGTAAAAATTAAACTGTAAAACAATTAAAGATTCTTCATGTATACATACAAAACATGAATGAAACTATGTGCAGAAATATTAATATAATTGAACAAAATAAGGAATCAATATTGATAAACAAAAAAATCTATCAAAATGCAAATATGAAATATACTATAATGAATTATACAAAAGATTTCTTATGTTTTGATGATTACGAAACATCAAAATATAGGTCAGTTGTTTTTTCAAATCCCGAAAACAAATTATTGTGTTTTTCTCCACCTAAATCTATAAAATATGATATTTTCATGGAAAAATATCCAGATATTGATGAAACTATTTTTGCAAATGAGATTGTTGAAGGAGTCATGATAAATTTATTTTATGATGAAAGAATACAATCTTGGGAAATTGCGACGAAAAGTGCAATCGGTGGAAATTATAAACACAAAAAATGTAATGAAATTGAAATATCGAAACAAAATACTTTCATAGAATTATTTTTACATGCATTACAATGTGATTCTGACATTCAACCATTGTGTAAAAGATTAAATCAAAATAAAGTAATTGAAATTTTTCCAAAAAAATATTGTTATAATTTTGTATTACAGCACCCTGAAAATAAAATCATTTTGAATATAGAAACCCCTAAATTATATTTAGTAGGGGTTTATGAAATACAAGGAAATACGGCGTTAAAAATTCCCCCACATGTTTTTGAAAATTGGGATATTTTCCTAAATATTCACGGAATCATTCATTTTCCCAAAAAAATATGGGAAAATTCATATGATAAAATAATTGCTAAATTTTGTTCCGTTTATACAACCAATATTCGTCCGGGAATCATGATTACAAATTTAGAAGACGGAGAACGAACAAAAATAATGAATCCGGTTTATATAAATCGCCGAAAAAACAGTAAGAAAAATCCAATTATACAATATCAATATTTATCTTTAAATCGAATTGATAAAACCGAAGATTTCCTAAAATATTTTCCTGTTTGTAAAAAAGAATTTAGAAAACAAAAAAAAGAATATTCGGATTTCATTTACAATATTCATAATTCATATATGTTGAAATATGTAGAAGGGTCTAAAACCCATCTATCTCCTAAATATTTGGTTCACGTGGACAGAATACATCATACTATTTATCTACCATCATTATCTGGCAAAAAACAATCGATTACAAAAGATATTGTCAAAAAATATGTTGAGAATATGGAACCAAGTGAAATATTATATTATTTGAATTATGATAATCGGCTATACATGTAATAATTATGTAATATTTTTGAAATTACATAATTATCTCCAGTACCAATGACATGTTACATAATCATAGCCTTCTTCTTCATATTCACTTGTATTTTGAACACTACCAACTTCTTTCCATTTCAATTTTCGCAAATTCATTTTATAATAATGATAATTCAACATATAATTAAAATAAATTTCATATTCAGATGAACCAGAGAATTCATAGTCAGCAATATCAACAGACTTCAAAAATATATTCCAAAATACATCATTATGTTGTTTTTCAACCATTTCAAACAATTGTTTGAGACATATTGTATCAAATATCATATGATGACATATACCACTTATATTAACATAATGCCGATTGAATGATTCATGTAATATCTTCATGTGTTGAAAATATGGAAGATGACAATCAAAACTAATATTAAATAAATATTCGCCATTTTCAATGAATTTGGTTGGTTTCAAAAAAAACGTATCTGCATCAATTACTAAATATTTTTCGAGTATTCCCGGAATTACAAATCCAGCATATAATTTAAGCAATTGTTGTAAATACCATCCTTGACGAGTTGTATACCCATGATATTTTACAACATCTTGTTTCGAAAAAGGAAATATGGATTCACTGATTGTAATACATCCTTCCACATGTATTCTTGCATCAAAAATGATCAAATAAATATTTCTATAACCAATAATATTACGTTTTGTATATTCTATTTGTTTGAGGAAAACAGTTGCATCATCTGGACCAATCGGAATAACTATATCAAATAATGTAGGATTTATGGATTCCATTTTGTATAAATGATTAAATGGAAAATATTTATATTATTTTATACTATTTTATACTATTTAGTAATAATATTGATTTTTTTATACCTTATGAAATTATAATTATTTGTAAAAATGTCAATAGATATTTTGTATTATAGTAACTATTGTCTTCACTCGAAAAAAATATTACAATATTTAGCAAAAGAAGCATTGACGAATCAATTAAATTGTATTTGTATTGACCGACGAACCCGTGACCAAAAATCAGGTCAAATTTATATTATATTAGAAAATGGCAAACAATTAATGATGCCCCCCAATGTTCACAGTGTTCCGGCAATGTTGTTGGTAAAAGAGAATTTTAGAGTTATTTTAGGCGAAGAAATTATTCAGTATTTGCAGCCAAAAGTTAAAAAACAAAATGCCATTGCAACACAAAACCAAGGTGAGCCAATGGGATTTGTATTGAATCAATCAAATAATGGTATGTCCATTGTATCCGAACAATTTACATATTATAATATGTCACCGGAAGAATTAAGTGCAAAGGGTAAGGGAGCAGGACGTCAAATGTATAATTATGTTTCAGCTAATGATGAAACGTATACGATACCTACACCTCCGGATAATTACCACCCGGATAAAGTATCCGGTGATGTTACATTAGATAGTTTACAAAATCAACGCAATGAAGAAATTAATAAATTTTTCCCAAACAATTCACCATTTATTCCTAATGTGTAAAAATAAAAAAAAAAATATATATAAAAATAATATTATCTATATTTTAGATATGTCGAATAAAAGTGCTATTTTAAAAACATTCAATACACATTTTTTTGAATTTATTGATGATGTTATACGTATTTTTCCTGATAACAAAGATATTAAACATGCAAGAAGTTCGTTTGAAATGATTAAAACTGCAAATCCTACTGCCATTGCAAAAGCATGGTACAAATTTGTATATAGTCCATATACAGGTGTAATTGAAGCCGGTGACATTACATTCTTTTTTGAGAAAGATTATTCAAGTGATATAAATCATTTAGCAAATTCAAATGAAATTATGAGAGTAATTGATACTATTCGCGAACCAGTACGAAGTATGACAGAGGTAGAACAAGGATATAGTATGAAATACATTCAAAATTTGAGTAAGTTATCGGGTATTTATGTTGGTATGTAATTTTTCAAAGTGTCGATTGTCGATTATATTTTCTTTCCAATCATGGTTTCTTTCGCAACTTTTTGATATCCTTCTCCACCAACATTTACACTATCATCTGAATAACAAAGTCCCATAAATGAACTGATATCATTTTTAGGGGGTGCATAATATTCTTCTAAACAATTTTGGTAATAAACTTCCAATATTTTTTCCAAATTTTTCAATTCTTTTGCGCTTCTATTTTTAGATGCAATTTCCATCATATGATATGCTTCGGATTCATTATTCATCTTTGTTGCTTCTTTAACAGATTTTGCAACAATAGGTTCATCTGGGTATGTTTTGATATGTCCTCCAATATAATAATAACCGTAATAGTCTTTTGCAAATTGTACATAGTTGTGAATAACCGAATAATCAATTTGGTCGTCTTTGTTATTTTCTTTGATGCATTCTTCATTGAATTCATCAAATAATTTTTTGTTTGTTTTGATGAATTTTTCCAATTCATTCAAAGATGGTTCTTTTCCAATAAATTCTTCGTAAATCATTTTGGTGGTTCAATTTACAATATTTCTTGTAAATATTTTTCAATTTTTTACACAAATTCCATGACGAATAAATGATGCATATACATTATATATATACACTGATAATGCAATATATAATATAGTAAATATAGTTATACCGTCCATTTTAGTTGTATACAATAAATAATCTTTATATTATGTTATAAACTCTATTTAGATACAATATATTATATAATAATTATAAATTTGTAAAAATGGAAGAATCTCATATTATAGAGTTAACAAATGATGAAATACTAGTTATGAAAGAGCTGGCAATGAATATTTCCGAAAATCCGTCAATTGCACCCGACTTGTATTGTTTGCAAGTAAAATGTGCATCTCACCGTCTTCCAGAAAGAATACGCATATTGTTACAAAATTTCGCAGACAACGGTAGTAATACAGGATTTTTATTGATTCGACGAATTCCTATCGATGAATTACCAACCACACCAGAAAATAATAATTGCAAAATAGGAGAACAAACTACATTAGCTAAAATTCAAAGTATTTTTGTCAGCGTAATTAGTAATATGATAGCATACGAAGCCGAAGGATATGGACGTTTATTCCAAGACGTTATACCAGTGAAATCAATGGAGAAAAATCAAACCAGTATTAGTAGCAGCGTGGAATTGGAAATCCATACCGAACAAGCTTTTTCAAAATTGCGCCCCGACATATTATCATTAGCATGTTTGCGTGGAAATACGAATGCATATACATATATATTACCAGTAAAATCGATTATAAATAATGTTACTGATACAGAATTGAAAATGTTGAAAATGCCATTATGGAATACGGGTGTAGATTTGTCATTCAAATTGAATGGTCATGAGTTTATTGAAGGGGATATTCGTGGACCTATGTCTATAATACGTGGGTATAAAGACAAACGATTGGAGAATGAAGACCCGCGTCTTGTAATCGAAGACCCATTGTTAGTTTTTGACCAAGATTTGATGACTGGTATAACCGAGGAATCAAACAAAATGATTCATAAAATAGTTGATATCTATTATAAACATCGATTTTCTCATAATTTGACTCCTGGTGAAATCGTATTTATTGATAACAATCGAGCGGTTCATGGGCGGTCGCCTTTTGTACCCAATTATGATGGATTAGACCGGTTTTTAGTTCGTTGTTTTGGTGTATATAATTATGAATATAGTGCATATGCTCGCGAAAATGGAGGCCGTGTAGTATCCGCAATATATAGTTAAGAAACATGTAAACGTTCTCAATAATTTTAGAAAATAACTATAATATTTATAAATGTTCTCATTTTAAAATATTATCATATTATAAAATAAATCCATGCAAAATATAACAATTGACGATTATAACCTATTTGGTGATTATAAAGTTAAAGAACAAAACGGTAAGTTTTACAAATTTAGGAATGAAAAACAAATTGTTATTGTTCCTGAATCTGATATTAAAAAACATATTGAAAATTTTGATCCCTTAAAAAAAGAACCACAATCTGTAAGAAGTTTCAAATATAACTTAGCCATAAATGATAAATATACAGTTGAAGAACAAAACGGTAGATTTTACGAATTTACGGATAATTCACCGATTAGTGTCCCTGAATCTGATATTGGCGCAGTCAAAGGATTTGAAAAGAATAAAGTACTTGAAAATGACCCCAACTTTGACGATAAAGATATAATGATGAAGCAAAATGTAACAAGTGAAAAATATAAATTATCTGGTGTTTATGGAGTTGAAAAAACAGGTGATAGTTATATATTTACAAAGCCTATTGTTTATGTCCCCGAATCTAGTATTGTTATGGATCACGATGATGGAAAAGTAATCGCATCTCAACCTGTGACAAAACAAAAAGAATCGCAATCAGGAGAACAAATCCAAGAACCAACATTACAACAAGAAAATACACAACTCTCGGATGTAGCATCTACGGGATCTGCAATTGTAAAACAAATTCAAAAAAACCAACAACAAATCAATACAGTTGCGAAAGAAATGCAAACAAAACAACAAGAAATCGTTGCAGTTGCACAAGAAATGAAACAAGAAATGAAAACAGAAACAGAACAAATGAATGCTGTTACATTAGAAATACAAACAGAAACAAAAGAAATGAAAGCAGTTGCACAAAAAATAGAAGATGATATTGCAACAGAGGCAATTCAATATGAAAAAGTTGAAAATGAATTGGAGCAAAATATTGAAAACGTTTTGATAAAAATAGAAAGTCTACCAGATATAAATATAAACATAACAGTATCAAATGAAGGAATTGATTTTGGACCTATATTAACTGAAATATTTGAAACTGGTATGAAACTTACTAAATTAGCAGGAGATTTAGGTCCAGCGTTGCCGGTTATCGGTACAGTACTTATTTTTGTAGGTAACTTTGCAAAATTAGTTGAATCTAACGAAGAACTTAAATCCATTGTGGAAGATTTGTACGAAATAATTAGTAAAGTAGAAAAATTAATAAAAATGATACGATTTGTAAGTGCAATTTTCAAAAAAAAAATATTACAATATTTATTTGCGCGGATAATAAACAGAAAAAGAGAGATGGTTATTCTTAAATCAGTTGATGGTAATGAAATTTCCAAAATGATTAAAATTATCGGAATTGTTTTTAAAACAGATATTGATTCAAATATAGAATTCAAAGCAAAAGAAAAATTATTAATCATTCAAGACATTTTGAATAAATTCAAAGTAGACAAGATGAAACCAGGTAAAAATGCGAGTTCTGCTACTAAAACAATTACTAGATTACAAAATGTTGGAAAAAGTTTGTATAATTCTATAAAAACACCTTTTAAAAGTATACAAGATTTTCTTTATGCGAATTCGTACATAGATAAGATTGTACGAAATATTACATTTGAAAACACTCTTATTAATTTACTATTAAGTCAATATGTTGTTATGACAAATGAATTTCAAGAATTAGTGAGGGGGTTCAAACCAATAAAAATTTATCAACCATTGAATAATGAAAAACAATTAACACAAATTAATAGCATCGACAATAATCTGAAAAAATACATTCTTACTGATATTGAGAATAAACAAATATTTTCGGAAAACAAAACAGAATATATAGATGGAAATGCATTAATTCAACATATATGGGATACAATAAGAAATGAAAACAATACATTTGAAAAAGAATTTAATATAGCTAATCAACCAAACCAAAAAGGGAAAAATCCATTTATTGATTTTCTTGAAAATAGTGACATTAAGTTTGGTGAATCAAAAATAAAAAAAGGTGGTAATAAAACAATGAACAAAAAAAATAAAAGACTAAATAAAACAAAGAAAGAAATAAAAAGAAAGAATTGTATTTTTTCTCATTCAAACCGCAAATATTGTAGAACAAAAAAATAAAAAATTCTAATAAGTCTAAAAGAATTTCAGAACATTACAAAAGTTCTCAAATTCTGATGTTTTATATCTCTATACAACCACAGTAAAAAAGTCTAAATCTTTTTAATCAATAACCCTTTTGTAAAATCAATTGGATTATTATCAGATTGTTGATTTTTTTCAACGCTTTGTACATTATGGCTTTCATTATGTTGTACAGATTTACCACCATCTATCGAAACTGGATATGATTCAACAAAATGATTCATAGGTTCAGTAGTAGCCGCCGGAATTCCATCTATTTTATTATCATTACCAGTGACTATGTTAATAACCGGTGTGAAATTCATTTTAGATGGCTCTGGTTGCGGTTGTGGTTGATATTCAAATGGATTTACATGGTTGAATTGTGCTGGTAATTGATTACCGTGAACAACTTCACTTGGTCGATATATTTCGTTTGGTGTAACTACTTGTATACTATCATCCAAATTATCTATACCATCCATATCATCTGTGCTAATAGTAATGAATTTACTTCCAATGTTTCTCACATTCCATGGACGATTTGCTTTTTTACCACCACGTAAATATACCTGTTCTCCTACATAATATTCATCACCTCCGCCACTTGCTGGTGGTGGTTCGTCCGGAGTTGTTGGATTGAATTCTGGAATGAAATCGGGTGCAAAAGGAGGTGAATCTGGGTCGAAAACCGGATTATATGGCGGTGAATCCGGATTATAAGCAGGGGATGTTTGTGGATATTGTGGTGATTCTGGATTATATGCAGGGGATGTAGGTGGATAATCTGGCGATTGTGGATTGTATGCAGGTGATGTAGGTGGATAATCTGGCGATTGTGGATTGTATGCAGGTGATGTAGGTGGATAATCTGGTGAAATTGGGTTGAATGCGGGTGATTCGGGAGTTCTTCCAGGTACTTCTGTTGCTCGAAGTTTCATTTTAATATCTGTAATAACTGTTTCAGGTGTAGCGGCGTCATCATGTAATAATTTCTTTATATTTTTGGAGAACGACATGTTCTCCAATTGTTGAATATTATCATCGGTTATAATACGCATTTGAACATTAGCGGTTTGCAATTCTTGCAACAATAACTTTAATGAATATGGCACCGAAACTACGCTAAAATCACGTCCAAATTTAGTAACGTTCTCAATACGCATATCTTTTCCATCCAATGACCCGGTGAATTGAATAGGACCATCCGCCATTGGACTCATAAACAGATTTTTCGATGGATTGTAAATAGCCAACATACCTGTTTTATTACAAACTGCAATATGATATTTATCACCACGTTCCATCATAGATTCGCGTAAGAAACTTGAAATACCATGGGAAATCAACACATCACGTTCCATTTCACCAATACGTAATCCACCATCATTTGCTCTTCCACTAACCGGTTGTTTTGTCAAAGCCGTTCTTGGACCAGTTGCACGATAATTGATTTTATCCTTTACCATGTGTTTCAAACGCATATAATAAGTTGGGCCTATGAAAATTTCGGTTTCTAATTGTTCGCCTGTCATACCATTGTATAAAAGTTCATTTCCACTTGAATGGTATCCCACTTTGGATAATTGTTCTCCAAAAATACCGATTTTGGAACCTTTATTATTAAAAGCAGTACAATCACTAAATCCACCATACATTACAGCGGCTTTACCTATAATACATTCTACTAATTGTCCAATTGTCATACGAGTAGGGATGGCATGAGGATTAATAATTAAATCCGGACGGATACCATCTTTTGTGAATGGCATGTCACACTCTGGTATAACCATTCCAATAGTTCCTTTTTGACCAGAACGCGATGCCATTTTGTCACCTAAATTTGGAATACGTTCTTCTCGAATACGGACTTTTGCAATACGTTCTCCTTCTTCACCTTCGGTAATATAGGTTTTATCAACAATACCCAACTGTCCTTTTTTAGGCATTTTAGAAGAATCAACTCTTACTTCATTTTTCACAATGCTATTGGTTGTTAAACCGATGAGAACCGTCTTATCATTTACTTCGGTTCCTTCTAATATAATACCATTCTTGTCCAATTTGCTGTAATCGCATCCTGGTTTTGTTCCTACAACAAATGGTTCATTTTCAATATTGGTAAACCGTTTATCAACAACAGTGTTTGCATTTTTCGAACTTTCTTCATGAGCTTCATATGTACTATAATAAGTTGTTCTAAATAACCCACGTTTTAGAGAACCTTCGTTGATTAAAATGGCATCTTCTACATTGTATCCAGTATAACACATAATAGCAACAATTGCGTTTTCACCATAAGGGTTCTCTTCATGATTAATATGTTCCATATATCGTGATTTAACAATAGGAATTTGACCAGAGTTGAGAACAACTGCACTTTTATCCATACGATTTTGAAAATTTGTATGATATAGTGAAACTGCTTGTTTACTTTGACCACATGAAAATGAATTACGGGTTGGAGGGTTGTTCTCCGGGAATATGATTTGGTTACCCATCATACCGTAACACAAAGAATCGTGGATTTCCATATGAGTATTTTTATTTTTATTGATGTTCTCCATTGATTCATTTGTAAATGCAATAAATGCATCTTCACTTTCACTTGGATCAATATAATCAATAATCGCCTTTTCTTTTAGGAAACGTTCTAATTTAGCAGGATTGGTTTCACTTTCAACGCCCTTATATAATTGAAATAATTCATATATTTTAGGAACATTTGGATTGAAATCGGTAGTACGTTTTTCATTGAACCCGGCAATTAATTCTTTCCATGTAAATTCGCCACTCTTTATTTTTCCCATAATTTCTTTGGAATCAAATGATAATTTTCCACTTTCATCATCTACATAAAAAATTGGTCTGCATATACGTCCTGCATCTGTATAAATATAAATAGTATTCTGTTTAATATTGAAAGTAGCACTCAAATGAATTGGTAACAATGCATTTCTTCTAAATAACTTAATCATTTTAATAGCGGCCAATGGTTCATTGATAGAACCGGCCCATAAACCATTTACCATGACTCTTGTCATATTGGATAAGATTTGTGGAGAACATTCTTCTACTAATTTCATGCCCGTTTTTTCACGTAACCATTGTATCATAGGCTCTCGTGACATACCTCGTGAAATGTATGTGGAAATTGCCAAATGTTTATGTAACCCAATATTTCCACCATCCGGGGTATCAATTGGGTCAAAATATCCCCATTGGGATGTATGCAAAACTCTGGGACCGATTAGTTTCACCCCAGAATCCAATGGTAAATTGGTTTTACGTAAATGACTCAACATAGTATTGAATGAAAGACGATTCAAATCTTGTACAATACCAATACGTTTTGTATGAGTTTGTGCGCCCCAATTTCCTTTGAATGCTTTATTGAATCCGGATTCTACAATACGGTCTTTAAACACTTCACGATAACTATCTTGAATAAGACCTTCCAAATTTTCTTCATATTGTTTTTTGTTATAATAGAGCTTCTTTTCAAATTCTAAATGAATTTGTTTTTGTTGCAAGTTATAATATTCACGAAATAAATCGTATATTAGAGAACCTACCAATTCCACGCGTTTGTATTTGAAATTATCACGGTCAGTTGGTTGTTCTAAACCAGTATACACTGACAATAATCGAAATACAATATATCCAAGGTAATAGGCCTTTTGTATATAATTCAGTTCTCCAATGTGTGGTAAAAAATAATCCGATAATATTTCAAGAACATAAGTAACTGTGTTTATTTTAGTAAATGATGCAATATATTTAAGAGCGGTTTGTTGATTATTAATTCCAGCTGAATCGTGAACAGAGGGTATAAACAAATCAACCATAGGTTCATATTTGTCTAAATCAAGTAAACACGTTGTAATAATATCTTTATCACTAATGATACCAAGAGCCCGGAATACAATAAATAATGGTATTGGTTTACGCACATTCGGAATATTGACAACAATGTTCTTGTTAGAATAACGTGCGGATGGAGTTTCCATTTTAACAGATAAAGTTCGAATTGGTTTAGACACATTTTCAGATACAGAACGTATTTCAGCGGAATATAAATATTTTTCATCATTTACATCGCGAATATACAACATATTGTCTGCAAACTTTTCTTGTGGTATAACGGTTTTTTCTTTTCCATCAATGATAAAATAACCACCAATATCATTCTTACATTCGCCCATAGAATATCGTATTTCACGGTCTAACCCATTCAATACACAAAATTGAGACTGTAACATGATGGGAAATTTACCTAAATAAATTTTCTCCAATGTGATGGTATGTCTTTGAACATTTTGCGCAACAACCGATTCTTCGGTCATTTCGCGAACCATCGCGGCAAGATTGGGCGTCATTTTAACTCTATCCGCATTTTGTTTTTTAGCAGCATCTGTTTTTTTTGCACCACCTGATTGTAAATCATTTTGAAAGTTATCTAAATGTTTTTTAATTTCCTCCATATTTTCAGAAATAGTTTCTTTAAAATTACCGGCATTTTGTTGTTTATATTCATTGTTCTCTGCAATATATTCATAATCATCGAATTGAACTTCTCCGCCTTTTGAATTCTTGGTGATTTCGTTTATACCTACCATTGTAGGTTCTTCGCCTGGTTTCAAAATGCGTACAAACTCAATTTCAACATCGTAATGAATAGTCATACCATAATTCATATTTCGAATACGAGCTTCATTTGGAAACATATAATGTGAATTATGGTCGTCATATATTACTGGTTTTCCAAAATAGATTTTAGACCCATCTTTTCCACCAAAATACATGATACATTGGTGGTAGTAATCGTCAATTGTTTTATCATATTTAGAAGAAATTACCACAGGATTCTTCTCTTTGAAAATTTGATATATTCCATTCTGGAAAAAATCATTGTAAGATTCTATGTGATGTGTTACTAAAGATTGTGGATTGTCTTCAAATTGACGATTTATTATTTTCCATAATGTAGAATTTTCCATGAAACTATAATATAAATTACTATTATATTTTGTTTATTAGTTTTTAATAATAGTTTATTTAAGAAATTTAGGAATCTTCGGTCTAGGAAAAAATTTCTTATATTACTTTATAATCAATGGAAAACAAAACATTAGATGCTCTTTTCGGACCTTTAAACAAAAAATACTGTTTATGGTTTTACATTTTATCCGTTTTAGGATTTGTATTTTTAGTTATTGCCCTTGCATTGACTTTATATATTGGTATTTCTAAACGTAAAGGAATTGATTTCTACGTTCAAATGTTGATTGGTTCATTGGCATACGTAATTTTCTATTTCCAAAATCGTTTACTATATTCAATGTGTGTTAGTGCTATTTAAATAAACGTGTATTTGAAAAAAATAATTATTATCAAATGATAGTAATTATTTACATAGTTTAGCTATAATATGTAAAAAATTGATTATTAAAAATAAATTAAAAAACAAATTACTAATATATATAATGTCATCTGCATCAAGTAATCGTATTTTAAGTATTTATAAATCTCGTAAAACAATATTAGATTTGCTTGATTATCAAGATTATTTAGTCGAAGATTATACTGGATTTAGTATTAATGAAATAGATGCTATGTATGTGAATTCGCAGTTGGATTTATTAGTAACCCATAAAAATAATCAAAAAAAAGTGTATGTTAAATATTTAATTTCATCAAAAGTCCGGGCAAAAGATTTAGACGATATTATCGAAGATTTAATGTACATAGAAAATGTTTTACAAAAATCAGATACCATTATTATTATTATTGATGACGAACCAAATGATTCAATTACTGCAAAACTAAAATATTTGTATGACCATGATGGTATTTTCGTAGTAATACATAATATTGCACGATTACAATTCAATATTTTAGAACACACTTTGAATCCCCAAGTAGTTGTTTTAGAAGAAAATAAAACTGATGAATTAATGAAAAAATACAATTTGAAATCATTAACACAATTGCCAGAAATTGACCGATTTGATCCATTGGCATTAGCATTATGTTTAAGACCAGGCCAAGTATGTGAAATGCAACGAGGAAGTGCTACTGCTCTTTCATATAAATATTATCGTATATGTGTTTAGTGATTTATCTAATGAATGATTTATCTAATGAATATAATATAGTTATGTCAGAAATAAAAAATTTAACAGTTGCATATAATCCAAATGATTTTTATTATTATAGTGCTCCTTCACTTGTTGATGCGGATTTCAATAGTGTTCTAAAAATAAATAAGGATTCAACGCTGGATAATACAACATGTGATACTATAATAGATGCAAATGTAACAGATAAAAATATTGATTGTAGAAATTACACAGGATTCAGTGATAATAATATTTTAGCAGCATGTTATGATAGAGAACTTTGTATAAACCGTAAAAATGCCATGAAAATTAGCGAATTACAAACAAATCACGACGGCGCTGACATACGAAATATTGATATAAATGTGGATTATAATCGTGAATTATTAAAATCGTATAATTTAGCGATAGGTAGTTTAGGAGTATTAACATTGTTTTATTTTTTATATAAATAAATTATATACATTTTAATATGAGTAATTATACATTTTTTACAAGTAATAATAATAAAATTATATTCAATGATACATATAATGATGAAATTGACAAAAGAAGAGTTGAATTAGATAAAAGATTAAATATTTTATATAAAAATAGAGATGTTATTAAAAATACACAACAAAAAGAAATCGATGCAAATGTATATGCAAATATTATGTTAACTGTATTAGGTACATGTTTATTATATTTTTCATTTTTCAAGGTTATTCAAGATTAATGAAATAAAATATGAAATATGTATATAAATGAATAGTCAATTATTTGAACAATCATCCTCATTAATTTATTCCGATTTTTCGCATATCAAAGAGAATTTTAGTTTAGTAGAAGGATATACTTATTTTGATTCAAACAATAATTTGAATGGTAATCTAGATACATATACAAAATTACAACAAACCTTGTCAAATGACCAAAAATATGATTTCAATGGCAATACATTACTTTTTTCTGATGAAAATCTTTTAATTTCTGAACAAATTAAAAAAGATAATGAAATACTAATAACCAGCGAAAATAATTTGAGAATAGCGTCAACTATCGCAGCAGCAACAATGATAATATGTGCATTTTTTTTGATAGGTTCAAAAAAATAAACTCAAAATATATAATATATTATTTATTATATATATAAATGTCGTCTGCAATAAATAATACGGATGTAGAAAAACTTGATTATGTACTAAAATTAGAAAAGGAAAGATTAGATGCAAAAAAAAAATTAATCGATAACGCAACATTTAGTCAAAATAGACAACAAGATTTAAATGAAAGTTATCGTAAACGATATGTATATTATAATTACATGGCAACTATTATAGTAATCGCGTTATTAATATATTTGGCATTAGTAGTTATACATTATTTTTTCCCAATTATTCCGAATGTTTTTATTGATATGGCTACAATATTACTGTTTTCATTCATTATTATATTCATTATTTATAATTTAGGTATTATATACAGTAGAGATAAAATGGATTTTGATAAAATAAATACTCAAAGTCTCAATATAATTAGTGCAAGTGAATTGGCAAAACAACGTATGAAAGATGTCAATTCTGGAAATTTAAGTGGAATATCAAATGCAGATATGGGTAACACATGCGTCGGTGCAGCATGTTGTTCTTTGAATGGAACTCATTGGGATTTGAATTCGGGAAAATGTGTAACCGGAAACGTAGCATCTTTTGCAAATATTTCAGAATCATTTGGGTGTAATAATTGTTTGATTGTAAACGGAACGGCAAAACCATTTGAACCATCCGAATTTGATAATTATGCAAAAATATAATATAGTGATATTTTAGATAATTAATATGACTTCACTGGATAGATACCAAATTGAACAAATTAAAAATATAACGAATTTATTGCCTGGGAATGAACGTAATACATTAAGAAATATAATAGAAAATATGGACAAGAAAATTAAATCGCGTGAGCGTGATTACAATGATTTAAATAAAGAATGTAGTAATTTGTATGATGAATATAAAAAGTTGGAAAAAAAGGTAAGCCAAATGATGTTAAATAAAAATAAAGTTGATGAGATATCTAAGGAGAAAGACTTTTACAAACAACAATTGAACGGTACCGAAAGCGAACCTGGATTTATAAAACTTCTCGCAGAAAAAAATAATAATTTGGAAAATTTTAATAATATAAATAATATAGAAGGAATGAGTATCATAGAAGGCATTACTACAAAAGAACTAGGTGATGTAATCAATGAAAATAAATTACTCGAAAGTCAAATACAAAAAAATCAAAATAATTATAGTGCCGACGATACGCAAGTTTTTTATAAACAACAACAGTTTTACAGACAACAAAATTTCAACTTTTTTTTAATTATACTATTTTACTTTTTAATTTTAATTTTAGGCATATATTTGTTCTTTTTCAAAAATAATATGAGCATTTATTTCAAAATTTTCATTACGATTCTATTAGCAATTTATCCTTTTATCATTGAAATTATAGAATTTTTTGTATATTTTGCTTTGTATTATGTATATGCTCTAATAAATGGAGTACCATTTGATTTAGGAAACTATTATGGATTCACATTTACAGATAAATAATATTCACGAAAAATATATAATATATTGAAAAATATTATATATTACATTTTTACATAGTAGATAATAAATGAGATATTTCTGTAATACTTTTTATTATATAATCAATGTCAGTATCATTTACATCTTTATGTATTACTAAACGTATTACTTCCGGTGACCAAGCACTAACTCGTATACCTTTATCTTTGAAAAGTAAGGCGACATTAGTTGATATTTCTTCTTTTTTCCACGATTTATCATAGGATAGAATATCAATAAAAATAATATTAGTTACTACCGGATATTTCACTTGAAAAGAATGTAATAACCCAATAATATCTGCTATTTTTTTACTTCGAATATGGTCATTTAAAATAATTCCATCGTCAAAATTATCTAATGCGACTAATCCCATTGCGCCTAATATACCAACTTGTCGCATACCTCCACCAAGAGCTTTTCTGATACGTTTTGCTTTTTCAATAAATTCTTTTGTTCCAATCAATAGAGAACCAATGGGTGCACCAAGTCCTTTGGATAAACAAACCGTCAAAGAATCGACCAATTCACCAATTTTATAGGGTGACTCATTCATATAGGTTAATGCATTCCATATTCTCGCACCATCTAAATGAATTGGAATATTTTTATCCAAAGATAATGTTTTTAAATCTTGTAAAAATTTTATTGGCAATACTTGTCCACCGCATGCATTATGTGTATTTTCAATGCATATAAGTGATGTAGTTGGTTCATGAATATCGTTATCTCGAATACTGATGTTGATATTTTCTATATCCATTGTACCATCAGGTAAGTTTGGAAGAGTTCGTAATGAAATGCCACCAAATTGTGATGCGCCAGATTGTTCATACAAAAAAATATGACTTTTATCTCCAACTATTATTTCAGAACCGCGTTTTGATGACCAACTTAATATTGCAGTCAAATTACTCATAGTTCCAGAAGGAAAAAATAAAGCATCCTCTTTATTAAACATTTTGGCGGCTCTTTTTTGCAATAAATGAATAGTTTGATCTTCTCCATAAACATCATCTCCCACTAAACAATCTAATGTAGATTTTCTCATCTCATAACTTGGTTGGGTTACTGTATCACTGCGTAAATCAATCATATTATAACTATTATTATAATATGATAATAAAATAATCTTTATATAAATTTTATTTGTATATTACGAAGTTTTTATTTTTTTCATGAATGAATTATATGCACTTATCAGAGTAGGATGGTGCACATAGGGTAAATTATTTTCCTTACAAAATTCTTCAACAATCGGCGCTATGTACGTGTAATTATGTCCGCAAATATTTGGAAATAAATGATGTTCTATTTGATGATTTATTCCAGAAAATGCCATTGTCCATATTCGATTTCCGTTCATAAAATTTCCGGAATTACATATTTGTCGTTTTGCCCAATCGGAACCATCATAATATTTCTCATGAGTTTCATATAAATCATGGTCAGCTATTACATTCAAATAATATAATGTATTTCCCGTTATCATATAAAACAAAGAGGGTATTATTCCCATATTATACAAAAGATATATTTTACAAAACATGATTACTAATGAATCTATGTCATAATGATTAGTATTTGGTATTTTGAAATGATCTGTTCTATTCAAAATTAGTCGGTTTTTGAATGAACTAAAAACGTACCATATAATTTGAAAAAACAATTGTCCTGGTATCAATGTAGATATTATATTTGTTTGTATTTCCAGTTGTCTATATTTGTTCAAATCAAATAAATTTATAGAATACAAATCTTTATCTATGTCATTATTACCACCCGTAAATGAATGATGATAATATATATGATGATAAAACCAGATTGAATGATTCCATAGAACCCAACTATTTGCTATTTTGGAAATAAAATTATTTACTTTTGGATTTGTCGAAATAGCATAATGTGAACCATCATGTAATAAGTTGAATAAAATGGATACTTCAATCGACGATGCTATTACAGAAAAAAAACATCTCAAAAAGGTATAATCAATAAAATTGATAAGTGTAATAACATAGATATATAGTAAAATAGATGATATATTCCACGCATACCAAGAAGTAGATGCTTTGATAGATTCTCTATCTGGATATACAGTTTTTACTTTTTCAATTAATTTGTGATAGGTTGTAAAATCGGTATTGTATTCATTTTTTATATCGCTATCTTTTTCAAGTATTTCATATTTGTCTAATGATTTTCGTATTGATTCAATGTTTGAAAAAGCATGATAAGATTCAAATAATGCAGTACAGTCTTCGAGTCCTTTTGTTTTTACTAAAATTTCACTTCCACCGGGATGGATTTTTATAAATGTTGTTAAATCATATTTTTTTCCATAAATATTCCACATAATATAATAAAAATATACTATATTTTTATGTTGTTATTGTAAATTATTTTTACTATAAAATCTTTACAAACTATAAATCATTTTCATGAATATTATCAACATCGTTATCTTCATCGGACCCGGAATTGATTACTTCGTTATCAAAATTAATACGAATACCAACCCATGCACGTTTTTTATCATAATTTCCATATTTTTTATCCATATATGTATGTACTTTCTTTGAACTTGGTGCACCAGTATTTCCATGAATCGATTTATACCATAATGTAAATTCATTTGTAATTGCCGATTTTGAAACACTTCCATTTGGGTCGACTATCATCTTATCCCGAATGAATTCTGCAATATAGTCATTCTTTTCCTTATACGAATTACTTGCGGATAACACTCTGGGGCAATCGTGAACCAAACCTTCTGTTTTAAATGCAATATCTACTAACATCGCCATAAATACTTCGCGCCATACTGGAAATTTCTCATTAATTTTGACATCCTTCAAGAATTGATATGGTTTTTCTGGGTCGCCTTGGACAGGAGTATTTGTAAAAAGCGATTCAAAATCTACCACGCGAATTCTTCTCCATGTTCCATGGTCTTGACTTTTGATTTCCATCAAAACGTTTGTACAAACACATAATTTGAATTGCGGAATAAACGTTACCATTTCAGTCATATATGGCGCACGGGCAGTAATTGGGTCAAACCCACTTGTCAATTGTTTTAATACACCTTCATTTATCTGGTCTCCTTCTTGGGGTTCTTGCATAAGAGCATATCTTACGCCTTTCAAAGCTACTATTTCTGGTGCTAAACCACCAATCTTACCTCGTCTATCGGTTATCAGAGACAGAGGAACATCGCCTTTGTAATCACCTAAACATTCTTTCATCAAATCGGTCAATACTGATTTTCCATTTGCCCCAACACCGACATACATATTGAATGTTTGATTGGATGAAGTACCTATCAATGTAGATGCTAAATGTTCCCACATATATTTATATAATTGCGGGTCTGGAAATAGTTTGTGCATAAAATCATTGATTTCATCCATGGTTTGTTTATGTTTTTCTTTATCCAATGGAACATAGTCTATTTTTGTACATTTTGATAAATGGTCTTCTGGATATCCTTTTCTGAAAACTTTGCTTTCAAAATCAATGACACCATTATTGAATGATAGTAAATATGGGTTACTATCCAATTGTTGTAGAAAATCTGGGTCATAGAACCATTCCCTAGATTCGCGCATAATATTGTTCTTGTCGTTTGTGTTACCCAATCTAGTGCAGATATTCAATATTTTATTGGCATTTTCTTGCATACGTTTGGATTTTGCTTCATCGGGTGGGTTCAATGAACTTGCTTGATTCATTAAACTCTGAGCTCTTTTCCAATACAAATTACGCAATGTTGTTGAAATTGAATGACGTAATGTAGTACCAGAATCGTTTTGAATCCAGCAATGTTTCTTCAACTGATACCAAACTCCTTTGGATACACTTACACAAACATAATCATGTTTATGCAATTGATACAATACACCTGCAATATCGAAATCGCCACATCCGCGAGAGTTCTTGTCACTGCCAATCTTGTCCAAAGTGATTGTTTTGATTGTTTGGTCAATATAGAAATCAATACTTGTTTCTCTTACTTTTTTGAATTTTTCCAAAGCATCTTCCCGAGACCAATGCATAATTGAACGTTTTGTCAATCCATATGGATTTTTTAAATCCATATTTTGCCATCTATCATATAAATCGGATATATTATTGAAATCAAAATTTTCAGCCAATGCGCTGAATGCGACCCAAACTATCAATAAACTATCATGAATATTACGTAATGCCCAACCAACACGTATCCATTTTAGAAATGAACCATTACCATAATAAGATTCTGGTAATGTCATTGTATAATCATGTGCTTCCCTCAATTCATAATCAAATGATTGTATTGAATCCAAAAATTCATCAACAGCATCTTTTAACTCATCGCGATTTTTTATTTTCAAAATATATGCATTTACATCAGAATAATTATTCATTGCACTACGTTTTTGTCTTGTTTGTCTTGCATTGGTTTGTAGAGTTCCATTCGATTCTTTTGTTTTTATAAATTCACTAGTATGAAATAAACTAGGATGACCAGTATATCTGGCTGACAATTTTTCAATATTTTCAATAACATTAAAGTTATCTAAATGAATATTGGTTCGAATAAATTCACCATCATCAGTATCATATGTAATTTCATAAATATATGTTAATTTGTAAACATCGTGATGTGGCTTACGTGAACCATATAATTGCCAAGGTGAATCTGCCTTACTAACACCCTCATCTAATACACCATCCCAAGTATTTACAATCGGAAAATCTGACCATGCTTCTGCAATTTTTGGAAGCACTTTTTTTCTTAATAATATTTGAGTAATTCGGTCAGCTTGCAAACCAATAATGATGTGAATACCATCTTTTGTAATATTTTTGTCAACCACACGATTTACATCATTCTTTTGCATCACATATACATTGAACTTCGTGTTTTCATCAAATTGATATATAGTTTTTAATTCGGCTAAATATATGTCAATTCCATCTTCTATATGTGATATATCATACAATCGTTTATCCACAGCATAATCAAAGTGTAAGTCAATATCTATCAAAATTGGACCATTTGAATCCAATTGTTTTTCGGTCAAATATTCTTCATTGTTTTTTGTCAATATTTCATTTGCATATAAACGTAAGAAGTCGGGATATTCTTCATCACTTATATGATACGAACCGCCATAAATTCCACAATCATTATCCGGCATTCGTGTATTTGTATAAGGCAAACCGCTGTTCTTTGCAATGTGTTTTATCAAATAATCATTTAGTTTTTTCGAAGTTTTAGATTGCATTTTATTAGAATGTGACTTTTGCATATCATTTTCTGTTTGCGATTCTATATTTATTTGACGATTGTTCGTCGTCATTCACTTGTTATAATAATTATATAGATATTTTTATATTAATTTTTCAATTCAATTTTTTGTATTTTTGTATGAAATATTATAGATTTTAGGATATTTAGATTTCAATATCATGTATTCATTATTATATAACAAAAAATTGATTGAATAAATGAATTAAAATAATAGTTTTAATATATACAATACAATGAAATTCTGCAATAACTGTTCCAATATGTTATATATTAGTATTAACGAAAATGATACTAATAAATTAATTTACTATTGTCGTAATTGTGGTAACAAAGATGAAACTATTACCGACGAAGGTGTATGTGTTTTGAATACTCAATTAAAAAAGGGTGAACAAAAATTCAATCATATTATTAATAAATATACAAAATTAGACCCTACATTACCGCGCATTTATAATGTGAAATGTCCAAATGTTGGATGTAAATCAAATACGGAACATGACAATAAATTACCCGAGGTCATTTATATTCGGTATGATGATGATAATTTGAAATATTTATACATTTGTTCGGAATGCGACCATACATGGAAAACAGATGATAACAAATAATTGTAGTATTTTCAGAAAATCAAGAAAATGAAGAATATGAAAAATAAAAACAAAAAATTGAATGTATTTATTTTTAATACATTTAGAAATATTGGAATATACTATATAACATGGACGAAAAATACGAATATCCATCTGATATTGATTCGGAAATTGATTCAGATACAGAAAATGTATTAGAGTTGCCAGTAACTTCTAAAATTAATAATAAAACTACAAATATGGTAAATGATGATAGCGACGAAGACGAAGATTATGATAATGACGATGAAAATGAATCTATGAACAGTGAAGATGATATATATGAAACAGAAAATACAGAAAATGCTATTGAAAAAAACTCTTATAATATTGACAATAACGATAATGATGATGACGACGAAGATGACGAAGATGACGACGAAAATTATTTACAAAAATTTAATGAAAACATAAAAAGAAATATCATAAGCGATTATCATCCCGAATTACAATTTAATAATTATGAAGAAATTGAAAATTTGACAACAATTATTAGAAATGAAAATGGAACAATTGTAGACCCATTACACAAAACTTTGCCATTCTTAACTAAATATGAAAAAACCAGAATTTTAGGTGAAAGAACTCATCAAATAAATTCGGGTTCAAAACCGTTTATACCAGTTGAATCAAATATAATAGATGGTTATTTAATTGCATTAGCTGAACTTGAACAGAAAAAAATACCTTTTATCATAAAACGTCCTTTACCTAACGGAGGATGTGAATATTGGAAATTAAAAGATTTAGAAATAATTTAATGATTCATTTTAGAACCAATTTCTTCCCGAAGTATTTTATGATTTTCAATATTTTTTATTGGGTGGTATATATTTTCAGGTGTTATGTTTGCAATATTCCAATCATAACGCCATTGTATTGTATTATTCATTTCCTCCGGATGGTCATATATTAATTTATGATGTTTTGCTATTGTAGGAATCATTGCTTCTATAAATACCATTGTTTTTGATTCGGAAATATAATCATCTATTTTTTGTAATAGTTCTCTTGACAATCTCGATACGCAAATCATTGCATTGTAGTATGGAGGTGGTATGATAAAATCGATTCCGTACCAAAACCAATAATTATGTTCTCCATTTTCATTGATTTCATAATCTTTTGTTAACAAATCACTATCTGGATATTTTTTATCTATGTATACAACTACGTTTATATCATAAAAGAATGTATCATCTTCGAAAAACCATACGTAATCATATTCGTTGTTCAATTTACAGAAATAATAAAGTGCTTTGTCCCATGCAATAATTTTAGGAAATCCTAATCTACTTGACGAATTTATATAATTGTTTTCTTCGGTTTCGGCGTGGGATATTCGAATAATTTTTACGTTGGGATATTTGTAACCATATATTGAATGGTAATCAACATAATCAACGTCTATTATGAAATAAAAATCATAATAGTGTTGTTTATCTATATTGTTGAGAAATTCTAACCATATTTCATTAGGAGTATATCCAATTATACAAATTGCCCGTTTTTCCATAATGTTTTGTATACAATAATATAAAACATTTTATTTGTATCATTTTTTGATATATTTTTTATATGTTCTAAATAAAAAAATCGGGGTCATAATTCAAACGTGTACTACTTTTATGAAATTCCGTTTGACCACCATGTCCATAATCTCCAATTGCGTCTTCTACTGCCATCATTGGATACATCAATGCTCTGTTTCCCTGCTTTGTAATTGTCCAATCCGGACTAAAATGAGGCAATGAAGAATTTACTAATGTTTCGTCAGCATATCCATTTCCAAATTTTTCTATCAAAAATTCGGCATGTTTTCTGGTTACCATATACAAATGTGCACCCCAATGACCATGCTCGGTTGCAGGATAATTGTGATATTTATATGGACGATTTTCAAAATGCATTTTCAATTCATATCCAGACATCCAGTCTTCAATCGCATAATTGGTCATGTGACCTAATAACAAAAAATCCAGATTCATAGTTTCAAATTCAGAAATAATATTCGGTAAATGATTTGTAAAGTCCTTGTGCAGATAAATATCGTCTTCGCAAAAAAACCCATATTTTTTATCTGTTTTTAAAAATAATTTCAACATGTCGACGTGACCATATGTAATCGACCAAAGACGTTTGATTCCTTCACCAATTGGTTGGGTATCTATTCTAGGGTCTGTAATTTCAACACCTTCAAAAATGTTCAAGTCCAATCCTACTTTGGTGAAACGTTCTTTCATATTCTTATACCTGACCGGATTTTTGTAACATAAACAATAAAATTCACACCGATTTGTGATAGATTCCATATAATTGTATATGGTATATATTTTTTATATTCTTTGTTCAACATTTTTTATTTTTACAATGAACCATAATAAAAACAAACAAAAAATTGAATTAAATACAATATAGTATAGATATACAACCAACGTTACAAATATGAATTCAGAAATAAATCGTAAAATTGCGAATCCTGATAGCTTTCGCGAAAATATACGTAAAAAATTCGCTACCATTCTTCAAGATGATACTATGTCTATCAATCTTGAAAAGGGGGTATACAATTATTCTATAAAAGAAGCAAATACACGTAAAATCGTGAAAAAATGGGAAAATCCTGCTTTTGCGCAATTGTATTTAGACAAATTACGTTCCATTTATATTAATTTGAAAAATGATGATTTATTAACACAACTCCGGCAAAATGATGTTACGCCTCAAAGTATTGCATTTATGACTCATCAAGAAATGAATCCTTCACATTGGCGTGTATTCATTGACCGAAAAATCAAACGTGATGCATCAAAATATACTTCCAATATTGAAGCATCTACTGATATGTTTACTTGCAAAAAATGCAAGTCAAAACGATGTACCTATTATGAATTACAAACTCGTAGTGCGGATGAACCTGCAACTATATTTGTTACTTGTTTAGATTGTGGCAAACATTGGAAATCATAAATTTTGCCAAAAATGTAAAAACAAAAATGTAAAAAATTGATTCATTCTCTATTTTACATTTTTATTTCAATAACAGTACTACAAAATGGGAAACACTACTTCATTAGAATCAAAACATCAAAATGATATTTGTGCAATTTGTAATAAGAATATTGATATTCAGAATTTGCTAATGTGTGTTCGATGTAATATATCATTACATGAATCATGTTATGATATTGCAACGACTATGAATAAAACGTATACCAAATGTCCTGCATGTAATCGTATTGGGTCGGTTGGTAAATTTCATTGTATAAATTCAAAATAAAAACAAAACCTAAAAAATTGATTTATTATGTATTTTACTTATTTTCAATAAGAATAAATAAAATGGTAAATCGTTCATTTTTGAAATCAAATTATGACAATGAAATTTGTGCAATTTGTAATAAAATAGTCGATGTTAAAAATTTATTAATGTGTGTTCGGTGCAATACATCACTACATGAATCATGTTATGATATTGCGACTTCTATAAATCGAAGTTATAACATATGTCCTATATGTAATCGTATTGGATGTGTTATTAAATTTCCTTGTATGAATTCAAGATTATAAAAATATGAAAAAATACACAAATCTACAAAAAAATTATTTTTTTTTATTATATAATGCATTTACCCAACACCTGTCTTGAACGCATAAAAAACATTGGTGAAAATTATGAAAATATAATTTTGATATTTCTATACAACATTCGCAATATTTATGCTTTTTACACATATGTTTGAGTTCTTTTTTTTCTTCAAGACAAACTGGACATATCATTATATACTATGATATGACTTGATTTTTTCTAAATATTTTCATTGTATTTTGTATGACTGCATTTGTAATCACAAAATATTATAGTGATTACAAACGACTATTTATATAGTGGAATTATTCTTCTAGTGACATAAAATTCACTAATTTGACAAAGATATTAATAATATCCAAATAATAATCCATTGACGCTGTTATAAAATCCCCGTAATAATCTTTTTGTAATATTTGGTTTGTATCGTATACAATGAATACAGAGAACAATGTCAATCCGAACATTAGAAATCCTTTTACAAAATTTGAATAATTACCCATAAACATGGTTACAATTTTCACAATAATATATAACAGTAGTATTAATAATAACCAACCTCCGAATTGTTGTGTTAGTTGAACACCAAATAAAATCATTGTTAATCCGAATAAAAACATACTACCAAATATCCCGATTGTTCCAAATATAGCCGTTTTTATTATTGCAGGGTCGACTCTATTTCGTAAAAAAGACAATAAATACCCAATCATATATGATATACCTGTGAATATTAGTGTTTTTAACCATAATGGCAAGTCCAATGATATTACAAATATCAATGCAAATAAACCTATCACTAATAATATCCATAATTTTATGTCCAATTTTTCTTTTTCATTTTTTGAATTTTCCATAACATAATACGTTATTCCCAATTGAACAATCAAGTTCGCAAATACCATCATTAAAAATCCTTTTTTTTCATCCAGTAATTTGAAGAAATTCTTGTTTTTTCCAAAAGATACTAAATTTCCCCCTTTTTGATTTTTAGCGAACAAAGTATTATACAGATTTGTGTGAACCATCTATATAATATATTTAAACATATTCTTCTTCAACTAATTCACTTGTACAATCTAAATAATTTGATGTTGTATTTTCTTCAATCGGCTTTAAATCAAATATACTTTTTATTGCGCTAGTTTTTTTAGATTTAGGTTTAGATATACGTTTCGATTTTGGTTTTATAGGAATTTCTTCGTCATCATCAACGTCTTCATCGTCATCATCAACGTCATCATCGTCATCATCAACATCTTCATCGTCATCAACTACAAACCCATCTTTTGCATAACCAGTTTTCGTTATCGGTACATCATCATCGTCATCATCATCGTCAACGTCTGTATCTTCATCACCTAAATCTTCAAATCCACCATATAATGTTTCATATATCTCATTCCAAGAAGATTCAGATAAATCGACTACTTCATTTGGATTCGATTCCATTTTTTTAACAACGACACAATTTCCAAAAAACAATGTATTGTCAATCGGTGGAGGAAATTCGTATTTGTTTTCTTGATTTGCTTTTCCAGTTGTCTTACCATATACGCTAATTGTGTATTTTTTAGAATCCATATCAATTGTCCATGTTGTATGACATTTAAACCCTTCGGGGGATTTGAATCCCCCCTTTTTATATAATTCATTTTCGTCATAATTTTTGAAATTAACTTGTTTAATTGAACCTAACTTTTCAACAATTATAATAGCCGGCATTCTTTGTCTAAAATATTTAGGAATATCTATTTAAGTATTTTTAAAAAATGATTTTGTTTCTACGTAATTATTATTCATATCAAATCTATCTAAAAACATATAGATATTTGAGAACATAAACAACTAATGCTATGGCTTTTTCAAAATATCATTATATCCATTATTATAATTATTCTTATCCATTATTTATTCAATTATTTAAAAGATACCTACACTACCAAGAAAACAAAAGATTTAGTAAAAACTCAAACTGAGAAATATAAAACTATTTTAGATGAAATAATGAATAAAAAAACCGATGGTATCGAGAACACATTTATTTTCAACAGCGAAAATATGCAAAATGAATTGGATTCTTATTTAGAGCAAGAAATGTCTATATTATAATATATACGAATAACATGCCAAGAATACCCTCGGACAGCAGTTCAAAATCAAAGAGTAGTAGTACCAAATCAAAGAGTAGTCGAAAATCAAGAAAAACCGCTAAAAGGACAGTTAAACGAGAACTTAAAGGTAAAAAAATGCCACCAACTCAAATTGAAAGAATAATTTCCTATGAAAAGAGTTCCGAACTAATTGAGCATAATGAAGAATATTATGAAAAGATGAGACAAATTATGTTGAATTTACGTTTTGATAGAGATGAAAATTTAGCAAAAATTTTGGTATTTAGAGTTGCAATGAGTAAAGCGACAGTTGAATCAAAGCGTAAAATTGGTTTGATGTAATAAAATATTTATTAAATAGATATAAAAACATTTTTATTTATACATATAAAAGCGTAATGGAGCTCACTGCTATTCAATGTCAAAATATTATGAAACGTTTTCCACAATTTGAACTTTCCTATGAAACAATTTCACATAAGAAAGTTTCCCTTAATTATAATATTACTTTGGCGATACCTGCGGGAAAGAAATTTTTCGCATGGTTCACCTTTTATAAAAATATGGATGTGTGTTATTTAATGGAATTGAATCGCGATAAAAAAGTGAGTAAAATTACGCGAATTAATACGATATTTCAGCCTTGTCTATCATTAGGGAGTGTTTTATATGGAACTATTTTGGAAAATACTGACCCTGCCGATGAAAAGAAATTCTTTGTTATTGAAGATATTTTTTCATACAAGGGAATTTCCATTGGTTCCTTTTTATTTAGCGAAAAACTAGGATATTTACACGATTTCATGAAAAATCAAATTGTTCAAAAGTTTACACACAAAAATGGGTTAGTATTTGCGCTACCTTCATTATGGTATAATTATCAGTCTGGCGATTTTGAATGTAATATTAATATTCCTGAAAAAATCAGTGGAGAAATTGGATATACAATTCATCATTTGCAATATAGAATGCTTTCACACGTTGCACCTTATTTGAATATTTCTTTAACGCGAAAAATAAATACCAACACTAATGTCCAAAAAGAAATCGATACAAAACAAACTCCATTTGTTTGTAAACCCGTGATCGATTTTTCGAAACCTCAATATAAATATCCAACCACATTTCACGTAATTGCAGACATACAATTTGATATATATCATCTATTTGCATTTGGTAAAAACAAATCATTGGTATACTATAATGTTGCATGTATACCAGATTATAAAACAAGTATTTTCATGAATGGATTGTTCCGAAACATTCGTGAAAACAAAAATCTGGATTATATTGAAGAGAGTGACGATGAAGATGATTTTGAAAATGTTGCCGAAGATAGATATGTCGACGTGAATAAAACATTATTAATAGAATGTATATTTAGCCCTAAATTCAAAAAATGGATTCCAAAACGCGTTATGCCAAATGGTTCCATGGTAGTTCACATTAATAAATTAGCAAATACATTCAACCAGTAGATTTGTTCCGCAAAAAATACAGACAAGTGAATAGAATATCTAGTAAAAATCCTCCTGCGCTAAATAATAACAATACATATTCCAATGGAGTTTTGTTCTCTATTCTGTAAAAATACAAACACAGTAATGCAAAAAACGGTATTGCAAGTATGTCCCCAATATGACTTATATTATTTATTTTCATTATATAATATTTGTATATTATATAATAGAATCAACAAAATGAATACAACAAAAAACAATACACGAAGAAAAAAATGGTCGTTGAAATACAAAAGAAGTATTAACTGCAAAAAACCGAAAGGATTTTCACAACGCCAACATTGCAAATATGGGAAACGACCAAAAACAATAAAGAAATGGACATAGATTTTTTATGATACATTTGCAAACATATATTCATATTTATCATAAGTATTGTCTCGGTATAATGATTCCATGTGGTATACAGTAATTGTATCTATTTCTTTTTCCGATTTAATTTTAGTACAAAGTTTTTCTAAAATTAAATAATATATTTCTTCCGATTTTTTAGTGTATATTTCTATTTTAGACGCTTCTATATTATTATGTAATCTTTGTTTCAGTTTGGATATTTTCATTTGTTTGTTTATTTTTCACATAGAAATGAAAAATAAATTCAATTTTTTAGCGTTGGTTCAATATTTTTCAATCTATTTAGCAATATTATGTTTTCGCTCACTATTTTTTCCATTTCCATCCTGCGTTTATTTATCATCATTTGACGTTTGAAATCTAATACTTCTTTCATACGTCTATCCAATTGATTGTCAATACGTGATGTTTTGTTTATTAGGCGATATACCAATTTTGTATTAAAATCATTTATTTTATCTATTTTTCGGTTATATTCATTTTCCCATTTTTTGGAATAAGGTAAATGTTTCGGTTCTCTATTATCGACAGTTGGTTTCATATTTTTTAACCTTTCCAAATGTTGTTCGTATAGACGTTTAGTATATCCTTTTCTATCTTGTCTTTTAGAGAATTCTAACATGTTATTGTATATAACACATATATTTTTATATTTTTTATATGAATATACTATATAATGGGAGGTGTATCTCTTGAAAATTCAACTGCTGGCGTTTTATTACAACCATATGTTACTGGATTAAGTGGTTCTTCTTATCAATATGGTTCAAAGACAATTGGTGGAAAAAAATCCAAGAAATCCAAGAAATCCAAGAAATCCGCTAAAAAATCCAAGAAATCCAGAAAATCCAGAAAATCTGCTAAAAAATCCAAGAAAATATTTCCCATGCTTGGATTCTAATTTTCTAAATTATCTAACGAAATCAAACATTTACGAATCGGGGCGTCTTCGTTGTTCAAATATTTAGGCGTTTCTTCGTTCATTTTTTTTGGTTCAAAAACATGCGTCCACGTTTTATCGTTATCCCAATCCAAACTCATATTCGTATATTTATTGCTATCGATTTGGCGAATACGATAATTTGCCTTTTTATAAAAGACACGGCGCTGCTTCCACTGATTTTGAAACAAATCATGAGAATCTACAATATCCACTATAATCGGATTCTCATGTTTTACGCGTAATATACGACCGACTGATTGGGTTATATCTGTTTTAGGCGTAACCATCACTAGCGTGGATAATGTTTTTATATCCAAAGCTTCGGCTGCCATTGCATAGGTTGCTAATACAATTTGTTTTCCTTCGGTTTCTTTCAAATCGTGTTGTTTCATTCCCCCTAAATAATATCCTACTGATGCAATTTTCTTATATTCAATTGCATCACGTAAATATGTCAATAATGACCGATTGTGACACAATATCATCATTTGATTGTCAGGATTTTCCTGGATTAAATCGCCTATAACACGAACCACAAAATCGCTACGAGGACCGAACTCGCACAATTTTGAAATCATAGTACTGTATTTTGGACTTCCGCGAAAATCATATTCGACTTCATTGAATGTAGAGTCGCGTGATATATAATTTATAGCGCGTACACTTACTTCATCCCCTATATTCGTTTTTTGACTATATATTTTTTCACCAATAAACATGAACAACACCTTTGTTAATTGGTCTTTTCTATCTACCGTGGCGGATATACCCAACATATATGGCGTAATTGTTTTCAATAAAGTTTTTGAAAATTGTTCGCTACCAATTCGATGCACTTCATCTACCAATGTTATTCCAAATGATGAAAATGCATCCACCGGATATTCTTTATCATAAATGGTTTGTATCATACCAATTACAATGTCTTTTTCGTGTATATCAAACGTAGGCCCCTGTATTTTTCCTACCCGCGCCGTCGGCAAGAATTCTTCTATACGTTCTATCCATTGATTCATCAAGAATTCTTTGTGAACTATTATCAATGCCTTTTTTTTAAGATTGGATATGATTTTTAATCCCATTACGGTCTTTCCTTTACCGGTTGGAACCTCCAATACACCACCATTACCATTATACGATGCATTTTCACAAATATTCGTATTCACATAATCCATATATATTTTTATAATTTCTTCCTGATAATCACGTAATGGTTTCACAAATGGAATATCAATATCATCACCGCATTCAATCTCGGTTTTTGCAGGTAATCCATAACGTTGTATTCCATAAAATCGTGGTATGTATATTTTATTTGCATTTTCACGATACACAGCAAATTCGGTTTCTGGTGCAGCCGCACCGGGACCAAATACAACCGGTTTTACTGTCAAATCTTTGTATAAGAATGCCAGGTCATCTTCTTTCAATGCTTGTTTTGGTATAGTGTATCCTTTTTTTCCTAAATGTGCGGAATTGCAGATAGTATTTTTGTATTCTTCATTTAATGAAACAATCGATTTTGGATTTTCAGATTTAGCCGATTTCGGTTTTTTAGCATAAAATTTTCTATAATTCATAATAAACTTCTATATTTGTTTTGTTGATGTTTTGGATTTTAGGAATATACAATCAATTTTTGGGAAACGATATGATAAAAAAATATAAATCTACATTATATAATGAAACTATCTTTACCAGCATCGTTGAAATCATTCAGTATTTATGAAATGGTATGGCTTTTTGTATTTATCATATACATTGTATTTCCAATTGAAGCCCCTTTTGAAATTGCACAATATCTGGATTCTGCATTAGGAATGGCCATTATATTTTGCATTACTGTTTATTTGTTCTTGTATACAAATCCTGTTTTAGGTATTTTGTTTATTTTTGTTGCATATGAAATTTTACGCCGCAGTTCAGCTGTAACTGGTCGTGTTGCTATTATGCAATATACTCCATCCGAACCTAAACGACAAGCAGAAATGGTAGCTATGAACCCACCTGAACAAAAAACATTAGAAGAAGAAGTTGTTGCCATTCGCGCACCACTTGGACAAAGTCCACCAACTATGTTTACTGAAAGTAGTTTCAAACCAGTTGCTGACAAAGTCGGCGGTGCTTCTTTGTTTTAGATTTTTAGAAATGTAAAATATCAAAACCAAATATGGTTTGATATTTTATTACGACGGGCCCACAATGAACTTAATAAAAGGACTTACTAAAAAAAATGGATAAGCCACTCCAAATATACCAAGCATTGTACATGCATATGCTTCATTTTGGGGTTTAATAACTTTACATGCAATAAGAATAATAAATATAAAACTTAATATTACTGTAATAATTCCAAAAATATATGCCATTTTGTTATTTTGAAACTTATCTTTAAATTTAAAAAGAAAATCGGAAAAGTGTTCAGCGAAATATTTTGCACTTTGTACTAGACCCTCACTATTGGGATTGAATCCTTGAAGCTTTTCAAAATATGCTTCTTCAACATATGTTCTACCAATTATTGTTATTAATGATATTACAAATAATAATGAAAAAAATATACCAGTTATTGCAGATGCAGTATCATCAACTATCATTCCACATATCATTGCAATGCACCAAGCTAAATAAAATCCACAAAAAATTGTAGTATATGTTAAAGAATTATCTCCAAGTTTTGTAATAAAAATTTTTTCATAAAGAGGAGGTACGCCAAAAAATGAAAAACTAAATACAACAACAAACATTATCATTGCAAATAATAAATTGATTGTTTTATTTTGAGCTTCACTACCACTTTTTACTTTTACCAATGAAGGAACATCAATTAATGGTTCGCCACTATCATCAATTGGGTAACAAGTCATACCGTTATCGTCAATGCCTTCTACAAATCCTTCTGTCATACTTTGAAATCCATCTTTATTGTTCTCTAAAATATTATATTCATTACTGTATTTTGGAAATAAATCACATTCTACAAATTTATCGAAACTATTTTTCACTTTAATTGGCTGATTGAATACTACAACAATATCACCACCACTTTTGTAAAAAAAATATTTTGGATTTTTTTGTAATTTGTCAAAATACATATTGTTCAAATTGACAGGCATGCTGAATGAATTACTACTTACTTTTTCAGATTGGTCAATGATTTTATCGATTTCATTTGGTTGGTTTGAATTTCTATTATCTGTTTTCAATGGAAAACATACATATAATTTTCTATCTCCGTTTGTAATTTGTTTGTTTTTAATTATCAATTCGCCATCATAATTAATACCAGCAATATTGTGTGTTTTTTTATAAATATACAAGTCACTTGACATAAATTTTATAATAGGTTCTCCTGAAATATATAGACCATTTGGTTTTACTATGTTTTTGGGTGTAAAAAATGGTATTTTTATATATCCTCCGTTATTACGAGTACTTGCATATTGATTAAAATATATAGAACAATCATAATAATCATATATTACACGTTTATCATTCGCAATTCTGGTAGAATCACTTATATCAAAATTATTCATTATATAATAATATAATATTATATAATTAAACTCAACAAAATACTATATTGTTGTTTCCTAAATATATGGAATATATGAAAATGTGCTGTTCTCATAAACTGTTGCTACAAATGTGTCTTTGTATCCTTCAACGTAAACTGTATCATTATTATTGATTTCATCGCATCCATATTCTCCGGTACAACTCTTACCTTTCAAACTGACTGGTAATTTTGTATTCATATTACCTGTGTTTGAAATTGTATAATATTGCCATTTATCACGACCGTTCATCAATCTGCGACCCATCAGCGGTAAAATCATTTCACCGTTATGTGCATTTCTAACATTTGGACGTGTTAATATGCCTAATTGACTATAATCCATCCCGGTACCACGGGTTTTGATGTTAATTGGTATTCCGCGAACATCGGCGGAATCACGCGGGAAATAATAACCGTCATTTCTTAATGGCGGATTGTATGGGTCTGACATTGGGTCGGTACGTATTGTGTCGGTACGGGTTGATACACCGTTTAATGTAATTGGTGGAGGACTTGGTTGTGATAATACTACTACATTGGAACTAGGTTTTTGAATTGATTTTGTAATGTAAATATAATACAGGTAACCAATAATAATTAATATCACCAATATTATTAGTAAAGTCATGTTCTCAATACATATTACTCCCGGTAAACATTTCTTCGCCATTTTATATATATTTTACATATATTATATATATTATAAATTTATTACCGGAAATGAAGGAATTGGTGTTATTTTACATGAATAACACTCGTGAGTGGCATCGTCCCATACTTTGCTTATGTTACTACCAAAGATAGATAGGATAAAACAGTCAATAGATTGTATAATGTCCCATATCATTCTTTCAATTTCTTGTAATCCCAATGCAAAAAATAAAAACCCGATTGGTGAATACAATGTTTTTCCTAAAATATCCAAAGAATACCATTTGAAACATTTCGGCAGCGTAATTATCATTTTGAATCCACACGTTACATAACTAAATATCGACGTAAATACATCACCAATAAAAGTAAAAAATGTTCCAATTGCTTTAAATGCATTACCAATTTTTACAAAAAATGCGGCAATTTCGCCAAAAAACCCGTCAAGTTTTTTGAACATATCACCAATTTTTCCAAAAAAATCTGAGAGTTCTTTAAATGGGTCACCCATATCTAATAAATCTATCTTATATATTTATTAGATATCATTTTGATATTTTTATTTATTATCCTAAGATGTAAATTTCGAAAATTGTTCTATTTTATTACTTAAACTTGCAATAGTTTTCATCAACTCGTTTGTATTTTTTTGCAAATCTTCTAACCCTTCTGTATTGAAATCTTCATTTTTTGCGCCTTCTGTAAAACCTTCGCCATTATCACTCTTATTTTGTTTTTTTTCTTTACCTTTTGCATCTTTTGTATCTTTTTCGTCCGTTTCATCTTTTGTATCTTTTGTATCTTTTGTATCTTTTGCATCTTTTGCATCCGTTTCATCCTTTTTATCCGTTTCATCCTTTTTATCCGTTGCACCTTCTTCAAATCCTTCACTCAACGATGAACCGTATTTCAATATATTTGTCAAAATCAATGAAAGTAGTAAAATAACTAACATATTTTTACTAAAAAACGAGGTGAGAAATCCAATTAATAAAAATAATACAACAGATGTGTAATTACCTGTATTTGCGAAAAGAAATAGATTTAACAGTGAAAATATAAAAACTACGTACAACAACACTTTGTTATGTAACATACCTTTTGAGGTAGTAATACCATTTAAACTTTTAGATAATTTATATTGCATTTTGTTTACAAATGAACCAAGATTATTTTTGAATGCCATTATATAATTAATTGTTATTTTATTTTTATTTTATTCATATTCATGAATTACCTAAATCATTTTCATCGGAATCGCTCAATTTATCCAATTCGTATGTTGACGGTATATCTCCTGAATAAATATCCAATACTTCTTTTACTACTTCTTCTCTTTGAATATCACTTCTTGAAAATTCAAAACTGGATATACTTGATGACCGTTTTCCCTTGAATTTGTTCAAAAAATCGTCTAAACCATTGAATTCGTGATTACGGTCAAATTGCTCTAAATCTCCGGTAATTACTAATCGACTGTTCTCGCCTAATCTTGTTAATAACATTTTCATTTGTGATATTGTTGAGTTTTGCATTTCATCGGCTACTATCCATGAATTTTTGAATGTTCTTCCTCTCATATATCCAAGTGGAGCAATTTCGATTATTTTTTCCTCCATTAAATATTGAACTTCTTTTGGTGTAATAAAATTATACAATACATCATATATTGGTCTTACCCAAGGTGCCATTTTTTCTTCCAATGTTCCCGGTAAAAATCCTAATTCTTCATCGACTGAAACCGATGGACGGGTAAAAATGAGCTTGTCATATACACCTAATAAAAAATAGCGAATACCATGTTCGGTTGCAAGTAGAGTTTTACCAGTTCCAGCGGGACCAGTTACTACGACGATTTTCTTTTCTTTGTTCTTTAATTTGGAAACAAATTGCTCTTGGTGTTTGTTTTTTGGTTTTGTGAATTTCGATTCAAATTGCAGTTTGTCTTGTTTTGACATGTAATTCATGTTCTCATATATTTTCTTCTGATTAGAATATTGCTTGTCTTTCTCAATTTCAGAATAATATTCATTGATTAATTCTTTTTCGTTTTGTTTTTTTGCCTTGCGTCCACGTTTCTTTTCTTCTTTCTTTAATTCTCCAAGAATTTCCCTGGAATTCTCTAAATTAGATGCATCCATTTTATAATACCCTTTTATTTTATTTTTTCATTATAGTCGCATTTGATATATTTCAGTGTTGTGTGACGACGACTGCTATTATGATGTTATATTTTTGAATACATTTCCGTTATAAAATATTTTTTGTACATTCTGATAATGCAGCCATTTTTGTAATTACAAATTGTAATTTGTAACTCACAAATACATTTATAAAACGGTATAAAAATCTAACGAGTATATTATTTAGGAAGAATGTCCGAGGTATTGCCAAACACCCCATTTGTTGAACCGCTGTTAAAACAAGACGATAGTCGCTATGTAATGTTTCCAATTCAAGACAATGATATATGGAATATGTATAAACGCCAAGTTGATTGTTTTTGGAGACCAGAGGAGTGTGATTTATCAAAGGACCTTGGTGATTGGGATAAATTGAATGGTGATGAAAAACATTTTATTTCTATGGTACTCGCTTTTTTTGCGGCATCGGACGGACTTGTTACCGAAAATTTGGCATCGCGTTTTATGAGCGATGTTCAATTGTCCGAAGCTCGTGCATTTTACGGCTTCCAAATTGCAATCGAAAATGTGCACTCGGAACAATATTCATTACTCATTGACACGTATATAAAAGATTCCGCCGAAAAAACTAAATTATTCCAAGCCACCAAACATTACCCTTGTATTGCAAAAAAAGCGGATTGGGCAAAAAAATGGATCAATGATAATCGTAGTTCATTTGCATCACGTTTGGTTGCATTTGCTGCAATCGAGGGTATTTTCTTTTCATCAAGTTTTGCATCTATTTATTGGATTAAGAAACGTGGTCTTATGCCAGGTCTCACATTTACAAACGAATTAATCTCACGAGACGAAGCATTACATACAGAATTTGCAATTCTGTTATATAGTAAATTAGTAAAGAAATTGAACAAAAAGCGTATTTATGAAATCATACAAGAAGCTGTCGAAATCGAAAAGGAATTCATTACAGAGGCAATTCCATGTAGAATGATTGGTATGAATCATAAATTAATGACCCAGTATATTGAATTTGTAGCAGACCGTCTTATTCTTCAACTAGGATATGATAAAGTATACAATGCATCCAATCCATTCGATTTCATGGAATTAATCAGCATTGAATCCAAAGTGAATTTTTTCGAAAGAACAAATGCGGAATATGCATTGGCGAACAAAACGTGTGATTCAAATGTCTTTGAATTTAGTGCCGATTTTTAGAAAAACATGTATAAAATTGATTTTACTCGAAATAATATAATATTTTGTATTGAAAATAGAATTATGTTCAGCTTAATAAATATAATCGCTTTTATTCTTTGCATATATGTAATATATAGTATTGTTGAAATGTGTAAATCGCAATACTATACTATGGAGTCATTTATAAATATAAATAATGATAAAAATTGGGTTATCATTATTTTTAGACAATTCATCTTTGCAATTATCGCGATCATGTTGTATGTCGTTATAAATGATTTACAAAACAATCACCCAGTAAAAACTAAAAAGTTCGGGAAAATTGTTCCTATATAGGAATCTCACGCGATGTATTGTATATATCCAATGTTCGTGCACTTGCATCTTTTGCATCCACATATTTCGGCATCCAAAAATAAGGGACTATTTTACCATGTCCCGGATAAAAATCTTCAAATACTTTTCTATAATATGCTTGTTCGGCCGTGGTCGGTGGGTTTTCTGCATATTCTTTTTTTTCTACATCTTTCATTTGTTCTATCGCATATTCTTGTAATATTTGATACAGTGAACGTGATTGATTACTTACTCCATCACTAAATGCTTCTTTTCTTCTCCATAGAATTTTAGTCGGCAATAATGGTTTTCCATTACTATTTGAAAAATACAAATAATCAAATGCTTGTCTTACCAAACATTTCTCACATGTTTTGTTTGTATTGAATCGTATATGTGCTGGTATAGATAAATAATATTGTACCCAACTTCTGTCCAAAAATGGTGTTCGTGGCTCTAATCCATGGGATGAAATACATTTATCTGAACGTAATACATCAAATGCGTGGATATCTTTCAATAATCTACGACATTCCTTGTCAAATTCAAGGACGTCTGGGGCCAAGTCCATGTACAAATATCCACCACATAACTCATCTGAACCATCACCATTGAAAATCACTTTTGCATCACTATTTTCTGATATATATTTACCTAATAAATAGTTACCAATACTTGCGCGTACACTCGTTGTATCATATGATTCTATATCACGTATTACGTCGGGTATTGCATTTGTAAAATCGGATTCTTCTAGCAAAACCTCGGTATGATTACTTCCAATGTATTCAGCAACCATTTTTGCACATCGTAAATCTTCGGAACCAGTTAACCCAATACTGTATGTTTCGATTGCCGGTAACCCATTTTTCTTATGGTATTCACTTACTAATGCTGCTATTAAACTACTATCTAAACCGCCTGATAACAAACATGCTATTGGTCGTTCGGTGGTAATGCATCGTTTTTCTACTGCATTGATTAAATAATTTTGTATATTTGAAATTACCTTGTTTATTTCACCTGAAATACTTCTACGCGTTTGATATGAAAAACTGGTGGTATGATATTTTATATTTTTATGTTCTAATCTCCAATAGGTAGATACGGTTGTTGGTAATGTGTATGTAGAATATGTTCCCGGTGTGAAATGTTCTATTATATATGGTTTCTTGGAAATATTTACAAATTCAGATAGCACTTTTAATTCGGATGCAAACCCGATACAATGTTCTTTGTCAGGCGATTCGTCTTTATTATGCATAATATATAACGGGCGTACGCCATAAGGGTCGCGTGCAATATATAGTCGCGAGTCATTTGTATATACACTTTGGTCCAATAAAATAAATGAAAATACCCCATCTAATAATTGGAGTGTATGTTCTATACCATACTTTTTATACAAATGAATAATTACTTCACAATCTGACTCTGTTTTTGGGACTATACTCATTAATGCATATAATTCTTTGTAATTGTATATTTCACCATTGCAAATCAACAATATATCGTCTTGAATTAACGGTTGATTTGATGCAGTATTCAATCCATTGATTGCTAAACGATGAAATCCATACATGACTTTAATTCCTACTTTGGATAAAGTGGAAAATTCAGGCCCTCTTTTTTCTCCTTTTTTGAATTGTGTTTCTATAAAATTGACTGTATATTGCGATTCAGAATCATAATTTAGCAATGAAAATATACCACACATTTTGTAACAATTGTATAATAATAGAATTGTAATGTGATAACTTTATGTTTATTTAATTTAGAATAAATCAAATAAAAATATGGTTATGTAATATACATGAATTTTGACAAGTATACACCATTCGAGACTACAATTTTGAATAAAGATGAAGTTATTGGTTTAAAAGCTGCTTCATATAAAAAATTTAATTCAAATTATACACCATGTAATACCAAAAAAAAAATTCAACATGAAGATGTTATCGAAAATACACCAGTTTTAACAAATCGTATAAATAACACACATTTTTTGTCCCTTGTTGAAAATAAATACAACAAATACAATGATAATGATGAAATTCCAGAACTTTCAAAAAGTAATTTAAAAAAATCAAATGATAAAAATGATTATATTACGCAATTTTATATCGGTTCATTATCAGCAGTTGGGTTGTATATATTTTTTCGATATTTGTATGTAAAAAAATAATTCACATTTCAATATTTTCACCAATATGATTTTTTATTGGATTTTCTCATTCTTCGTGATTTTCTGGTGTTTTTCGTCTTTGGGATATTCGAAATTTTCTTTTTATACATTTTTTTAGTTCGTTTCACCGACGCAGATGATTTTTTGCTCATGGAATAGTATCCTCCTTTTGACATTTATATAATATATATTATATATTATATAGCTAAATATTCTTTTACGGTTTATAATAGATTATCATCTAAAAATTTGCAATTATAGTTTGTAACGTTTGTATAATTCAAGTGCTACTAAACCACCGAAAATTTGCGATAAACAATAAGGAATGACTTCTACACTTGGTAATTTACCAGCAGCAGCCATTGCAATAGTAACAGCTGGATTAACATAACCACCTGAAATAGTTGATGTCAATAAAAGTGTTAGTGCTAATGCTGCGCCGATTGCTAATGGGTTTCCTGTTACTAAAATTACATAAATAAAAAACAAAGCTCCTAAAAATTCGACTAAATAGTTGTACATAATGTATTTATATATTCTATAAATATTTTTTTACAACTTTGCATTTTTAAATCGTCGTACTTTAATGAAAAACCGGAGCATTTGTTATATTTTTATTTGTTACTTTGACAGGAACCGATGAACCCGCGCTGCGCATTCTATGCAATGCTTGTCTTTCTACATTTCTATCAGTTACAGTAGTAAATGCGATGGATGTTGCTGCACTGTTTAATGAACCATTTGCGATTTGGTCAACTCTTCTATTTGCAACTATTTGTGATGCATCACGATTTCCATAAAATTTCTTTTTATTTTTTTGCGCATTTGTTATAGTAGAAGGTTGAAAAGTTTCCATGTAAATCTGGCGATTCAATGCAAATGTAGTGGTTCCATCTGATGTAGTATCTTTTTGTGGCATTGCTTTTTGACCTTTCAATATTCCATTATTACCAATGGTTTTATTATATCGTAATCCAGGCATTGAGAACATTGTATTATATATTCATATTACATTATATTTATTGTGTAATATGACTTTACTATCTAAAATCGGCGAACATGCATAATAGCACTGTATGATGAGTTTTGATAACCACCATTTGATACATCATTGTAATTACGGTTTACTGCGCGTAATTTTCGGAATTTTGTATAATCAGAAGAATCTGGAACGAATTTAACATTGGCGGATGTTACAGGGATTCCAGTTGTATCGCAGGTTTGAATTGCATGACGTAATCCACGATTTGTAATAACAGTTGATTTGTGGACTTCGGCAGGTCCTCCACATGCAACGTTTTTTCTTGATAGAAAATCTCCTAAACCATTAACTGCACGGAATGGACCGATTGCTCGTCTCATTCCATTCATACTTCCAGTTGCATATTGTGTATTCCAACCATCACGGACTACACGACGCATCATAACTTGCTCACTACTCTTGTAATTATTGATTGTTTGAACTGGTGAGATACCTTGATATCCTCCTCCTAAACTTGTATTATTCGACATATTGTTTTGTATAATATATAATAGAAATATATTTTCGATTCATATTATATATTAATTATTGTACTATATTTATGAGTTCTACAAATTCAGATATAGATTCCAGTAAAGATAACAGTAACATGGATAATAATTCCATTTCGGATGAAAGTCCCGTATATTTAGAAAATTTGGAACATATACATGATATCGCAGAATTAGAAAGATTAACGTCTCAAAATGTGAATGTAATTTTTGATGCAGAGTGTGTTCGTAAACGCTCGAATTGGAGCAAATCTTCTGTCGAATATAAGTTTGATACGCCTGCATTCAACCCTCAAAAGTTATTAGAATCAATACCGACACATTCTCCTAAATTAAATGCCCTTCTTTCAAAAATAGAAAGTTTAGATAAAAGTGATATGAAAAAACATGGAAAATTATTCAAACATTTCATTTTTTCTGACATAAAATCCAGTAGTTTTGGTGCTAAACTCATTGCCGGTGCACTCATTGCGAAAGGTTTCAAACTTGGATATAATGCTCCTCTGAAAAACGCAGGACCCGCTGTACAAGAACCCGCTGTACAAGAACCCGCTGTACAAGAACCCGCAAACGTAAGCGGAGGTGCTCCTACTAAACCTAAACAATATGGAAAAATCGAATTATTATCAGACGAAGACCTCGCAAAAACCCCCGGCAACAACTTTTATTTATTGGCATCCATCGGCGTTTATGACCAACCTATCAGCGTTAAACAAAAAAAAGCAATATTACAAAAAATGAACCAACGTCCTGAAAATGTAAATGGAGAACTTGCACGAATTATTGTGATGGACAGTGGATTCAAAGAAGGTATCGACTTGTTTGATATCAAATATATTCATATTTTTGAACCCCAAGTGACCTCTGCTGACCAAAAACAAGTCATCGGGCGCGGAACGCGAACTTGTGGCCAAAAAGGATTGGAATTTCATCCAACTCGCGGATGGCCATTGCATGTATTTATTTATGATGTTGATATGCCAGAACCAATACGTAAATATATGGCGAATTCTTCTACCGCTTTCGATTTATATTTGAAGGCATTGAATATTGATGTTCGTCTTATTGAATTTACTCATGATTTGGAAAGAGCTACTATATTTGGTTCTGTCGATTATGAATTAAATAAAAATATACACAATTTTTCTATTGCAAGAGGAGAAGAAGATGAATCTTCTACCTCTAAAACAATAGTAAGTTCTTTACCCCAAGTTGTTCCTGAAAGTAGTCTTGTAGAACCATCAACCAATTATAGTTCTTTACGCTCAACAGTAAGTTCACTCGGTAGTGAAAGTCCTATTGCACCGGAAACAAATGCAATGAGTTCCGCTGAAAGCGAGCCCGTTACTCCTGAAAATACACAGGAAACACCATCAAGTGTGATTGTTGAACCTGAAAATACAATGAAAACGCCAACAAGTGTGATTGTTGAACCTGAAAATACACAGGAAACACCTCCAAACGTTAATCCATTGGAAAGTGAAAACACTTCATTTTTATCCAGAGCTGCTTCTATTGGTAATTCAGTGTTATCTACTATTAGGTCTTCATTGACTACTACACCAGAAAATAAAGAGAACACAACTAAAAGTAATGAATCACAATCCACTTTGGGCGGCGGTCCTAAATTGATTGTTCGCCGCGATTTACCTATATTGAATTTACCGTCTCAATATGATGAACTCACGTTTGACAATAAACGTATGACACATTCACAATTACGTAAACATATTCGTGAAAATTTTGGAGAATATTCATGGGATGATGTTAAAATGGAGAACTTATGTAAAGGCGGTGCATCTCATGGTATAAAATATACCCCCACCCAAGATTTTATTCGCCATTATTTTACTCCCGAAAATCCGGTCAAAGGTATGCTGTTATTTCAGTCTGTCGGTACAGGAAAAACTTGCAGCGCAATTGCAGCGGCAACCACATCTTTTGTACCAAAAGGATATACTATACTATGGGTTACTCGAACCACCTTGAAAAATGATATATGGAAAAATATGTTTGACCAAATATGCAATGAACAAATCAAAGAAGAAATTAAAAAAGGACTAACCCTTCCAGCAGAACACGCTAAACGCATGCGTATGCTATCCAAAGAATGGAGTATCCGTCCAATGTCATATAAACAATTTAGCAATTTGGTTTCGAAACAAAACAATTTTTACAAGAGTGTTGTCAAAAAAAATGGCGAAGCCGACCCGCTGCGAAAAACCCTCCTTATTATTGATGAAGCCCATAAATTATATGGTGGCGGTGATTTATCCTCATTAGAACGTCCAGATATGAATGCGCTAAAACAATCCATACAACAATCTTTCCAACTTTCTGGCGCGGATTCAGTGAAATTGTTATTGATGACCGCTACACCGATTACCGAGAACCCAATGGAACTCATTCAACTCATTAATTTATGTAAACCTGCACAAGAACAAATGCCGGAAATGTTCTCCGATTTTTCAAACATATATTTAGATGAACATGGCCGGTTTACACCAAATGGAGAAACCAGATATTTGAACGATATTGCCGGATATATTAGTTATTTGAATAGAGAAAAAGATGCGCGTCAATTTGCACAACCTATTGTCCGATTTGTTACAGCACCAATAGTTGAGAACATGGAAACACTTAATAGATTTGATAAAAATTATGTTCGCCAACATTTAGATAGTAATGTTGTAGATTTGAAAGAACGAGTTAAAGAGAACTTGAAGAATCTGGAAGGCGATTTAAGTGATTTGGATATGACTAAATTTAATGGTCTCAATGTTGCATGTGATTCATATGAGGGAAAAGAAAAAAAATCATGTGAAAAAATTGTTAAACAAAATATTAAACTACTTTTAGCAGAAGCAAAATCACAAGTTAAACAAATTCGCGATACAATCAAAGGTATTCGTGAAGAAATCAAGAATAAAAATTTGTATAAAAATGAAACTTTAAAAGGTATTAGCGAGAACCTGGAAAATAATCCAGAAGAATATGCTAAATTCAAAGATTCCTTGTATTATAATTTGAAATCCAAATGTGGAAAAACTGTAAGAAGCAGTGAAGATTTGAAAGAAGCAATACAAATACATCCGGTCATTGTCGATTTAAACCAACAAATAAATGAATATGATACCAGAATTGCACAAATGCATGAAGAGTTGAAAACCAATTTACTTGTATATAAAAAAAAAATATTACAAATTCGAGAACTTATGAAAACCGATGTATCGCCGATTGAAAAGAATGTTCTCCGTATGGTTCTCCGCGATGAACGTAAAAAAATGAATAGAATGACCCGACGCGCTGAAAAGGAAAATACCGAGAAAGTTGCCGAATTGAACAAAACGCGCAAAGCTATTGAAAAAAAGAAGCAAAAGAAAACGGGCCAATTAAGGAAAACGTTGAAAGAACGTCTAAAAGAAGAAAACCAATATGAAAGAGAAAATAAAAAAGCAGAAAAACAAGTTAGAAAAACATTGCGAAAACAGGGTATAATTCAAAATATTGAGAATGAAATGTTGCAGGAATTATTTAATAAATATTCGGCAATTATTAATGAAGAATTGAAACGTTTGAAAGATTCCATGGAAACCGATGAACGCGAACAACAAATGAAATTACAACAAAAAAAAGACAAAAAACGTTTGAAAGAAGACGAAAAGAATATCAAAGCCGCCGCCAAGGAACAAGAACGATTGGCTAAAAGAGCGGAAAAAGAACGCGAAAAAGCTGCTAAAAAAGCAGAGCGCGAAAGATTACGAGAAACAAAACGTGCCGAAAAAATGGTGAAAAAGAACAAAACGATTAAGAAAAATTCATGAATACTAACTACAATATAACTATTATGTTGTGACCGATTGAACCAATTACATGCAATAGTGAATGATATAAGTTACCAATGCATTTATCTTCATGATAACAGTATGTATTGTTCATATAACCATAGTAATATAGATAAATAGTTGCTAAAAATGTGTACACTGTAATAATTGCTAAAATTATTTGGGTTGTACTGTTGATGTGTTTGCATTTTTCAAAAAATAAATATCCTCCGTAGAAAGCAATTGCGAAAATGGCGATTTTATCTATAACCAATGTATACATATTCGTGTTGGAATGAACTATCAACGACGTTATAACTAAAATAAAGAACAACAATGAGTATACTAAATAATTGTAATACAGCGCTATTACGGAATTTGTTATGAAAATAATACTGGAATAAAAACAACTATTTTTAGGGTTTGTTTCTTCTTCTATATTTTCAAAAATGTTCTCATCTAACATTATATAATATCAAAATTTTATTTTGATATTATTTACTACTTAAAAATTTATTGCTTTATTGTGAAGTCAATATAATCAATATCATTTGACATATCAGTTATTCCATTTTCTAAATTACTTGTTAAATTTTTCAACACTGGTACAATTTGTTTAGTTACTAATTCTTCCAATGTAATAATATCTTTGCCATTCACTTTTACCATTGTTTTTTTTCTATTATAATCTTGTGATGTTTTATCACCTCTTTTTTGTCTAATTGTTATTTTTTTTACTGTATCATTTGCATAATAAATATAATCAAAAGTGTTTGTAATCGAATCTTTCATTGAAACACCGCTACCAATTGGTTGCATATCTGAATCTATATCTATTTTAATATTTACAAGACCTTCGCGATATGATTGAATAAATAAGCTTGCAATAATTATCAATACTAAAACAATTCCTAAATAATACATATTTATGTATATTTATATTTTATGTATATTTTTTTTCATCTAAAATATAACAAAGTATATATGCAATCCAATGAATCGATCGACAAACTAACATTGGAACTTTTGATAAACAAAAATCAATACAACAAATATTTATCTCAAACAAATCCTGAAAAATACAAACAACATCGAGAACATTTAGACAAAATTGCTAAATATAGAGGTAAAATCATGTCCATGTTCTCACAATTGTTAGAAAATCCAGAAAAACAAATTACTACTGCCATAAATGAAGATTTTGACCATTTTGTGAGAACTTGCATGAATCATTTTGAAATGAAAGAATTAGATTATCAAACATCCCAAGAAAAAGAAGTGGAAGATGACGATGATGTATTGTTTGGCGATTGTGAAAGTGTTACTGAAAATGAAACACTAATTGATACATCCTATGCATCAAGTTCTCTATGGGGTAAAAAAATAAAGAAGAAAAATAATGATTCGGTAGACGTTCCGTCTTATACATCAGTAGACGTTCCGTCTTATACATCAGTAGCTGGAATGCAGTCTTATACACTCGATATGTTTATCAAGCAAAAACAAAACAAAAAATAAAATATACATTTATTTTAAGTAAACGTTGAGAACCTTATGAATTTTTTTCCTCGAAATCCATTCAATTTATTAAATTCAAAAACTAGAAAGGCGAAATACATGAATAATCGTAAAACAATGAAAAAAATGAAAAAAATGAATTGCAGTCCTGCTGTAAAAGGTAACACTATCAATAAAAATACATGTTTTACAAAAGATGTATTATTCAAAATCAAAGATGCATATAACAAGGGTCACAGTTTAGAAGAAAAGATTGTATCAAACCTACCAAAAGAAATATGGAATATATTACGAGAACGTTTAGTGAAATGTGAAAAAGAAGACTGTTGGTTATCCGAAATTACCGATGTAAATTTACGCAAACAAATTGATGATTATATTTTTGCGCCGGACCAACCACCTGAATGGAAAACCAATAAAAATGAATGGTTGTCCAACATTGATATCTCCAAAGTAATGAAACAATATGAACATAAATACAAGAATTTCAAATTTATTGGACCTACCCCGATTGACTTCGCAACCCGGGTTCCAGAACAAGGCGGAAAATGTGTATGGCAAGAATTGTGTGCAATTTCGGTTGAAAATTTATTAAAACAAGGAAAAACCAAAATTGGTATTACATTTAATTTAGACGATCATAATGGACCAGGTTCTCATTGGGTTTCCATGTTTATCGATTTTAAAGATAAATATGTATTTTATTATGATAGCGCAGGAAATGATATTCCAGAAGAAATAGATGATTTAAGAAAAGAAATTATTCGCCAAGCCAATAATCTAAAACCAAGAAAAATAAAAATGAAATTTTATAAAAATTACCCAGTTGAACATCAAGAGGGCAATACAGAATGTGGTATGTATTCACTATTTTTCATTATTACAATGTTAACTGCGAAAGTAGATGGTATGCCCAAATTATCTTTAGCCAAAAAATTAAAAATGTTCAAAGGCGGAAAAATTCACGATTCCTATGTCGAAAAATATCGTTTTGTATATTTTAATTTTGAATAATCAGTGAATAATCCGGCATTATTTTGTCATAATATATTAGTATGACAACATATAAAAAATATAGTATAAAAAATCGAAAGAGTCGGAAAATAAAATTATTCAAAGGAGGTGATGCTGCCGAAGATAATATAAAAAAAGTTGCGGTTGATAAAGTGAAGGAATCGGTCTCTCCTAAAAAAGGTGGAATAGATGATTCAATTAAAAATACTGCAATTGAAAAAGTAAAGGAATCTCTGACAGTCAAACCCGGTGGAAAACAAGTATCAATATTTATTGATTTTTACAAAAAATTATTGAAACCGGATTATTATGAAAACAAATTAGATGATTCCAATAAATTTTTCGAAACGATTAACATCAATAAAAATGGAATCAATATGACGGAAAGCATTACTGGTGTTGAAGAATTATTAAAAATATTCAATAATGAGCTTAAATATATAAAAAAACCGGATGATGTTAATAAAAAGGCACTTTCTGAAAATCATACAAAAAGAAAAGCAGTTATTATTGATTATGGTGATAATGGAGATTTTACTATAAATGGCGATAAAGGTGCCGCGGCGCCACCGGCATCGGGAAGAGGAGCAGCACCGGTAGGACCACCTGGTTCGGGAGTAGCGCCTGGAACAGCACCAGAAGATAGTATAAAAGAAACCGCTAAAAATACAGTGGTTTCAAATGTTAATACTATTAACACTATACAAGACGCTGCTATAAATGAATTGAAATCAAATATCGAAAAGGCGAATATTGATAAACTTGATAAAGAAATAGATAATACATACAAAATATATTTAAAAGAAAAAATAACGGAAACAACAAATCAATTTATACTCAATAAAATTTTATATAATTTAAACAAAGATATTAAAGAAAAACCAAAAGAATTGAAAAAAATAAATGACACAATTACGGAAATAAATAAAAACCTATCAAATTTGACAGAAACAAATACCAAATTAGAGGCTGAAATAGAAAATTTGAAAACAGAAAATAATAATCTGAATCAAAAAATTAACGATGGAGACCTTTCACAAAAGAAGAAAACCGCAGATAAAATAGCAATAAATAATGATAATATTGAAAAAAATATTAACAGTATTAAAGGAAATATAATAAAAATTCGAGCAATTACATTGACATTGAAGCAACAATCACAAATTTATAAAAACAAAAATCTTGAACTTATTGATGCAAATGACAAAAAAGAGAATAATTTGAAATTATTACATCGCTTATATGATAGGTTAATAGAAAAATTATCAGAGTCTAAATTAAAATCCGGAATATTTAGAGTTAAAGGTGAAGGAGATTATGATATAATAAATGCTAATATAAATACAATTAAAGAAAAAATACAAATACTTGAATCTGGACGTATAAATTATTCGGAGATTTCAAAAGAAGAGGAAAGATTAAGAAAAGAATGGTTAAAAAAAGAAGCTGCTGAAAAAGAAAGATTAAGAAAAGAAGCTGCTGAACAGGAAAAGAAAAGAAAAGAAGATGCCGAAAAAGAAAGATTAAGAAAAGAAGCTGCTGAAATATATTCATTAAAAGCAGATTATCAACAAGAAGAAAAAGAAAAAGATCAATTAGAAGACGCACTCAAAACAATGAACATACCAAAAGATGATTACAACAAAGCGACTGATGATGATAAAATAAATATTATTAAGAGAGCGTTTAAAAAACTAGCATTAAAATTCCATCCTGATAAAAACAATTCACCAGATGCAGCTGTGAAATTTCAACAACTTAATAATGCGTATGATTTTTTTAAAAAAGAATTAAAAATGAGTGGTGGCAATTATTATAAAAAAAACACTAAAAACATATATAAATGTATTTGATTATATAAAAAATAAAAATACTTCAATAAAAATATATTTAGACATTTCTACATATATTTATTCAAAAAATAATGGCATATATTCATCCTGAAAATCAAAAATTATTATGGAACACGATTCAAAAAACACCCATTTTTAACAATCTAGGTTCTCGACAAACACAATGGTTCAAATCAGTGATTCAACATTTCTATGAAGAATATCCAAATGCAAAAATAATAAAAACCAAAGATGAATTACAAAGTATCAATCGTGCGACAATATCTTTCATGATAAATTCATTAAAAGAACTTGTTCAACCAAAACAAACGGCGACTCCATCTTCTGAAACAAGTTATGAAAATACAGTATTACCATCAACCACTGGAAGCAATGAACGTGTATCTTATTACAATGACCAATTCAATAATCGTCAAAAAGAATACGAATCTATGAATGCAAAACCATTACCACCCACTAACAGTATTGTAGATGAAAAAATATCCGACGAAGCCATTACAAACATGGACGAACTTATACGACAACAGATTGAACAACGAGAACTTGAAATGAAAATGTATGGACAAGTACCAATTGTTCAACCGCCAAAAAAACTCAATATCAGTGAAGAAATTCCAAAAGAGAGTGTTGAAAATTTAATTGTTTACAATGATTACAATAATTTAGAAAAAAATGAAAAAAATGAAAAAAATGAAAAAAATGAAAAAAATGAAAAAAATGAAAAAAATGAAAAAAGTAAAAAATCTGTATCATGGAATACAGAACACAATGATTTCGAAGAATTGAAAAAAATGGTATTTGATTTATCAGAAACCATCAATATCATGAAAGAGAGATTAGACAATATTACTTGTGCAAATCAAAATCAAATTGAATATAATATATAACGCGAGTTCTCATCGATTGCCATTCCTTGAAATAAAATCCTCAATTATATCTTCACGTTCATTTGATAATAATAATCCCCAAGCAATATTGATTTGCGTGTCAATATATTTGTTTTCTAAATTACATACAAAGATGACAATCGTAATTTTGCGGTTTGTATGTATATGGAATAATATAGTCAATAATATATTTTGGTAATTTTTTCATAAAATGGGATAGAACATATACCATGTTTTACAATTAAAAAAGGGTTATTTTTAACCTTTTTATTTTTGTATTTTTATATTTTTGTATTTTTATATTTTTTTATTCAAGTGTTTTTAGAAACTTTACAAATATGCATTAATCATCGGAATTACATCTACGCCGATTTTTGATGATAATACACAAAACACATTATTTTTCTCTTTGTTGTATTTTTGAATGTATTTTTGAATGTATTTTTGAATTTTTTCGTTGGTTCTCAAAACGTTTTTAATAAATGTTTTTGCGTTTATGATTTTGCCTCTTTGTTGTTTTTCTAAAATTTGAGAAATCAAAACATTTCCTCGTTCTGCAATTGTACTAATGAGTTTAATGAACGAATCTTCTTTATGTGTATTACTCAAATGAATTTCATGGTGAATTGTATAGAAATCGCGATATACAATATCATATAACAGATTCAAATTATATATACAATTTGAAATATTTCCTCCGTTTTCAGAATAATACCTATTAATACTGGTCAATCTTTGTAATGTTTTGAGAACACTGTCCTTTTCATTAGTACTTTTAGCGATTCTTTGACTTCTGCGCAACATTTTCTTACAACTTACTGTTTGGGGTTTATTATCAATCTCGATTTTGTAAAAAAGTATTTCAATTTTTTGGTAAAAATATATATATATCAACTAGTTTCACTCATGAATGCCACTATAATAGGAAAACCAGGATACTTTGATGGGTTCAGTCAAAAGATGTCTCCTAAAATACAAAAATTAAAAAACAATTTAGAAGCATCAGGACAAATAGTATAAAGTATGTATATTTTTATACTATTTCTTAGTTTCCTAGGTTTTACACATTCACTGGATGTTCAAAGACCGTTACGTTATCCGATTACAGATTCGGACATTGTTCAAAAAATTAAACCATATTTGTACGAAGACCAATACACAAGTCTTGTTTCAAAAATAAAAACACACAAAATATCTGAACTGTATTTTCAGCCAAAATTAGATGCAGTAGTATCCCATAGTACTGAAACCACAGATAAACCAATATTGGATTATTCAATTACTACTATCAATCCAGCAATTGTGAATTCGATTGTAGAACTTGCAGACAAAAATGAAGTAAACACTGTGTTTTTGAAAGACCCACCACAAAATGAATTTGTTGTCGGCGCTGCCAATTTATTCAATTTCGCGGTAAATTCTCTTTTTCCCATCTTAATATTAGTATCTATCTTTCGCGTTTTTTCAATGAATCAATCACCTATGGGTGGAAGCGGATTTGGTCCAAACATGGGTAAAAAAACGCAAATCAATGTGGATAAACTTTCTGTGCAAAAGAACAATATCACATTATCCAGTTTCGCGGGAAGTGAAGAAATTATGCGTGAATGTACCGAAGTAGTTTCTTATTTGAAAAATTCTACATTGTACGAGATGGCCGGGGCGAAGATACCCCGCGGTATTCTGTTAGAAGGACCACCCGGTAGTGGAAAAACCCTTCTTGCAAAGGCTATTGCAAGTGAAGCCGACGCGAATTTTGTTGCAACATCTGGTAGTGAATTTGTTGAGATTTTTGTTGGTATGGGTGCATCCAAGATTCGCACTTTATTTGATAGTGCTCGAAATAGTCGCCCTTGTATCATTTTCATAGACGAAATCGATGCTGTTGGCAGACAGCGCGGTGCGGGTATCAATATGGCAAATGATGAACGCGAACAAACACTCAATCAACTTTTAGCAGAAATGGATGGATTCGCCGACAATGATGGTATTATGGTAATTGCAGCAACCAACCGTAAAGATGTATTGGACGCCGCATTATTGCGCCCCGGGCGCTTTGACCGCATTATAACCGTACCCTATCCCGATCGTGAATCTCGTAAATCCATTTTAGAAGTACATGCGACCAATAAAAAATTAGACGAAAATATTAATTTAGATTATATTGCTGAATTAACCGCTGGGTTTTCAGGAGCACAATTAAAAAATTTATTGAACGAAGCTGCAATTTATGCAGTGAGAAACGGTTCCGTCATTATAACAGAAGCTAATATAGTCGATGCATTGGAAAAATTAGTTGTAGGTATTGTGAAAACACGCGATGAACGTTCACCGGATTCACTCAAACGCGTGGCAATCCACGAAATCGGACATGCTTTTTTAGCAGCCCATTTCAAAGAATATTTTGATTTGAAGAAAGTTACTATTCAAAGTACATACAATGGCGCGGGTGGTTATACATTATTCAATGAATATTTGAATATAACCGAGAGTGGTTTATATACAAAAGATTTATTAACAAAACGATTGATAGTAACCATGGGAGGTAAAGCCGCCGAAACCATTTATTATGGTAATGAATATGTATCCGTAGGAGCAGTTCAGGATTTAAAACAAGCAAATAGTTTAGCAAAACGAATGATAGGCAATTACGGTATGGGAAATAAGCTGGAAGCATTTTATAATGAAAATGTGGAAGATGATAGAAACCCCTTTTTAGGTAGAAGTTTAGCATTGGGTTCAAAATATTCAGAAAAAACAAAGGACATGATGGACCGTGAGACATTGGAATTAGTGTCATTTGCTTTAAATGAGGCCAAAAACATTTTGATGAATCATCAACCAATTGTGAATGATTTGGTTGATTGTTTATTTAATAACACTACATTAACTGGAAGCGAAGTTTTTCAAAAAATGAATGTGTAAAATACAAAAATATAATATATAAAAATACATATATATTATAAAATGAAAAATATAATGTATTCATTATTTGATACATTCGATTTGAACAAAATAATCAAAAAGAATCGTATTTTATTGATATCGTCCTTGTTTTTTTTAGTACCGATTTATGTATTTATAAAAAAGTTTGTTTTACACAAAGAACTTATGAGTATATTTGAATACATATTAGTAGCTTTTATATTATTCAATATTTTTGCGTCACTATTATTTTGGTATAATGGCAAAAAAAATTCGGGATTTCATGTAGTAGATGGTGTTTTTGCAAAAATATCATTGATTGTATTTATTATATATGTATTGTTTTTCAAAAAAATTCCTTATTATATGATATTTTTGTTTTTAGTTTTATTAACTTATGTCATTTATTTTCTTTATTGTAGTAATTATTATTCAACAATCAAATGGTGTTCTGAACAACATATATTCCATCATGCAATGTTTCATGTATGCGCTTCCATGGGCGCCATTTATGCTTTCATGTAAAATATTTATAGAAACGTATATAAACATACGAGTGTATTTATAATAGCAATGTACTTATATATTTTATCCTTTCTATTTTTTATAGCACTAACAAGATGTGCAAATTTGAGTAAGTTTTCACAACAACGAATTAAACATATCATTCAACATCCAGGCACTACTCCTGAAATGCGGGAACAAATAAATCATGTATTGTTTACTAGTTATAAAAGCTGGGCTACATCAAAGGCGATTCATTTCAAACGTTTCCATAAACACAAATGTGGTCATATAAAAAATGACGAAATGGCATCATATGCATTGTACGGATTATATCAAGGCATACAAAGATACAATGGGAATGATACTTTTATTACCTATGTTGATTTTTATATAAAACATGAATTACAACAGGGTATGTCAAATTTAATACCAATTAATGCTTTGCCAAAAACATATCTGAAAAAGAAGAAGACGGTTGAAGAAAATAATAAACTATACAATATTCAATTGAAACCGATATATCTGGGATTTGACAATTATTTGTTGGAAAATACTGTGCACAATTCTATATATTCCCATAAAAACAAATGGTTAGATAATGAAGATGATTTGGTGTTTCAAACAAAAATTTGGGAAAAAGTACGCGAACTACCTCCATTCCAAATGCGAATCATGTATTATAAATATTCAACTGATTTTGAAATGTTACGAACAAATGGAGTGGTTGCTGATATCATGGATTGTTCTATTCAAACGATTCGTAGAAATTTGATTGATATAAAAAATAAACTACTACCGACTATTAGTACATTTTCGAATTAGCAAAAATAGAATAGTAATCGCTGCAATATGTATATTATTTAGGAAAAATATACATTTTGGATGGTATTGTATTTTTGTTAGAACTAAAATATAAATTTATGGATATTATTTATAATATGGCTTTTTCATCTATATCTACTATTCATAGTATGATAAATAAAAAAAAAAATGTGTCAGGTGGTCCATTTAGTGGGAGTGTTCAATTATTGTCAATGGATGGGCAAGATTCAAGGAGTATTTCTTCTACTTGGATGTCTATAAATGGAACTGGTAATTATTTAATAGCTGTTTCATATTACGATAGCGCACGTCAGAGTCTACCAAAATCTGTAAGCTATTTATCTACTAATGCTGGTTCAACTTGGAGTAGGATGACTAGTACCCCAACAAATGAAGGTTCAAATTTCAGACAAGCATCGATATCTCGCGATGGTAGATTTAGACTTTATACTGTAAATGCCCTTGAAAGTAGTCAAACATTTTCAAGTAATGATTATGGTACAAATTATACATCAAGTACTCTATATACATTGCAAGGCGCGTTTGTTTCTGATGATGGAAATGTAAAATTAGCTTCGTCTAATTCTAATGGTAGTTTTAATGATAGTGGTTACATATATAGAATATATAACGCGCCGACTGAAAACACGTTTTCTGCTCGTGTAGGTAACCAAATGGCGCGTGGCCCTATAAAAGGAAGTTCAAATGGACAATATGTAATGAATCAATCGGGTAGTCAAGGTATGCAATTTTCAACTAATTATGGAGCAAATTGGTCTCAACTGACTCAAACTAATGGTTTAAATGGAAGTACTAATAGTAATATGGTCGACATGGCAATAAGTGGCGATGGACAATATATGATAATATCTGGTAGTGGATATAAATTATGGAAAACTAGTAATTATGGCACAATTTGGACAACTATTACTGCTTCAAATACGCTAGTAAATGGATTACCAAATACTTCTACCTATACTTCTACAACCAATACATGGGGAGCATGTACGATAAGTAAAACCGGACAGTATATGTCTGTCGCTGGATATTTTAATGAAGGAGGAACCTTTGGAACAAATGTATATGTATTTGTATCTTCTGATTATGGTTCAAATTGGATATCGAAACAAATTAATTTGAATAGTACAAGTACTGATCCAGCTCTTCAAACAAGTACAATGTCATATAATGATACTGGCGTTCCTAATAAAATATTCATAGCAACTTATGGACAGGGTATATTTTATATTGATTTTTAGACCCTTACTAACTAAATTCGCAAATTTGTGAACAAAATTTCAGTATTACATATTTAAAATTGTATTTCGTAAATTACAATTGTATTCACTGCATTATGGTGCATATAATTTAGGAAAATTATACGTACATAATGTATAATGTCGGCTTTGACAGATTCGCAAAAAACAGAAATTACCAATTATATAAACAAATACAGAAAAATCCACCAAGCTCCGCCACTTGCTTGGGATGATACTATTACAAATGCGTCACAAGAATGGTCGAACAATTTACTGGCAACCAACGTATTTCAACATAGTGGAAATAGATTATATGGTGAAAATTTGGCTTATTTCAGTGGGTACGGTACTAATATTATGGTTTTATTGAAAAAATCAGTGGATGCTTGGTATAACGAAGTGAAAATGTACGATTTTAATAATCCTGGGTTTTCACCAAGCACTGGACATTTTACTTGTTTAGTTTGGAAATCAAGTACATCTTATGGCATAGGTATTGCACTGGATGCAAAATCGCGTGCATATATCGTAATGAATACTTCTCCACTAGGTAATTATGTTGGACAATTCAAAACAAATGTATTACCTGCATTAATTCCTACTCCTGTACCTACTCCTGCGCCTGTTCCTGCACCTGCACCTGTGCCTACTCCTGCACCTGTTCCTGCACCTACTCCTCTGCCAGATAATGTAAAATATAATAAAACATATATAATCAATATGTTGTATAACATTATAACATCAATACAACAAAATCAACCACGAAATGTAGTTATAACCGCAATATACAATCTTATATTATTCATAAATGGATTATAATACACTTTATTCATCCATTGGAAATATATCTACGAGTAAGCCAATTACTCTATTGTATTCATAGATAATTTTATTTTTATTTTCTTCATCCATATTTTTGACATTTGATAGCATTTCTGGTGTTAATTCTTTGTAGTTTCTTATAAAATCCAAATATATTACTAAATCATTTTGGATAGAATTAAGTATTTCATTTAATTCTTGTGATTTGTAAATACTGATATCGTTTACGCTAACACTTCGCTTATGCGTATTCTTCATGAAGAGTGTTTATAGTTATCATATAAAATAAACTTTATATATTTTATCAATTGGAATAACAGTAACGATATAAAAATATTACTATGTAAATCATATTAAAGAATACATTTGTATTTAATATATAAATATGACTGATTTAAATTTATTTCAAACAACAGTATTATCAGAATGGGGGCAAGATGGTGTTTTGGAAAAAATATTTGATATAATCGGAACTACAAATAAATTTTTTGTAGAATTTGGAAGCAGTGGAAATGACAGTGGAAAAGGAAATACTGCATATTTAAGGCGAAGGGGGTTTGATGGTTTATTAATGGATGGTTCCGAAAGACCATATAATATTGATATATTGGATAAAAAACATGAAGTTAAAATTGAATTTATAAAAGCATCAAATATAAATGAATTATTTAAAAAATATAATGTTCCAAATGAATTTGATTTTTTATCAATTGATATAGATGGTCAAGATTTTCATGTATGGAATAGTATAGATAGTATGTATATTCCGAGAGTTGTTTCAATTGAAATGAATTATCATATAGAACCTGGAATAGATAAAGTTATGCATGTAGATGAAAATTGGATATGGCCGGGCAGTGAACAATCTGGTGCAAGTGTAACTGCTTTAAAAAAATTAGGAAATAAAAAGGGGTATTCACTTGTAGCTACTTGTATGTCGGATGCGATTTTTGTAAGAAATGATTTAGTTAAAGATTCAGATAATAATGAATTATTCAAAAATATAAATGATGAATATGAACTTGTTAAATTAAATACAGATATAAAAGAACAAAATAGTAAATTTAATTTTGACAAAAATCACTTTGATAGACCACTATTTTTAACTTCTGAACATTTTTTATAAAATAATAAAATTATATAAATAATTCCATCTAGTATACCCATGGAATTATTAAGGCACACATTGTATATTAATTTAGAGTCAAGACCTGACCGACTTGAACATGTAACCCTAGAATTTAAAAAAATGAATATTGAAGCCGAAAGAATTAATGCAATCAAAATGGCAGAAGGTGCTATCGGGTGTACATTGAGTCATATTCGTTGTCTAGAATTGGCAAAAGAACGCCAATATCCACATGTATTCATTATCGAAGACGATATTACATTTTTACAACCCGAACTACTTTCCGAAAACCTGAAAAAATTTGAAGAAAACGTGGAGTTACAAAGTTGGGATGTTCTCATTATTGGCGGTAATAATTGCCCACCATATATGAAAGTAACTGATTATTGTATACGTGCATTCAATAATCAAACAACCACTGGATATATTGTGAAATCTCATTATTATGACACTCTTATTCAAAATTTCAAAGAGAGTGCACAAATGTTAATGCGAAATCCGCATAATAAACGCGAATATGCATTAGATATGTATTGGAAACGATTGCAACAAACTGGTATTTGGTATATGATAGTACCTCCTACTGTTACACAATATCAAGATTATAGTGATATTGAAAAACGGATTGTCAACTATGACCGATTGATGCTTGATATTCAAAAAGATTGGTTATTCAGGAGATGACGTGTCTACCGTATGATTTTTAAACTCTTTCTCATTTACACCTTTGGATATTTAAAACACGCATATTATAAAAAATTGAAATTAAACTTTACAATGAACATTTCATATATTTATATTCAACGACAATGAATGATTTTATGAATTCTATAAAAAATGATAGAGTAAAACAAGGAACATGGAACAAAATAGAAAATCATAAAAAATATGCTATCTGGCTAGGAGAAACACTTGGATACAAAAATATGGAAGATTGGTATAAAATTACTAGCGACGTAATAAATAAAACGTATGGAAGTGGATTAATAAAATGGTATAAAGGCTCTCCATCTTTATTTTTGAAATCTGTATTTCCTGAATATAATTGGTTAGAATGGAAATTTACACAAACCAGTCAACATTTTTGGAAAGATGTAGAAAATCATAAAAAATATGCTATCTGGTTAGAAGAAACACTCGGATACAAAAATATGGAAGATTGGTATAAAATAACTATTGAACAAATATATAATAATTTTGGAGGAGGTTTAGTAGGAAGATATTATAAAGGGTCTCCATCTTCATTTATAAATTCGGTATTTCCTGAATATAATTGGTTAGGATGGAAATTTAGTGTTTCTCCTTATAATTTTTGGAATTTTGAAACTGAAAAACAATACGCTATCTGGTTAGGAGAAACACTTGGATACAAAAATATGGAAGATTGGTATGGAATATTGCGTAAATTAATTATTGATAATTTTGGAGGAGGTTATATATTGAAAAAATACAATGGGTCTCCATCTTTATTTATAAAATCGGTATTTCCTGAATACAATTGGTTAGAATGGAAATTTTCTGTAACAACTGATTTTTGGGAACATGTAGAAAATCATAAAAAATATGCTATCTGGTTAGGAAAAACACTTGGATACAAAAATATGGAAGATTGGTATAAAATTACTAGCGACGTAATACGTAATAATTATGGTAGCACGCTTTTAAATAATAATCATTATAATGGGTCCCCTACTTTATTTATAAAATCAGTATTTCCTGAACATAATTGGTTAGAATGGAAATTTACTCAAACAAGTCAACATTTTTGGAAAGATATAGAAAATCATAAAAAATATGCTATCTGGTTAGAAGAAATACTTGGATACAAAAATATGGAAGATTGGTATAAAATAACTTGCGATTTAATAAGTAATAATTATGGAGGAGGGTTATTAACTAAATATTATAATAGTTCGCCGTCTTTATTTATAAAATCGGTATTTCCTAATTATAAATGGTTAGAATGGAAATTTACTCGTAGTGGTCAACATTTTTGGAAAGATATAGACAATCATAAAAAATATGCTATGTGGTTAGGAGAAACACTTGGATACAACAATATGGAAGATTGGTATAAAATAATTCGCAATCAAATATATAATAATTATGGAAGTGGGTTATTAAGTGAATATTATAATAGTTCGCCGTCTTTATTTATAAAATCGGTATTTCCTAACTATAAATGGATAAAATCTAAATTTAAACATAATTATTCAATTGGTCAAATAGAATGGTTGGAATATATTAAACTATCTACCCCTGATATTATTCACGCACTTAATAATGAAAATGGTGAATTTAAAATACCGAATTCAAATTATTCAGCAGATGGTTATAGTGAAAATAAAAATTGCATTTATGAATATCACGGAGATTTTTGGCACGGAAATATGAAGATTTATAATCCAAAAGATATAAATCCGTGTACAAAAACATCATATGAACAATTATATAATAATACACTAAATAAACAGATATTTTGTGAAAAAGAAGGATTTATATATAAATATATATGGGAAAGTGAATGGATAAGAGGAAAGAATGCTGTGATTATTTTACAAAAAAAATATATACAGCGGTTTAAATGAGAAAAGGTGTACCCAGTGATAAACTCATTTTTTGTTTTCAAGCATCATAAACGATGATAATACTGCCTTATTTTTTTCTTCATATTGCATTGTTCTCAAATTTGATTGATATTGTCGTTTCATCATTTCTTCTTGCATTTGACGTTCTTTTGTAGCCAACACTTGTTCTGCTTTCTGTTTTTCCATAGGGTCCAATGATTGACGGCTACGTTCTCTAACAAAATGGTCGACCGATGAATATGTCTGAACTTTTTCAAAATCGCGTTCGCTAACTGCAAACACAGTTTGGTCTTTATGCACTTTTCGTAAATCATCATATTTTAATTTACTAAATGGGTCACTTGTTACATATGAATTGTCGGGTATATCATCATCATCATATACATTGGTTCCGGAACCAGAAGAATATAAATTCTCAACTCCACGATAATTGATAATTGCGCCGTTGTTTTGCTTCATGTTCTCTAAAACATCTCTCATATTACTTGCATTTACGTTTTGGTCAATATTGTATATAGGTTCATCTTTTGCAAACCATTCATTTTTAGACGAATTGGGTTTTTTAGCCATATTTTCTTCAAATAATTGATTGAACTTACTTTGAAATTTTTCGGGATTCATTTCTTTAATGGCGGAAGTAACATTTTTCGTGTTTGTTTTATTAAGTTCTCCATTTAGGGGTTTATAATCAATGTTCTCAACTGCCTTATTTTGTTTATTCTGATTTTCGTAAAATTGGACAATGATATCAAAAGCTTTTTTGTAAAAAAGAAAATATTCAGCCGATAATTTGGATTTATCTGGATGTAACATGAGAACCTTCTTTTTAGCGCGTTTCAAATCATCAATTGTAAGTTGATATTTCAAATCAAATAATCCAAGAACTTCCTCCAATGAATACATGTGAATATTCAAATTATGATTTGATTGCATCTTTATAGTAGTTTAGGAAAAGTATTTTAATTTTTTTCGGCTAAATTAGTTTTATATTTTCATATTTTTGAAATGAAATACAAATTTAGGAAAATATATATTCAATATATATATCCTAAATGGAAAACGGTCTCATTATGTTATTACATTCAGTTCTTATTGGTGTTATTTTATACATCCTAATGGTATTTGTTTTAGGACAAAATGTACTTGTAGCTCAAAACAGAAGTATTTTAATCGCAGCAGTCATTTTGATTTATATGATTTTGTTTGGCCATGGATTACCTAAATCTATAAACAAAAACATCTAAATTACATATTGTTCTCAATAATTTATATTCATGAAACTATAAATATAAATTTAGGAAAAACTAAATAAAAATAATTCAGGTATTTATACTATACAATGCCACAGCCGATTATTGAAGATACTATAAGTTTACAAGCTTTTTTAGATTTACTGAAAACAAACCAAGGTCTAATTATATTAAAATTTGGAGCAGAATGGTGCGGTCCTTGTAAAAAGATTGAACAACAAGTATATGCAGGGTTCAATCAAATGCCTATGAATGTGCAACCAATCATAGTAGATGTTGATGATTCATTTGAACTTTATGCTTTTCTAAAAAGTAAGAAAATGGTTAAATCCATTCCTACTTTATTATGTTATGAAAAAGGAAATGTATCCTATGTTCCAGATCATGTAGTAGTAGGTGCTAATGTTGATGAAATAAATACATTCTTTCAAGAATGTTTCAATAAAGCAAAAGATTTATTACACTGAATAATATGAAAAACTTCAAAATTGTAAAAAACTTAAAGGGTTTTTACAATATACAATACGAAACGATGGAAAATATGAAAAAAGCGAATTATTACGTTTTAACGACAATTGATTCTGAAAAACATAAAAAAATGAAATATCGGTTTGAACATGAAAATATAGAAGCCATGTATTGTCCAGTGGTCGAATTCAATGATTATCGTTTATCTGATGTGGAAGATAAATATAAACGTCCATGGTCTTGTATGTTAGGTCATTTAGACATGTTCGCCAGATTTTTGAACTCCGATGCAAAATATGGAGTATTCTGTGAAGACGATGTTCATATTCGCCGAGGTATTACAGATATTATACCAGAAACAATTGCTAAATATGAACGTCGAAATTTGGAAATACTTATGTTGGGGTATTTATTTCCATTCAAACCGGTTGAGTTGACATTTTATCATGAGCCGGAATTTTATCATCAAAAATTGGATATAATTGATGAAAATCTCATATATTTCAGTTATATTGAGCGTTTATGGGGGTCTCAAATGTACATGTTGGATAGAAAAACCGCCGGACGATTTCTGAATACATATACAATAGAATATGCTAAACAATCCTTATTGAATCCTGATATGGCGCCTTATGCAGTTGATTGGACGATTACGAAAAATGGGCGAAGGGCAGCAGTGTACCCGATGTTAGCTGTGGAAGAAAAACCGACAGATTCGAGTGACTATGGTCAGTATACATATCATACAAAATGCAATGAGGTTCATTATGATGCGTCTAAATATATTTAGTTTTTCCTCTTTGTTTTTCGGTTTTTATTTTTCTTTTTACCACCGGTCGATGAATTTTCACCAAAAAATGGCAAGGTAGATGATTCCTCTTGTTGGCTGCTGAATATGGATTGTTCTGGTGCTGATTCAGTTTCTTCAATATCATCATATAATGTAGCGACTGCCAAAACAACTGATGTTATACCTATCATCCCATATGTCAATAACGTTTTTGAATCAATAATATCAGGGGACCTTTCTGTCAATATTTTGAAGAAATTATAATTGTATAAATCGGACATATATAATACAAATTTATTTTTATTATACTATTATATAATAAAAATATCCAAAATATTCTCAAATATCAAAAATTGGTTGGTTCCAATCGTCGAACAAACCACCTTTCGAAATATTATACAAATAGCTGTCTGATACATCTATTTCCTCAATTATATTCATTTTTTCAAATATAGAAATATCGGGTGACTGCAATGTCATCAAAATTTCATGTTTTTTTATAGATTTTAATACATCTAAATTTATTTCATCAATAGCGTTGTTACGGAAATCATATCCAGATTTATTTTTGATTATATTGATATAATCCGGTATTTTTTTTATTTTATTCAAATCAATTGCCATGTCGGCATTATTGCATTTTTTTTCATTATAATTCAATGCAATTATAAGCAAGTTTAATAAGAGATTCATATATATTTATATATATTTTTTTTATATTTTTTTGGTTTATATTTTTTTTATTTTTTTGGTTTTCTTTTCATAGTCTACCATTTTTCTTTTGTGAATTTCATCGGCATATTTATTTTTCCATTTTTCTTTGATGTCGTCACTAATCGTCGCATTGAAATGATTTTCATATTGTTCAGGACTGTCATAATATAAAGTGGTTAAATCTTCGTCACATTTATCAGTTAATAATCTTAATTTGAAAAATAAATCTTCGTCATATGAACCGACCAAGCAATTGGTATAGGCGCCATTGATTGCATTGCGAATTTTTTTACCAGGATTCAAAGATGTTGCATAGTATTCAATACTGTATTGTTTTCCATTTTTATTGCGATAAACTTTGTTGTAACCCTTATCGAGACGTTTTATATCTTCCAACATTTTTGCACGTTTTTTCTTATCATTTGAATTCGAATATGCAAATGAAGACAGTGTGATTTCATCATCCATATATAAATCTTCATATTTTTCAATTTCTTCTTCTTCTGAAATTACTGACATTTTAGTGAAAGAGTGGTGCTGATAAAAGCGAGTACTATTGTATTATCCTTTGGATATAATATAATGTATATTTTTTTTATATAGTTTATATTTATATTTTAGTATATATATAATAGTATACAAATGTCTTATTTTTATAATAAAATTATGCAAGTTCGAAATTCATTTTTTAACGAACCAACCAAAATCACAGAAAATACGCCATATAAAACTGTTAAAAAAAATCCGAATAAAATAGAAATAAAAGATACAATCTAACCAGATTCAGATTTAGAAAAATACGATTCACAAGATAGTCAACATATTTCAAAAAATACTTATGAAGAGTTATTGAAAAGTGAATATAATTATGATGCTGATACTGATAGTGACGATACCGATGAAGTGTATGATGATATGCCATATACATTCAAAAATTTATATTCAGAACATGTATCAACATATCATTATATTAATGACAGATTAATGAGAAACTTTGGTACATGTATGGATTACGACTCGCCCAAATATCAAATACATTTTTGCATATTTTCAATTAATCAACATTGCAATTTTAAAGGCATTGTTTTGCCTTTTTTACAATTTGTATTTGAGAAAAAAACGGGTGTTTTTACATTTCCATCCATAGAGTTCAATTGTCCTAATAAACAAATGTCTGAATCAATTGATAATACTCGAAGTGATGAAAATGATGACGTCTATTTCAAAAATGAATGTATCAAAAAACTGTTGGATATATATGAAATAGAGGCAATCGATGAACCCATGATGGAAAATATATACAAAGGTTTTTTAGAATTCGATGAGAACAATATATTCGTAGTGTTCGATTTTACACATTATTGCATTCCAAATGATAATGTATGCAGAACCCTTACATTTAAAACAGAAACACGAAACACTTTTTTCTCATCTACCGAAGTTGAAAAATATGAATGGGGTATTATCGATGAAATAAGAAAAAGGGAAATACAAAAAACCCCGATTGAGAACATTGTTCTCGATTTTTTCCAAAAATACAGATATATGAATGAAATAAAAACAAATGGTCTAACGCTTTTACCAATACCATCATCATTATATTTATGCAAATATGAGAACGGCTCATACAACCCTATATCTGAAACAATAAATACAAATTTTGAAAAAAGAAGTGAACACCCCAATTTAGGATTTTTTTATTTTTTCTCACAAACTGGGTCAAAACGATATGCAGTATTTAGTGAGAACAATATTATATTGGATCGCAGTTTTGAAAAAATGAAAGACATGGACATCAATGAATACACCAGTATATTATTGAACAAATCTGTTTTTGAATATAATGAGAACAATCAAACAATTTGGTGTGTTAAACCAGATTCGCTGTTTTGTGAATTATGAATTGTAAAATACACCATGGACAACAAATAAACGCCAAACAAAATTTGAAAATATGGATATAATGATTTTCGGTAATTCATTTTATACATAATGTCATAAATGTAATACGTATATAATACAATTGTCGGAATAAAAATAAAATTATATATATGTGTTGTTCTATTATTCACTATATAGAGAGAACCTATTCGCAATACATGATTTGTATTATAAAACACGTGATATAATTCCATATTATAGAATAAATCAGTAATATCTTTTGAATTTTCGGGTTCATTTCCCATTATATAATTCGGGTTCTCGTATTTTTTAACAAAATAGGATATAATACATTCATCTTTACATAGTATCCAAGAACATGGAATTGTTATAAAAATTATGATATATAATTTATCCAATAATTCATGTTTTGGAATGATAAATCCGTATATGTTCTCAATTATCATTCCAAATAAATGGATTTGACCAACATAATTCAATATATTCAATTTCTTTGTCATTTGAATATATTATCAAAAATCTCTATATTTTTTACATTTTATACATTGTTCTCGTAATCATTGAGTGAAATAGCCAAGTTACTATATTTATCTAAATATTGTTTCAAAATGTCTTCCGCAATTTCTTGACCGAAATTAGACATGATTTCTTCATTCATTGGACGTCTACCATGCATGTTCTCAAAATCACTCACAAATTTGTCTATTTTTTCATGAGCTACCTTGATTTTATTGGAAACTTCGAGAGCAACCAATGCAAAATTTTTCTTTTGTACAAGTCTCTTTCGTTCTTTTTCTTGTTCTTCGCGTTCTTTCCTAACAATTTCATCTACTTTTGATTGTATAACCGTCTCTCGTGCTTGTAAATCAGTTATACTATCACTTGGGTCGAATGTAGGGCTATGTAAATCTTTATACCAATGATGTCTGCTCTCGTTGGACGTAACAATAATATCACAAATATCTGGTTTCTTTAATGCATCGAATCGTTGTCTTTGTTCAGTACCAGGTTTACCTGAAAATGTTTTATTGAATTCATTAATAATTTTGATTGGTATAGATGGACTTGTTTCCATGAGTCGATCAAATTCTTGGCGATTCAGTTTCAAAAAATGCCCCGCATCCATACGTTCAATTGGCGCTTTGGCTAATTCTATACGAATATTACGTGCGAATTTATCCCAGGATATTGCCGATACACGATGTGCCTCGTTCAATTCAGATATTTTCAAATACTGTTGTATAGTGGTTAATATACCAATTAATATATTGATGCTACCAATAACCATGGGTGCAAAAGTCTGATAATTATCTGGCAAACTGGCTTGTGCGAAAGAGGCAGTTCCACTAATCGTAGATAATGTAATTGCGGGTATAGTAAACCAAGCATGCATTATTGCGTATTTATTATGAGCACGCGTATTCAACCATTTATAACACTGCGCAATATCACACCATTCCACCATTATCATTTCATTTTCAGGAGACCATTCAATACTTTTTGTAGCAGTACCCGCACTACTACTATTGTCATTATCCATATGTTCTTCCACATTTGAACCGAGCTTTTTTTCGTCTTTTGGTTTACTCATAACGCACAATATATATACAATATATACATATGTTGTAGAAATTCATTTACAATTGTAAAATACATTTTATTTTTATTTTTCTTCGGTAGGTTCTTTTTGTTCTAATTCAATATGTATGTTCTCTGTTTCAGTGATACGGATTAGATTATCTATATTTTCTAAAACATTTTCATTTGTATCGAGAACCAATTCAGATTGTTGTATTTTTTCCTCAATAACGCTTTCTTTTGAACGAATTGGATTGGGTGTAAATCCATCATCAAAATCAAAATCAATCGTTTCATTTGATAAAATAAAATAGGATTCGATACCTGCATCATGGTTTGTTTTTCGATTATTACTTAATATATCTTCATCGATTTCACGTTTGAACATATCCATTTTTGTATAAAGTTTTGCTAAATAATTTTGTTGAGAAGAATGAAAATAATGAATATAATTGATGTATAAACTCATTTGTTCTCGTATCAATGTATTTTCAAACTCCAATGTGGTCAAAAAATTACTAATCGAAGAACCTACATTTGTATTGTCACTGTAATCATTCTTACGCTTTTCCGAACTCGAATAATAAGAATACATATCATTCAATAATATCAAAATAGTCTTGTGTATTTCTTGAATATCTTCGATTTTATATTCACGAAAAGGTTCTAAATCTTTATAAATCGGTATTTTAGCGCTATCCGGTGCATTCGGTAATTCAATATGTTTCTCTTTGGTTTGCATCATAATGATATTATACAATTTGTAATAATCCCCATACATACGATTGTTTATTAATATGATAAAACGATTTAGGTTCTCCATTTCCATGTTTAAAATCTTGTATTGAAAATAAAACGAATCTAAACAGAACAAAAATATTTTTTTACTATTGTGTTTAATCAAATTATTGTATGTTGTTTTTAGTTTATTCAAGTTCTCGGTAATTATATCTTTTTTTTCATAAATCAGTTTATCAATTTCAATTAATTTAGAAAAATTATGTTTTAATGAATCCACATTAAAAAAATGCAAATAAGACATTGTATATCATTTCATTAGAAATTTGTTTTGTTTTTGTTGAATAAAAAAATCCCATTTAGGGAATTTTTTATTTTTATTTAGGAAAATGTTTAGGAAAATGTTTAGGAAAATGTTTTCAGAAAAGTGAATAATATCTAGGAACAATTTTTGGTTTTTCATGAATTGCATTGGATATTTCTAATAAACCAGTTGTTTCTTGTTGTAATTCATCAAATTCATCGTTTATAGTATTGCGGTCACTTTCACTAAAACTCGTTGGAATCTTTGTCAATAGTTTACACAATTCATCAATTTCGAGATATGTAGTAGGACTTCTGTCTTCGTGTGGTATATAATGTTTTAATTCCCAATAATGTTCATCATCATAGTATAATTGGGTACTTCCATTTTTATTGATTTTATCGGAAATTTCATTGGATTTAGGAGTATTTAAAAGTTCAATATTGAGAAAGGCAAATGAATAAAGATTGCGACTTTCATTTAATCTCTTACGCATATCAATGTATGTAACATTACCTATGTTCATTTGCTTAAACGTATCCTTAATATTTTTTTTTGAAATATTCGATAGAATACGAGGAATGAAGATATTCATGGATGCCATATTGTAGTACTTCGTTGCTTGCTATTAAAATCACTTTGTTATTACTTGTTTAATGCTAATCCAATAGATGAATAAAAGTATTTCAATTTTTTACAAACTTATATTTCATAAAAATAGATATTTACAAAATTTGTAAAAAATTGAAAGACTTAAAAAGAAAATATTGAAAAACATATTCGTATCTACTAAAATGTCAGCTTTCTTAAATAACAACGTAAACGGTATTCTACAATTCCATACAAAAAATTTGGAAGATTTAACAGTAACATTATTTGATAATGATACTGAAAATAAACATTTTGGAACTCTTTCGATTACCACTAAAAAAACAGAACCCATTACAGTACCTCTTGCAATATTCTTCGATGTAGATTATTCTGGTTCTATGTCAGATACATGTAGTGATGGTCGTACAAAAATGGATCATATTATTCATACATTAAATAATATTTTGAAAGTGTTTTCTGAAATGCAAAATGTAGAATGTTACATCGCATTGGATGTATTTGACCATGATATTAAAACTATATTTGATTTTACACAAATGAATTCGTCTAATGTTGACCAATATATGCAAATGATATCAAAAATTTATCCAAATGGCTGTACTGATATTGAAAAATCATTACTCAATGCAAAAACAAAAATAAATTATTATATGGAAAAAAATCCAACGCATAAAATTGTCCACATACAATTAACTGACGGGGATGCAACTGCTGGCGCTATTGACCCATTAACTCTTGCTAATCTGGTAGATGAAAATTACACAAATATATTTATCGGTTTTGGAAAAACACACAATAGTCATTTATTGAATGCACTGGCAAATAATAGATACGGTGAATATTTGTTTGTAGATAAAATAGAAAATGCCGGGTTAGTGTATGGTGAAATAGTGAATAATCTTGTATATTCGTTAATCGAAGAAGGATTTATTACAGTTGAAGATGGCGAGATTTATGATTGGAAAAATAATGTTTGGACAGATAGATTGACTATTCCTAAAATTGCAGCAGATATTACAAAAACATATCATATTCGATGCAGTGATACTCGTTTAATAAATATAAAAATAAATGGTAGATTAATTGGTAGCGAGATTGTCGAATTACTGGATTTCGTTGAACCGTTACCAGCATTATTGGATTTTGACACAAACCAAGAAGTAATCAATGATTTGACACATTATATATATCGTCAAAAAGTACAAGAATTATTATATATTATCAATGAATACAATACAAAAAAATCAATGAATAACCAAAATAATAGACATGGATTTGGGTTTGGATTTGGGGCAATTTCAACACCAACTAAACAACCATCAGAACATGTCTACGAAAGTGAAGAAAATATACACCAAAATAGTAAAATAGAAATAAGAAGTAATGTGAAATCGTTATTTACTAAACTCAAAAAATACAGAAATGAATTAGGTGAAGATGATGAACGCAAAACATTCATCAAAATATTAATGGATGATTTATATGTATCTTATAAAACAATGGATTCTCATATATCACATATGTATTCATGTTCAAGACAAACTTCACAAGGAAGACAATATTCATATAATGTGACAGATATTAATGAAAATGACAGTGGTCGAAATTTTGCATTAAAACGAAGTATGAATATACCACAAACACCCGTTAAACGTAGTAATCATATATGCTTTCCATGTATTGACGGAGAATATTCAAATGTTGATGAAACCGTATTGATTAATGATGAATACGATGCAATATTTAGAGAAGATAATATAGATGAAAACTATGACGAATTTGATGATTTTGTTTTATCTCAAAATACCGATACGACATATACAACTCCTTCAATTGTAAACATGATGAGGTCGGTGAGTGAGAGATAAATTATGAAAATATTATATTTTGTATTTCTGTAAATTATAATTTATGTTTAGAATAGTATAAAAATATATAATTTATTACTATATATTTTTAATGCAAAAATCAGAATCAAAAACAGAGAAAAATTCCCCACCTGAAAATTTTATCGTTATTGTACGTGATTTTGTAAAGGATTTAACAATTACATTTCCAGAGTATGCATATTTATGGGTAAATTGGACAGATGCAAAATTACCAGAGTCAGAAATCCAAAAATTATACGATTATTGTATTAGTGTTTATCCAGAAAGATTCTTTGATATTTTATATCAAAATGACGAAATTTTCAATAGTGAAAGTACCACAAATACAACTTTTCTACCAAATGTAGATTTCAAAATACTATATAATTGTGATAATGTATCTGAAAATACGAGAAAAGCTATCTGGAAATATTTACAATTATTACTATTTACAATAGTCAATTATGTTAAAGATAAAAATGATTTTGGAGACACAATGAACATGTTTGATGGAATTGATGAGACTGAATTACAAAATAAATTAAATGAAACATTTAGTAGTATTGGAGATTTTTTCAAAAACATGGAGGAAAATATCAATACTAATGAAAGGGGTGATGAAAATTCTGAAATGCCAATGCCAAATATGAAAGATTTTTTCAAATTTGCAGAAAAAATGAAGGAAGATAACGATGATGAAAGTGGAATGCCCGGTGGATTCAGATTTGATAGAAACAGTATGCCAAATCCAGAAGATTTACATGGACATTTGAAAGGTCTTTTTGAAGGTAAAATTGGAACATTAGCCCAAGAATTAGCCGAAGAAATTTCACAAGATTTTGGTGACATTTTAGGAGATACAAACGGCGAAGAACCAACTTCGACCCAAGATGTTCTTAAAAAGATGATGAAAAACCCTAAAAAAATCATGGATTTAATGAAGACAGTAAGTAGTAAATTAGACAAAAAAATGAAGGATGGTGATATATCCAAAGATGAAATCATGAAAGAAGCGACGGAATGGATGAGTAAAATGAAGGATATGGGAGGAAGCGACCAATTTAATGAAATGTTCAAAAACCTTACAAAAAATATGGGCGGTTTAGGTAAAAATATGAAAATTGACCAAAATGCATTAGAACGAATGACAAAAACACAAGCAATGAAAGAGCGTATGCGTAATAAATTAGAACAACGTAGACAAAAAGCAATTGCACAAGCCGCTTTGAACCAATCCAATTCTGTTATACAAGAATCAAATACACCAAATAACTATGTATTTAGAATGGAAAACGAAGGTGTTCAAGAAAAAACATATATTAGTAAAAAACAACAAGACCAAGAAATCGACGATATTATGGCTAAATTGGATATTAAAGATGAACCAAAAACTACAACACAACCCACTAAAAAATCTAAAAAGAACAAGAACAAGAAATAAAATGTAAATATATTTATATAGATGATTTCACTATCCAAATACATCAATGTTCCTGTATTTATTGCAACACTCGTAATAGGAATAATTGTTATGTATGTTATTATGCCAGATAATCGCAAAATATTTGTCTATCCTTCTCCTGAAAATATTGATATAATACAATATCGTGATAAAACCAATGGTTGTTTTACAATGAAACAAACAGAAGTTCCTTGTCCTAAAAATGAAAAAGATATTGCTAAAATTCCCGTTCAAACATAATGTTTAGTTATAATATATGTATTATGACTAAATCGAAATGTTTTTCGAAATGTCGCAAACTTCCTGAAACATTATGTACACATGAAGAATGTAGATATGTAAATGGTTCTCAATATAGTTATTGTAGATTATCTAATGATTATGAATTGGATGAAAATTGTATTGCACGAAAAAATACGCGTAAAAATGCAAAATCTGTGAAAAACACGAAAACACTAAAAAATAGGGAAGCTGCCAAAAAAATCGCTAAATTCATGAAAAAAGTGGACCCAAATAAACGCCGCGAACTATTCTTGAAAAGTATTTGTTCGGATTCTGGTATATGCATTGCTTTTGGAAAAGAAACCAAAAAAATAAAGGAACATTTTGGTGGTTTTACAGATTTCAAATACGTTAAATTACCAATAAAACGAATGGGCAAACCATCCGAGAATGGGTTTGTAAATGAAATTACTTATGAAAATAATGGATATTTTGCAAATACGATTTTGAAATCATCGGCAAAAGTAGATTCCGATAATTTGATGTTCGAATATTTGGTTGGATTGTACATTAATAAACAATGTTCTGTATTTCCATGTTTCATAGAAACATATGCATGGTATTCTTATATTGATAAAGATGCTTGGAATAAAATGAAAAAGTCACAATATACCACCTACAACATTTTTGAAAAAAACCTTATATTACAACCGGCTGTAATTAATTCTCCTAAATCTATGGAAATTGGTTGTAAACAGTCAAAATATATTGCTATTTTGATACAACACATCAAAAATGCACAATCATTGAAAGATAGCATTTCTAACAAATTTTTCTTTGATAATGAGTTATTGTATCTGTTATATCAAGTATATATGCCGTTGACTGCACTTGCAAAAGAATTCACCCACTATGATTTGCATTTAGACAACGTTTTAGTTTATGAACCAGTAAGAGGAAAATATATACAATATTACTATGTTCTCAATGATGGTACACAGATTTCGTTCAAATCATCTTATATTGCTAAAATTATTGATTATGGTCGATCATTTTTCGTAGATAATAAAAAATCTATTGTAGGAACTTCTAAAAATATTTACAACGAAATTTGTCACATCAAAAAATGCAACCCGGATTGTGGAACTAAATATGGATTTTCTATATTACATCCTGAAAAACCAGCAGGCAGTTTCTATTACATCAGTTCAAGTAAGCGTAATATGAGTCATGACTTACGTTTATTGAATGAAATATTGATAAATGCAAAATATTCTTGTAGAAAAGGTGAATTATATGATACAATCAAAAAAACGCAATATGGAGTAGGACTCACCGAAGATATTTCATATGGAACCAAAGAACAAATTCAATCTGGATTACCTGAAAAAATAGCGAACGTAGTAGATGCCAGAGATGCATTACAAGAATTAATATTGAAAATGGCTGCAAATAATGAACAACGATATTCAAGTATGGAAAGATTGGGAACATTGTATATTTATGAAAATGGTTTCAATATGAAATTTGAATCATTGTAAAAATATTTAGAAAAAAACATTTAGTTATAATATTTGTATTATCACTAAATATATATGTTCACTGTTGTTGTTGCACGATACAAAGAAGACATTGAATGGACGAAACAATTTATGAATGGATTTACAAAAGTTATTATATACAATAAGGGAATTAAACTAATAGAAGAACATTACAATGAAATATTAATGGAAAATGTAGGTAGAGAAGGACATACATATTATAGTCATATTGTGAATAATTATGATAATTTAGATGATTATATAATTTTTTTACAAGGAAATCCTTTCGACCATTCACCAAATTTAATAGATAATCTATTCAAATACATGAATACCAGAGAATTAAATATAGAATTTGAATATTTAAGTGAAAAAATAGTAAGCAGTTGTTTGGCAGTAGAACATGGTTCACCTGAATGTAAAAACTTGTATACTACATTTGAGAAGATATTCGGGGTCAAACCGGATAATAATAATCATGAATGTGTATTTGGCGCTGGTGCACAATTTATAGTAACAAAAAAAAGTATATTGAAAAGAACGAAAGATTTCTATGAAAACATTGTCAACATTTTAAATAAAGAAATGTGTCCATGGGAAGGTTACGATGTAGAACGTTTACACAAATACATTTTTACATCTATCTAGATTGTAAGTGTATGTAATATATTTAGTAAATTGTAAAACGTTATCTATATTATATATATATGAATATCAAACGGGTTTTGTATACACCATTAGGAAAAATAGTTATATCTATATTATTGGGATTAGGTTTAGCAACAATGTTTCGTAAAGTATGTACCGACAACAATTGTATAATATTCAATGGACCAGTTATAAGTGATATAGAAGGAAAAACATACAAATATGGTGAAAAATGTTACAAATACACTGCGGCACCAATTGTATGTGACAAATACAAAAAAATTATTGATGTATCAACCCCGCCGCCAAAAGACCAATAAATATGCGTTAATAATATGAGTTTTAGACATTTTATTATAATATAGTTTCATATGGCGGATAGAATTGCAACGACGAGAATTGCTGATTTACCTGAAAATATAACTGTGCAAATGCCTCCTGGGTCATATAACCCATCACAACAAAATTTCAATCAGCCTAATAATATGGGATACGGACAAGACAGTCAAGAACCAAATACTACCTATACTCAAATGAATGTACATCCAAATCCATATGGCATTCCACCTCAAAATAATGTGATGTCTTTACCTCAAACAACCCAACCGCCAAAAAATCAAAATCAATTTTTACCACAATACAATATGCAACAAAATGAGCCTCAATATAGATTACCATCACGTGACATTCCAGTCGACACTACACAATATCTAAATGATGAACAAGTTCAACCAAATTATATTCCAATGCATAAATTAACATCGGATTATATCAAGGATTACGAAGATGAGAATGAGAAACCAATGCAAGAATATAAACAAAAAAAACATCGTGAATCATTAGTAGATACACTATTGACGGAATTACAAACTCCTATTTTTATTGCTATTTTGTTTTTCATTTTTCAAATGCCTATCATAAATACACTTATGTACAAGAATTTAGCATTTTTACCAATATACAATAGTGATGGAAATGCAAATTTTTACGGGTTATTTTTGAAGAGTGCATTGTTTGGGTTATTGTATTATGGTGTATCAAAATTCACAAATTATATAAGCGAATTGTAAGGAATACACTATTTAGTCGATTTAACTACATAAATTATGTATTCTATACATATCAACAAAACCCCGGTAACACATGAAACAATTGCATATTCAAATAACTGTTTCATTGTACAACAATGAATATTATGTTTGACAATTACTTCGTTTTCTTCATTCGATACAACGTATGGTTCATTTGATTCAATATCGTGTTTTTCTTCTTCTTCGAAATGTACCCGCATTGGATTTAGATGTGCTCTCAAATTATTATCAATACTATGACTACCTCTAATATTGTTTTGTATAGAATGTTCTGTGAAAAATACAACAGGAGGATTTTTTTGTAGAATATTCATTGTTGTTTTTATAACAGAGTGTATTGTAAAAAATAATTTCAATTTTCTATGGATGAAATTATTTGAAAAAAATTTAGAAAATATTTAGGAAATTTGTTTTCCTTCTTTTTCTTGTCTTTTTTTTCTTTTCCACATTTTTAACAGTTTTCTTCGATTTATTTTCTTCGACTTCTTCTTTCAATTTTATTTTTGAACTTGGTGTGTATTTCAAAAACCATTCTTCATATTCGCGCGTTCCACGTTTTCCAGAAAGTTCTTTGAATTTTTCGGCTTTTTCGGCGCGAATACTTTCCAAAGTGGGTTGTTTACCATAACATTCTAAACTAAATCGCTTTAATAACCCCCGTTGCTCTAATCGATTTTCTTGCTCTACATTGAATAAAAATTCAGCCATACACAAAATGCGGTCTTTATTGAAATATGGGAATGGTTTGTCGGCATAAATAAATGCTAAATAAAAACTCAACATTGTATCAATAGTAGCTATATTGATTTCTTTATCATTAATATTAATTGTATTATAACTATGACAAGCGATTGGTTTGTATATAAATGCGATTGTGTCTTTTCCTACGCGAACCTCATAACGTTCAGGAATGATTTCTCCAATAGCATCGTGTTTTACAATGTTAATTTTGGTATAACCATTATCCTCCAATTGTTCTCTTATAATATGAGCGGTTCTTTCAGGTTCTTCGCTTAATACATCAAAATCCGGTATTTGCATAATCAATTTCTTTTGTGTTTTTGGCATATATCTTGAATATAAACTACTTGCATATCCGCCGAAAAATACTACACCTTGGTCGATTAATGCATCACGGACAATGAAATAAATTTTGGACGATTCTGTTTCATTTGTTTCCATACTCCGCTGAAAATCAACTGTTTCACAATTCATTGACGTTTTAAGAGGATAATATTTGTTCAATAAATTCAAACGTTTGAATACCTTTTCCCATCGAGAAACGTCACCCTGTGGTCGCGATAATTCTAAATACATACCCATACGTAAATAATTAGGCGGGGCATAGAGAATACCAGAGCGTTTTATAGACTCTTTTTGAATTGCATTAAAAATCTCTTTTTCTAAATAAGTAATATCGGCGACAGGAATAAAATTAACAAAGACCTTGTATGTTCCAGGATGAACTCCGGATTTTGCTTCTACGTCGGTATATCCAGCTTCAAAATAAATATCGGCTAATTCTTTTGCATCTTCTAATGCATGGTTTGAGAAAAAATCATAGTCAGGAACTTCGATATCTTTATTGTAAAATTGTGCGAATTTTGGTAATATTGCATTAATCGCAGTCCCCCCATAACATACTAATTTTTTCTTCATTAAAAAATCTTCAACAATGGCGATTATTTTTTTTACATCATCACTGTTTGCAATCTTTTGACCTTGATTGGTTTCACTTTCATCGACAAAATGTCTTAATATTGCTAATTCACAATCTTGAAATGTCATATCATTATCACATAATTCAGTATTGTATTTTTTTTTATATGTCATTTATATATAAATGATATATATTTTTTGAGAATGGTTGTAAAATCCTAAATAATTTATTTGATATTATTACACATTTATACATTCAAAACGTCCATATTGTGCGCGGGTACATGTGTTCGAGACCATACTGATTTAGCATTACAAATGCACAATTGTGTAAAATTATAAAAATTAATTTCCAATAAGGTTACGTTTAGTTATTGTATTATCTGGTAAATCCAAATCATCCATACTACGTTTAATTGGTTTTGTTTTATTACTTCTTCTATTTTCATTTTCTGGTGTATTCAAAGAAGCCATTGGTATCGGATATAAAGGACTATTTTGTGGTTTTTCATTCTTCTTTGGATACGGTGATGCAAGATTTCTGTGATTGTATTCGGAAATCTCTTTTATTTTTTCGTTTAATATAGGCTCATTTTCGCGTTTTGTAATTTTTTTAATTTTTGAACATATAAAATCAAATTTGCGTTCATCCATTTTCCAGTCAAATTTCAAAATATTGAATTGGGTTTTATTGAATTTGTCTAATTTATAATTTTGGTGAATATAAGCTTCTATTTCTGAACGAGATAAATTTGGTGGAAATTCATAATCATACCACATGCCCATTCCATATAAAACATCTAATAATGGAATAAATTGTGGATATTTCAGAATTACTTGTGTTTTTGAACAATTTTTAGCATAATCCATATACGCAATAAATCGTATTATTTTTTCCAATTTGGTTTTCAATTCTTCTTTATTACTTTCATTTATATTATGAAAATCTAAAAAACTTATATTTTTTATTTCGTCAAAGTCATTATTGTAATTATCATGGTTGGTATAATGTGGTATAGATATATCAATATTTTCACCTTCTTCTAGCGTAGGAACATCATCATTATCATCATCATCATTATTTGCAGCATTTAATTTATTATTAATCGCTCGTATATTAAGCTCAAAAGGGGCTTGATTATGAAATAAGTAATCGTATGTATTTATTACATCATCATACTTATCATTTATTAAATCAATTGAATTACCAAAATCGATTAATAATGGTTGTTTTTGTAAATCAATACTCCCAAAAATATTACCAATATGCCAATCATAATTTATTATTTTAAAAATCATAATTGATACAATAATTTCAGCCAATGCATATAAACAATTTTTTTCATATGTTTCATCATTCAAATGTCTGTCATTAAGTAAAACGTATTCTCTATAATTAACAAATTCCATAGTAATTACACCTAATTCTATATTATCAGCTTTCAATTGATCCTTCAAAAAATTAAATATGTTAACAGCTTCATTCTTATCATCATCATCATCATCATCATCATCATCATCAATAATTGCATTTAAACTATTAATAAATTTAGTTGCGCTCCTCCTATTCAAAAAATTTAAATCAATTACACTTGGACATATGTTAATCCTATTTAAATTTAAGGTATCAAGATATATTTTATTCTGAATTTCATATTCTTTTGTATAATCTTGTTTTTTTTCTTTTTTTTTTCTATATTCTTTGCCGTATATATTTGTATAATAATTATATAAGGGAGTTTCACTAATTAATGCTAATTTAAATATAATACTGTATACAGGTTTTTCATTAAAATGGTAAAGATTAGTATTTTTTGGATTACGAGGAACATCTAATTTAAGTATGAACCCTGATAATGAAGAATATGATATAACTTCTAAATCAGCTCCTTGCGTGTTTATCATTTTTTCAATTGATTGCATTATACTTAAACTATCGTCTGCGTTGAAAATTCCACCTTTCATTTTTAGTATTTTCTCATTTTTTCTTTTATGAGTTTTTTTATGAGTTTTTTTTCGCCTGTTTTTATATGTTCTTTTATTTTTCATATATTGTATATACATTATAAAATATATGAAAATGCTAAATATTTTCGTTATATAAATTATTCATCACTACGAGGACGTTTTTTTCTTGAAATGATATTATTATTATTGTCATAATCAATATTATTGATATTACCAAAAATCTTTGAAAATATATTATCGCGTTCAGGTGTAGATTCATATACAGGATTTTTCAAAAAACGTAGTTCAATTATACGATCTATTATTTTATTGATTTTTGAATCATCGCATGATTGATAAATATAATAACGGAACTTCATTGCACGAAGTAAGAATTTTTTTGCTTTGAATTTTCCTTTATTATCATAGAAATCTAGAATATTTATATTATGTAAGAAAAAAAACAAATCTATATTTTGAGGATAAGGTCTTTTATAATAAAAATTGTTTGCGGAAAAATCTACCAATGTAATAAATTGAATCATTTGATTTATCAGTGTGTTCAAAATTCTTTTACTCTCTCCTTTTTCATCATTACCCGAGTTTAGTTTATCCAAATGTTTTTTGAATAATTTTTTTTTACTATTGATATTTTCCAATTCTTTATCATAAGTTATTTTTTTTTCAGTTTCAAATATTTGTTTGATTTCATTGATTTCAGTATTAAATATATCTTTGATTCCTTGCGGTATTTCATTGGAATAAAATGTTCTACCAAAATCAATTAATAAAGGTTTTTTACCATCTTTACGTGCTAATATATTTGTAGAATTACAATCCCATAATATGAGGTCCAAATATACAAAGATTATGATTATTTCCGCTAATACATATTCACATGTTATATTATACAGTTCAGGAAGTTTTTCTATTTCTTTTAATACAACATAATGGTTTGGGTCTGCATACTCCATAACAATCATACCTAATTTAATGTTATAATTTAATGTTTTTTCGACCAATCTGGGAATTACATATTCTACATTATTTTCTTCAAACTCTGTAAGATATAAAGATTCTAGATTGGTTTTTTCGATCAATGTACGAATTACATATTCTACATTATTTTCTTCAAACTTTGTAAGATATAAAGATTTTAGTTTGGTTTCTTTTTTATTGGTATGAACATTCAATAATTCTGACAATTTTTCAAATATTTCTTTGTTCGTTTTATCTGATCTATCAGGGTTATTTTCAAAAATCATGTGATGAATTACATCTGGACATACATTGTTACCTTCGATTTCATTCGTCTCTTTAAAAATCATTTTTTGTATATTTGATTCATTTTCAAAATTACTTCTTGTAAATTCATTATGTTCATTTTTATCTATTTCAGTTTCTGATTTGTCGTCTTCATAAATAATTACAAATTTAAATAAAATAGAATTTATATCTCTACTAGTATCTATGGTTCTTACATTGTTTATGATTCTTTTTTCATAAAATTGAGGGTCATTTTTAACTGTCAATCTGTATATACAAGAAATAAAATATCTTTCTTTTATTTCTTTCTCATTTTTTTTCTCATTTTTTTTCTCATTTTTTTTATCATCATTATCATTTTTTTTCTCATTTTTTTTCTCATTTTTTTTCTCATTTTTTTTATCATCATTATCATGATGATAGTATTGATGTATTGTTTCATGTATTCTTTCGAATTTTCTTGTATCATTTTTCATCATGTTCAATATAGCTTGTTCTTTGGATATATTGCCTATTGTATCTAACCCTCCCTTCATTATTTTTTTCTGTTTTTTCTGGTATTTTTTTCTAATTTTTCTCGTATATTTTTTCCTATTTTTCCTGGTAATTTTTTTCATATATATACACTTATATAAAAATATATATACCTAAATCTATTTTATAAAACTTGCTCCATATTTCAATCGCAATGTTTCATCTGGTTGTTGTTTCTTTGCTTTGATGAATTGTAATACATATGCTAATGGAACAAACGCCGATTGGTATTCAGAAAATATAGTTTCATACAAATCCAATGCCATATCTCTTTTATAAAATTTATAAGCAATTGTCTGGACTCCATAATTTTCAATCAACGAAAAAGGATTTTGCGGATTTGCCGATTTTTCATCCACATCGGGCATTAATAATTTTAATTGAGTTACATTGGTGGTTTTGAAATCATCATTTATTTTCGGTGGCGTGCTTTTTTGGTTCTTGAATAAACTATATTGTTGAGATGACCAAGTATTACCGCCAGTAATAATATTTACATATTTATCAAAACTTTCTGAATAATTTGGATTAATCGATTTATCCATAACAATGATATATTTTCCTTTTAAATCTTTCAAATTTGTATCTCCGTTAATCTGAACTGCCTTACCATCTTTTTGATATAGTTTATTATCCTTGTAAACTTTCAATACATTTTCAACCGCAGTGTATATACTATTATCATCCTTTTTCTTAACATCTGTTTTAATACGTAATTGTATGAATAATGGGTCATCTGGATTTGGTGTTACATATGTATTTTTTCCGTCCGCACTGGTTTTAACAGATGAATTGTTTATTTCCTCCATTACACGACTAAATAAAAGTTCATATTCATTTGAAGTATTTATAAGTGTACTATTTGTTGGGTCAGTAGAATAATTGACATAAACATTATCTTTTAAATACAATTCAAAATCCAAAAAACGACAACCCGTGCTCAATACATAATTAAGTTGGTCTAGAGATACTTTTGTTCCACCATCAAATGCTGAATTATAAGACGCTTTAATACATACTTGGTTCAATGATATATCAAGCATTTTATCAGTAGTATTTGTTATGGTGGACGTAGTAAGTCCCTCTTCAAACCCTTCGTATATATAATGCATGTTTTGTTTCTGTATCAATCGATATGCTATATAGAAAAATAAAAATAGAATTAATAGAATAATAAACAATTGTAAAAAAATCATATATATATAATAGATATATCAAAAAATAATAATAAAAACAAAATAATATAATATATATAATAATATATTCAAATGGCAGGAGGATTACTAAATCTCATATCAATCGGTAATAATAATATAATATTGAATGGAAATCCAAGTAAAACTTTTTTCAAAGTAACTTATTCTAAATATACTAATTTTGGACTGCAAAAATTTCGCATTGATTACGATGGATTGAGAGATTTGAGAACAACCGAAAGTTCTACATTTACATTCAAAATACCCAGATATGCCGAATTGTTGATGGATACTTATTTAGTTGTAACATTACCTGATATATGGAGTCCATTTTATCATCCAGACCCCAGTAAAAATTCCAACCAATGGAGTCCATATGATTTTCGTTGGATATCGGATTTAGGCACAAATATGATAAAAGAAATTAGTATTACATGTGGGTCATTTACTTTGCAAAAATATAGCGGCCAATATTTGGCTTCTATGGTTGACCGTGATTTTAGCGCTGAGAAGAAAAATTTATTTAATGCAATGAGTGGAAATGTACCAGAATTGAATGACCCTGCAAGTGGTTTTGGTCGTAGTAATACATACCCAAGTGCGTATTATACAGGTTCATCCACAGGCGCTGAACCATCTATTCGCGGTAGAAATATTTATATACCAATTAATTCATGGTTTACGCTTGATAGTCGTTGCGCATTTCCTCTCATTTCATTACAATACAATGAATTGTGTATAACAGTGACATTACGTCCTATACAAGAATTGTTTCAAATTCGTGATGTGTTTGATGTAGAAAATAGTTATCCTTATATTCAACCAGATTTCAATCAACAGCAATTTCAAATGTATCGTTTTTTACAAACTCCGCCATCAGTTGATATTTCGCCTGAAAAATATCAAAACAAAATAAATACATGGAATGCTGACGTTCATTTATTAGCCACCTATTGTTTTTTATCAAAAGATGAACGTAAATTATTTGCACAAGAAGACCAAGTATATTTAATTAAAGATATATTTGAATACAAATTTGAAAATATTACTGGCTCTACAAAAGTCAAGTTGTTGTCGAATGGAATGGTATCGAATTGGATGTGGTTTTTGCAAAGAAATGATGTAAATATGCGAAATGAATGGAGTAATTATACGAACTGGCCATATGATTCAATTCCTTCGGATATTTTAGAAGCACCTTTTACATCAGTTGACCCTAATTTTACTAATGGTCCATTATACAATCCAAATGGGGAAAATACTGGATTTTTTTATACAGGTCCGTTTTATGCGGGAAACCGAAAAGAAATATTGGAAACAATGGGTATATTATTGAATGGAGATTACAGAGAAAATATATTAACTCGTGGTGTATATGATTATATTGAGAAATATACGAGAACCCAAGGTTTCGCAAAAGAGGGAATATATTGTTATAATTTTTGCTTGAATACGAGTCCGTTTGAATATCAACCATCGGGTGCTATTAATTTAAGTAAATTCAAAACCATCGAATTGGAAATAACAACATATGTTCCGGTAGTAGATTCAGTTAATTCCACGTTTGGGGTTATTTGTGACCAAAATGGAAATGCAATCGGAATTAGTAAACAAAATTGGCGATTGTATGAATATAATTTCAATTTGACAATATACGAAGAACGTTATAATGTTTTATCGTTTATTGGCGGAAATTGCGGTTTGTTATATGCAAGATAATATAGTTTTTTATCATATACTATTATATAATTATAGAATAAAATGGATAATAATGAAACAAAATGGAAAACAAAAACATTTAGTCAACATAATATAATTGAGAACCTTGAAACAATTACCGAAAATGACGAAAATGACGAAAATAAAGATACTGAAAATATTATTCAAAAAATGAAAAAAATAAACAATAAAAAACGTGTGAACTATAAAAATATTGAAGAATTGGATAATGTTTATGATGAAAAAGAAAAAGACGGAAAAGACGAAAAAGAAAAAGACGGAAAAGAAAAAGACGGAAAAGAAAAAGACGGAAAAGAAAAAGACGGAAAAGAAAAAGACGGAAAAGACAAAAAAGACGGAAAAGACAAAAAAGACGGAAAAGAAAAAGACGGAAAAGAGGAATTGAAAGAAAAAAATGACGAGGGGTTCAAAGAAAATTTGTCAAACGACAAATGTAAGAAAAACGCTCTTTCTGATATTTTTAGTACAATTCGCCGGTATATTAATTTATTGAACGATGCATTATTCAATAATTTTGATAGTAATTTATATAACATTATTGCTTCTTTATACAATTTATTTGATAAAAATGCAAGAAGTAAAAAAAATGATATAAATATTATAAAAAACCAAGCATATTGTATTTTAGCAATACCAATTGCATTATTTATAACATATAATTGGTTTTTTATTACTATTTACAAAGAAGGCGGTGCTAAAATAAATACTCAAATTGATTTAAGTTCAATGGAAGCATTTTTACCCATGTTAAATTTTTTCTTTCACTATTTATACGTTCCTACTAATTTATTTAGTAAATTAGTATTGAACTACCTACCGAAAACAGTCGATATGGCGAGGAAACTCGAACCATTTGATATAATATTAAATTCTATGCTTATATTTTTAGTAATGGTTTTTATTATATCAAGTATTGTTTGTAATAATTCCGCGACAATTAAAAATACACTTTTCACGTATGTAAGCGGTTCTACAAACGCGGCTTTGACAAATATGTTATATCCAGTAATCCTTTTTAGTATGTTATTGTCTATTTTTCCGTCAAGTGTATTAGGTACACTTTCTAGTACGTTTAATTTAGTCACTGCACCAGTTTCAACATTATTTGGAGGGTTGTTCAAACTAATATTTACATTAATAAACGTAGGTATATCGGGTATATTTTTCATATTATTTATTTTTATACATTCATTTTTTTCAATATCAATTTATTCAAATACATCTATTAAAACTACACTTAACAATATTAATGAATTTTTGTATGAATCCATAAATAATATCGGTAAATACGATTGTCCACCTGATACATTAAGCTGGTGGTTGAAATATTTAAAAATATTTTTGGAAATTATACACGTTTGTTTGTACGAATTTATTTTTGTGTTGTTTTTCCTTATGGGATTCATTATATACCTATTATTTATTAATTCTGCCATAAATAAAGTTTTTTTCGCATTAATTAATTTAATGATAATAGTAGGTATCTCAATATATTCATACTTTACGAAAATAAAAGATTTATTAGAAGAATTGGATAGTCCAGTTTTGTAATAAAACGCAATGGTTAAACAAACAATATGAAAAAATATATAAACAATAGTTGTTTATATATTTTAAAAATGGTAGAAAAGAAAAAGAAAACGCCACTGGTAAGTGTATGCACGCCAACTTTCAACCGACGACCTTTTATTCCAATTATGCTTGAATGCTTTCGAAATCAAAATTATCCAAAAGACCGTATTGAATGGATTATCGTTGATGATGGAACCGATAAAATAGCCGATTTAATAGAAAAAGCAAACATTCCTCAAATTAAATATTTCAGTCTTGATAAAAAAATGTCACTCGGTGAAAAACGTAATTATATGCATAAACAATCAACTGGTTCGATTATTGTATATATGGATGATGATGATTATTATCCACCGGAACGAATTTCACATGCTGTCGAACGATTAACTTCATCGCCAAACGCTCTTTGTGCCGGTTCCAGTGAAATGTACATATATTTCAAACACATCAAAAAAATGTACCAATGTGGACCCTATGGTCCAAATCATGCAACCGCAGGAACATTTGCATTCAAAAAAGAATTATTGAGCAAAACACAATATGAAAACCACGCAGCATTAGCAGAAGAAAAAGCTTTTTTGAAAAATTATACCATTCCGTTTGTCCAATTGGACCCGATGAAAACAATTCTAGTATTTTCACATGAGCATAATACGTTTGATAAACGTGAATTATTAAAAAATCCTCATCCGGATGTTTTCAAAGAATCGCCTAAAACAGTGGATATGTTTATCAAATTTAAGGATGAAGAACATATCAAAAAATTTTTCATGAAAGATATCGATAAATTATTGGCTAAATATGAACCGGGACTACCAAAAATGAAACCGGATGTTTTGAAACAAATCAAAGAAATTGACGCAGAACGTGCTAAAATGATGCAAGAACAAAATGCAAATGGACCTATCATGTTACAACAACCTGGAAAAGAACCGGTCGCACTATCTTCACAAGATGTTATTAATATGATTCAACAACAGCAACAACAGATTAATTCAATGAGTGAATACATTAAACAATTGGAAATGAGTAAAAACATGAACGGTTCTTCTTTTATGCCAGCACAATCTCCATTTGTACAACCATCTCCATTTGTACAACCTTTTTCAAATACTAGTGAATTAGAAAAAGAGAACAATGAATTGAAGGAAAAATACAATAGTATTTACAATGAAATACAACGTTATAAAGTAATGATAGAGTCTCAAAAATCTACCATTGAAAAATTAAAAAAAACTTCCATTGTCGAACCTGTTGAAAAACACGTAAAATTTCAACAAAATCCATACGTAGTTTTTGGTTAAATTATCCCAATTCATCATCGTCTTCTAAATTTTCATCTTCATTGACAGAATCTTTTTTGACATTTTTGTCTAAATATCTATACATTCGTTTTATATCCAATTTATTGATATCGTAGTTCTCAAATATTTTTTCAATTTCTACCATTTTTTCAGAATCATTGTAAAAATTTTCGCCATAACATAGACGCAGTTCTTGGAAAAATGCAACTAAATCTTTTCTATCCATCGATAAACATTGTGTCAAATTGTAAATAAAAAGAAAATTGTTATATTCGGTTGAATATTTTGTCAACACCTTTGTAAACCGGATATCATTTATTTTTGTTTTATTTTCAGGAAACGCATCATGATATATTTTATTGTTATGAAATGTTTTTATCAAGGATGACATTTCATTAAATTGCCATATCTGATTTTGAAATGTGATTCTGTCCGTATAATCTGCAAAACACATGTTCTCCAATAATTTCAAATACAATGGTATCGAGGTCTCTTGTGGTAATTTATCTATAACATCTATTATATTTTCATGCCATAAAAGAGCGACAATAGTTCTGTCAGTCTCATTGATAAATGTGTTATGATTTTCTATCGGTACATGTTTGTTTAAAAGGGTTTTTGTAATTGTTTTTGAATCCTCGTTAAATGATTTATTATGAAAAATATTTGCAATTGTGTCGATATTCATCAATTCTGGTTTTTTTTTATTAATATTATGAATGAACATGAATTTTCGCATATCGCCTTGTATATATGACAACAATGAAGGTATTAATGGTTTTTCAATAACCGGTTGTTGTATATTTTCAAGTAAATTGTTTATTTGTATCGACGTTGGCTGTTTCAATTCAAACACATTGCATACTTTCATCAACTCTTTTATTTTTTTATCAACATAATAATTCCCTATACAAATAATGGGGTTCAATGTCATGTTCTCCATTTTCTGTTTTTTAGTTTTCTTTTGTCGTATTAATTTTATTAATGATGTTATACCCCCCTTATCACCATTATTCATTCCATCAATTTCATCCATAACAATAGCTATTTTCTTACGTGTTCTATTCATCATTTGGAGAACATTTTGATTGGATACATTATTGGATGTTATCGTTTCGATTAATAATTTATTGCGAACATCACCTGCATCGTATTTAATTATATCATAATTCAATTCTTTTAAAATGGTCATAATAAAATGAGTTTTACCGCAACCAGGTGAACCGTACAAATAAATACCCTTTTTGTAATTAATATTTTTATAATTTGTGTCGAAATTTAGCAATATATCTTTTATTTTATTTGCGGTATCTTGTCTGTTTAATATTTTATTCAGGTTCTCCATTTCCATATTTTTATAAATAGTTATTTAGAAAATAACTATTTATTTTTAATCTATTTTCAAACGAATTGTATATTTGTTTATTTAGCAAATGCACTGAAATCGGCTGTGACTGGCATATAATTACCTCCTTTTGGAACTAATGCGCCATAATAAGAATAACTATCAATACCGCCCAATCCTCTTGTGGAAACTCCTGCGCCCATTACACCTGAACCGGTTCCGGCTGTACCTGCGATTGCTGCTGCTCCTGACGTTCGTGCTGCTTGACGATTATCGGTTGCAATCTCTTTTAATCCAGTGCCCGCTGATTTCAATAAATCAGTAGCTCCAGATGCACCGGATTTTAATAAATCGGTTGCACCAGATGCAGTAGTTTTCAACAAATCGGTTGCACCAGATGCACCGGATTTTAACAAATCACTGGTACCAGATGCACCGGATTTCAATAAATCACTGGCACCACTTCCAGTTGATTTCAATATATCCGCAGTTGTATCTAACGTTTGACCGCCTAGAACACCGGCTGTTCCCACAGTAGTATTCAATGTGTTTGTAGTTTGGTCAACTGCATTACTAACCGGTTTATCTGAGCCAGTTGTTCCACTAACAACAGCACCACCAGATGTTACTAATGCAGTCGCACTAACATTTTTCGGAACATTGCCATTATCTATCAAAGTTTGTCCATTACTGTTCAATGTTCCAGAGCCTCCGGCGCCACCACAATTACTACATGTTCCCGCGGAATATGCACAAGATGGACATGATGGACATACTGGCGGCACTATTTGCGTCTTCAATAAATAATCCTCTGACATACATTGATTTTCACTATCCGAAGAGGATAACCAATAATTACGATAAAAGTCATTACTTGAATTTGTTGAAGTTGTTGAAGTCGTTGAAGTCGTTGAATTTGTGCCAGTTTCAGTCTCAATTCCGTCTTGATTGAAACGAACCACTTTTTGAATTTCAAATCGATTTGAATTTGTTTTACTGATCTTTAACAATACAATCATTGTTTTTGTAGAAATAGGTAAATACAGTACGATGTATTGGTAATTATCACTTACTATAAATGAATTAAATTCACTGTTTTCTAATGTGGATGAAGTATTATTTACCCGTACAGTAGACTTTGCATCACTATTCCCGCCATTATTTCTTTTATATATTGTAATACTGTTCTCAGGACTTTTACCGCGGATAATCAAATTTCCATTTGATTTATCAAATCTAATATATTTACTTAATTGATATACTGATTTTTTTTCATCGTACAAATCATCATATACGTATTTATCATTATTTGGGTCATTATCGTCATTTTGAGTTTGAATTTCAGGTGGTTGACTTGAACTTGAATAATATTTATTAGACATAGCTGAGCCCGAACCAAATAGATAACTCATTACATGGACTTGTCTGAAATTACCATATACACCATTATTATTACTATTAGTACCATTACGATTATATATTTTAATAATATGAATATATGTGCTTTCTGCCCACGGCATATAAAATAATTGATATTTATCAGTTCTATCTGTTGCAGTAAGGTAAGTCCATGGAAAGAATGAAGTCGTTACTGACTTTGTTAAACTTTCAGCTACATTCGTCGGAATAACAGCACCGCTACTATTTACAGTAGTTATATATAAACGATTTATATTGTTACGAGTATTCACATAAATATTGGTAATACTGGAACCGGTTGTATCAATACTAATATTGCCTGCTATATTTGGATAATTTATGGAATCAACTTCTATTATATTTCCATTAAATTTATCGAAAAATAAATTGTCATATAATTTTATAACAGGATCCTTTGAATATTGAGGTAAATTTACCAAATATTGATTTTGACTTGTTGTAGTATCTATATCATATCGATAACTGACAAAACCTTCTGTATTACTACTGTTGAAAAAACATGTTTTGCAAATTATTGTTGAAAAAATTAATACAACCAATAATATAATAAACAATAATAATGGACTAAATTTCAGTTTAAGCATTTATACACTAATATATATTATATTTGCCGAAAAGAATTTTTCTTTTACGTTTTTATTGTTTTGTTTGTCAAATATAAAAAATTGAATGAATAAATATTTTACACTGTAATTCTATCAATAGAAATATGTCTAAATCAGATTCTCCTGAAAAAATCAAACAAAAAAGAACAAAAAAAATAGTTGTACCACTCGAAACTACCCATGATATATGTAACCAATTTGAAATTGGTGTGGATGAAGCTGGTCGCGGTCCCATGTTTGGTCGCCTTTATGTGGCCGCAGCCGTTTTACCTAAACACGGGTTTTCCCACGAATTGATGAAAGATAGTAAAAAATTCACAAACAAGGAAAAATTGCGCGAAACTGCTGAATATATCAAACAAAATGCGGTTGCTTGGAATATTCAATATATTGAAAATGATGTCATTGATAAACAAAATATTTTAAAATGTGTCATGTTAGGTATGCACGAGGCTATCAAACAAGTTCTTTCTAAATTAGAACAAATGCCAGCAACCCACGTAAATGAACAATATACTCGCAAAATCATGTTATTAATTGATGGTAATTATTTTACCCCTCACATTGTATTTGATGAGGAAACACAAAGTGTGCGTGAAATACCATTCGAAACCATTGAGGGGGGTGATAATAAATATACGTGTATAGCCGCTGCAAGTATTTTGGCGAAAGTTGCGCATGATGAATATATTGCCGATATTTGTAGAAAATATCCGGTTTTGATAGAACGTTATGGTTTAGATAGTCATGTTGGATATGGAACAAAACGACATTTAGACGGGATAAAAGAACATGGTATCACCCAGTGGCACCGACGAACATTTGGGTCATGTAAAACTGCGGCGTATTCGCCGATTGAAGAAGAATGAAAATACCGATTGAATGAAAATTCACACTGATTGAACAAAATATATATCATTTATATATATGACTAAACCATTTACTTTTCCATTTGATACATGTGAAATTCCGAATAAAAATGATATAGCGCAACCTTATTCTGTTCTAGTAAATATTATTATTGCGTGTGTTATTTTGTATTTTTTATTTCATACTAAATCAATCCATTCGTTCCTTTTTATTTTGAGTCTGTTAGTTTTTGAAATGATGCACTCATTTTCACATATGATTCATATTCCAGGTAATTTTCAATTCAAACTGATTCATTCTTTTGCACTTATTATAATATTATCATTATTGAATTTGCTTTATCATTATACGAAGGTTTTACCAAATATACTAACTTTCATTATATGTGGTATTGTTATTTGTTTGGATTTATTTTTTATAATTCAAAAATATTCATTTATTTACAATGTATTTGCATATATTACAGTGTTTTTGATTATTTTGTATAGTTATTATTCATATTTATCTAAATATATTCATATCCAGTTTCACTATTTATTTATTTCTATTTTGCTATTTGCATTATTTTCACTAAATGAAACAATGAATTGTAATCAAATGCTGAAAATATTTCCGGATTTTCCTTTTCATATTTTTGTAGAAGTATCCAGTTTTTTTCCTATTTATTTCATTTGCAAATCATTTTACAGTTTGTAACGGCGGAAGCATTCTACTATATCTTCTTCAACTTGCAACAGATAATTCAATTGTATTTTCATCCGATTGTTTGATACAAATATCACACTTTGTAATTCTACAATAATAATATATTTTTAAAAGCAAAGTCAATAAGTTCAATGATGTATTGACAGAATAATTTACAGTTATGAATGTATCGGCACCATTGAGGCCACTATACACTGTTCCTAATACTCCACCAACCAACCACATTGTTGATGAATATTTTGTTGAATCAACGTTTTTTATTTGAAATATTGTTACATAAATTTCAGGCAAATAACCGATAATGATAAATGTTGATGAAATAATCGATAAATAAACATAATTCATTTTTTCTTTTCTTTTCTTTTTCTTTTATATTTACATTTATATTTTTTTGTATTCTATATTTTTTTTATACAGTTATCATCATTCCATCTACTACGCGTTTTGAAACTGTCATAAAGTGAGTTTCGCGGTCCATCAAACTATATCCAATATAGAATTGATTCGTATCTTTGATATGAATGAATCCTAATGTATATTCAACCTTTTCTTTTTCAAATGTAAATAGTGTGGAATATTTCTTCAATTGATATGTAGCGGCATCCAATACTACAAAAATATGATAATAGTAACGACGGTCTTCATAACTTACAACATGGCATATAAACCATATTTCATTTCCAATTTTAACACCATTTGTTGAACCGCGTAAGAATCGGAACAAAATAGGGGTTTGTACTACATGGGTTTGTACAAACTCCATATTTTCGAAATCGCGGGTTGGACTTTCAATATTTCCGATTACCAATGGGTGCCATCCATATATTATTTTTTGGGTATTGGTTGCATCATTAAAAATGACCCAATTTTTTTCAACATCATGTTGGCCTGATTTTGAAATGATTCCGGATTTAGTAATACCTTCATCCATATCAATGATACCATGTTCTACCTTGATATTATGATAACTTAACCCACGGTTTGCATTGTAATATACTTTACCGCCATGTGAATGTAAACGAATATCTTCTAACCCTACATACAAATTATCGATGTCAGTATTGTATTCCAATAAAAATTCATCTTTCTGCTTCCATTCCATTGGATTGGAAATATCAAATACACCAACAATATTCTTTGTTGAAATATGTTCTTTATTCACATATCCACCATTATCATCAATCTTATAATCAACGTATCGGATATTCACTACTAAATCCCCTTTGTCGTTAATACACATAGTAGGTGTACTTGAATTAAATTCACCGGAATGTGTCTCCATCATTTTTTTACCCACCTTCTTCAATAATTCTGAATTGTGGTCAACTGTTGTATCCCAATCCTTCAATCTCGATGTATAAAACTTGTAGTTACTTAATACATTCTTTGCAGTACCTTCTTCACACGTTGGATGTGCCAATACCTTCATACAGTATTGAGGAAGGTTCAGTTTATCTTCATTGCAATAATATCCAATAATAGAAAATTCATAATCCAATTTATAATCATAGATATCTTTTTGCATGAATAAATAATCACGTTCAGGATGGTTGGTTCTTTCCTTGTTAGCAATGGTGAAATATGTATATGCTAATCGGTTTTTACCTAAATGTCTATAATGAGTAATGATTTCATACAAATTTTCAATACGATTTGGGTAAAAATTATAGCCTTCTAACCAATGATAAATCGCATTTGGCATATCGCCCATATGTTTGTAACATTTTCCTATACTGTAATAACTAAACCATATTTCTTCGTACCAGCCACCTAATTCAATACGTTTTTTGAAATATTCAATCGCTTTTTCGTAATTACCGGAATCACGATAACTATTGGCTAAATAAAATGTATATCTGTCATTGTTTGGATTTTCTTCTAAACCCTTTGTTAGCAAGTTAATATCACGAATAAATTTATCAGCCTTGCTACCACCATCTCCAATATCATTGATAAACAAGACGTCTTTATTAATTCGTTCCGTTGTTGACCCATCGGGTGATTTTACATACTCATGGGTTACTCCCCAATAATACATACCAAGACGGTTTTTCACAATACGAGTATTTTTATAATAAAAATCGTCATTTCCTTGAAAAACGTGATATACATCATGAGTTAATGACTTTTTGAATTCATGTGGAGTTGTTTTTTCACCTATTTTCAAAATCATATCCGCATCGAGAAGCAGTATATAGTCAGCATTGTCCATATCCTCACATGCTTTCAATGCATATGAACGGTTATAACCGAAATCTTTAAATGGCTCTTCGACAATTTTACCTGGTATATTTTTACTTGCAAAAAAATCGCGAATTATTTCTTTGGTATCATCGGTACTACCCGTGTCGCAAATACAATATGAATCAATAATTGGCGCAGCGGATTCTAACAAACGACGGATTACCTTACTTTCGTTTTTGACAATCATATTCAAACATAATTTAGGCGTTTTTTCGATTTCTTCCTTAATAACACGTATGTTTTCGACACTATCGTCATTCATATTGAATCGAATATATTCAGTCATTCGTATATGTTATATTAATTATACTATTTAAATCTTTTTTCCTATTTTATTTTTTAACTATAATATAACTAATCAAATATTTTTAAATGTCATTTACCCGTTTTCACGATGACCCACATAGAATTAAAAAACAATCTGAAATAAGCAGTTTTGCAGGTAGATATCGATTGAATACTCCTGGTCCCGGTGCAAATTTGCCCTTTTTTTCTGACCCACAAGTTAGATTAGAAAAATGGGGCGCTAATACCATGACCAATACTGTGAACTTGGAAAGTGATTTACGCGGACTATCCCGTAAATTAAACCGCGATTTAATTGATGAAAATTCATATAAAAAATATGCTGCACCAACCACTTCTAACTCATACAATAATGCACCTGAATTTGTAGAAGAATCGCGAGCAAGTCATCCAGCTTGGATGTATAGAGATTTAGAACATAAGCGATGGGAAAAACCTTGGTTGAATCCTTTGGCTAATTTAGAAAAAGGTTTTCAATCCAATATTCAAACACGTATTTTAGAGAAAGATAATTTTATTCCGATTATTCCAGTTGTCCAAGGAACTGATGATTATTATTTATCAGGAAGGTCAATATGTTTAGGCGGAAAAAATGGTAATTCAGATTGTTTACCTATACGTTAGAAAATCCTCTTAATACAATATTTTCGATATATTCATCGTTGTAATACAAATAAATATTATATAAGTTATATATAATTATATAATATAAATGGAATTAGGAATACCGCTATTAGCGCTTGGTTCTCTATATGTTATGAATAATCAGTCAAAATCATCTGCAAAATCAAAAGAATCATTTTCAAATAAAGAATTACCTAACACAAATATCCCAAATAAAAATTATCCAGATGAATATCCAATTGTATCTGGTGAAACTGAACAAACCAGTAAATTATCACATGATAACAAGTTTGATGCTCCTTATGTATATACTGACAAATATTTCAACCCTCGTGTAAATGCAACTGTTGTAAATACCAGCGCTCCTATGAATCCTGGCGTTTTACAGCCTGGTTCTGCATCAAGTTCTCAATATTACTCTTTAACTGGTGAAAAAGTAGACAGTAGTTATTTTCAACACAATAATATGGTACCTTTTTTCGGTAGTAATATTCGCTCGCGTTATGCCGATTCTAATTCCAATGAGAGTGTTTTGGATAATATGAATGGTTCAGGTTCTCAAATATATGATAAAAAAGAACAAGCCCCGTTGTTCTCACCTGCTGAAAATTACCAATGGGCACATGGTGCTCCTATCAATACTGATTTCTACCAGTCACGTGTCAATGTAGGCAGTCGTATGGCCAATGTAAAACCATTTGCAGAAGAACGAGTTGCTCCGGGGTTAGGGTTAGGGTTTACATCACAAGGTTCGGGTGGATTCAATTCCGGTATGTCAATGCGAGACCAATGGTTAGACAGAAATGTCGATGAATTACGTGTTGCCAATAAACCAAAACCTAGTGGATTGGCTATATTCGGACGCGAAGGTCCTGCAATCAGTCGTGTTACCAATTTAGGTAGTATTGGACAAGTTGAGAAAAACCGCCCAGATACAACTCATGAAATGAGCAAAGACCGTTGGTTTACAACTACCGGTGCAGAAAAAGCACAGACTCTTCGTGCTCTTCCAATTGACCGTTTTGTAAATCGTCCAGATACGTCAGTTGACTATATCGGTGCTGCCGGTGCAGTCGTCGATTCAACTTATGTTCCAGGTGAATATATGCCATCCACTAATATCGAATTAGGAGCAGTTCCATTTGCTGGCGCCAATGCAAATGGTCGTCAATTTGCAAATGATGCTGATTATGGTATTAAAAGTAAACTTGCATATCCTAATAACAGAACCGCTAACAAACAAGATGATTATTATGGTGGCGTTGGTGGCGCTATTGGTGCCGCGGTCGCTCCTTTATTGGACATTTTACGCCCATCTCGTAAAGAAAATACCATTGGCACATTGAGACCATACCAAAATCCTAAATCCGAAGTTGCTCAATCCTATGTATTCAATCCTGCTGACCGACCTGCACCTACTATTCGCGAAACCACTGAAAAATCGAAATTTCATATGAATGTAAATGCTAATCAAAATGGCGGGGCATACAATGTAACTGCGCATCAAGCAATTGAGAACAATAGACAATCTACCAGTGATTTCTATTACGCCGGCAACGCCGGCGCCGGGGGCGGCGCCCGCGAAGTTCGTGCTTACGATGCTGAATACAATCAACGCAATAATGATATTAAATCATCTACTATAAAAGGATATATGGTGCAAGGTAATATGTCATTGATGAATGGAGATGTCAATATGAGAACCAATACAAATCGCGATGCATACATGAAAAATTCGCGTTCTGTTGTTCCAACCATGCCGGCACAAGCTCCCGATGTTAATAGTATGGGTCGTATGCAAGGAAATACCGGTTCTTCATTGTACTCCAATATCAATTTAGACCGAAATTCTCCTGAAATTTTGAGCGCACTCAGTGGAAATCCTTATGCCATCAATACCGCTCAACGATTATAAGCTTTTTCAACGATAAATATTTATACACCGTCAATAAATATTTATCTCCTCAATTTACGTTTCATAGTATTCACTTCACTGATGGTTTTGTTATATTCCATTTGTTTGAATTCATTTTTTATACTATCATTTGAATCCTTGGTGTGAATACTATCATAATAATGAATCAACGGTTCCGTTTTTGATATTTCATTTACGTGTAGTAAATATTTTTTTTTATTGCAAATTTTAATACAAAGAAAACATTTGCAATAGGATGACATACTAATATATCCGTATTTATATTTTTTCAAAAATATACTCAATAATTCTGTATGATCACTTCCTTTGCTTTTGCGTCGGGATTTTTAGAATTAATTGAACGTTTGCATAGAATGGATTCAATTTTGTATTTTTCGGTGGTAAAATTATCACGCACCAATTTCACATCCGCATTGCTCAATATCCATTTCGCATTTGTTCTATTCAATATAGTGAATAAATTCTGGTGGTTCTCCATATTGAATCCATTTTCTGTATATCCTACAAACGACGTTTCTTTTTCAGGTGCATATGGCGGGTCCAAATATATAAAATCATTTGTTTGGATAGTTGCTAATGATTTTGTGAAATCGCAACATTCAAATATGACTCCTTGTATTAGTTGATGGATTTCCTCTAAATGTTCGTTGTTCACTATTTCCGGATTGTTATAATGTCCATATGGTACATTGAATCCGTTTGGTCCCACGCGAAACACCCCGCGAAAACATGTTTTGTTCAGGAAGATGAACATTGCCGACGCGGTCGTTGTTTTTTTATCAATCAGTGTATTGTATTTATTTCGAATCCAATAATAATAATTTTCTTTTGCTAACTTCGCTTCTTCTATATTTGCCGGTTTTCGGTTGATTTCGCCGTCACCGCATTCATTCATTTCTGTGATAAGTTCTTGTACTCCATTATATACTTCTTCGTGATTGGTTTGAATGTTTTTGTAGACACCAATAAGTGCGTCATTGGCATCATATGCGTGTATTTTTCCATGGATTTGAATCGCGCCAGTTTTCGCTTGGTGTAAAAGCGCAAACAAAACACTGCCTCCGCCTAAAAATATTTCGCGATAATTGTTGATTTCGGTTGGAAATTCTTGTATCAATTTGTCTATTATTTGCGTTTTTCCACCGACCCATTTCAAAATGGGTTTTGGCATACTTGTTTTGCTATTTTTTTTCATACTGTTAAAAATAGTTATGACTATATTTTTAAATCAATTTTTTACACCTTTGCACTTTTAAATCGCCGATTATATAACCCTGAATTCGCCTTTGGCGATTTCTCGGGTATAAAAGGCGAATTATCAGTTGCAAAGTAACAGTTACCAAATCACGTTCAAAGAACGCCCACTTTAAGTGGGCTCCCTTCGGGTAAATGTGCAATGGTGTATATAGCAATGAAGATATCAAAGTAATACCCATCTACGTATGAACGCGGTTCTCAAATAAAATGCCCGGGTTTTTGGTGCATTTCCTCCTTGCCCTTTGGTTCTGTTTTGTAAATATACACCTAATTTGGAAGTCCCTTCCAATGTATTGTTTTTCATGAAATATTCGCGTATTGTATCGTAATCATTTTTTAATTGTTCTTTGATTTCATTATGGGCATCCAAGTTGAAAAGCGTTGGTTGCATATAGGTTATTTTGTCATCTTCACGGTAATATCCTACAAACAAAACGTTGGATAATTTTTTGTAACATCTTGACTCGTAAAAATCGGTCGCAGTCAAATCGTCTTTGTTTATCATGCATACCGCGACGGTTTCTTTTGGCGCAATTATGCCACTTCGTAATTTTTTGAGTGGAAATACTTTGACTTCACCGTCAGTGCAATCCAGACATTCGGAACTTTGCGGTATACCGGTTAATTCTTCTAAATAATTGCCGGGCTTGCCTTTGTTCGCGGTTTTCGGTAATTCATATTTTGTATTGGCAATTTCGATGACCTTTTTATGTACATGGTCAATGCATTGGCGTTGTTTTTCGGATGTTGTATTCATAGTATTATTTATTATCATTATTAAAAAGATATAATATTGTAAAAGTTCAATTTTATAATATTACAGGATAGATTTATGTGTGTTTATTTATTTCTTGGATTTCTTACTGCCGGCTTTCTTGGCTTTCTTTTGTTTCTTTTGACTTTTCTTACCGGCTTTCTTGGATTTTCTTTTTGATTTTTTACCGCCTCCACTACTTTCTTCACCATTGTCGTTGATGGGTTTCATGTCGCCATTTGTCATGGTAGCATTAATCTGTTGTTTATCGATGTTGGCTGTTGCGACGCTGACGGCATCGGGGTTGGTGGTGGTGGTGGTGGTGGTGGTGTCGACTGCTTCGAGTTTGGCTGCTTCGAGTTTGGCTGCTTCGAGTTTGGCTGCTTCGAGTTTGGCTGCTTCGAGTTTGGCTGCTTCGAGTTTGGCTGCTTCGGGGTCAGGTGTTTCTTGACATGATGGGTCATTGGCATCATCAGGATCAGTACATGGTTTTCCATATTTATTTGTTTTATTAGGGTCTACTGCTCCCCCACAGTTTTTACTTGATCCACCTTTGGTTTTTTTGTAAACCTTTGATGCTGCTTTTAAAGCTTGACTAAATTTATAATCAGGGTCGTTTTTTTGTTTATTATGAAAAAATTGAGTTGCAAATTTTGTCCAGGCTGACATTATATATTTATGGTAGAAATTTATTCACAAAATAACAAAGACATTTTTAACGCCTCCATGTTCTTTTCACTTGGAAGAAACAAACTCAACAACATACTATCTTCCCTAAATCGAACACTATATTCTTGTTGAATATTATTTCGACCAATTCTGCCTAAAGCTTGAATAATTTTCTGTTGCGTCATCAACGTCAAATCTTTTCCTATGAATCCATGACAAAACTGATAATTGGTTCCATAAATATAATCCGATGACGCAACTATCATATACAATTGTTGATTATACGCTAAACGTTTCATTATTTCAATATATTGAATATTCTGATGGTTCGCAAATACCCCGATTCCCAATAACAACAAAAGCTTCATCGAATTGTCTAAATCCAATAACATAATATCTTTCACCGTTCCTTCGTCAATACTTGGAACAAATGCATTTTGAACCATTTCTTCATTCGGTATCCACAATTGCTGATGATGTTTGGTATTCGGAATATACACAGGTTCTAAATTCATGCTACTACATTGTTCTCGCAACCGTGCGATTTCATTCATTACTTTATGGGTTTCGCCATTGAATTGCTCCCGTTCCATCTTCTTCGATTTCTCAATTTCACCACCAAGAGAATCTTCTAATATTTTTTGTTGAGCATCGATTTGTTTTTGTAAGACATTGTTTCTTTCTATTTTTTCCATGAGTCCATTGAATATTTTTTCCGGAATTTTGGATTGTTGAATATAGAATTTAGCGATTTTTTCAACATCGTCGGCTAAGAATATTGTCGGTCCATCGGTTAATGTATGAGCATCTTCGGTGGTCAACAATATACCTTTTGTTACCGGAATAGCCTGCGGTACCGGTGGCACCGGTGGCGCCGGAGGTGTATACGTCAAACTGGTAGTGCGCATCAATGCACCTCCACCGTCAGGCAGTTTCAATGCCGGTGCATGTCCGGGAATAGCCGTCTCCACACTTTTCGATTTATGAAGCCCGGGTTTTCCAAATTTAGGCGTTTGTGTATATTTCATATTTTCATAAATTGCTGTCCAATTTTCATCATTCACATGTTTCAACGTCTCCAAATAATAACACTTCACAGAATCCATGGATATATTGGAAACATCGGTTCCGAAATAGGATTCGATTGTATATTCGTCATCGACCAGTTCGTTCTCATTTAGATATCGAATAAACCGTATGATTTCACCTAAATCGAAATATCGCAACAATGATTTGTTTTCTTCGCAATGCATTACGCTTCGGATTAAATCATCATATTTTGAGAACAATAAATGCGGTAATACACAATATCCACTTTTATTGGTCAGCGAAATGGTTTTTCTGCAATCATAACTTTGAATAGTATGAATTTCCGCGCCTTCGAATTTTGAACGGAAATCCATGATGGTTTCGGCGATTTCGTCTTCTTTTGGCAAAGTCGCACACGAAAGCACCATTTTCGATATCTTGTTTTCCACCCAATTTTTATGGATGATTTCGTGCAAATCGTGGGTGTCATAATCCATAGTAATCGTGGGCTCATCCCAATAGGTAATTATTGCCGGTTCTTCGTTGAATGCCAACATATAACGCATGGCAATTAAATACGATTTTACATCACAAATAATCATCTCCACCTTATCACCGACACTATTATCTATTTTCATAATGGTACCGCTTTTTTTGTTACGAATGCAATCTGTCGCCGCAAAGTAGTGGAGACGGATATCCGACGCGGTTTCACAGCCAAATGCGAAAGCAATCTTTTTTTCCATGGATATTGCCGATTTAGCCAAGGCTAAACCCACATGTCGAGCAACACAAACGAAAATGACTTTGAAACTATGAGTCAATCCAATGGGAGATAGCGTTTTTCCCGTTCCGGTGGGGGCGGTATATAGGATTAATTTAGGCGATGCTTTTTGATTTTTTACAATGGAGAACAATTGTTTTTGATGGGAAAACAGTTCTTTGTCTGCGTATTTGAGAATATCCATGTTTTTCTCGATGATTTCGGGAGATTTGTATACGAAATCTTTTGTTTCGGCATTTTTCAAAATATGGTTGACAAAATTGTCGGCCAATGTTGCTACGTATTTATTTTTGTTTGTAATGGACGCTTTTTTAATCTGAATAAGGGAATATGCTGCAAATATGGTGTCTTTTTTTATGTTCTGGTTTTTTGTTTTTTCGTTTTTTTCTTTTGATTTTTCTATTTTCATTTTGTCAGATGGTGCAGCAGCCATCATACTTTCCACCAAATCCAATTGAACGAATTCCAATATCTTTTCGCGGTATTTTTGGATAGTGGCATCCACACAATCCAGACGAATGATGTCCGCTTTTTTTAGTTTTTTCAGGGTTTTTTGTGATATACTTGGAATTTCGAAATCCAGTTTGACGCCGCAGTTTGATGATTCATATTGTGTTTTTATTTTTTTGAATTTTTCTTCGAAATATTTGGTATAAAGAAAGGCCTCGATTTCTTCATTTTTATCGATTTTGATGATGGATAGCAATGACTGATTACTGTTGTATTTGATATTGACATTATTGAATCCGTCGTCAATCAATTTCAATATTTCTTTTTCACTTTGAGAAACCGGAACTTCAATACTGTTCCATTCGGTTCTCGATAATTTACTTTGTGTTAGATCCATTGTTGTATTAGTTTATGATATATTTATTATTTTTACAATAAATATATTCAATTTTCTATTTTTTGTCAGTTTTTTTCAAAGAAAATGGAGAACATTCTACACATTTTCGCGTAAAATGGCATAAATATTTAGGTATATTCATAGTAGATAATGTTCAAAAATTGGTTTACACCGAATGTCGCAATAAAAATCGGTTTTGAAGATATTAAATTTGCAATACAGAACCCCGATAAATATATACTGATTAATACATTGGGAATAAATGAACAATCCTGTCTTATTAAAAATACTACGCAGATTGAATTAGAGGAAAAGATGGTGAATGATTTATTGGATAAATTTGAGTTTAATTCGAGAACCTTCTTGATTTATGGTAAAAATACGTCGGATAATAGCGTGGATACAAAATACAACCAATTGCGCGGGTTAGGATTCAGTAATATTTATATTTATCCAGGAGGGTTGTTTGAATGGTTATTGTTACAAGATATTTATGGAAATAAAGAATTTCCAACAAGTGGTCGAGAACCAGACATGTTAAAATACCGCGTTTTGAAGACCTTTTCGAATAGTTTGTTGTTGACATAAATGTTTACTGTCTACTACATATTTTTTTATTAGAAGAATGTTTTACCAAGACGTCTTTTTCGCCACTGACCCCGTAATAACCACCAAACGCTTTGGTGTTGATTTGTTCAGGTTTTCCATTCAATAACATATATATAAACCTTGTTCCTGATGGTCTGTCATTAGCCAAGAAACAACGTATTTCATTTCCATTTTTGGGGTACTCATAAATATCTTGATCGCAAAAATATGTAGTATATCCGCCATGTTTAGCCACGGCATTTATTTCTTGGAATAAATCACCAACTCCTTTGAACAATATTTCGCGATATATTAATGCATAAATTTTTATTTGTTTTGTATTTGTAGCATCTAATGGATCATTGATATATTCCTCTAATCTATTATAAATATCACCCCAAACATTATCATAGTTTAAATTTGGAATAGATAATAATATGGTCAACAATGTATTTCGTAATACTACTGCTGCATCTAACACATCCACATTTTTCATATTTACTTGTTTCTTTCCTTCAACTCTTCCAAATCTTGGAAAATTCACATTGAACCCTACATCTACAATTGTCGGGTAATTGCCATCATAATTATTATCATTTGGTATAATATTTAAGAATCCATTATAATATAAGGAGGATTCATTATTTAATGAATCTGTTATTTTAAAATCCATGTCGCCATATTCAATACCATCGATTTTAGCAGTTTTCCATGAACATGCAGACATTCCATCAATAATAGATGTATATGGACAAAATGCATATTTTTTCAAAGAACCAACAGGGGCTGCATTATTTATAATGTATTTTTTATCACTTCTACAATTCAAGTTTTCTTCTAATTGTTCACCTGTTTTATATTCATATTTATCAATGTAGTGGTTTATCAATACAGTATCTATATCTTTATTTTTTATTAATGATTCTATATTTTGAAAATTTGCAATTTTAAGCAATGAATGAATTTCCATTTCCAATGTTGGGTCGGGGGTACCCGCTATTGGATTTAATTTATGGTCCCATTCATTATTATTATTTTTACTTCTAGTTACAGTATTTGTAAGGATTAATCCCATTCTTGCTATTAATCTCATGAATTTACTCACCAATGTTTTATCTTCGGTAGTAAGTTTTCCTGATTCTAATGCAAGAATATCATCGGCGATTTGTTTCATTTTTGCTTCATCTTTTTCCCTTTTTTGTTTTGCTATTTTTTCAGGAGTCTTCAATGATGAATCAATTACTTTTGATATATCTGATTCTACATCAAAATTTTTTGGTATTTTTTCCGATATTATGCGCATTTGATGTAATGTTCTTGCATATTTGTCTGCGTTGTATAATTTATATTTTTCAGTCAAATTTGTTATCATTGTCATACGCATTTCGTTGTATATTATGCGGTTTTTATTTAACTCACTATTCATAAAATTCAATCCATTACGTAGTTCTTCTTTATTTTCTTCAACCGAGTTTGACATATTATTATCGATGGTTATCATTCTTTTGTACGAATCGATCATAATTTGTTTTTCATTTTTGAATTCAGGGGTTTCAATATATATTTTAATGTTTTCAGTCAACTGTATCGAGTCATTTTCTGAAAGTTTTTCTTTCATTATACCTCCATGATATAAACTTTTTCCGGAAATATGTTTGCTACGATTCGAATATGTTTTTCTTTTTTTTTCATGGTCAGACCCAGTTCTCATTATTTTTCTGGAAATATTCGATTTATCTCGATTCGAATATGTTTCTCTTTTTTTTTCAGGGTCAGACCCAGTTCTCATTATTTTTCTGGAAATATTCGATTTATCTCGATTCGAATATGTTTCTCTTTTTTTTTCAGGGTCAGACCCAGTTCTCATTATTTTTCTAGAATTTTTTAGAAAAACTTTTCTTCTTTTTTTATTGTCATTGTTAACATTATCACTTGTTGTCTGTTGTAAAAAAATATCAGTTTTTCTCTTTCCTGTATTTGTAATAGTAATTATTGTATATGAGTATAAAACCGTTTTTATGTAACTTTTGTATTCTTCATTTTTAAAAAATTTGTGTAACTCTTTCATTAGAAAATCTAATTCTGATATTTTGTTTATTTGCATGTCGATTGTATTTATTTTTCTAAACCTTTTATTTATATAATTTGTATTTCTGCTTCTTCTACTATCTGTACTATTTCTTCTATTTTTTATACTATTTATACTCTCAAAATACATACAAAATAAATCAGATATGTCAGAATATATTTGAATGATGTCTTTACTATTCGGTACTAAAAACATAACTGGTATATTTTTTATTGAATCAATGTAATCCGCTACTGTAATTTTTTCAATATTATTTCCCGTTTCAATATTATTTTTTTTATTTTCTTGGTATTTCATAGAAATCAAATATATATGAAAAAAATACATAATAATTTCATTCTCGATATCATCTATGAATCTTTCGAGACAAGGTATTATATTGTAATCGTCTAATTTATCTTTTGTTTGTCTCATAGTTGAAGTCAATTCACTTTTCTCTCTTGAAATATGTAGAATCAATGAAGATTTTTGCGATGTTGGTTCTGTAATTGATTTTGTAATTGAATTTGTAATTGAATTTGTACCACCAACTACCGACCTATTATAAAAACTCTGTAATACTTGTTGCACGCCTTTCCATCGGTCAGAATCTGCGTTTCCATAATCATGAATTACATCATGTCCTATTATATTCAAAATTAAATATTGAATAAATTCAAATTGTAAAATACGTGGTGGCATTCTTATATAATAGTAATAAAATATAACTTCTGAAAATAATAAAAAATTGAAAACAAAACAACTAAACCATATTTTATTAAATAGATATTTAATAAAATGAACAAAATGAACCAAAACAAAATGCCTAAAATTATCAGTATTGAAGGAAATATCGGTACAGGTAAGACTACAATATTATCAAAATTGGAAGAAAAATATGCCGGCGATGAAACCGTCGTTTTCATAAAAGAACCTGTCGATGTCTGGGAAGAAGTCCGCGATGCATACGGTGAAAATATCTTACAAAAATTCTATGCGGATTCCGCCAAATATGCATTTCCGTTCCAAGTAATGGCCTACATTACTCGTTATTCGGCGATTGCAAAGGCTGTTCGCGAAAATCCAGATTGTCGTATCATTATTTGCGAAAGGTCGCTGGATGCCGATTGCCAAATTTTCGCCAAGATGTTATATGACGACGGGGTCATCGAAGACGTTTGTTTCCAAATTTATAAAAAAATATATGACGAATACTCGGGGGCGTATCCAGTGTCGGGATATGTTTATATCGACTCCGATGCAGAAGTGTGTGCAAGACGCATTGGCAAACGGGGTCGCAGCGGCGAAGCCGCCATTCCTTTGGAATATTTAGAAAAATGCAAAAAATATCACGACAAATGGCTTTTACGTGGCACGAAAGTAGAACGTGTCTTGCATTTGAATACGAATGAAGATGTCACATATGAAAATGACATGGGCAATGTTTGGATAGGTCGAATTGGCGAATTTATGGAGGATTGTTAGGGTAGGTTATACGGGATATCGTGTGTATAAAATCATAGTTGCTTTCGTACTTATTAATTTTGGCATACGTACTTTATATCTCCAATGGGATGTGTTTTCGGTCGTATAAGAAATGACAGGTTTTTCATCATCAAATATATATTGATAATTACCTTTTATATTACAATTAATATAAATATAATGACCTGCATTATCTTCACCTATATGAACGATAACGCCAGACAATGTGTATTCTATATTATTTATATTTATTTTCGGTTTTATTTCAACATGAGTTTTGTCAACAGTTTCTCCCGTAATCCTACCTAATTTTATTATAATATATCGGTTAGTTTGTGGTATAAGTAACTTATATTCTAAATGATTCCATTCTTCTTGATTGGTTTTCTCTTTACATATTTCACTGCGAAGGTTTTGTTGTTGTAAAATAGTTTTATACGCGCCATAGTAATCGATTAAGTCCTGTGTATTATATCCACCATCAGAATTAACGTCAGGATTATCTTCGTATTGTTTGTTTAAAAAACTCATAACAAAATCTATACTATATTCATATTTATTTGTTATAAAGGAACTATTAGGTTCTTTACATGTAGTGGTTAGTTCCAAATTAACAAAAAATACGTCAAATACATCTTTTTTATTATTTTCATTAACTCTATCAGAATTAAATATATAATCTAATAATCGAGCTGGTTCATTTTGTATGTTACGGTTAATATCTTCTGGACAGTGTTCTTCATTTTTAAGTTCAATATTTTTTAATTTTTCGCTTTTTGCTTTATTAAGTTTATCGAATATATTTTTAATAAAATTATAGTTATCTTCGTTATTAATATTGTTAATATAATTTCTAAACCAAGGTAATGAATATAACATTTGATATGTAGAATTTAAAAAACATGCATTAGATGGATTATTAATTCCGGCGATTGATCTCTCATTTGTATTATTGTAATTTTCTTCATATTTTTGTGGGTCACTTGCTTTTTGTTTTTGATTAAGTTGAGCAGAATCATGAATAATATTACTAGTACTATTTACTTTGTATTCTCTTTCCATTGAAGCAAGTATTGCATTTAATTTAATATCGGTTTTTTTATTCAAAATACCGTATGTGTTTTTGAAAATATCTAAAATAGAATCAGGTATATCTTGTGTTCCATTTGATTCTGATATTATCTCTAAATTCTGTAAATCTTCTAATTTCAAATTGTATAATTCTTCTAAAAATGCTTTTTCAATTTCTTTTATTTGTTGATCTAAATCATCAACAAAAGATGTCATAATTAAATTGTATATATAATGTTACTAAATTGTCCGCGAAGTAGTCGCAATGAAATGTCTAAATATAAAAAATCAAAACATAACGGATTTGATTTTTTATTGGGTGTTTATTTTTTACGTAGGGATTTTCTGGATTTTCTTGATTTTCCTCCCTTTGATTTTTTGCCTTTTCTTGATTTTCCGCCTCTTGATGATTGTGATGATGAACCGCCTTTCGACTTGGGGAGCAATTCAACAACCTGAGCAAATGCTTGTGATAAACCGGTAGCATCACTTTTCGTCACTGGTGGTGTTGCACTATCTTTAACGCTTACGATTTTTGCTTCAAGAACCTTATCTTTATCTGCTATAACGTCTACATTAAAAATAATCGGTGGTGTTAGTGACATTTTTTTCTTTTCAATATATATTAATCCAACATTTTATTCTAACCCAATCCAATATTTCCCTAAATATTTTTATTCTATTATTTTTGCTAAAATTCTATCGTACTTTGTTAATTCAGGTATTTCTGTTTGTTTTCCATCCTTATAGTCATATGTTTTGTCGGTGATTAATACATCATATTTATCCGGTTTTTTTGAAATATCAACTGGTTCTCTTGGTACTCCTAATAACGCGGTATAAAGTGCATTAATTGCAGTATTTTTCAAATCGTTTTCAATATTAGGACCCGTACTAGTTCCTGGTGATGTCTTTGCGCTTCCAGTCGTTTCTTTTTCGACAGTTTTTATCGCAAATTCTTCTAAATCTCTTTTTACATTTTCTGCAATTATAGTTTCTTTTTCTACTAATTTAATTCTCAAATCATTTATGACTGCATCTTTGACTGCATCTTTCACTTTCTTTATCGCAGCATTTTCGATTAAAGGGTTTTTTACATCAATCTTTGACTCGGCGACTTTGGGCAATGGTCTTGATACCTCTTTTATAGCAGTTTGTTTAATTAATTCAGTATTGTATTTTGTAGCAACTGCATTGGTTAGTGCGGCGATTGCCGCTTTTTTGATTGCAAGTATTGCTCGTCTTAATGAATTATATTTTTTAATAAATTTTATAATGATTTGTTTAGCTAGTATTTTTATTTTTACATTGGTTAATGCTGTATTGAATATTTCCTTTGTATTATTGTTTGTTACATTTTTGATTTTAACACCGTTTATAACTGCATTTTTTGAAGCTTCTTTAATTTGACTAGCAGTTGATTCGGTAGCAACTGCATTAGTTGCAGTATTTTGTATATCTTTTTCTTCTCCGTATTCTAGGTCTTCTATGTCTTCTTCTACTTCTAGTTCTTCTTGTACTTTATCCTTAATTGCTTGAATAGCAGTGTTTTTTATTTGACTAGCAGTTGATTTAAAATTATTATCATTATCATTGTCATCATCATCATCATCATCATTATGAAAATCATCTGGATATTTTATTTCTTCAACATTATTCTCAATTGCTTGAATAGCAGTTTCTTTTATTTGACTAGCCGTTGATTCAAAATCATATTCATTATCATTGTAATCTTCAAAATCATCATCATAATTATCATCTTCATGACTTTCATCTTCAAAATCATCATCATAATCATCATCATTATCATCCTCAATTGCTTTAATAGCAGTTTTTTTTATTTGACTAGACATTAATCCGGCAGCAACTGCACTAGTTGCAGTTTTTTGTATATTTTCTATTGATTCTTTAATATGTTTTTCTTTATTTTTTTCTTTATATTCTTCAACAAGTTTATGGGTTTTCTCTTTTTTTGTTTTTTCTTCTGCTTGTTTTTTTTCGTTTGCTTCTTCAAATTTCTTTAAATATTCTTCTTTTTGTTTTTTTTTTTTATCCTTTTTCTTATTTTCTTTTATTTTTTTTTTTTTTT